CCTTGTGTATACATATTACCATTCAATGAAACATCACCAGAAATAAACAACCGAGAATTCATGGAAACATCTCCTTGTTGGATGGAATATCCTTGTGTATACATATTAGCATTAAATGAGGCATCACTGGAAACAAATAAACGAGAGTTCAAAGATACATCCGCTGTTACGGTTAGTCTTCCATTTAATGACATATCTTCTGCAACAATTAATGTGTAATTATTGGTTGATACATTTGTATATATTACATTAGTTGATTGATATTGAATTACATTTAATCTTCCATTAATAGTTACATCATTTCCAACAAATAATCTAGAGTTTATTGAAACATCTCCTTGTAAAATTGATCGTCCTTGTGTATATATATTACCATTCAAAGAGGCATCACCTGAAATAAACAAACGGGAGTTTAATGATACATCTCCTTGTTGGATGGAATATCCTTGTGTATACATGTTTCCATTCAAAGAAGCATCACCTGAAACAAACAAACGAGAATTCATTGAAACATCTCCTTGTTGGATGGAATATCCTTGTGTATACATATTACCATTCAAAGAGGCATCCCCAGAAATAAACAAACGAGAATTCATTGAAACATCTCCTTGTTGTATGGAATATCCTTGTGTATACATGTTTCCATTCAAAGAAGCATCACCGGATAAAAACAACCGAGAATTCAATGATACATCTCCTTGTTGGATGGAATATCCTTGTGTATACATGTTTCCATTCAAAGAGGCATCTCCTGAAACAAACAAGCGTGAATTCAATGATACATCTCCTTGTTGGATCGATCTTCCTTGAGTGTACATACTGCCGTTCAATGATGCATCGCCAGAAACAAACAACCGAGAATTCAATGATACATCTCCTTGTTGGATGGAATATCCTTGTGTATACATGTTTCCATTCAAAGAGGCATCTCCTGAAACAAACAAGCGTGAATTCATTGAAACATCTCCTTGTTGGATGGAATATCCTTGTGTATACATATTACAATTCAAAGAAGCATCACCAGAAACAAACAAACGAGAATTAATAGAAACATCTCCTTGTTGGATTGATCTTCCTTGAGTGTACATATTACCATTCAAAGAAGCATCACCTGAAACAAACAAACGAGAATTCATTGAAACATCTCCTTGTTGGATGGAATATCCTTGTATAAACATTGTTCCATTCAAAGAGGCATCACCAGAAACAAACAACCGAGAATTCATGGAAACATCTCCTTGTTGGATGGAATATCCTTGTATAAACATTGTTCCATTCAAGGAGGCGTCACCAGAAACAAACAACCGAGAATTCAATGATACATCTCCTTGTTGGATTGATCTTCCTTGAGTGTACATATTACCATTAAATGAGGCATCGCCAGAAACAAACAAACGAGAGTTCATGGAAACATCTCCTTGTTGGTTCAATCTTCCTTGAGTGTACATATTGGCATTAAAAGATGCATCACTGGAAACAAATAAACGAGAATTCATGGAAACATCTCCTTGTTGGATCGATCTTCCTTGAGTGTACATATTGGCATTAAAAGAGGCATCGCCAGAAACAAACAAACGCGAGTTCAATGAAACATCTCCTTGTTGGATGGAATATCCTTGAGTGTACATATTGGCATTAAAAGAGGCATCACTTGAAACAAATAAACGCGAGTTCAATGAAACATCTCCTCGTTGGATAGATCTTCCTTGCGTGTACATATTAGCATTAAATGAGACATCACTAGAAACAAACAAACGTGAGTTCATAGAAACATCTCCTTGTTGGATGGAATATCCTTGTGTGTACATATTGGCATTAAAAGAGGCATCACTTGAAACAAATAAACGCGAGTTCAATGAAACATCTCCTCGTTGGATAGATCTTCCTTGCGTGTACATATTAGCATTAAATGAGACATCACTAGAAACAAACAAACGTGAGTTCATAGAAACATCTCCTTGTTGGATGGAATATCCTTGTGTGTACATATTGGCATTAAATGAGGCATCACTCGAAACAAATAAACGCGAGTTCAATGAAACATCTCCTTGTTGGATGGAATATCCTTGCGTGTACATATTGGCATTAAAAGAGACATCACTTGATACAAATAAACGAGAATTTACAGAAGCATCATTTAAGATGATTATATTTTTTGTTTGAGTTAATACAGATACATTAACATTATTAAATAAAACATTGCTTGTTGTGTTTAATGATTGATTCGCTCCAGGACCTGTTGGTCCGGTTTTACCACTAATACCTGCATCTCCTTTTGGACCAGTGCTACCAGTTGATCCGGTAAAGCCAGTTGAACCAGTCAATCCTTGTAACCCAGTATAACCTTGTAAACCGGTAGGTCCTGTTGCTCCTGTATTCGTTGTTGTTCCAGCAATACCTCTTGGACCAGTATAACCTGTCGGACCAATTGCACCAGTTGCTCCTGTACTTGTTGCACTACCAGCTACACCTTGAGGTCCAGTTGCTCCTGTAGGACCTGTTGGTCCTGTTGATCCAGTGTTTGATGCTAAACCAGGAACACCTTGAGGACCAGTAAAACCGGTTGGACCAGTATAACCAGTAACACCTGTAGGACCAATTGAACCTGTTGATCCGGTCGCACCTGTAAAACCTGTTGAGCCAGTATCACCAGTTGCACCTGTATTCGTTGCTGTTCCAGCAACACCTCTGTAACCTACTGGACCTTGAAGGCCTTGAGGACCTGTTGGGCCAGTTTGTCCATCTTGACCTATATAACCATCCGCTCCAACAGGACCGGTTGCACCAGTTTGACCCATAGGACCAGTTGCGCCCGTGCTTGCTGCTGATCCAGCTATACCTTGTGGTCCAGTAACACCTGTAGGACCTGTTTGACCTTTGGGACCAGTTGAACCAGTATTGGATGCAAACCCAGGAACACCTTGAGGACCTGTTGCGCCAGTTTCGCCTGTAGGGCCAGTTGCGCCAGTGAGAGATGCATATCCAGGATTACCTTTAGGACCAGTAGAACCTGTTGAACCAGTTTCGCCTGTAGGACCGGTTGAACCGGTTGCACCTGTAGGACCGGTTGAACCGGTTGCACCTGTAGGACCAGTTGATCCAGTTGCGCCTGTATGACCGGTTGTACCAGTAGGACCTGTTGATCCGGTAGAACCTGTTGATCCGGTAGAACCTGTTGCACCTGTATTTGATGCTACACCTTGAATACCTTGAGGACCTGTTGCGCCTGTTTCACCTGTAGGGCCAGTAGGACCTGTTGCGCCGGTATTTGATGCAAAACCCGGAAGACCTTGAGGACCTGTATCTCCAGTATAACCTGTCGGACCAGTTGCACCCGTACTTGATGCCAAACCAGGAACACCTTGAGGACCAGTTACACCAGTTGCTCCAGTTGCTCCAGTTGCTCCAATTTCTCCAGTTCTACCAGTAGGACCGATTCTACCTTGAGAACCAGTAACCCCTGTTGGCCCTGTTCCACCAGTATTACCAGTAGAACCTGTTGGTCCAGTAGAACCTGTTACGCCATTAGGACCCGTAGATCCAGTAGGACCCGTAGATCCAGTAGGACCTGTTGCGCCTGTTGCGCCGGTATTTGATGCTGTTCCTGCATTACCTTGTTTACCAGTAGGACCTTGAGGACCAGTAGGACCTTGACGTCCTGTTGCGCCTGTTCTTGATGCAGTTCCAGGAACACCTTGTAGACCTTGTGGACCTTGTATACCAGTAGGCCCTGTAGCGCCTGTACTTGTAGCGCTACCAGGAATACCTTGAGGACCTGTTGCGCCAGTTACACCAGTAGGACCGGTAGCGCCGGTAGGGCCAGTAGCTCCAGTGCTACCTGTTTCTCCTGTTACGCCAGTAGATCCAGTAGATCCAGTAGAACCAGTAGATCCAGTAGAACCAGTAGGACCTGTTCGTCCAACATCACCTTGTGGGCCTTTTATTGATCCTACATTAACCCAATTTCCTGCAGAAAACGATGGAAAATCAGTGGTTGATACCCATAAATTTTGATCTATAATGTATGCATCACTTCTATTAGAATTAGCTGGTAATTCAGATGTACTCATCAATGTGCCTAATATTCGAATAGCTCCAGCATTAACTCCTCCTATGGTTGTACCAGCAGGTAATTGTATTGTTCCATTGATAGCAGTAATACTTGTTGTTCCAAAATAAAATGTATCATTAGCAAAAATATTATTTACATATAAAGCTTGAAATGCATTATTATTATCACCAATAGTATATTGACTATCTACATTTGGTATTATACTATACTTTGCTATACCGCCAAAACTTCCAGTAGGACCTGTCATACCGGTTGATCCAGTCATACCAGTAGGACCTGTTCTACCAGTAGGCCCTGTGGTACCAGTAGAACCTTTTATGCCAGTTGGACCAGCTGGTCCGGTTGGTCCCAATGAACTTCCTGTAAATAATATAGCACTTGGATTTCCTGTAGTTTGTTCAGGCCCTAAATAAATCCATGAAGGACTTGCTATGCTATCTGTTGGTTCATTTATGTAATTATCAATTTCATTATCAGATAAATATAAATATGTTCCCGGAAGATAATTACTAAAATAATTTAATTGTCCTTGAAAGCTTCCTGATAAATCACTGTAATATGTTCCAAATGTTTTATAATTAAAATTATTTACAGGCACATCAAGAGCGTTACTAAATCCAGAAGATTTATTCCATGACACGCTTGAAACAATACCAATAGTAAATTTTCCATTTGAGTTATTTGATTTTTCATATAATCCAGTTGTTGGATTTAACCAAATTGGGTCACCTACAGAAAACCCGTGATCTGGTTGATAAATAGAAACATATTGTGTTGAACCATTTAAGGATGCAAATCTATTTATCATATTTATTGCAGAAGAAATACCTGCAGTACCGAGAACTGTATCAATGGGAAACAATAATGGCTGACCTTGTTCATTTAAACTAAATGAAACAAATTTGGCATTGGCAGCAAGAATATTAGGATTTGCAGCAGTTGATGCTGGAAAAAACAAATTACTAGTATAATTATTAACATCTTCCAAATAAATAGTTCGTGTAAATGTTGTTTTAGTTCCAACCGTTGTTCCTGTAACTGGATCCATATTATAAATACGCCAGGCAAGTCCACCAGCACCAATAAATCCTATCCAATCACCTGTATTAATATTGTTAAGAGTATTAGAAGTAGCAGCAGTTTTTGTTAAAGCACCATTTGGATAATATACTTGCTGGGTTGCAGCTGCAGTAAAAGTTGCAAAATAAGTATTGTTTCCATTAACCTTAATTGAAGGTTGGGATCTTAAATTACCTGTTAATTGAACACACACGGGAAAAGTGTTGTTAAACGATGAGCCGGATGAAGCTGGTCCTGTTGACATTTGCCAACTATTATCTTTATATAAATAGGTATATATAATATTTTCGTGATTGTGATTAAAATATTTATTTATTATTAAAACTAAATAAATATATAATTAGTTATTTATTAAAAGAAGGTTTAAAATGTTTGAACAAAAAGATGATGTTAATAATAACAAAAAGGATATATTAAATAACAATAACAAGTATAAAAATATAATAAATTCTATTACACAATTATCATATCAAGAAGAATCTGTTTCTGTAGATGCATTATTAGAATTAGAAAAACATCACAATAAAAGTGAACAATGGAATAAATTAGATAAGAATATCAAAATTCAAAAATTGCATCAATATGCTGAAAAATATGGCAAAGATAACAATTTACCAGTTAAAGATATTAAATCTTTAAAAATGTTTTTTTTGAGTTGTTTGGATAATAATAAGCTACAAAAAACAAAGGATGTATTATATGATAAATTAAGACAAGAAATTAACGCAATACCTGCACTCTATTTTAATCAACAAAACCGTAACTTTACATTAAAAATAGTAGATGCAAAACGAATATCGACATTAAAATCATTAACTCCTAAACGTATAACTGGAAAGAATCAAGATGAAGAAAACATAGGCACCGCTGTATATACTTCACCTCTAAAATAGTTATTATCTTCAATAAATATAATAAATTAGTAAAAAATATAGATATATACTTGTTTATTATATAAATGGATTCGGAATATATGCCAAGTAGTGATAGCGATATTGATTATACATATGACTTTACTAATTCAATTTCTTCCAATACTATATTGGAAGAAATAACCGAAAATGATATATGTAGTATCACCGAGGATATATTAGAAGAAATAAAATGTTATGTACAAAATGATATTTTATTTATTTCATCGCCGCATTTTTATTCAAGTATAATAAATAATATATCAAATATTATTTATGATGAATGGATAATGTTTGGAATTTGCGATGAAGACCCCGATGTTTTATTAGAATTAAATGAATTTATTGAACAATTATTAGAATATTATTTAATTTTTTCTGGTATCCCAAAAAGGGCAAGATTATATTCAATAGATATAGAAACAAATGAAGATATACAAACTATTAGTAATAAACTACAATATCTTCAAAATATTCCACAGCCTACTCAAAAAACAAAGGAATGGTATGAATTTAGAAATAATCTAATAAGTGCAAGTAATTTATGGAAAGTTTTTGGAACAGAATCACAACGAAATAGCTTAATTTATGAAAAATGTCAATCAATAAATACAAATGATTTTAATAGAGTTGGTTTAGACTCGCCACTTCATTGGGGAATAAAATATGAACCTCTTACAATTATGATTTATGAAAATATGTTCTCTACCAAAATTGGTGAATTTGGTTGTATTCAACATAAAAAGTATTCTTTTATAGGTGCATCACCAGATGGTATTAATATAGATCCTACTAGTCAACGCTATGGTAGAATGTTAGAAATAAAAAATATAGTAAACCGTGAAATAACAGGTATTCCAAAAGAAGAATATTGGATACAAACACAAATTCAAATGGAAACATGTGATTTAAATGAATGTGATTTTATGGAAACTCGTTTTCTAGAGTATTCTAGTTCCGATGCGTTTTACGAAGACTCTGAAAGAGAATATCGTGGTGTTATTTTACACTTTATTGAAAAGGATTTGAAAACAGGTGCTATGCCAATTTATAAATATATGCCTCTAGATATTATATTGAATAAGAATTCAGTCGATGAATGGATATCAGAAATGAAAGAGGAAAATAGAGAAAAAGGATTATTGTTATTTACAACATATTATTGGTATCTGGTTGAATATTCATGTGTATTAATTCAACGAAATCGACTTTGGTTTTCTAATGCTGTTATTAAAATAGAAGAATTATGGAGAATAATTGAAAAAGAGCGAATAGAGGGATATGATCATAGATGTAGTAAAAAGAAAATATCTGTTAAAATGAATAATGATTTATCTAATTCATATGTTATTAAAAATATGCCATTAACAAATTCAATTTGTTTAGTTAAATTAGAATGAATGAAAAATTGATATAAATATTATTTTATATTTCTATATAAAATAATGTCTAGTCCTAGTAAATTCACAATGGAAGATGAGATGTATGTTACAAAGCGTAATAGTAATCGTGAAATCGTATCATTTGATAAAATTCTCAATCGTATAAAAATATTGGGTCAAGAGGCCAATGTTAAAATTAATTACACAAACCTTGTAATGAAGGTAATAGATCAATTATATGATGGTATTTCTACCACTAAAATTGATGAACTTTCAGCTGAACAATGTGCATCTATGGCATCTATTCATCCTGATTATAATGTTTTAGCTGGAAGAATTATTGTATCTAATAATCATAAAAATACAACGGATTCATTTGTTGATGCTATGTCAAAACTATATTATTATAAAGATAAACATAACAAACAATCTCCTCTTGTTTCTCAAGAGCTATTTGATGTAATTACAAAACATTCTCAAGAATTAGATGATCTATGTGATTATGATCGTGATTATCTAATTGATTATTTTGGATTTAAAACTCTAGAACGTGCATATCTAATGAAAATAAATAAGATTACTATTGAGCGTCCTCAACATATGTGGTTACGTGTAGCAATTGGTATACATGGTGAGAATATGGAAAGAATTAAAGAAACATATAGACTAATGTCCCAAAAATATTTTACTCACGCAACACCTACATTGTTTAATGCTGGAACACCTCATCCTCAATTGAGTTCATGTTTCTTGCTTGCTATGGAAAATGATAGTATTGAAGGTATTTATAATACATTAAAGGACTGTGCTCTTATTTCTAAATGGGCAGGAGGAATTGGATTGCATATCCATAATGTTCGGGCTTCTGGTAGTCATATTCGTGGAACAAATGGTTCTTCAAATGGAATTGTTCCAATGTTGAAGGTATTTAATAACACTGCGAAATATGTTGATCAATGCGTTAACCCTGAAACTATTATTTATACAACTCAAGGACCAAAGCAAATCCAACATTGTGTTTCTGGAGAAACCGAGATTTATAATTTAAATGGTGATGTTGAACCAATCCAAAATATATTAGAACATTCTTATGATGGAGAAATTATAGAAATTGAAACAATGCATTCTATCTATCCACTTCAGATCACACCTGAGCATCCTATTTATGTTTTACGTGGACAACAAAAGGGGCTTAATTATAAAGTTATTAAAAATCGTCTAGATAAGAAAATCGCAGATTTTGAATGGGCAGACGCAAAAGAATTAGATAATAATGATATGATTATTTATCCTATTCCGAAGTTTGAACGAGACATTTCTTCTATTTCAGAAGATGATTGTTATGTTTATGGTGTTATTTTAGGCGATGGATCTATGTCTAATAAGACAGATTCATCCGGATATATATGTTTACACACAACAAATAAAAAGCATATAGCGGATTTTATGATTGATTACTTTAATAGTAGATGCGTTGATTATAAGGTAGATGTAGATGGAAATACTACAAAAATTCGTTGGAATAGATGCATTCATTTACCATTTCGTTATCATGATTTTTACGATGAAAATAAAGAAAAACGGGTTCAATCAAGATGGTTGAATTTGCCTTTAGAAAAATCAAAATATATTTTGAAGGGACTATTGGATACAGATGGTTGTTCAAAAGGAGAACTAGTATTTGACAGCACTTCTTATAATTTAATCGAAACTGTAAGATTTTTAGCTATGAAAATGGGGGTTTTAACTAGTGGTTATGTTCGTAATAGAATCGGAGAAACTCATGAAACTGCACGCGGAACTATTGAAAATAAAAAGATTAGTTATTGTTTACGTATTCCTAAAACCGAGGATATTTGTGAATTAATGAATATAGGATTTGATGATAATCAATTCTTTAAATTTATGCGGTATGGTGATATGCTATTAACACGAATTCAAAATATAACATCTAGTCATTATACCGGTGTTTTATATGATCTTCAAATGGAATATCAACATGATTATTTATTGCATAATGGTTTAGTCCATAATGGAGGCGGTAAGCGTAATGGGTCATTTGCAATTTATTTGGAACCGTGGCATGCTGATATTGAAAATTTCCTTCAAATGCGTAAAAATCACGGTGATGAAGAACTCAAAGCCAGAGATCTATTTTATGCACTTTGGGTTCCTGATTTGTTTATGGAACGAGTCAAAGCAGATGGTAAATGGACACTTATGTGTCCGGATGAGTGTCCCGGTTTGGCTGATGTTTATGGTGACGAATTTAAGATTCTTTACCAAAATTATGAAGAATCAGGAAAAGGACGTAAAACTATGAGAGCCAGGGATTTGTGGTTTCAAGTTTTGGATGCACAGATGGAAACTGGCACACCCTATTTATGTTATAAGGATGCATCTAATAAAAAGTCAAATCAACAAAATGTGGGAACCATAAAGAGTTCCAACCTTTGCAGTGAAATCATAGAGTTTTCGGATGAAAATGAAACCGCGGTTTGTAATTTGGCTAGTTTGGCTCTTCCTGCTTTTGTAAGAACTGAAGATCCGGAAAATCCCCGGTTTGATTATAAAAAACTCCATGAAGTTACCAAGGTAGTTACTTATAATTTGAATAAAGTAATTGATGTAAATTATTATCCTACGGAAAAAACGAGGCGTAGCAATATGCGTCATCGTCCAATTGGTATTGGTGTTCAAGGATTAGCTGATGTTTTTATGTTGATGGGCGTTGCGTTTACAAGCGATGAAGCTAAGTCGATTAATCGCTGTATATTTGAGACGATTTATCATGCTGCATTGGAGAGCTCTTGTGAAATTGCAAAGGAAGACGGTCCATATGAGACTTTTGCTGGTTCTCCTGCATCTGAAGGTCGTCTTCAATATGATTTATGGGGTATTGATGAAAAGGATTTACTGATGGTTTATCAATGGTCGAAGCTTAAATCAATGATTTGCAAACATGGACTTCGCAATTCTCTCCTGGTTGCACCAATGCCTACTGCATCTACATCACAAATTCTTGGATATAATGAATGTATCGAACCAATTACATCTAATATTTATAACCGTCGTACATTGGCTGGTGAATTTATATTGGCTAATAAATATTTGATGAATGATTTGATCAAATTAGACTTATGGAATGAGAAGATCAAAAACAATATTATTGCAAATCATGGTTCAGTTCAACATATTGATGTTATTCCGCAAGAAATTAGGGAGAAATATAGAACAGTTTGGGAAATTCCTATGCGTACACTTATTGATATGGCTGCTGACAGAGGAGCATTTATTTGTCAAAGTCAGAGTTTAAATTTATGGTTAGAAGATCCTAATTATAGCACAATGACTTCAATGCATTTCTATTCATGGACAAAAGGTTTGAAAACTGGTATTTATTATTTAAGACGTAGAGGGAGATATCAGGCACAACAGTTTACTATTGAACCAGAAAAAAAAGAACTAAATAATAATAGTTATGAAGAATCAGATGAAATATGTGAAATGTGCTCTGCTTAAAGGAAACCTAGGTTTCCTTTAAAACCTTCCTCTAAATAAAGGAAACCTAGGTTTCCTTTAGAACCTTCCTCTAAATAAAGGAAACCTAGGCTCCTTTAGAACCTTCCTCTAAATAAAGGAAACCTAGGCTCCTTTAGAACCTTCCTCTAAATAAAGGAAACCTAGGCTCCTTTAGAACCTTCCTCTAAATAAAGGAAACCTAGGCTCCTTTAGAACCTTCCTCTGTAAAAGAAACACATTTTTCACTTATTAATTAATAAGACCATGTCGCATCTTCAAATAACATCTCAAACAAGCATGGACATCAACCAAAGAATTATGCAAACCTTCCGGAACTTCGTTAAATAATTTTTCATGTAGCTCATTTAATCGTGGCCATTTTTTAGTTGGATTTCCTCCTGGTATCTTTGAAGGTACCAATATATTGCATAATTCAGTGCCATATCTCATAGTACAATAACGCTCTACTCCCTTTAATTTTTCATAAATTTTATTAAATATACTAAAACAATGCGGTATTTTTTCTAGAACTTCTGTTCGATTTCTTTCAAGTTCGATTAATATCATTTTTTCATCGAATTCGATATTATGTGCTATTATAACTTCTCCTAACATATACATTTCATAAAAACATTCTAATACATCTATTATATTTTTTCCTTTTTTATTACAAAGTTCTCTTGTAATCCCAGTAAGTTCTGTTACTTTTTCTGATATTTCAATATTGTCTGAAATTTTTACATACGAATCAAATGATTTTACTATTCTTTTTTCAAATATATCATAAACTACACAGCTCAATTGAATAATATAAGGATATGATTCAATTGGAATTTCTTGACCACGTATTTTTTTCGGTATCAATCCAGTAGTTTCTACGTCAAAAACTACTATCATCCTCTTTCTAATAGGTGCATATATCTTTATTGTTGTCATTTTCTTACTACTATGATAAACTAATTATTAGACAAATAAATCAATTTTCTGAATTTTTATATATGAAAAAAACAAATTTTATATTATAGACTCATTATACTCTATTTATTCAATTATCTATAGGCGTTAATAATTTTTGTATGAAATTTAATTTGTTTTTTTATCTCTTTCAAACGGATATTAATTTTATAGAATATTTCATTATTTTCAATATAATTTTTCTGTATATTGAGAACATAATTAATCCATACAGCATATTGGTTCATAATATATTTATCTGATGTTGTTAAATAATTTGTTTTATCTGATAATAATTCAGGTATTTGTGTTTCCCAATTTTCACAATATGTTTTTCTTAATGTATCTTTATTATCAAAAAGACGTGACAGTTTTGAAAAATCAATATTCGCAGGCAGTGAAATTGCTTTCACTTCACAATAAAACATATCCTCAAAAATATATTTAATTGTTGAATTAATACCAAAATTAATGATAAAACTTGTTTTATCAAAGAAAATTTTCTTTTTAAAATATTTATGATCCTCTTTATTTATTGGCTTATAGCAGGGATGTTTATACGTAGGAATACATTTTTTTTTATTCATTTCATCTGCAAATTTTTTAAATAATACTATCGTAATTAGATGATTTATTGAAAGCCATCTTATGTATTTAATACATAATTTATTTAGTGCTTCATTCATTAAAACGCCAGGCATTTCTAATAAAATGTTTTTTATTAATTTATCTCTAGGTAATAAAATTTTATCGACTATTTTTTCAACTATTTCTCCATTTGTATCGTTTGGAATAAAAATGAAGATATTTCTCAATAAATCAGACGGTAATCTATCACATTCTTCAACGTTTTTAGCTGTATTTGGAATATTTAATTTTAAACTCTCTAGTACTTTCTTATGAAAAGTGTATAGTGATTTCGATCTAGATAATAAATCTGATATAACTTTAATATGGTGTGGTAACAAATTTAATTTTTCATTTTCTAAAATCAATGTTCTAAAATCAATGATTTTCTCTAAATATTTTCTAGATATCAAATATATATTTTTTTGTTTTATAAATATCCATTCGTTGTTTATATTAATATAATATTGATCATTAAAATTACGAAATATGTTGTCACTGATGAATTTATCTGTCAAATATTCTATAGCGTTTAATGTTTCCATCTTGAAATTATATTTGTTGAATATTATCTTTCTTTGGAAATATAATAATTTCAATAAATCAATTTTTTATGCGAGAAATGGTATATCATATAATTGGTTACATATCATTCTCCAATATTCATGTTTATCTTTTATTTCTTTCAAAATTACATTATCGGTATAAGATAGAATTGAATAATCCGCTTTAAATTCAGCCCTTAAAATATAATCCAACTCGCAACCTACTATTGTTCTCAAAAAAACATCGTGTAAATAAATATCCTTATTCTCCATTAAGTATTCATTCCAATCAACAACATAATCTGAAAAGGATAAATCCATAATAGAGGGAGGATCATTGGTTCTCGTATATTTTGATTGATTCCCTTTAATGAATCCGGTTATACTATCATTGTTATTATCTACCCGATAATTATATAATCGTTCATCTATTCTACTATATAATAAATTTGAATCCACACGGCGTAAATACTCTGCAAAAAGAACATCGCAACATTTATTATCAATAATATCCGGATTATTTACTATTTTTTTGTAAAAAATACTAATTATTTCAATGTTTACACAATAACACCAATATTCGTGTCTATGTTCTCTATGATCTTTACCAAATGTACTTTCATATAGGCCAATTAATTTTTTATTGGTCATTTGAGAACATTGTATTAATCCACTATATATGTATTTTATTATTTTTTCAACTCTATCATTATTATAAGTATCATCATCATCACAAAACATTATCCATTTGTACCTCATTTTTAATTCGGGATATAATAAATATATGTGTCGCATTTGAGGTGTTTTATGTTCTCTAATTACTAAAAAAATTCTACTACATAAATCTATCATTTTATTATTATTCAAAAATTCTGTTTTAATCTCTTCATTATTGAATGAAATGGATAAATAAATAGATATAGATATAGTTTGTGACAATAGTGATTCTAAACATTCAGATAAATATAAAATACGCTTTGAATTTGATATATGAGATGCTATTACTATACAAAAACTATTTATAAATTCATGTTCTTCCATTACTAATTATATATCTAATATACTATAGATTTTTTTAGTTTATTATACTCAAAAATTATATAATAATATATTATTATATAATAAAAATGTCCAATATCACTTTTGTAACATCTTTTTTCAATATTTATAGCATAGATAATAAAGCAAAATATGATAATTTTATTAAATTGGCCGAATCAGGTATTCAAATTTGTTTATATACTGATACATATGTCCATAAAGAGTTATCAAATATTATAAGTAATTTCCATAATGTAAAAATTATGCCAGTTATTGAATTAGAGGATACTATTATATCTAAAAAATGTAAAAAATTAGAATACTCATTACCTAATAATAGAAATCATAATAAAGATACGGAAAAATATATTTTATCCAAGTATTCAAAAATAGAATTAATTGTACAAACAATAATAGAAAACCCCTGGAATTCCACGCATTTTGCATGGATTGATTTTAGTTGTCTTCGCATTTTTCCAAATAAGGAACTTTTTTTAAACCAATTATCTGATTTATCCAGAAGAAAATTTAAAAAAGAACTATTTCTTATTCCAGGTTGGTGGTGTGTTTTAAATCAGAATAATATAGATAATCTTTTAGATAATATATATTGGCGTTTTTTAAGCAAATTCTTTATAGCTGATTCACAGTCGATTTTTACTTTATTTAAACTATATCAAATGCATTTTGATAGTTTTATACGAGAACATAAAAAGTTGGTTTGGGAGATTAATTTTTTAGCATGGTTAGAATCAAATTCTTTTTGGAAGCCGGAATGGTTCTTAAGTGATACTAATAATTTATTAATAAATATACCAACACGATTTTATGCGGACTGCTTGGATAAAAGAATAGAAAAAACTAAATACAATTATCCACAAATAGAGAACTTTTATCCGTCTTCTGCTGCATATTTATATTATAATGGTAAACACTATCTTAATACGCGTTTTATTAATTATTCGTATACTGATACTGGCTTTTATAAAATAAATCATCCAAAAAATACGATTATTACAAAGAACATTTTTTCCGAATTAAACAATGAATTAATACCGATAATACATATTCAAATGAGTGAAAAAAATATTGATTTGGAGAACCATGATATGTATTCTCTTGGATTAGAAGATATTCGATTGTTTCAATATAATAATAGGATTAAATATATTGCTACGAATGTAAATTATATTGGAAGTCGATCGAACCGCATGATAGTTGGTGATTACGATTTAAAATTTTATGAATTTTTAAATTCTAAAATTATAGAACCGCCTACACAGACCCATTGTGAAAAAAATTGGATTCCATTAATTATTGGTGAAGAAGAATATTTTATTTATAAATGGTATCCTTTCGAGTTAGGTAAAATTAATTATGAGAATTATAAACTAGAAATCGTAAAATCTTATGAAATAAGATCATTTATTTTTCATAAGGTTCGAGGTTCTACTATTTTTATTGATACTATTGATAAACAAAATTTTATTGGAGTTGTTCATTACTGTGATGAAACAATTCCTCGTCAATATTTTCATATGTTAGTATTATTAGATAAAAAAACCGGTTTGCCTATTTCTTATTCAGATCCTTTTTGCTTTCAGCATTATGGTGTCGAGTTCTGCATAGGTTTTACTATAAAAAATGATAAATATGTTTTTTGGATATCTAAAAAAGATAATGATGCAGCTATGGTAAGTATAAATATTGATGAAATACCTATGTTAAACAAAGTATTATGATCGTTTAGATTGTTTACCGCAATCTAAACATGTAATGAAAATAGTTGCTGGTTCATCCGCACTTCTTGTCTGAAGTTCATAAAATGTACTCCGTTTCGATTTACACTTTCTACAAGTAAACATATCAGTAGATGCTTGTATATTAGTATTAAATTTACTTGCATCTCGTTTTATTTTTCTATCTATCATTTCTCGCCAATGTTCGTGATTCATTTCTTGATGTGTCATAAATGCCAATGTTTGAGGTGTAATTTCATTTTTTTTAATCATATTTAATAATTCAGGGTTTTTCAAATTTAAATAAATACTTCGAAGTCTATCTACATAAATTTGAACAAAATATGGGTTCTCCCATTTCTTAATAATTTTTCTACTAGTAGCCTCTTTAATAGTATAATTAAACACACCCTTTTCTAGATTAATACTTTGATTCTCATTTTCCAATATTTCTATTATTTTATTTCGGACATTCTTACGAAAACTTTCGGGATTATAAATTTTATGCATACTAGTATACAAATATCTAATTGTCTTTATGCTTTTAATATTTATTTCTTATAAATATCAAATCAATTTTTTCTATGGGTATAATAATATGCTTTTTATTCGAATAAAACTTCTTTACTAAATATATCACTACCAAAATTTTCACTTGTAGCCATAATATTACGGCAACAATAAAATGTATCCTTGGTTATTAAATATTGATTAAAGTTATGATCAGTTTCTTGTAAAAATCCTACTTTTGAAAAGTGATTAACTAAATTTCTTGCACCCTTTTTAGTCACTATATAAGCCAATGAACAAGGGTTAACATCTTCTTTTAATTTACAAATGTGTTCATTTATAAATTCTTTTGAAATATCAGTATCTGTGTCTTTTACAAAATCCCAAGGAATAGCCATTGATCCATCTGCAAATTTATTTAAACCTATATTAATAAGTTCTCCGTCTTCTGGAATATATTTCAATAGATTATCTATATATTCAACAATATTATTATTAAATCTTGCATCATCTTGAAAAATAATAGAATATTCATAATCATTATCGATTATATTATTTAAAATCGTATAATGACTTAATTGGTTTCCCATTAACTTTTTTACTATGTTCTCTGCTACCTTATAACTCTCATTATCCAATCCTAATTCTCTATACTTTTTCAAAGTTATAGTAAAATCACTATTTGCAAACATATTATACATTTCATCATTAAATCGAAAAGTTAATCCATCTACTGCTTGAACACGTTGTATTTTAGATGAAGGTAATGAATGTTTTGCACATTGATTTAAAAAATGTTCATTTCTATCTGGTCGTCTATCTAAATTTATATAGTAGATTTTATTAATTTTTTCCATTATGTATATAAATTATAATTATTTTATATATATTTTATTATGCAATATAATTTTATAACACTTGGATTTAATTGTTCTAGTGCAACAGTTCTTAGAGATTTAGGATTGCGAAAAACCGCATTACCTTTTGACTGGATTGTTATTAATCATGTTAATAAATTTATTAACTGTATAGAAGATAATTTCCAAAAATTTCATAAGAACCTGCATTTAATTATGGATAATCATTGGTTAGAAGATGAATATGGTATACAATATCCTCATGATTATTCACTAAACGATAATGGTGAAATATGCGATGATTGGATGAATTATAAAACGGATGTTCTTAAAAAATATGAAAAGCGTATTGAAAGATTTCATAATATATTAAATGATCCCTTACCAATTATCGCATTATATCATGGTCCTATTGCATGGGGGAAACGGATAAAATGGGCATTAGAAAAAAAATATAATAGAAGAAATATTATTTTTGTAATAGCGACTTATGAACAGGGCCAATCTAGTAATGATATTATAATATGCAATATTTCTACTAATGAGGATTCTAGAAATAAGGATTTTTGGATAAATGGAATAAATGAAGCAATTCGAATATTAACTACTAGCACAGATACAAAATATACAATATTTAACAATAAAACAAATAGATGGAAAATGTTTTAGCGGTAGAATAATTATTCAATATATTCTTCTTCACTTAATTCACTTGTGCAATCAAGATAGCTTTCGCTCTCAGTAATATTAGTAAAGACATTAGCAGGAGTTGCTGTTTTTTTTCCCTTTTTTTCTGATTCTTTCTTTGCCTTGGGTTTTTCAACTTTCTTAGTTTTTTTTGTTTTTTTTGTATAAATTTCTTCATCATCCTCATCTTCATCCTCTTCCTCCTCTTCGTCATCATCATCATCATCATCATAGTCGTCTTCGTCATCATCAACTACAAAGTCATCTTTAACATATCCTTCTTTTGTTCTAGGAACATCATCATCATCGTCTTCACTTTCATCACTATCCTGATCTCCGATATCTTCAAACCCTCCAAATAAATATTCATAAACAGATTCCCATTCATCTTCAGTAATACTAACTGCTTTTTCATCACATTTATTAACAATAATACAGCTTCCAAAAAACAGGGTAGTATCTATTGGTGGAGGAAAATCATATTTATTTTCTTGATTCGCTTTTCCCGTTGTTTTACCAAATACGGAAATCGAATAAGCTTTGTTATTTAATTCTTCAATATTCCACTCCGCATAACATTTAAATCCTTCTGCTGTTTTTAACCCGGCCTTTTTATATAATTCACTCTCATCATAACTTTTTAGGGATACATCTTTAATGTTTCCGGATTTATCAACTACAAGAATAGTAACTGGTGCCATGATTATGATTAATTATATAATAATAGTTATCTTTATTTCAATTTTTTAGTTTAAATATTACGTTGAATCACATAAATACTATTCTTGTATTTTTGTATATACTTTATGTATTATACTACATTTTTATGGATTATTTTAAATATTATTATTTCCATATTTATAATATACATGTTACATACATTGTGGATATACATATTGGATACTTATAGTACCAAAAAAACAAAGAATATTGTTAATACACAGGTTAATAAATATAAGAAAATAATAAACGAATTACAAGAAAATAACATAACAAACATACAAGGTTCTCAAACCCATGAAGGGCGAAGTAAAATAGAAGTAGAATCAATGGATGAAGTTTTAACAAAATATATGCAGGATGAACTTTTATAGGTTCTCCATGATTTGAATAAATCATTTATTAAAATAAATATAAACACTATTTCACATATTATATCAACGGTCCATCATAATTAATATATTATAATGGAACTTTCTCAAAATCAATCAATGCAGTTAATGAAACGTTTTCCCGAATTTGAACTTTCCTATGAAACTATTTCACATAAGAAAGTTTCGCCACTTTATAATATTTGTATGGCCATCCCTACAGGGAAAAAATGTTTTGCTTGGTTTACATTTCATTTAGATAATGATGTATGTTATTTACTAGATTTAAACAGAGAAAAAAAGGTTACAAAAATAAACATTATTCCCACAAATTTTGATAGATCTTTATCATTAGAGACAATAGTTTATGGCACATTTATCAATGAAGAAACAACAGGAAATCAATGGTTCATTATAGAAGATATTATATTTTATAAAGGTATTATTATGAAAAAAAGCAATTTCTGTGAAAAAATGGCATTTTTAGCTGAATTAATGAGCAATATCAAACAAGAATTCGATACAGAAAAACATGTAGTTTTTGTTTTACCATTAATATGGACAGTTAAATTAAATGATAATCTTTTAGAATATCCTACTTGTATACCTAGCGAAATAAATGAAACAATACATTATCAAGTTCATCATATCCAATATAGAAGTTGTAATGAAATAATGCCCTATTTGAATGTAAATATTAATAAAAAAATAAATACAGGAGAACAAAAAAAACCAAGCATTTTGTATGAACAACTAAAGTTTAGAGCAGATTTTACTAAATCACAATATAAATATCCTACTGTATTTCATATAGTTGCCGATATTCAATTTGATATTTACCATTTATTTGCATTTGGTAAAAATAACCAACTGGTATATTATAATATTGCTTATATACCTAATTATAAGACGAGTGTTTTTATGAATGGATTATTTCGTAATATTCGAGAGAATAAGAATCTCGATTATATTGAAGAAAGCGATGACGAAGACGATTTTCAAAATATTAATATAGATAAATATGTAAATGTAGATAAAATATTATTAATTGAATGTATTTTTAATAATAAATTTAAAAAATGGACACCTGTTCGTTTGGTCGATAATAGAACAAAAATAGTTCATGTTAGCAAACTATAAAGGATTAAGGGAACCTACGGTTCCCTTAAGATCCCTCCCTTAATTCTGAATTTTATATTATTATTTACCAACAAATATTATAAAAGGAGGGGTCATAGGGGAACCTTGGTTCCCCTACCTTATTTCTTCTCAACAACAACTTCTTTCAGGACATTTTTCATTATTTTATTAATATCTTTTTCTTCATCTTCCTTAGAGTATGATCCGAGAGCATTCAAGGATATTTTAATATACTCATTATTTTCAGGTGTGTCCAACTTTGTAAATTCTGGATGTTGTTCTTGCCATGCAGGTAATTGTTGAAGATTTTTACGTGCTATTTTCTTTACTACCTGTTTTAATGTACTTTTTTCCTTGGTTTCCTTTTCCCAAACATCCTTATCTTTGATATAAACCGTCTCCCGCTTTATATCAGTGCAATGAAGCGGACGTTCATGAATATCCAATTCCTTCAACTTATTAATAAAAATTCTTGAAATACCGAGAACATACCCTAATTTCCCAGTTGCTTCTAAATCAGAAACTTCGAGTTGCAACGAGTCGATGAAATGAGTAATACTAATAGCATCCTTACATTGTTCATTTAAAAACATATTTAAATTAAAGTTATTATGCACATTATTTTGGATATTATTAGTAATATGAGGAGTCTGTGAAATTTCTAATAATTTATTTTGCAAATCCTTGTTTTGTTCAACAAGAGTATTTTGTAATTCTTTATTTTGTTGTTGTATATCATTATTTTGTTTTATTAATTCTATAAGTAATTCATCGGAATTATTATATTTATTGCACGTCTTACGATGATTACATAATGACGATAAATGCGAATATCCCTTACCACATTCACATATATGTTTTTTGCTTGAAATACACAAAATATTCAGCCGTTTATGTTTTTCAGTATTCATATGTCTTATCCAATCGCACTTCTTTTTACATAAAAAAACACAATTATTACATTCATATGATATCGGTTTTTTTATTCGGCGTTTTTTACTATCATCATATTTTTCGTTTGCTTCATTTGTTTCCATTACCATAATATATAACATATATTTCTATATTATTTTCGGCGTTTTTTATTAGTAAAAAACGCCTAAAGGACAAATTAAAAGGCGTTTTTTATATAGGATTTTTCAAGTATGCTAACAAAAATTTTTTTAGTTTTAATAAAAATAATACCATATTTCATAACAAACTATAAATTATAATTTTAGTGGCGTTTTTTTATTAGGCGTTTTCGCCGAATTACGCCAAAATGAAAAAATGTCCAATATGAATTTGCGTAGAATTATCGAAATTCTTATGCAGCGAACCTAAAAATGAATTTTTGGAAATTACTGCGAAATGCTGTAAAACCCATTTTTCAAAAATGCTGTTTTAAATTTTATTTTCAAAAAAATAAAAATGGACAAAAAAAAATGTCCAAAATGAAAAATGCCTCCGACTTTTTTTCTAGGTTTTCTGAGAACTTAAATAAATTTAGTAAAATATGTATTTTTTTATTTATAATTACGAAGAAAAAAATCTGTTTAATTTATATATGTCAGCTTTAGGTAACGGATCATTAACCGGATTTAGTTTTAACAAAGAAAATGTATTATCAAATGTACAGACATCAGCAACACAACCAGTACCTGTTAATTATAACAGTAAATTAATTGGTGGTAGAAAAAGAAAGCATAAGTTAAGCTCTTTACGATCATTAAAGTCCAATAAAAATTTAGGATTTTCACTTAAATCAAGAGGTGGTTCTAAAAAATCGCGTAAAAATAGAAAACATAAAAAGAGGACATAATTATTATGACAATATAGAACGAACACTGAAAATATTGTTACACATTATAGTATCAATATTTTCTTAAAATTACATGATAGATACAAATCCCCTGTATAAACCTTAAGGTCTATCCGAGGATTTGTATCCAATTGGATACAAATGTTCGTTAGACCCATATCCTTTTCGTGCATAAATATATTTATGCACGAATAGAGATTAAAGGTTAACAAAAGCAGCATTATTAATATTATCGGCTACGGGTTTGAATGTGCTCGAAGTAAATAAACTTGGTTCACTATGTCCAATGGGTGCCATTTTTACAATAATCTCTTCTTCTAAAGTCTCTGATCTAGGCGGGTTAAGTGCCTTTAGTTCTGCATCCTTTTTAGCTTGAGATGGTGTATATTTTATCATTGCTACTCTTCCTGTTTTATTTGCACTTCTGCGTAATAATTCATAAGCAACAAAAATATAAACAACTGCTAATATAGGATTAACATAAAAAAACAAATAAACCGTTACTATAAAAATACTAATCATACCTAAAGATGAATCAATCGCCCTTGCTAAAAAATCAGGTGTTTGAATTGGTAAAACAATGTATAATATAAAAATAACTAATAATACTATTTCTAATTGTGAAAATGATTTAAATGTATTAGGGATACTTGGTAAATTCATTTATATTATACAATAGTATTATATTTTTTCAATACATAGAAATCTTGTCTAACAAAATTGAAATATCCTAAATAAAATTAATAAATGATATACAAGTATTTTATTATTAGCAATAATGAATCGAAAGAAATTCTTTGTTAAAAAAAATAATGCAAAACCATTACCAACATGTAATGAATTAATATTAACAGAAGATTATAAAAAGATAGTATGTTCTCAATCTTATTTGGGAAAAAAAGGATACACAATACCAAAATCTATAATAAGTAAACAAGATGAAGAGTTTTTAAGAAAAGATTTATTTGTGAAACCTTTTGTTTTTGGTGCAAATTTCGGTGGTAAACCCGAAGAGTCCGCATTTCCAGTGTTTCGTGAAAATACCAATAAATTTTATTTACCTCGATTTTATGGAATAAATCGCTATGGACTTCCGAGTCGTTCTGAAATAGAAAAGGGTGAAGATATTGATTTACATTTTAGTAAACCACTACGCGATTATCAAGAAAAAATAATTGATGTTTATATAAAATACGCAACCACCCCATTATATAATAGTTCTGTTGAAATGGGTAATGGAGGCATACTGGAAGTACCATGTGGACGTGGAAAATGTTTGGGTAAAAATACGCCTATATTAATGTATGATGGTACAATTAAACTTGTACAAGATATAAAGACCGGAGATCTATTAATGGGTGATGATTCGTCAAGAAGATATGTTAAAACAATATGCAGCGGATTTGAGACAATGGTTGAAATAAAAGAAATTGAAACATCAGATTATTATACAGTAAATATGAGTCATATTTTATCATTACAAAATAAATACACAGGACAAATATTAGATTTAACAATAAATGATTATTTAAATCATCCCGAAAAAAATAATTTGTTAGGTTATCGTGTGCCTATTGCATTTTTAGAGAAGCAATCCCATGGAAAGAATTTATATTATTATGGATATACCTATGATATTTATTGTGGCTTTGGAATGGATCATATTTGTAATTCACGTAAAAATCAATTAGAATTATTAGCCGGATTTATCGACAAAAATGGGCATATTACTACAGATGAGTGTAAAATATTCTTACCACCAAAGGCTAATGCATTAAAAGATTCTATATTATATTTAACAAGATCTCTAGGATATTATGTAAGGACCAAATATGATTATAATAATATTATAATACAATTATTTAATACAAAATATATTTCTGTTTATGAAATACCTCTTCTAATTAAAAAAAACATTTATTCATCCGATAAGATTTATTCTTTAGCCTATGAAATTACTACTAGAATATTAAAAAAAGATAAATATTATGGTTTTGAGATTGATAGAAATCGTCGATTTGTTTTAGGTGATTTTACAGTAACGCATAATACAGTGCTTTCTCTAAAAATAATTTCTCTTTTGAAAAAGAAAACTCTTATACTAGTTCATAAAGAATTTCTAATGAATCAATGGATAGAACGTATAAATGAATTTCTTCCAGGTGCAAAAGTAGGAAAAATACAAGCAGCAACATTTGATGTAGAAAATAAGGAAATTGTTATAGGGATGATACAGACTTTATATGATAAAGAATATCATGCAGATACATTTTCTTGTTTTGGACTTACAATTATAGATGAGGTTCATAGAATAGGTAGTGAACAGTTTTCTAGAACCTTATTCAAAACAATCACTCCATATATGCTTGGAATATCAGCTACGGTTGATCGTAAAGATAAACTGACAAGGATATTATATATGTTTATTGGTGATAAAATTTATAGCGAAAAACGAGATGACGATGATATAGTATCAGTTAGAGGAATACGTTACATGTCAAATGATCAGGAATTTAATCAAGTGGAATATGATTTTCGTGGAAACCCAAAATATAGCACTATGATTACTAAACTATGCGATTTTGGTCCCCGTAGTGATTTCATTATACGTATAATAGGTGATTTAATAAAAGAGGAACCAGAAAACCAAATAATGATACTTTGTCATAATCGATCTCTGTTATCATATTTGTATGAAGGAATAATACATCGTAATATAGCGACAGTTGGATATTATATTGGCGGAATGAAACAAGAAAAACTGCAAGAAACAGAATCTAAACAGATAGTTTTGGCTACCTATGCAATGGCAGCAGAAGCATTGGATATAAAAACACTTTCTACGTTAGTTATGGTAACCCCTAAAACAGATATAACGCAATCAGTTGGACGTATATTACGTGTTAAACATAATAATCCTATTATAGTTGATCTGATAGATTCTCATGAATTATTTGAAAATCAATGGAAGCAACGAAAAAGATTTTATAAAAAATGTAATTATAAAATCCGCGAGATAGATTCTAATAAATATAGTGGTATGAATATTGAATGGGAAAAAGATATAACTTGGACGAAGACATTTGATCCTAAAATTAAGGAAAAAAAGTCTGAAAGTTCAGACGAAGAAGAAGTGAATTTAAATAATACAAAATGTTTAATAAATTTTGGAAATTTAGATGGATTATGAGATTAATCCCTATTCGTGCATAAATATATTTATGCACGAATAGGATATGGGACTATCCGGATGCCCAATATTTTGCTACACTGGCTGTTATAGGTATATATATTAACAATTGCCATCTTATTGTATCAAATTTTTTATCATCAATTTTTGATGTACCATATCGGACTGTTAATAGAATAGTAAATGATAAAAGTAACAAAAATAAAATAGGCCATCTAGCACCTTCACTAGAAATCATAAAATTAAAACATGAAGAAAGTAACGCAAAAATATCTTGAGTATCTGTAAATGATTTACCTTTGTCATCATCTTTATATACTATTGTAGTATTAGCAAACGTTAAATAATCAGTATTTAATTTACTATTAAGGATTAAAGATATCGATATTCCCATAATAACAAATGCAAATAATCCAGTAGTTAATGACGTATAATCATTTTTTTTAAACCCATGTTGTAATGTTCCAAATATAAATATTAAAAAAAATATAATAATAACAATTTCGGCACTGCGTATACGTTTTTTTGCTTGATCGGTGTCGGGAAATAATTTAATTGCATTATTAATAACAATCTGTTTAAACATTGCGGGAATAGTAAAATAAATTATAATAATCGTTAATATAAAAATAAAAAAATTAACAGCGGTTTTCATAAATTCTAATTGATTTATTTTTGTATCAATAGTACTATTAATCGGAATATTATATGTTTGTATATTTGTATTACTTTCACCAGTAGGTGCACAATCAATATAAATTTCATCCTTGTTGTTCACTATTAATGGATTTTTTTTTGCAGCTTCAGACATTTCATTTAATTCGCTTTTATATAAATTGCTATTTGGTGGAATAGCAACAAACAATGAAGTTACAGAAGTAAGATTGCTACAAAAAATTTTTGAATAAGCATTTATTAATATAGGTTCAGTTAGCACAATAACAGCTTTCATATCTGAATGCACATTATAGAGAACGTATTTTTGGTTATCTTTTGTAATATCCAATGCTAAATTTAAGTCAACCGATGTTTTTTTATCAGAATCATTAGGAGGTTGGATCATATTAATAATTTGATCTATGTTAGAAGAAGGAGCATTATCAATGAATTTTAAAAAAACGCATAAATAGATTTTTTTATTACTATATTTGCCTTCATATTCAATAACTAGTTCACCGCAAATATTATTAGTATCAATATCAGTTAACCCAGTTATTGAATGTAATTTGTTAAAAATATAAAGATAAACTGGGTTATAATAATAAGCAAAAACATTTTCAGTTAATTTTAAATCTGAATTATCATCTGGATAAGTTATTTTATAATAATTACCATAATCAAATTTTTTTTCTTCCCATTGTCCTTTATTATATAATGTGCTAGTTGAAAAATTAAAATTTAAAAAGTTAGTATTTAAGTTAATAGCGTCTTTTAAATCCATATAAACTATATTATAATTAGATATAGTTTATTTACAATTATGTATATATTGTTTCTAAAGTTGTGGTAAATATTGAAAAGTACTATTTTCATATACTGTTGCTCGAAATGAATCATTGTATCCTTCTACATAAACTATATCACCATTACTAATATTATCACAACCATATTCATTTGTGCAACTTTTACCCTTTACACTAATGGGTAATTTTGTATTCAAATTTCCAGAATTAGAAATAGTATAATATTGCCATTTATCTCTACCTGCCATATTACGTCTACCCATTAAAGGTAGTATTAAATCACCACCTGTTGATCTTGTAAGAATTCCGATTTGCTGATAATTTGTATTTAATCCTCTAGTTTCAACATTAATAGGAATAGCACCTCGAATATCATTAGTTGTGCGAGGATAATATATTTCATTAGATTTCATAGGAGGTAAATATGGATCATTTAATGGATCAAGACGAGAAGATATTGTTCCTAAATTTACTGGTGCAGGCGGATTTAATACAATTACCTTTGTCGAATCATTATCTTTAATAGATAATTTCGAAAATTGATAATAGAAATAAATAACTAAAATTAATATTAAAAATAATAAAAAAAGAGTCATATTTTCAATACAAAATACTCCTGGAATACATTTTTTACCCATTATATATTACTGTTATAGAAAAAGTATTTTCATTAGTCAAATGGATGGGTAAGTTTTTCTGCACCACTTGCTATCTTTTTAAATCCAGGCATTATATAGGAAGGAATAGCAATATTAATATCATCAGCCAATGGAGTAGTATGTTTAACTAAAGTACTCATCTTTAATCGTTTACAATTATAACAAGTGTCTCTAATATTTTTAGGATAATGGGTAATATGAAACCCAGCAGTTTTCATAACTATTCTATCTGCATATTCAATCAATTCCCATATTTGTGTTTCGAGAGGATAAAAATCAAGTCTAAATGAGAATAAAAGCCATAATATTATTCTAACAGGTAAATATAAAATTTGTCCAATAACTTCTAATAAATAATAGAATAAACACACCTGCATATTAGAAATGTTTTTAAATAAACACATCATCCATGACATTGAAAAAACAAATGTTGTGAAGATACTATCAAATCCATGTGGTATAACTTTATCTAAACTTTTAACTGTTCCTACAAATAGTTTTCCGGCACCATCAACAATATCAATTACTGCTCTTAATTCTGCAGCAGCAATTGCTGCTGCCATAATGTACCGTTGTTGTGTAAGTATACCTTGAGCAACACCTATAGCTGACTGAACATCAGCAATTATACCTGTTGCATCTCCAATTAAACCACTGATAGCAGCTATAGTAGATTGTATAGCCGCAATAATATCAGCCATTTATAAATATTTTAATATATATTAAACATAGTGAAAATATATTAATAATAGTTCTCTAATTTAATTATTAGTTGGTCTCATTTTTATAATTTTTAAATTTTTCTACATATCCTTGAAATTTTTCTAATAAAGGTTTCATATTTTTCACGTTTTGTAATATTTCATCACGTGTATCCTTCATTTCATTTAATTCTTGTATTACTTTTGTGCTTTTTGCATCATCTTTGTTATCAACAATAGAACCCATTTTTTCAGTATATTTTTTTAATTTTTCTGATAAACTATTTATAGTTGGTGCTTCATCTTTTTTAGATTCATCTTTTTTAGATTCATCTTTTTTAGATTCATCCATATTACTATTAGATTCGATAGTTTCTTTTTCCATATTATCCATACCTTCATTGTAGGATGATCGTCCATATTTCATAATATGTGTAATAATAATAGTAATAAACAATATGACAGTCATATTTTTATTAAAGAAAGATGTTAAAAACCCTGTTAAAAGTAATACAAAAAACGAAAATATATCATTAGTGTTTAAAAAATATATTAAATCGAATAATGCTAAAATAACAAGAAAATAAAGAATTACCCTATTATGAAGTATAGGATTAAAATTATACTTTAATTTTAAAATTTTGTTTAACATTATATAAATTATGTAAGGAAATTAATATCTATCCAATGATAAATATATTTATTACCGAATGATGTATGTGCCTAAATACCTTTACATTCTAAATATATTTATACTTCATCGTTCTCATTATTAGTCGTATAATCTATTGGAACATCACCTCCATATATGTCAAGTATTTCTTTCACTACATCTTCTCTCTGTATATCGCCTCTTTGAAATTCAAAGCTCGTAATACTAGACGAACGTTTCCCTCTAAATTTATTCAAGAAATCATCTAATCCATTTATTTCATTAGCACGATCATATTGTTCTAAATCTCCAGTTATTATGAGACGGCTATTTTCTCCTAAACGTGTTAATAACATTTTCATTTGAGAAACACTGGAATTTTGCATTTCATCCGCAACAATCCAACAGTTTTTAAAAGTTCTCCCTCGCATGTATCCGAGTGGTGATATTTCAATAATTTTTTCTTCCATTAATGCAGTAACTTCTTTTGGGGATATAAATTGATATAAAATATCATAAATAGGACGAACCCAAGGAGCCATTTTTTCTTCTAGAGTTCCTGGTAAATAACCTAAATCTTCGTCTACTGAAACAGATGGTCTTGTAAATATGAGCTTCTCATAAGATCCTAATAGAAAGTTACGTACGCCATATTCAGTTGCAAAAAGAGTTTTTCCAGTTCCGGCAGGTCCAGTTGCTACTACGATTTTTTTAGATTTTTGTTTTAATAAGCCAGTGTATCGCTCCTGGCTGAAATTTTTCGGTATAGTAAATTTTTGTTCAAACAAAGCCTTTTCTTTTTGAGATAAATATTGTATATTTTCATAAAGTCTTCGCTGTTTTATGGCTGACAGCTCTCTTTCTTTTTCAACTTCAGAATAAATTTCATTCATAATTTCCTTTTGATTTTGTTTTCTAGGTTTACGTGTTCGTTGCTTTTTTTGCTCCGATTTTGGTTCACCTATAGACGTATCGGATAAATCGATTTCGGCTTGTTTCATTATAATATCATTTGAAAATAAATAATAGGAAAAAAGTACACATTTATGTTGAATTTGGAAAAAGTAACTTATCGACTGTAGTACGCACGCAAAATATTCTATGAGTAAATATTCCTAATAGAAACATAAATCCTAAAGTATATAAAAATGGAAACTTAAAAATCAAAAATATTATATAAGAAAAAATAATTACTACTAGAACATCAACTACAGCAATTTTAAAAATTCTATATTTATGAACTCCAGTATTAGGTTTCCCAAAAATATCCTTATATTTACATAAATTGAACATGATTATACTATTAATAAATATATTTGTGAATAGTATAGAATGGCAAAAAAAAACATTTTAGGCGATGTTGTAAAAAAAAGCAGTAATATTGTAGGAACTGTGGCTTGTGGTGTAAAACGATTCGTTGGGAATATTGTACCAAAGACAATGAGACAAGCGATATCTGGAAAACATCGTAGATCGCGTAAATCCAGGAGATCTCGTAAAACAAGAAAAAATTGATTTAAAAAAATATATGAATTCAAACGTAAATTTATATATTTTAATAAAATTTTGAAAGAAGATAAAATCTAATGAGTATATTATTTAGACAAAAGATGTCCGAGTCAACATTTATTGAGCCTATTCTAACTCCTGACGATAACCGCTACGTAATGTTTCCAATTAAATATGATGATGTTTGGCAAATGTATAAAAGACAGGTTGATTGTTTTTGGATTGTAAATGAAGTCAATTTAGCTCAAGATTTAAATGATTGGAATTCATTAAATGAGGATGAAAGACAATTTATTAAAATGGTATTGGCATTCTTTTCGGCTTCAGATGGTGCAGTAACCGAAAATTTAGCAATGAGATTTATGTCCGATGTTCAAATTTCAGAAGCAAGGGCATTTTATGGATTTCAAATTGCAATAGAAAATATTCACTCGGAAATGTATAGTCTTCTTATTGATACTTATATTAAAGACGCAGAAGAAAAAACAAAATTATTCGAAGCAACAAAAAATTATCCATGTATTGCAAAAAAATTTAATTGGGCAACTAAATGGTTAAATGATAAACGCAGTAGTTTTGCAGCACGTTTAGTAGCATTTGCCTGTGTAGAAGGTTTATTATTCAGTTCATCATTTGCATCTATTTATTGGTTAAAAAAACGTGGATTAATGCCCGGGTTGACATTTTCAAATGAATTAATTTCAAGAGATGAAGCCTTACATACCGAGTTTGCTATATTATTATATTCTAAATTGGAACGTAAATTATCAAAGAAGCGTATAAATGAAATTATTAAAGAGGCAGTTGAAATAGAAAAAGAATTTATTACTGAAGCCATTCCATGTCGAATGATAGGTATGAATGCAAAATTAATGACACAATATATAGAATTTGTTGCCGATCGCTTAGCACTTCAATTAGGTTATGATAAGATATATAATTCATTAAATCCATTTGATTTTATGGAATTAATAAGTATTGAATCTAAAGTTAATTTCTTTGAACGTACTAATTCAGAGTATGCATTAGCAAATAAAACAGTAGATACAGATCCATTTGAATTTACAGCTGACTTTTAAGAAAGGGAACCTACAAAGGGAACCTACGGTTCCCCTTTAACCCCTCCCTTATTATGAATGTGTTATAATATCTATTCGTTTCAACGTTGATTTGTATCCATATATTCTTTGCGTATATAAATCCTAAAAAGTAATTATTAGATAATTAGATAATTACATAATTATGTAATTAACAGATAATATTATAGCAACAACCGCTTTAGAAATACTATCAAATAAATATCCAAACAATAACATAATATAATCCAAAATAATGATCACTAACATCATAATTGGTTTTAATGGTATTTTTTTGTCAGTTCTAATAACTCTAATTTATTCATTGTATATTTTAACCTATTATAAAATATAATATGTTAAAAATATTATATTTCGGTTATAATACAAATTCTGTAATTACAGTAAGATTATTAATAAATGTCCAAATGACGCAATAATATGTAAAAGCGAATGATACATATATGAAAGTGTAATATCTGTACAAAAGCAAAATCTCGTACAAATATAGCCATATATAAATAAATAAATAGTAGTTAAAAAAGCAGCTATAATAAAAACCGTATAAATATATTGCATTTTGGTTATTTCAACATCTCTTTCAAATAATTTATAATATAATAAATATCCACCATAAGTTACTACTAAAGATATTCCGATCTTATCAATAATATTTGTATAAATATTATAATTTGAATGATAAATAACAGACGTTGTAAATAATAATAATAATAAAAATAAAATTGAATAAGTATAATATTCATACAAGAATGCAATTAATGAATTAATTAGAAAAATAAAACTTGAGTAAATACAACAATTGTTCTCCATTATATAGAAGTTTCCGCAGAAATGTTTTTATTTTCTTTACCATAAATATCAAGTGTTCTGGCACTTGCATCTTTAGCATCTATATATTTTGGCATCCAAAAATAGGGTAATATTTGTCCCATTCCGTTATAATGTGTTTCAAAAATTTTTCGATAATAAAATTGTTCCGCAGTTTTTGGTAATAAATGATCTTCATTTTCTGTTATGTATTTATCATAAGCTAAAATTTGTTCATACATTTCAGGTGTGTTTGCAAGATAATTATAATGAACATAATGTTCTTCCATAAATTTTGTATAGGTATAATCTTGTATTATTTGATAAAGAGATCGGGATGTTTTTGATACACCATCACTAAATGCTTCCTTTCTACGTAACAATATTTCTTTCGGTAAAATTGCTTTTCCCATTGAATTTTTATATTCATCTTCAGCAAAAGCACTTCTAATTAATGATTTCTCCATAGTGCCTGATATTTTATGAAATCTTAAAAAACTTGGTATTGACATATAATACTGAACCCATGCACGATCTAAAAATGGTGTTCTCGGTTCTAATCCGTGAGACGAAATAGATTTATCTGATCGCAAAACATCAAATGCATATATATCTTTTAATAATCTGCGACATTCTTTATCAAATTCGATTTGATCACAGGCATAATTCATATATAGGTATCCACCTGCTAATTCATCAGAACCATCGCCATTAAAAATAACCTTTGCCTCACTGTTTTCTGAAATATATTTACCTAATAACCAATTACCTATACTTGCTCTCACAGTAGTTGTATCATAACTTTCAATTGAATAAATAACATCAGGAATAGCATTTAAAAAATCTTCTTCGGTAACCAATATTTCGGTATGATTTGTTCCTAGATAATCAGCTACTATTTTTGCATAATATAAATCCTCTGATCCTGCCAAACCAATACTATAAGTTTCTAATGTAGGTAAACTATTTTTAATATGATAATCGTTTACTAATGCTGCAATCAAGCTACTATCTAATCCACCAGATAGTAAACAGGCAATTGGACGTTGCGTAGTGCAACACCTCTTTTCAACTGCATTTCTTAAATAGTATTGAATATTTTTTATTATAGCATTTAGATATTCATCTATTTCTTCTGGTCCGGTTTTATGTTTTAATATATTAGTAGAAAAACCTACAGAATGGTAGGGAATCTGATTTTTTGTTATTTTCCAAGAAGGAATTACAGTAAAATTTAAATCAAATACGGAATAAGTTCCAGGTAAAAATTGATAAATATCATAATGGGAATTAAATTTACGCATTCTTTTTAAGTTCTCATTTAAATTTTTTTTAATATTATATAACATTTTTAATTCACTCGCAAAACCGTAAATATTAAATTCATTTCTATTATTTTCTAAAAAATCTTTACTATTACTATTCTCTTTATTTTGTTTTAAATAGTACAGAGGTCTAACCCCAAAAGGATCTCTTGCAACATATATTTTAGCTTCCGGTAAAGACATTCTATAATCAATTAAAACAAAGGCGAATACTCCATCTAATAATTGCAGTGTATGTTCAATACCATATTTTTTATAAAGATGAATAATAACCTCACAATCTGAATTAGTAGTTGCATTGATCTTCATTTCCCTATATAATTCTTTGTAATTATAAATTTCACCATTACAAATAATAGCAATATCTTCTATTACAATTGGTTGATTAGATATTTCATCTAATCCATTAATAGCTAATCTATGAAATCCAAACATTGTTTTAACCATAATATTTTTGAGTATAGAATTTTCTGGTCCTCTACCCTTGCCCTTTTCGAATTGTTTTTTAATATAATCATATCCAAGTAGATTATCTAAATTGTTTAGCAAAGCAAAAATACCGCACATTTTGTTAATTAATAATTTCAAATAATCTTTATACCAATTTTTATAATTCTTTTTTGCTTGAATATTTTATATTTATAATATATTATGGAGAATCTTAATTATTCTATTTATAATAACAATAATAATGTAGAAAATTCTAATTCTGTTGCTTTAACAAATCGTCCATTACCTGTTTTGAGTAAAGAACATAATTGTAAATCTGGAAATTGCAATCCTAATGCATCTGAAGATATTTATAAGACAAAGAATAATTCAGTAGATACCAAATATAACGATAGTACTGAAAAAATTCATCCAGTAGTAATAAAGCCAGACAATAACAATAATTATATTGTACTAGAAAATGATTTTGCTAATTTAGATGATATTATGAATTATAATAACAACGATAAAATTATTACGAATATGCCTATACCAAAAATAAAAGATGATGATAAGAGAAAGGATGTTTATAAAATGGATTTATCAACAACAATATATATAGGTTCTCTTACTGTAATAGGATTGTTTGTATTTTTTAGAATACTACAAAAAACCAAATAATAAAGGGAACATACGGTTCCCTTTAATCTCTATTCGTGGATAAATATATTTATGCACGAATAGAGATTAAGGTGGTAACAGGTTATTCAACTTTCGTTGTTTCTTTGTTTTTCTGTTCTTTTTCTTCTTTTTATTAGTTCTTTTTTTACCTCCATCCTTTATCGCTATATCACGTTCCTCAATGCAAAGAGGGTCATTAAAACAGTTTTTTATATCATCGTAACAACATAAATAATGATCAATCATTTCTAAATATTTTTTATTTCTTTTACACAATGCAAAATCTCTTCTATCACAAATTTTATGAATATTATTTTGTAATTCTCCTATTATTGTTTCTTTAAGTTGAGCAACATTATTATCAGATATTAGTCTAAGTCCTAAAAAAATTTTTCCTAATTCTAAATAATTTTTAAAAAATCGAATAAATGATAAATTCTTATTTCTAGAATTTTTTAAACCAGATGATTCTATTATCTCATGTATAAATACCATAGTGTCATGATCATTTGTATCTGTTTTTAAATTTGCCATCATTTTTTCTCCTGCCATCAAATCTCCTTGTCCATTATCCCCAATAAAAATAATTTGATGTTCGGGAAATAATAAACAATATTCTTTATAGCGTTGGTATTTTATATCACCATATAACTGAAATCTATTCCCCGTATTAAATAATTGTTTAAGCTTTGATTCTTCGCCTTGAATAAACCCATATTTGTCTCCTAATATATTTTTAATAGAGCGTTTTTTATCTTTTAATTTACTACTTTTTAATGGGCCTGGTGTAGCAGATAAAACCGTTGAATAACGGCATTCTTCATCACTTATATTTGAATAGAATAACTCATAAAACCTTATTATTCCTGGAAAATGTTCGTGTAGAAACCATGATAAATCAGATCCAGCTATACCTGCTGCATGATTTGGATATAGTGTATCATCAATATCAGTTAATATATGTGGTATTTTTTTACCATTTGGTAAATATCTTTTTTCTTTAAATAGTTGTAACAATTCTTGCCGGTGTATCAATGCATCTTGACCATCGTCATTAATTAATTCTCCGTTTCTTTTAAAAAAAAGTTCTCTTAAATCACAACCATAATTATCTGGTGTTTTTAAATATAAATATTGACAATTTACATCATTGGAAAAATCTACTTCTAATTTTTTTTTTAATAAATAAATACATCTTTCTATATTTTCTTCACAATATGTTTTAACTAAATTAATAATTTCTAAACGATTCCTGTTTGTTTTATATTTTTCTACCAATTCACTATAAAATTCATCTACCTTATCACACATAAATTATATTATTATTTATATAATATAATTATATTATAGTTTATATCTCTTATATAATTCGAGTGCTGTTAACCCCCCAAATATTTGGACAAGACAATATGGTATAATTTCTTGTGTTGAAATCTTGCCAGCAGAAGCCATTACGATTGTAATAGCAGGATTAACATAACCACTTGTCACATTCATTGTTAATAATAATATTAGTGCTAATGCAGCACCGATTGCTAATGGATTACCTGTGGCTAAAATAACATATACGAAAAAGGTAGTTGCCAAAAATTCTACTAAATAATTATACATAATATATCTTATATTGTGAAAAATATTTATATGTAAAACAAATTATTAATATATTGTAATAACAAAGATAAATTTGGTAAAATCTGAAGATTAAAGTATAATTTTATACTCATTATTAACATAAATAATACCCATAACGCAACATAGCCCAGAATAATAAACCCACATATTTTTATATAATAGTTCATATTATTATATAGTAAGAAAATTAGTCAATTTCTTCTATTTTTGGTTCAAAATGTTCTTCATCTAAAGTGCTATTTTTATCGCTTGCTTTATCTCCAGATTGAGTAGTAGTTGACATAATATTGGTAACCGCATCCATCATTTCCTTGGATTTTTTCTCATATTCATCCTTTGGAGCACTTTGGTTTTCAATATGCCAATCTTCATATTCCTTAATAATCTCATCGATTTTCTTTTTTGTATCAGGATCTACTTTACTTTCTGTTCCTGAATTTGTATTCTTTAATTGATAAATTTGCTCTTCCATACGGTTTTTTGCCTCTATTCTTGCCTTTACTTCCTCATCCTCATTTTTATATCGTTCAGCTTCATCAACCATTCTGTCAATTTCTTCTTTACTTAATCTGCCCTTATCATTTGTAATAGTGATTTTATTTGTTTTTCCTGTAGATTTTTCTGATGCGGATACATTAAGAATTCCGTTTGCATCTACGTCAAATGCAACTTCGATTTGCGGCATTCCACGAGGCATAGGAGGAATACCATCCAATTGAAATTTTCCTAAAAGAGTATTATCCTTTGTCATAGCTCTTTCGCCTTCAAAAACTTGGATTAGTACACCCGGTTGATTATCAGCATAAGTTGAGAAAGTCTGTGTTTTCTTTGCAGGAATAGTTGTATTGCGATTAATAATTTTTGTCATAACTCCACCAGCAGTTTCAAGTCCTAGACTGAGAGGACAAACATCTAGAAGCAATAAATCTGAAATCTTAGAATCCTTTGTTCCTGTTAAAATTGCGGCTTGAACAGCTGCTCCATACGCAACACATTCATCTGGGTTGATAGACTTGCATAGTTCCTTACCATTAAAAAACTCAGATAATAGCTGTTGAATTTTTGGAATACGACTACTACCACCGACAAGAACAATTTCATCAATATCTGATTTTGAAAGTTTGGAGTCACGAAGAACTTGTTCAACTGGAGCCATTGTCTTTCTAAACAAACTATCACAAAGATTTTCAAATTTTGCTCTAGTAATTGTGCTATTAAAATCAATACCTTCATATAGACTATCAATCTCAATTGTTGCAACAGTAGATGATGATAATGTGCGTTTTGCACTCTCACATGCAGTGCGAAGCCTACGTACTGCTCGTTTATTATCTAAAATATCCTTTTTATTTTTCTTTTTAAATTCATCCATAAAATATTCCACTAGCATAGTATCAAAATCCTCACCGCCCAAATGGGTATCTCCTGCAGTTGCCTTTACTTCAAATATACTTTCTTCAATTGTTAAAATAGACACATCAAAAGTCCCACCGCCTATGTCAAAAATTAATACATTTCTTTCTTTTTCGCTCTTCTTATCGAGCCCGTATGCGATAGCTGCCGCAGTAGGCTCATTAATGATACGAATTACATTTAGACCAGCAATTGTACCAGCATCTTTAGTGGCTTGACGCTGTGAATCATTAAAATAAGCAGGAACAGTAATAACAGCATCGGTAACCAATGTTCCCAAATATGCCTCTGCAATTTCCTTCATCTTACCCAATACCATAGAGCTAATCTCTTCTGGTGCAAATACTTTTGTTTCTCCTTTGTATTCAACTTCAATAAAAGGTTTATTTTCACGATTAATAACTGTATAAGAAAAATGCTTCATATCAGATTGAACTTTATCATCATTAAAATTCTTACCGATAAGACGCTTTGCGTCAAAGACAGTATTTCTTGCATTATTAGCAGCAAGAGATTTAGCTGCTTCTCCAATTAATCTCTCCTCTTGAGTAAAGGAAACATAGGAAGGCATAGTACGATTACCTTGGTCATTTGCAATAATTTCAACGTGGTCATTTTGCCATATTCCGACACATGAATAAGTTGTGCCGAGATCAATACCGATAGCTACTTTGGAAGAAGACATTGTCTTATGAAAAAAACAATTAAAATATTTTTATATTGTTTTATAAAATGTTTTTTGTTATTAAAATATATATATTGTTGCAAAAATGAACGGCTATTTGAAGGTTTTTACTATTTCAATCATATTATTAATTATATCTATAATTATTGAAATAAACTATCCGTATATTGATAGTTCACCAACAATAAAAGAATATATTTGTATTTATTTTATAAGATTTTTACATTATTATGTTTATTTGTTATCGTCATTTTATTTATTTTTTTTTAATGGAATAGGAGCAATATTTGATATGTATGTTTATTTAATATTAATATTTACAATAGTATTTGGATGGTTTATTTTTGATTCATGTTGGCTATCATATTTTGAATTATTGTTTTACAATATTAATTTAGAATTAAGAGAAACTACATTTCATCCTACCTTTTATTCAATATATTTACAATATGTAGGTTTTTTAATGAAAATATCAGGAGTATTTTATATTGCAACTGTTAGTATAATATTATATTATTTAAAAAACATATCTATAAATTATAGAATTATTTACTTTATTGTGTTTTTATTTTTATTTATAAAACCATTTTATGATACTAGAATAAAGAAACAATATTATTCTGAAAAAAATCGGCAACTTTCATTATTAAAAAAATTTCATCATAAATTAAATATGGTTTAATCTCTATTCGTGGATAAATATATTTATCCACGAATAGACCTTAAATAAAAAGAATACAAAACTACATTAGACCAGTAAAGATTAAAATGAATCAAATGCTTCTTCCTTATCTAATAGCTGTTTTGTCTCTGTAAATCCACCAATGAATTTTCCGCAACGAAATACCATAGGAAATGTCTTATATTCTCTTCCAGCAACTTCTTTGATATAATTTAAAAACGCCTCTTTGTCTTCAACCAAATAATCATCACAATCAATCATATCAAATGCGAGTCTTTTCTCTAAAAGAAGTTTTTTAACCTTTACACAATATACGCAGCCACTTTTGCTATAAACAGTATACATTGTTTCAGATGGTTTTTCAATATCCATAATATCCATATTATTAATATATATTTATATTGTTTTATTCAATTTTTTGGGAATTCTAGAGTTAGTTATATCTTAAATTAGGAAAATAACCAGGATTTTTACCTTTATAACCTGGTTGCATATAAGGATGAAATCCAGGGCTTAAAACAAATGTTTTACTGGGACTAAAATTTTTACTAGGAGGTGCAACCGCACCACCACTTCTAACTCGTCTTAATGCATGATTTACAATATTTACATCATTTGGTTTCGTAAACGATAATGGTGTATTAGAATAATTTAATGTCCCAACACCAATACTATTTGTACGACGGTTAACAGTTACCTGTGATGCATCACGATTTCCCATCCATTTTTTTTGATTTGGTGCGGATGTACCATCAAAAATAGTAGGCCTTATTCGTGAAGATCCGAGACCACTATTTCCACCCATTCCAAAACGGGCTGGTTTTAATAAACTATTTATTTGACTTGTTGTCAAGGGAGTTGTATATGTTTTCTCGTATATTTTCCGATTTACTTCAAAACTGCTTGTTTTATCTGAACTGCTATCTTTTAGTGGCATAGCTTTTATAGCATTTAACTTATTATTATTAATATCTTCTCTAATAAAAACCGGATTGCTCATATTATATACAATGGATATATAATATGTCTTTTAAATATTGTTTATTTTTGTATAAATATATTTATTCATAGATAGACCTTAAAAACGACGAATACTTATTCTAGCATGATACGATGCATTGTTTTTATCACCTCCATTCTTAACATCATTATAATTTTGGCTTAAAGCACGTTGTTTTTTAAATGTTATGTAATCAGATGCATCGGGTACAAATCTAGTATTGCAAACAGCCGCAGGAACACCAGTGTTATCACATTTTGAAATAATACTTCCCATAGGTCCTTGTCTTCCAGTATGTTTGCTACTAATTTGATTCGATCCCCCGCAAACATAGTTTTGTCGTCCCAAGAAATCTCCTAAATTATTAACAGCACGAAAAGGAGTAACTACACGATTATATGCATTTCCATTTCCTGCAGTTCCAACTGCACCTCTACCATTCCAAGAATCACGAATAATTCGGCGAGTCATTACCTGACTACTGTCTTTATAATTTAAAGCTGTTTGTTGTGGAGAATATCCATTAAATGGTCCACCTAAATTTGTTGAACTAGTAAATTGTGGTGTAAATCCAACTCCAATTGGTATACCGAATGACATTATTTAATATAACATATCAGTATATTTTTTATGGTTATAATATATAATTAATTAATGGAATATGATGATTTTTTTGATGATTTAGACGAAAATATTATTGATAACGATATGAATATAGCATTTGATGCCAAATGTGTTAGACAAAAATCAAATTGGAGCAAGCGGTCAAAAATATATAGATTTGATGAAATTAATTTTGATCCTAAAATGTTACTAAAGGATATACCTGAAAAATCACCCAAATTAAAAGCATTATTAAAAAAAATAAATGAATTAGATAAAAAAGATTTGAAAAAGCATGGGAAATTATTTAAGCATTTTATATTTTCTGATTTAAAATCATCATCATATGGTGCAAAATTGATAGCATCGGCATTAATAGCCAGTGGGATGAAAATAGGTTATAATGCAGAAATTAATCCTAAATATGTTGATTCAGAAGAAGATGAAGAGGAAGAATCTGATAGCGATTCGGATGATTATGATAGCGTGGAACAGAAAGGTGGCGAAAATACACCAGAAAAGAAAAACAAAAATAATGAAAAACGCTATAATAAAATAGAACTTTTATCAAATGATGTTCTCGAAAGAACAAAAAATAAAAATTTTTATTTATTATCTTCAGTTTCGGTATATGATCAGCCCATTAGTACTGTTTTAAAAAAGAGCATATTAAAATCATTCAATTCACGACCCGATAATATTCATGGAGAACTTGCTAGAATAATTGTAATGGATAGTGGTTTTAAAGAGGGAATCGATTTATTCGATATAAAATATGTCCATATTTTTGAACCATCAACAGTTCCCGCTGATCAAAAGCAGGTTATTGGACGAGGAACGAGAACATGTGGACAAAGAGGATTAGATTTTCATCCTCAACAAGGATGGCCTCTTCATGTTTTTGTATATGATTTAGAAATTCCTGATGAATTAAAGAATAGTTTTATGGGAACAAAAACAGCAATAGAACTTTATTTGAAGGCAATGAATTTAGATATTCGACTATTGAATTTTGCTAGTGATTTGGAGAAAACAACAGTTGTTGGTTCCGTAGATTATGATTTAAATAAGAATATCCATAGTTTCTCTATACCTATTATTTCAATTGATGAGAAGAGAGAGGGTTTCGAACTTAATGAACACTTACGTGGATCCAAGGAAGCAGTTTATAATGGTGGAGGTCCAAAACAGCGATTATCTATTCGTGAAGGAGAACCTTTTGTAGTACCTGAGCCAAAACGATTAGGATATAATGAGATGCGTGATTATATAAAAGATCAATTTAGTGAATTTACATGGGAATCTGTTAAAATGGAGAACTTGTGTGCAGAAAAGCAGTCAGGTGGATCAGGAGAAATTATTAAAATGACACCGACCCAGGATTTTATTCGTCATTATTTTACGCCGACAAACCCTGTGAAAGGTATGCTGTTACATCACTCAGTAGGAACAGGCAAAACGTGCTCGGCAATTGCAGCGGCAACAACAAGTTTTGAAAAACAAGGTTATACAATTCTTTGGGTTACTCGAACAACCTTAAAAAGTGATATTTGGAAAAATATGTTTGACCAAGTATGCAGCGAAAGTATCCGCAATCAAATAACTAATTCAGGTTTGCAAATCCCAGATGAACAAAATAAGCGAATGCGTCTGTTGTCCAAAGCATGGAGCATCAGACCAATGTCTTATAAACAATTCAGTAATTTAGTATCGAAACAAAATTCATTATATAATGCTTTGGTAAAAATAAATGGAAAGGAGGATCCCTTACGTAAAACATTATTGATTATTGATGAGGCACATAAATTATATGGTGGAGGTGATTTATCTAGTATAGAAAAGCCAGATATGAATGCATTGCATCAGGCATTGATGTATTCTTATCAGTATTCTGGAATATTTTCAGTAAAGCTTTTATTAATGACTGCTACACCAATTACAACAGATCCTATGGAGTTAATAAAGTTAATTAATCTATGTAAACCACCGGATGAGCAGATGCCTTCTGATTTTGAATCTTTTTCTAAATCTTATTTGGATGATGATGGTAAATTTACTGATAGAGGTAGAGCTCAATACTTAGATGATATTTCTGGTTATGTTAGTTATTTAAATAGAGAAAAGGATGCCAGACAATTTGCCCAACCCATTATAGAACATATTCATGTCCCTATTAGTGATGATATAGATATGGCAAAGCGGTTTGATAAGAAGATAGTTCGTGATATCATGGAATCTGATTTGCCTGAATTAAAAAATAAATTGAAGGAAGAATCAAAACTAATGAGGGGAGAACTTGGAGATTTAGATATTAATAAATTTAAATTCTTAAAGGATGAAATTTGCGGTGATTTAGAAGGATCTTCATTAAAAACATGCGAAAGGGTGGTAAATCAAAATATTAAACTTATGGTAAAGGAGGCAAAAGTAGAAGCAGATAAAATTCGGGGTAAAGTAAAAGAATTGAGAGAACTTATTAAGGATAAAAATGAAACAAAAAAAGTAGCACTAGCTGATATAACCGGAAACATAGAAGAATACGAAGATGATTATGAGCAATATAAGGGGACATTGTTGTATCAATTAAAAAATAAATGTGGAAAGAAAGTATCTAATTTAGCTAAACTTTCGGATATCATAAATCAACATCCGCATATTATAAATCTTGATGAAAAGATAAAGGATTATAATAATAGAATAACTGATTTATCTAAAGAAGTAAAGCAGTTATCGGAAAATTATAAGAAACGCAAGGAATATTTGAAAAATATGCTTAAAGAAGACTTGAATGAATTAGAACGTAGTTCGATAAAAACAGCTATTAAATGTAATCATAAAGAATATAGTAATTTAATTAAACTAAAGCAAAATAATGTTACTCTTACAAAACGAGATATTAATAAAAAAATAAAGGGAATTCAAAAAACGAGAAAGATGCATATTGGAAATATTCAAAAAACGATTAAAAAGAAAATAATAGAAGATGAACGTAAAAAAAGAGCATTAGATACAGAAGAAAGAAAAATTCGGAAAACTTTACGTAAACAACAAGGATATCAGGAAGAAATAAAACATGAATTATTAAATACTTTGGTCAAAAAATACAGATCAAAAATAATGGATAATTTAGTAGATATAGATGAAGAATCCCACGCAAAGGAAGTTGATAAGAATGAAAAAATAAGGTTTAAGGAACTAGAAAAACAGAGAAAATTAGCAAATAAAAAACGCGAAGCGGAAGAGAAAAAAGCAAATCGAGAAAAAGAAAAACAAACTAAAAAGGCGGAAAAAGCAAATGCCAGAAAAACGAAAAAAACAAAGGGTGAATAAATTAATTAAGTTATTCCTTGTGCGATTTCTTCTTGATTTTTTGAATTTTCGCCTTTTGGATTTTTTACCACCTCCACTCGTTTTATTTTGTTTTAGTTTTAAATTTTTAAGTTCCTCTTCCTTTTTTTTTATTGCTTCGTTAATTTTATCATCCGTTAATTCAGGTGGTAATCTTTTCTTTAATTCATCAATTTCTTTATTAATCTTTTCTCCCTCTGTTGGTTTTTTTGTAAGATCTGCTTTTAATTCCGCAATCTTTTCTCTTACTGTCTTTTTTCTATATTTTATATTAGTAAAAATGGGTATATTCTTTGTGTAATATGTTTTTTTAAATTTTTCATGAATTTCTTTTATAGATGCATCGTCAAAATTTTTTTGAGACGCTTCATCTATATATTTATAAAAAGTATTTAGAAATTGATCGACTTCGTCTATACTATTAAATGGTAATTTGTTATTTAATTGAAATTGAAAATCTCCTATACGATAATATTTTCCATTTACATCATAGTGTGGAAATAACATTGCTTTAATATATGTTGTAGAATCATTTGGGGGTGTTGAAGCCATACTATATTATACGGATAATTTATTTTTTATTAAAATAAATTTTTCGAAACCGAAAAACATATCTATCCGGAATACGCTTATTTTTAAAAAATTTGATTTTATCAAAGTAATTATTAAAAACTTTTTTTTCTGCCTTATTTGATAACATTGTTATAATAAAAAACAAGGCAAACATTCCGCACTCTGTAGTCCCCATTTGATGTTCCAAAGGACAGTTTTCATAATAATGCAATTTAATTGGATTACTCATTGCTAAACCTTGTTTAACTACCTTTTCTACAAAAGTATTAATTTCATTTGGAATTTCATTACCTGCACTGTCCATATAAAAAATGAATTTATCATCAATATCAATGTATAAAGATACCCAATGACTTCCGCTACTTGTATGTGATGATATATTAAATACGATTCCAAATTTAGTTTTCCCGTTTTTTATATGTTTTTCTAAATCAAATGTACATAATTCATTTGATACACAATTTCCATTCATGTCTGATGGTCTAGTATCAAAATCAATGGGTGTAGGTGGAGGTGAATAAAATTTTGGATATTTTTCCATATATTGTTCGAGAACACTTAATATATCAAAATTAGATAACCATTCGTCAGGATTATCATTCCAATCATCTGGATGATCAGGTGCAAATATATATTTATCTAACTTGTTACGTAGAGATATATCATCAATTTCATTTAACCAACAATCCTCTTTACTACAAGTTTGCAAATTATGTTTTAATTCCTTCCATATTTTTATTGGATTGTTTGATTTTATAATTGTTTTTGGATTATGTTTATTATAATATTTTTTCAAGGTATGGAGAGTATTCGCAGTGAAACAACTACCCTTGATGGGTGTATTGTTTTCAACTACTGGGCTACAATTCATCGCCTTCATAGTTTTCCCACCATTTAATTTTTTTTTATTTTTTATTGTTTTGTTACTTTTTTTCATATAAATTATACATCGAAAAAATAATTTCAATAAAATACAAAATATACAAAACCGGTTTTTTAATTACTTTATTAACATTATTAGCATATTTGTATATATTATTTTTAATTTAGAAAATGTTTTAATTATATATAATGCCAACCAAAAATTGCTATTACAGATCTAATGATAGTTCTGATGAAGAGGATTTATCATGTGTGCACAAAAAGCGGTTTTGTTATAAAAAGGTATGCAGCAATTGTTCAAAAAAACAAGAGTGCAGTTCAGACTCTGATTCTACGAGTGATACAGAATCTTCAAAATGCAGCAAACGTAGACAACATTATTGCTATAAAAAAAATGAAGCAAAATGTTGTAATCAAAAGTCGAAAAAAGAAAAATGCTCAAATAAAATAAGCAATGATATTGAATATTATACAAAAAAAGATTGCCAAAATGGGAAAATTGTATTAATAACTATTAATTAAGGTCTATCCTTGCATAAATATATTTATCCATAAATAGAGATTAATTTATTTATATATTATATAATTTTTATTATATATTATGAATACTATATCTAATGTAATAGGTGAAGGAACATATGGATGTGTACATAATCCAAGTTTAACATGCAATGATTCGCCTAATATATTTTATAATAAAAAAGTATCCAAAATTTTAAAAAAAAGGGATGCAAAGATTGAAGAAAAGGAATATTCAAAAATTAGTAAGGTTGATAAAAATAATGAATATTATTTAGGAATGCCGTATAATTGTGATGTTGATAAAAAAAATCAATTTAATATCGAATCGATAAAAAAATGTAAAATAGGAAGCGAAGTAATACGTAATATTAAAGATTATTCATTACTTATAATGAATGATGGTGGTGAGAATTTACGAGATTACAGTGATACAATAATGAAGTGGGATAAATCAATAGAAACTACTGAAAAATGCGAGAAATTTTTATTAGAAGCATTGCGTTTATTTAAAGGTTTGAAAATATTTAATAAATTTGGTTTAATACATCATGATTTGAAACCACAGAATATTGTTTTTGATGAAACAACAAATCGTTTGAACTTTATTGATTTCGGTTTAATGGTATCAAAAAAAAAAATATTAAAATTGGCTAGAGAGAGCAATTATAATTTCGCTATATTTCATTGGTCGTTTCCATGGGAATTAGAATATATTAATAAACACAATTTTTATAGCATTGTAAATTCAATTGAAGAACAGGAGAAGAAAATTAATGTAATTAAAACCGAAATAATAAATAAAAATATAAAGAATTATTATTACGATAACATAAATAATTTCTTTTATTTCGCTATTAATAATAATAGCTTATCTGAATACAAGCAATCTTGCTCTGACTATGTTTATGGTTACGAACATACTATAAAACTAAACATGAAAGAGATGCAGTATGAAAAATTTTTAAATAGCAGTGTTAATAGTATTGATGTGTTTGGATTAGGAATGTCTTTAAACTATTGGTTAAATAGAGCATTTAATTTTTTATCCAAATCATTACAAGTTGAGTTGCGTGTATTATTTGATAGTATGATTGAACCAGAAATTAAATATAGGGCATCAATTAATGAATTAATAGAAGATTTTAAAGGCATTCTTATTAAAAACGGGCTTCTTGAAAAATATAATAAAGTAATAAGGGATAATATTGTTGTCGATAAAATAACTATTTCGACAAATCCTACTATGAAAATGCCTGAAAAGTTGTTTGAAAAACCAAAAATAGAGATTAAAAAAATGGATGAAACAACCCCAAAGTCATGTCCAAAGGGTAAAATAGACTTGCATAGTGGTTTATGTAGTATTAGTAAATTAAATAGTAAAGAATTGAAAAAATGTCCGGAAGGCAAAGAGCTTAACCCTCGAACAAAACGATGTGTTAAAAAATGTAAATCGGGTTATGTTAGAAATGAAAGATTTAAGTGCGTTAAAAATAAAACTAGTAAAATTAGATTATTAAATTAGTATTTTACAGCTGCGTTTATGCTGTTATATTATTTTGTTTGTATTATATTTAGTATAATAATTTAGTATATATAATATCTAATTATATATGCCAAAAGACGACCGCTGTAATTCAGATGATGAATCATGCATACATAAAAAATATTATGGATGCTATGAGCAACGAAACTGTAAAGTAAAAAGTTGTAATCGTAATTCGAGACGCAATGATAAGAAAAATAATTTCATTGGCAGAGACGGCAAAGATGGTAAACATGGCCGTGATGGAGTAGATGGAAAAAATGGTGAAAACGGTAAGGATGGTAAATGTGGTCGTGATGGAAAAGAGGGTCGCGATGGAGAAGATGGAAAAGATGGTAAGGATGGAGAAGATGGTCGTGATGGTCGTGACGGAAAAGATGGTAAGGATGGTAAGGACGGTGAAAATGGTAAACCTGGAGAAGACGGACGTGACGGACGTAATGGAAAAGATGGCAAAGATGGTCGTGATGGCGAAGATGGTAAGGATGGGCAAGATGGTTGTCCAGGAGAAGATGGAGAAGATGGTCAAGATGGACGTGATGGGAAAGATGGTAAGGATGGACAAGATGGTTGTCCCGGAGAAGATGGACAAGATGGACGTGATGGAAAAGATGGTTGTGATGGAAGAGATGGAAGACATGGTTGCGATGGTCCTACTGGACCTACTGGAGAACATGGACATCGTGGTGAAAAAGGTTGTTCTGGTGAAACTGGACCTACTGGTCAAAAAGGCGATAAAGGCTTACAAGGAGCTACTGGACCTACTGGACAAAAAGGCGATACAGGCATACAAGGAGCAACTGGACCTACAGGACCTATTGGAAATAATGGTTCAACAGGACAGCAAGGTGAGAAAGGTGAAACAGGTGAGAAAGGTGAAATTGGTGAGAAAGGTGAGAAAGGTGAAACTGGTGAGAAAGGTGAGAAAGGTGAGAAAGGTTCAGATGGTTTACTCGGACCTACAGGTTTACAAGGAGTTATGGGTTTAGTTGGACCTACAGGTTTACAAGGAGTTATGGGTTTAGTTGGACCTACAGGTTTACAAGGAGTTATGGGTTTAGTTGGACCTACAGGTTTACAAGGACCTGTTGGACCATTAAATTTATCTAATTTTGCAGATTTTTATGGGTTGATGAGCGGAGTTCCTGGTGAAGTTAATGATAATCCAATTTCTATTAGTCCAGGCAGTTCAGTAAATTTTCCTAATCCTTTAATAAATCCTTATGGAACTATACAACGAGTTCTAGGTAGTTCATCAAAATTTATATTACCACCTGGAGGAGTTTATGAAATTACTTTTCAAGTAACTGTTCAGAATACGGGTGAATTAGTAGTGTTCTTAAACAACAGTGAACTATTAATGACAGTAGTTGGTAAATCAGGAAATGGTGAAATTATTGGAATAAGTATAATATCAACACCAGTTGGTGTTAGTTCCATATTAAGTATTAATAATGTTTCTACTGGTGATAATGGTGGACTAAAGATTGATGCAGCAACAGGTGCATTATCAAAACCTCTATCTTGTCATTTAATTATAAAACAACTAGCATAATTTATGTATCTTTAACCATAGGAATATAATTTATTGGATAATCAAAAATATTAGTCTTTTTTACAACCTTATTTTTACCCCAAAAAGATCTATTAATTATTTCATTATCAGATGATTCTTCTTCAGTATTGCTATCCATATTTCCAAAAAGAATATCTTCATCTTTTTCAATGTTATCAGCATTTTCTATTTTTTTACATTCAATATGTTTTATAATTGTTCTCACATAATAATCAAAAGCATCATTTACTTCAGTAGTAACTTGATGGTTCGAATTATCTATAAAATCATTTGTCATATTAATTATTGAATTTCTATACTTTTTTATTTTTTCCAAATGTTCTAAATGTTCTTTATGTTTTTTTGGATTGCTTTGTGATAAATAACGATTATATTGATTTTTATTCATTAATAGCTCTAATGTTACCTTATCTATAAATTTATTGGAAGTATAATTTTCAATATTTTCAGAATTATCTTCTTCTGCCATTTCTATATTATGTAATATAAAATAATATTGCATCATAATTTTAGGTTTTATCCAAAACTTTATTATATTGTTTTATCTATAATTTATGAATTAGTAATTTTTGGAAGAGGTTTCGACTCTTTAATTGGCCTGTTTGAAATTGTTTTCCCCACTACATTAGGCAAATTAACATTATTTTTTATTTTAGTTAATTTTAATGTTTTTCTACGAGGTGATCCTGAAGTTGCAGAGTGGTGTGATCCTGGCGATGCGGAAGTCCTTGACGCAGAACGGTCTGATCCGGTTGTTACAGGAGTCCTTGATGCAGAACGGTGTGATCCTGGCGATACGGGAGTCCTTGACGCAGAACGGTCTGATCCGGTTGATACAGGAGTCCTTGATGCAGAACGGTGTGATCTGGGTGACGCTGAAGTTCTTGATGCAGAACGAGGTGATCTAGATGCTGAACGCGTAGATCTTAAAATTGGTTTATGTTTTTGAGTTAAAATCTTATTTCTTTGACGATGTTCTTTGGATCTTTCAATTCTTGGGTCAATTGGTTTTAATATTATTTTAGATTGGGTTTTTTTGGGACTAGAATCTCCTAAAGATGAAAAAAAATTTGCTAAAACCTTTGCCGGATTACTTTTTTCAAAACCAGATCTATCACGAAATATTTGGGATCTTTCAATATTAGAATTCATTATATAATTTATGTACAAATAAATCTTTATTTAAGAGTAAAAATATATAGAAAAAGAATGTTTTAATTTGACAAAGGTATAAAATATAATATGTCAGCATATGTTTCTGTAGATAATCAAAATCTTTTATGGAATGTTATAAGTAAAAATGAAATAGTAAATAATTATTTTTCTATTTATTCTAATTATCCTTATTTGAAAAATGAATGGTTTAAATCTATAATACAGATTTTTTACGAAGACAATCAAGGAAAACAATTAGATTCAAGCCAATTATTATTATTAAATAAGAGAACAATATCCTATATGATTAAAAATATTAAGGATAAATATTCAACTATTAATAAAAAACCTAATATACAATTATCTGAAAAAGATCTGTTAAAACCTTATTCAATAACAGAGAATAAGGTTGATAAAATAGGAGATCAATTTCAAATAAAGCAAGTAGAATATCAATCTTTATTTGATAAAAAAGTTCCTGATACGATTGATTTCGCCGAAAAACAAGACATACCTTTGTCAAACATGGATGATTTAATTAAACAGCATTTGAAAGAACGCGAAGATGAATTAAGAAAATATGCACCACTCCCACCAACGCAATCAGAATCTAATAAATTAAAAATAGATTCCAATTCAAATATAAATATTTTAATAGAGGAACTTACGGAACAAGAAAGTGATGATAATGAAAAAATAAAAAAGTCGGTTTCCTGGTCAGATAATACAAATGCGGAGAAAATCTCTAATCAACAGATAGAAATAGATTTATTAAAATTGCAAATTCGAGAATTATTTGATAAACTTTCTATTTTAGAAAATAAATATAATATGTAATATATATATATAATGCCAACGAGATCAATTTTAAAAAAAACTTCATCGGCTGAAAGAACATCTCCTAGAAGAACACAAAAACGAGTCAACATAAATACAGGAAATAATCAGAGAATAATAATTGAAAGAAATGATTCTAAAAAAAAAATTATTTTGCATAATAAGCGTGTAGCTGAAGAAGAAAAAAATAGAAGGTTTTTGTATAACAAAAAAAAGGAATTTACATCTGCAAGAAAGATGGTGCCTGCTTTAGCAGCAAGTGCAGCACGTTTAAGAAATTATAGAACTAGAACAGATTCAGCTGCCAGTATTGATTCTGATTCGGATTCTGATTCTGATTCGGATTCTGATTCTGAAACAATACAAGTTAAAAAAACCACCAATTTTAACAATAATAATTTAAAAAGCCTTTCTGCAAAATCTACAGAAAACCAACGTAGATCACCTCCTAGGACACAACCTAATAGAGCGACACGAAAAGGTATAATAACTGGATTTGTACAATCAGTGGTTGGTTTTTTTAAAAAAGGAGGAAAAACACGAAAAAACAAAAAAACAATATAAATATTATATTAGTATTAATACTAATGGAATTATTGAAAAATACCTTATTCATAAATTTAGAGAACAGGACTGATCGTTTAGAACATGTAAATATAGAATTATCTAAATTAGGAATAAAAGGAGAAAGAGTTAATGCGATTAAAACAAGTTTAGGTGCAATAGGTTGTACGTTAAGTCATGTCAAATGTTTGGAATTAGCTAAACAAAGAAATTATGAGTATGTATTTATATGTGAAGATGATATTACATTTTTAGATCCAAAAACACTGTTAACTAATCTAACAAGTTTTTATGAAGATGAAAAAATAAATTGGGATATGCTAATTATAGGAGGAAATAATGTACCTCCTTACCAAAAAATAAATGATTTTTGTGTTCGCGTATTTTATTGTCAAACCACAACCGGATATATTGTAAAAAATTCATATTATGATACATTAATTAAGAATTTTAAAGAGAGTGCAACTCTATTAATGAAAACACCTACGGAGGAGGGCAAAAAAAAATACGCACTTGATATCTATTGGAAACGTTTACAAATACAAGATTTTTGGTTTATGATTATACCACCTACGGTAACACAATATGAAAACTATAGCGATATAGAATGCCGAAATACGGATTATACACACTTGATGTTAGATATGGATAAAGAATGGTATTTCTCGCAATTTCGTACATAGTGAATCATCTAGTTTTTTAATTGCAAAAAACTTGATAAAACAGTTTTATTTTTTTGTTCATATTCTAAAGTTCTCAAATTAGCATTATATTCGTTTTGCATTATACGCTGTTTATATTGCTGATCCTGTGATGATAATACGTTTTCTGCTTCTTCTTTTTCTAAAGGAGTTAATATCTGTTGTCCTCTTGCTCTAGCATATTGTTCAGTTGATGAATATAGAGGGACTTTATTAATATCTTTTTCGCTTACTGACAATACAGTTTGATCTTTATGGACTTTTCGTAAATCATCATATTTTAATTTACTAAAAGGATCGCATTGAACATAATCATCTTCATCGTCATCATATAATCTTGAACCAGAACCTCTATTTACTACTAAATTTTCCACACCACGATATTTCGATAGTGCAGAATTCTGCTTTTCCTTTACCTTTTCAAACATAATACCCATATTTTGTTTAGTTACATCACCTTCTATATGATAAGTAGGATCATCTTGAGTAAACCACTCATTTCGATTTGGATTTGGTTTGTTCGACATATTATCATCAAATAGTTTATTAAACTTTGCATTAAATTCTGTGGGAGACATTTCATCAATAACCGATTTTACTTTCCTTACTGAAGATTTATTAATATTATTTATATTAATTGGTTCATACTTTTGTTCTTCTGTAGAAACATTCCTATTTTGTTTTTGTTGGTTCTCATAGAATGTTACAATGATATCAAATGCCTTTTTATAAAATAAAAAATATTCGGCTCCTAGGCCTGATTTATCTGGATGTGTCATTAGGACGGTTTTTTTTGCTCGTTTTAAGTCTTCAACAGAAATGTTATAAGATAATTGAAACAGATCTAAAATTTCCGATAATTTATACATATGAATATTTAAATTATGAGTTTTCATGTCTATAATACTATTAAGATTTATTTTTAGCGTATTTTATGTAAAAATAATTTATTTATTCGATGTATATGACTTTGCCTATAATTACTGATATAAGAGATAGAAACCATTTTTTAGAACTTCTTCATACAAATCCAGGGTTGTTTTTAATAAAATTTGGTGCAGAATGGTGTGGTCCTTGCAGAACAATAAATCAAGGTGTTAAATACTATTTTGAAAATATGCCAGATAATGTACAATGTGCAATTATTGATATAGATATTAATTTTGATATCTATTCTTTTTTAAGATCAAAACGTGTTGTAAATGGTGTTCCTGTGATATTATGTTATATTAAGGATAATTTAACCCATGTTCCTAATGATTTAGTAATAGGAGCAGATAAAAAACAGATTATGGATTTTTTTATCAGATGTAATAATTTAACTACTGTTCAGGAATAAGGTCTATCCGTGTTTTTTGTATCCATTTGGATACAAAAGACAGGATAACCCATATCCTATTCGTGCATAAATACATTTATGCACGAATAGAGATTAATATATATTTATACATAGTCATTTAATTCTATTTTTTTATATAATGACATAATGTCACATATATTATCTAAAAATTCAACAAAACCTCTTTTTAATAATCTTTCATCGTTGTTTTCAATAAATTGTTCTAATATTCTTGCATAATTAAATATATCATACGTATAATGTTTTTTATATTTAAAAATGAAATTATATATATAATATCTGTAACCAAACCATTGATAAAAACATTCACAATATTTTGTATTAGATGAGTTATTAAGACTATTTTGTAGAGTTTCTGGGATTATTTGTTCAGCTATTAATTCTATTGGATTTGGATTATTAGCAAAACGCACATAATTACATATCATTGCGTCGCTAGGTTCAATGTCGTTTTCTTCACATAATACTATAAAATATTCTGCAAATGTTTCTAAAAATGATTTTGTACATATTTTATTAAATAAAATAGCATGCATATTTTCATCTATATTTCTTTCTAATATTTGTTTATTAATTCTACGTGTTTCTTCGTTTGAAAAATTATCAATTGCTATAATTAGTGTTTTTTTGTTTAATGGATTAAATTGTAGAAAATTAGGCACTAGTTGATAATCCGAATTTGTTCTAAAAATCTTGGTTTTTATAGAAAATGGATTATTAAAAGTAATATATTGCTCATTATGCTTTCCACCTACAGATACATATAAATTATCGATTTTTCCAAATGATTCTCGTATACTATTTATACAAGTTTTGAGATCTTTGATGTCTTCACTTAATATTTCATGTACATTGATTCTCGACATTGGAGAGGCTAAATTATTAGTAATTAATTTTTATTAATTACTAAAAAACAACAATTTAAATCAATTTTTCTTACTTTTTCTGGTGTGTTTGTTTTTTTTTCCACCTGCTAGTTTATTAGGTTCATTATTCATATTGTCCCGATTGTTTTGAAATGGTGATAATGGATATGCCTGTACGGGTTCAACCGGTGATGATGGTATACCAGGAATAGGGGGGATTAATGGGTTCATGTTTTCAGGTTCTACTTCTTTTTCTTGTACTGGTTGTGTAAATACAGGCGGAAGCATTGATGTTGCTGATGCTGTTTCTGAATCAATATCGTTTTTAAATGTGTCAGCATCCATCAATGTAGAATATGCTAATACTAATGATGTTATACCTATCATCCCATATGCTATAAATGGAATAGTATTATTTGGAGAATTTGTATCAATCATATATTATCTATAATATAAAAATATATTTTATATTTCGAAATTCCAATCATTATAAAGTCCACCTGCTAAAACATTATAGGCTGGTGTTGTTGAATACTTTTTATTATATTCATCTATTAAATCTCTTTTAATCACTTCATTTATATTCTTATTTTCTAACTGTTTTAATAGTTTTAATTGAGTATTGAACTTTGTAATATTAAACATTTCGTTTGTTTTTTCCGAAAAATTGTATCTATTATCGTAACCTTTTTTCTGATTATTTATTAAAATATTATCCTCTTCATCGAAAGATTTGCGTTGTTTTTTTGGTATTGAATCTTGCAAGGTTAGATGAGTATTTTTTGAATCTAGAAAAACTAGTGTTGTGTGTTTTTTACTATTTAACATAAAACTTATCAAAAAGGTTTTCCAAAACATCGTATAATAATAAAGTATATAATATTTTATTATTTATTCTTTATTTATTTTTCATTTTTTTTAAACTCTTTCATTTTTCATTCTAGTATCAACACATTTATTTGTCCATTTTTCTTTTTCTGTTTGTTTTATAGTTATACTGTTTTTAAAATGACGTTCGTATTGTTCGGGACTATCGAAAAAAAAGGTAGCTCCATCATGTCCGGTTTCACCAGTTGCTATTCTTACCTTAAAAAAAAGGTTCTCATTTGAAGATCCTACTCTATATTGGGGATATCTAGACCCTGTAATTGCGTCTCTTATCATATTTCCAGGTGTAACGTTTGTACTATATATTTCAATAGATTCTTTTTTACTGTTTATTTTTCGTGCTAATTTATGATATTGTTTGTCTATATTTTTCATTTCTTCTATTATTTTCTTTTGACGTTTTCTATTAGCACTCTTGGATGAATAAATGGTATCATCATCATCCATATACCCACTTTCAGGATTGAATGGTGTATAAAATTGTTCATTTGAACTGATGTCACTAGTACCATCATCCTCTAGATATTCTTCGACATAAGTCATTTTTGCTATTGCGAACTTCTCTGATTTTAAGCTTTTTCCTAATATACCATCTAAAATAATCTTTATATTTGTTTTATATATATTTATCATCGAATAGACCTAAAGAATTATTTTAGAATCACAATATATATGTCTTTTTTAAATATTGAATTAAAAAAAGCTGTTAGAAATTATTTAAACAATCCTGCAACCATTGTAGTTGAAGATAAAAACAATGAACTATTAGATCAAGATGAAATATATGATGGAATTAGTGATGATAATCACTCTAATAATTATTATATTAAAGACGATGATTTTCCAAAAAAAATAAGCATTGACAGAGAATTAAATAAACCAATAAATTTAAATATTTTGTTTTATAAAATTAATAAAACATTAGAATGGCCATTTGTTGTTTTTTATTTTCAAAAAAAGGCCTCTCTTTTTCAAACATCTTACCAATTTATTGAAAAAGAACTTAATCCCGATGTATTCAAAGAATTTATTGTTTTAGAAGAACCTGAAAAAGAACCTGAAAAAGAACCTGAAGAAGTAAAGGAAGAACCTGAAAAAGAACCGGAAAAAGAACACGAAGAAGAACCGGAAAAAGAACATGAAGAAGAACCTGAAGAAGTAAAGGAAGAACCTGAAAAAGAACCGGAAAAAGAACACGAAGAAGAACCGGAAAAAGAACATGAAGAAGAACCGGAAGAAGTAAAGGAAGAACCTGAAAAAGAACCGGAAGAAGAACCTGAGGAAGTAAAGGAAGAAACTGAAAAAGAACCGGAAAAAGAACCTGAAGAAGTAAAGGAAGAACCTGAAAAGGAACCTGAAGAAGTAAAGGATGAACAACCTCAAGAACAACCTCAAGAAAAACCTCAAGAACAACCTGTAGAACAACCTATAGAACAACCAATAGAACAACCTATAGAAAACCCTCAAGAACAACCTCAAGTTCAAATTCAAAACCCTACACAACCAATTCAATCACCACAACCAATTCAATCACCACAACCAATTCAATCACCACAACCAATTCAATCACCACAACCAATTCAATCACCACAACCAATTCAATCACCACAACCAATTCAATCACCACAACCAATTCAATCACCGCAACCCATTCAATCACCGCAACCCATTCAATCACCGCAACCCATTCAATCACCGCAACCCATTCAATCACCGCAACCCATTCAACAACCATTTCAACCTCAAGTTCAGATTCAAAATCCTACACAACCATTAATGCAAAATCCAAATCCACAGGATAAAAACATAATTGATATTCGCAATAAATACACTGGTGGCGATAATACATCAGATATAGAAAAAGTTTATTTAGAGGAATGTAATAAATTAATAGATGAGACCGTTAAGACGGTGAATAATGAGTTAAAATTGAAATATGAATATAATGGTTTCGAAGAATTAGAAGATTCGCAAACTATTGTAGCATTTTTTGAAAAAATAGACGATAATGAAATAAAATTGACCAATTCGGCATTCGCAATTATTAATGACATAACTAATAATAAAATAATAGATGCACCATTATCAGAGAAAATACTTAAATTATTTAATAAAAACCCAGGCTTATTAAATATGAAGGATGATGATGATAATAAGGTAGATAATAATCCTATCCCTGTTTACTTATGCAAACAATCAGGTTTATCATATGAAAACGTAGATACAAGTAATACAGAAACATCACCTGATACGGATCTAAAGGTTCATCATGATATATTTGGTGATGTTTATTTATTTACTACAGAACCAATAACTTCCCTTTTTAATGTATTCACAACTCCTATTAAACGTTTTGCTCTATTTACAGAGAATAGTTTTGTTATTGATAGTAAAATGGAGGTTTCTGATTATCTTCTTCAACATCAAAGTGAAAAAGCTACTATTTTTGAACATAAAACAATTTCTTTTAAGGAAGGAGGTCGTCAATACTGGGCAGTAAGATCTAAATTATTATTTACAGAAATACAAATGTAATTATTATACCGGATTATCATGTAAATAATTATCTAAAAATACATTTAAAACATCACTATCAACTTTGTCTTTTACATTATCGTAAATTTCATGATTTACTGGTTTTCGACTATATAAATCTTCAAAACTATTAATGTATTCATGAATAACCACTTTTTGGCTTTCATGACGAACACGCTGTTCTTCTTCAGCTTTTCTTAATAATTCTAAATCTTCCAATATTTTTTTGGCTTTCTCTGCTTCTTCCTTGTGTTTTTTTTTCAATTCTTCATCTTTTTCTTTTATAATGAGATGTTGCATTTCAAGTATATTATTGTTACTGTTCATTTGTTCTACTAAATCAATGTTATCATCATCATCAGATTCCTTTTCATCTTTATCTTTCAAATACCATTTATTACGAACTTCGCTCACACTAGTAATAGTATCACATATATCAGGTTTCTTTAATTTTTTGAAATTCTTAATACTTTCTGCATCTCTACCTTTAAATTTTGAATTAAATTCCTTTGTTATATTTTCAGGAATCATTGGACTTGTTTCCATTAATCGATCAAATTCTAAACGGCATATTTTAATAAATGGACCAGCGTCCATACGTTCTTTTGGAATTTTTGCTAATTCTATCCGTATATTGCGTGCAAATTTATCCCATGCGATTGATGATACCCTATGAGATTCATTTAATTCAGATATTTTTAAATATTGTTGTATAGTTGTAAGTATACCGATAAATATATTTATTCCACCGATAACCATTGGAGAATATGTTTGATATTGTAAGGGCAAACTGGTTTGTGCAAATGATGCAGTGCCACTAATTGTTGATAATACAATAGCGGGTATAGTAAACCAGGCATGCATATAGGAAAATTTTGCATGAGATCGTGCATTTAACCATTTATAACATTGTGCAATATCACACCATTCTACTAAAATTTTTTCGTTTTCTTCTGACCAATGTACTTTTTTATTACTGGTATCGGGTGAATTTTCTGAATCAATGGTAGATTTTTTTTCATCACTGCCACGTATTTTTGTGGATTTTTTACTTTCGCTTGTTATTGAAGCTGATGATTCATTATCATTGGTTTTTGACATTTGTATATGGATATTGTATATTATAGTTAGAAAATCAAATTTATAAATAATTTGATTTTATAAAAATCATAGGTTACCTTACTTATTCATTATCATCATCTGAATCTATTTTTATAGTGATATTTATATCATTATTTTTATTATCCTCGCTGTTAGTAGGATTTGGTATTTCTAAACCACTAATAAATTCAGTATCTTCTAAAATATTTTCAATGTTGACATCTTCACCAATGATATAAAATCTCTGTAATCTATCCTGTTCTCCAATATCGTCTATAGAAAAGGTCCGATTAATATTAATATTTTCTTCGATTTCGCGATAAAATTCCTGCATTCTTAAAAATAAACGATTTAACTGTCTTTTTTCAGAAAGATGAAAAAAGGATACATAATTTACATATAATAATATTTGTTCTTTCAATATGCGATTTTCATATTCTAAAGTATTCAAAAAATTAGAAATGGAGAACCCAATTTTATGATTTTCGTTATAGTGATCAACCGCGTTTATTTTATTAGTTAATTGGAGATATAGTTTATTTATTAATAAAAGAATATTGGAATGCACATCCTTAATATCTTCTATTTTATATTCCTGAAATGGCTCTAGATCTTTATAAACAGGATATGACTTTAGCTCTAGCTCATTAATGTCTAAATCTTTATTATTTTCTTTAATATAATTAATAATTATATTATACAATTTATAATAATCACAATACATCCGATTATTTAATAATGTACGAAACCTATCTACGTGTTCTAATTCTAACGCAAATGTTTTATATTGAAAATAAAAGGAATCAAGGCAGAATAAAAATATTTTATTAGTATTTGTTTTTACAAGCTCATTATATTGTACCTTTAATTGTGATAATTTATCACAAACTACAGATTTTACTTTTGCAATCTCTTTTTTTAATGTAATAATGTTCTCAAAATCTGTTTTTAATTTTTCTATATGAAAAGCATGATTTATTGCCATCTTTTATATATAATTAGAAAATAACATTTATAAAATTCTGTAATATAGAAATACTGAAATGAAATATATAATGATATGATATAATTATGTATGATATTATTATTATAGGTGGGGGAATTGCTGGGTTATATAGTGCCTACAAAATTACAAAACTAGACTCTTCTAAAAAAATACTATTATTGGAAGCAAATGATCATTTAGGTGGTAGAGCTAATAATGTAAATTTTCATGGACAATCTATTCCTATTGGTGCTGGTGTTGGGCGAAAAAATAAGGATAAATTATTAATACAGTTATTGGATGATTTAAATTTGAAGTATAATGAATTTACCACAGGTTCTCAATATGCTTCAACAATTAATCCATCATGTAATGTAAAAGAAATGTTTATGTATTTAAAACATGAATATAATCATGAAATAGATAAAAATAAAAACTTCAAACAATATGCCAAACCAAAATTAGATAATAAATATTTTAAGAATGCTTATGAAAATTTTATAGTTTGTTCAGGATATACTGATTATGAGAACGAGGATGTATATGATACATTACATTATTATGGTTTTGATGATAATTATAGAAAATGGAATGCTATGGGTATTTCCTGGAAAAATTTAGTAGATACACTTTCTAGAAAAATAGGTTCTCACAATATCAAAAAATCTTCTTATGTGAAAAGGATAAATAAGAATTCAGAAACCGAATATGAAATAATATCATCACAAAGCAAATATTTATGTAAAAAGATAATTATAGCAACAGAAATAGAAGGTTTGCGTAAATTATTACCAACTGAAACATTATATAATCAAATAAAAGGACAACCCTTTTTACGTATTTATGGAAAGTTCTCGAAATCATCATCTTTAATTATGCATGAGAAATGTGAAAAAACAACAATAGTTCCCGGACCCTTGCATAAAATTATACCCATGAATCCTGAAAAGGGAATATACATGATAGCATATACAGATAATGCTGGGGCAAAATTATTGGAAAAAAATAGAGAAAATAGAGAACTTATATGCAAGTTATTAGAAACTGCGTTAGAAATACCACAAAATACTTTAGAATTAGATGATATTATTGATTTTTATTGGGAAAATGGTACACACTATTTTTTACCACTAAAAGGTGGATTTAAGACACGTAAGGAATATTGTAATGTAGCACAAAAACCGGAAAAAAATATAAGAGTAGTTGGAGAACTTATAAGCATGAATCAGGGATGGGTTGAAGGAGCATTAGAAAGCGTAGAAAATGTAATAGAAAAAGAATGGATAAAGAATGGATAAAGAATGAACAAAAAAATGAACAAAAAATTGAAAAATATTATTACAACAACATAAAGTATTATTAATATACCTATTATTAAAATGTCACTTAAATCAATAACTAATATTGATAATACAGATATTATTATTCATATAAATAATAAGATTTTACCACTTACAAATTTTGAAGAAGATGAATATTTCGGTATTATAAAAACAAAAATATCAAAAACAAAATTAATAAAAACACCCACTTTCCTTTTATTTACTATTGATAAAACCTCATCCATGTCAGAATCAGCATCAGGACGGTCTACAAAAATGAATCATGTAATACAAACATTTGTAAATATGATGAAATATTTATCAACATTGGATACCGAAATATATATACAGGTAAACACATTTAACACCGAAGTTGAAATATTGGTTGAATGTTTAAGGATAACACATGAAAATGTTGAAGCAATTATTAATAAAATAAAGAATATAACGACTTATGGATCTACTAATATTGGAGAAGCACTTCAATTCGCTAATGAAACTCTTACAAATTATGAAAAAGAAAACGAATCACATCAAATTGCACATATATTTATGACTGATGGAGATCCAACCAGTGGTGAAACTTCACATAAAGCTCTCGCGGATATGATAAATGAAAAATTTTATAATATATTTGTCGGATTTGGATTTAATCATAATGTAACCTTACTTTCAATGTTAGGTGATAAAAAAAATTCAGAGTATCAATTTGTAGATAATATCGAGAACACGTCATTAATATATGGTGAAACTATTCACCGTTTTATTTATCCTGCATTAAAAGACGTTGAATTACGTATAGAAAATGGCTTGATTTATGATTGGCAAACGAATACATGGACGACCAAAATAACAGAATCAATTATTATTGGCGAAATCGAAAAGGTGCATCATATTAAAACAAAAGATCCTATTGGTGTATCTGTATCTATTTTTGGAAGAATTGCGTCAATGCCATATGATTTTAACACAAACGAACAGGGTAATGATATCGATTTAAATAATAAAATTCACTTATTAGAAACAGCTACTATTATTCCGTATTTAATAGATATGGAAACAAATAATATTATATCAGATGATCTGACAAAATATGCTTTTCGACAGAAAGTTCAAGAATTATTATTTGAAGCTAGAAATTATTCTTCTTCAAAAAGAGGTGAAAAGGAAAATTATAAGAAATCCTTGAAGAATGTTTTCCGTATTATACGAAAATATATGCGTATTAATAATTTAGAAGACGATGGTTTATTAAACATGTTATGCGATGATATTCATATCATGTACCGTACTGTTGGTAGTCATTATGGTGAGTTATATGCTGTTTCGAGACATACTTCTCAAGGTAGACAAAGAACATATAATACAAATTCATTAAAATCAAACGGCGTAGAAGATGATTTTGATAATTTAATTAGTAGGAAATTTCCACAGACACCAAAATTATCCAGAAGCATGAGTATTCCTCATCATATAACTGATCCTTTTAATATTAAAGATTCGGCAGATATTATTAATGATGATCCGTTTTATAAGTATAAAGAATCGGGATTATTTGTTCCTCCTGATAATAATTCAAAAGATCAAATAAAAGATATATATCATGATTCCGATTTTATAAAAGAAGATGAAATAGATTGTTATTTATCTTTAGACCAGATAACAACATGTTTTGCAACACCAGATATATTAAATACATTAAAATTTATGAGTCAACCAAGTAAATAAAGAACTGTCGATAATTTATGGATAATAAATACATAAAACAAATGATATATTATCTAATACTTAGAAAAATACTCAAAAATTGTCCCAATTTAAATGTTCAAAGGTGTATAAAAGTACATACAAGCATGGTAAATAATACAACAAAACAATTGATTTTATGTTTATTATTTTTAAGTTAATTATCAAGAAACTTTAGAAAAATGAAATCTTTTTTATAATAATTATATTGTATAAATATATATAATTATGACTGATATTACTAAAACTGTTCAAGATTATGTCGATGTTATTAGAGATATCGATCTTGAATTTATAAACACATGTGCTGTAGCAGGTGGATTTAATTTACCCAAACAAGAAGTTTTAAAACATCTTAAAATTGATAGTATATTTAATAGACTATTTGAAATTGCTGATAATAACCTTGTTTTTGCTAGTGAAATGGGTGAGGGTAAACCAGAATATAATAATGTTAAATTTACTCAAGCAAACAACGCAAAAATAAGGGGGTTAGAACTTATACATGTTCCCGATTCCTCTGCTATAAATGATACATGTGTTTTAACATCATCTATGTTTATAGGCGAAGCATTAGGAATAAATAGTGGTAAATATACGGTAGAACCTGGAAAAGGTCGCTATAAACTAGTCCCTATTGATGATCATGGTAATTTAATTGCAAGTATCCATTTATCAGGAGATGGTCCAGCTGGTGATAAAGAAAAAGAACCAAAAACAATAGCAAATTTTATAAAATCACATTTACCTAACGACAAAAATATTTGCATGTTTTGCGGAGATACCAATATTACTACATTAAAGACACCAGGAGAACCATCAAGGCAAGAAATTGGAAAACAGATTGCTAGTGCTTTACATAAACTTAATGATAATGAATGGGTAGTTTTTATGAGTGATTTAAAGGTAGATAAAATGCGAAGCGGATTTGTCTTATATAACCAACAATTAAAAAAATCTACTTATCCAGAAGAGGGTAAAGATTCATCAGAAGCAGATGGAACAATTTTTGCTATTAAAATTTCTCATCAATCAGCTATTGATGGAATTCTAGCAGATATTCCTTCTCATTATAGTTGTTATACTAAAGATGGAACTGTTAAAAAAAGCACGGTTGAAAGTATCGAACCAATATATACATTTTCTGGAGATAATTCATTAGATAGTAATGGTCAAGTTATAGAGAAAATATTTTTAGACCATTCTGTCTTGCAACTTTCTGCAGATAAATGTAATACATTATTATCACCTATCATTTTGCCTACTGATATTAAAAATGTTATTGTACTAAATATGGGTTCTATTGCTAATTCTGGTCAAAAGAATTGGAATACAAATAATATTGATTCATATGATGAAATTGTTAAGGCAGATAAAGCATTATATGATGTATTAAAAGTTCATGAATCAAAATTACCTGAATTTGATAAAATAGTTGGTTCAAAATTTCTGAAAGAGCATCCAAACGCAAAACCTGGAGTTGATAAAGTTAAAATAACTGTTTCTCAAAGTGATTATGAGAATATGAAATCAAAATTTACAGCAATAATAGAATCATTAAAACATAAAATTAACCGAAATTCTGGTGGAAAAAGAATATCTAAACGTCAAATGAGACATAGAAGTAAATCAAGAAGTAAAAAAATGAAAAATCTGTAAAAACAGAAAATAAATGATTTATATTATATTATTATGTCTGAAACAAGATAAAAAATATATAGTTGATTATTATATTTCAATGGAACAAGAAATTCCGTCTAATTTTCGAACCTTATTAGTTGATTTCCTTAAGGATTTATCTATAACTTATTCCGATTATTCGTATCTATGGTCAAAATGGTTACAACCTGATGTTTCTGATGATGAAATAAAAACAGTATTTGAACATTGCATGAAAGTTTATCCTGAAAGATTCTTTGATATTCTTTATCAAAATGAGGATATTTTTAAGGTCGATAGTGAAATAAATGTCTTTTTTATTCCTAATGTTAATTTTAAGCTATTATTAACTTGTGAGGGTGTCACTGAAACAACAAAAAAGTCTATATGGAAATATTTACAATTAATATTATTTAGTATTGTTGGAAATGTTAAGGATAAGGCATCATTTGGGGAAACGATGAATTTGTTTGAGGGTATAAATGAAAATGATTTACAAGAAAAATTAAAGGACACAATGAGTAGTATAACGGATTTTTTCAGTAAAATGGAAAATAAAAGTACTGAACCAAATAGTGAAAATGAAGGAGAAATGCCCGATTTTGGAAATGCTAGTGAACATTTTAAAAACATGTTTGAGAACATGGGAAATAGTGGTGATGACTTTAAAATGCCGTTCTCCGGTATTCCTAATATGGAGAATATTCATGATCATTTGAAAACATTATTTGATGGTAAGATCGGTAAATTAGCAAAGGAATTAGCAGAGGAGGTTTCTGATGAATTTTCTGATTTAATAGGTGAAGATATGAAGGATGTTAAAGGAACAACTGATGTTATAAAGAAATTAATGAAAAACCCTCAAAAAATAATGGAATTAATGAAGAAGATTGGTGGAAAACTTGATTCAAAAATGAAAAGTGGTGAAATTTCAAGAGAAGAATTAATGAAGGAAGCTGGAGATTTGATGAATACAATGAAAGGAATGGGTGGTCAAGATCAATTTAATGAAATGTTTAAGAAAATGGCCAGTAGTATGGGAATGGGAAAAAATGTAAAAATGGATACAAATGCATTAGACCGGATGACAAAACAATCATGTATGCGTGATAGAATGAAGGCAAAATTGGATAAAAAGAAGCAACAACAACTGGTGGAATTAGAAAATAAAAAGGAGGAAATCAGAAAGCGTGTTGAAGAACAGAAGATACTTCAGGCAAAGTACTCTCTTGATGTAAAGGATTCGCCAGATAATCTTGCATTTCGTTTGGCTGGCGAGGAATTACAGGAAAAATCATTGGCTAATTCGTTTATTCATCCTGATTTATTAAAAGAGACAGAGAAACCAAAAGAGAATTCTGGTGCGAAAAAGAAGAAGAATAAAAAAAAGAAATAAATACAAAGAAAACATAATAAAAAATTGAAATCTTTTTATTATATTTATTAATTGATACCAACAACACAACAATAAGATAATCATAACAAAATGACAGAACTATTTTTGGAATCTACTTCTTCATTCGACAATCATACAGTTACTATTTCAAGTGCATTTGAGCAAATGAGTAAAGGACAAGATTATGTTTGTAATGGAAAAGGAGTTGATTCCCATACCGGAGAAGAATTCGAATGGGCACTTTTGAATGATGGACATGGTACGAATACCTGTATTCAGTTTATTCGATCCATTCCTATAGAAAAAAAATCAGAACTAATGGGTACTTTGGAACCAATACATGCTTTCGCAAAACACATTGATGATTCGCGAAAAATACATCCATGGGACTCTACGGGAGCAACTGTCCTTATTACTAAATGTTATAAGGATAGGATAGTATGCTTATCATCCGGTGATTCTCAGTTTATGGTATTTAAAGATGGAGATCTTATTCATATTAGCAAGGAACATAATACATCTAATCAAGAAGAAAGACAACGCATTATTGAGAAGGGTTATAAAATTGAACCAAGCTCTGCGTTTAAATTGCTATCAGAATCAACGATGACGTCAGCATCAGCGGAATATATAATTTTCCCAAATGATCAACGAAAATTAGCCTGCACACAAGCTCTCGGGCATAATTCGAGAACCGGATATTTTCCAGAAAAAATAGTAATTCCATTAGAGGGAGGCTCATCATATAGGATAGTAATGGGTAGCGATGGCATATTTGACATGACCATGTTAGAAAACAAAGAAGATATCCAATTTCTACAAACGAAATCCAGTCAGGAAATTTGCAACAAATCAACAAATCGTTGGCTGCAAGAATGGGTCGGACATATGCCAGATGGAAGCATTGAAAAATTTAAATGGGATAAGATAAATTGTGATGATGTGTCAGTTATTGTGATAGATGCTGTGCCAAAATAAAAAAAACAAGAAAAAAGAATACAAAAATATGTATATATTGTAAATAATGTACTTTTTTTTATTATTTCTTTCACTTTTATTAGTTAGTTCTATATCTAAGCAATATGATATAAAACAATCAGAGATATGTGTTCGTTTAAGTGCTGCAGCATATTGCGAAGAAGATACTTATCCAACTATTAAATTCGATGGACCTGCTTCCGAATTTATTCTAACAGATACTATTTACTCTTATAAGACCGATATGCTTGGGTTTGTAGGGATAATACATGAATTGAAAACAATATATGTATCTTTTCGAGGTTCATCATCATTAATGAATTGGATGGATGATTTTGAAATTAAAAAAGTACCCTATACTACCTTTTTACCAGAATGCAATAAGTGTATGGTTCATAATGGTTTTTTTATCACTGCATTAAGCGTAAGAAACCAAACAGTAGATTCTATAAAGAGATTAAAGAGAAGTTATCCAAAATATGAAATAATATGTACTGGACATTCTTTAGGAGCATCAATAGCACAATTAATATCCATGGAATTAAATCGATTGAATTATATTTCAAGCGTTTATAACTATGGACAGCCTCGGGTTGGAGATATTCGATTTTCTGAATTTGTAAATAAAAAGATAGAAGGTTTCTGGAGGTTTAGTCATAATCGGGATATTGTTGTACATATTCCTATTGGAAGTCTTCAATATTATCATTCTTGTGGTGAAGTTTTCGAAGATGAATATGGGAATTTAGGAATATGTAGCGATATTGATTGTGAAGATATTCATTATGCGGAAAAATTTAGTCTACAACAAACAAATTCGCAAGATCATATGATATATTTAAAATATCCAATGGATTGTTTATAATTAAATATAATAAAAAATATTCTAGTAATATATAGAACGATGTCTACACCTGGAACTGAAACTGTATCTACAGATGTAGCTACAACTGCAGGTAAAGAAGGAGAAGCAACTGAAGAAGCAACTGGAGAGGGAATTGGAGGAACAAAAGGCGGTAAGAGCAAAAAAGCCTCCAAAAAAGGAGGCAAAAAGAGCCGTAGGGTTAATAGTGCTGCGAAAAGCTGGGTTAAATTCGTGGGTGAAATCTATAAAAAAAATCATTCAAAGAATTCTAACTACAAATACAAGCAAGCTATGAAGGATGCTTCTAAATTGAAGAAGAAGAATAAATCATTGAAGATGTAAAGTATTTTCTACGTATATTAAAAATGGGTTTGTTTAAATATATAAATTTCAAGATATTTCTAATAAGTTTAGCACTTGGGCTTTTTGCAGTTTATATGACTGCTCCTGATACTCGTAAAATTTATGTTTATCCTACACCCGAAAATATAGATGTTCTCCAATATCGTGATAAAACAGATAGCTGTTTTTCATTTGTTCAAAAAGAAGAAGTATGTCCAAGTGATGAAAGCAAAATATCAAAAATACCTATGCAATCGTAAGCGTATGATATAAACACTATTTTAGAAATTTATATTATACTAATGTATAATATAAAATGAATATTAAACGTTTATTAGATACTGAAATGGGCAAAATTGTAATATCCGCTATTTTAGGCCTTGGTTTAGCAAGTTTATTTAATAAAGTTTGCAAGGATAAAAATTGCATAATTTTTAACGGACCTGTATTAAGTGAATTCGAAGGAAAAATATACAAACATGGTGAGAAATGTTATAAATATTCATTACAACCAAGTAAATGTGATAAAACAAAACGTATTATTGATGTCTCTGATCCTAATGAAATAAAGGGAACCTAGGGAAGGGAACCTAGGGAAGGGAACCTAGGTTCCCTTTCGAACCCTCCTATTATAAAGGTTTTAAGGAAGGGGTTATTATAAAGGTTTTAAGGAAGGGGGTATTATAAAGGTTTTAAGGAAGGGGTTGTTATAAAGGTTTTATGGAAGGGGGTATTATAAAGGTTTATTTTAGGAGGGTTTAGAAGGGAACCTAGGTTCCCTTCGTTAAACTATATAATATTTAGTTATTTGATATTGTATAGTTTCAATGGAAAATATAACAAGAATAGCAGATTTACCCGATCCAGCAAGTGGAGGTTTGCAAAATAAATTTAATCCTAACATGCAGCAACCACCAGTTACGAATGGTTATGTACCTATAAATGTACACCCTAATCCTTATGGTATTTCTGCGCAAAATCCAATAATGGAACCACCTGTTCAACAAAAACAGCAATATATATCAGAAGAACAGCTTGCACAAATTCAAGCAATTCAACAACAACGTCTGCCATCAAGAGATATACCTCATGATCAATCAACATACCTACACGATGAAGAAACAACACCGAACTTTATTCCGAAACCAACACAAATAAAAACAGACTATGTTCGAGAACATGAAGATATGACAGAAAAAAATCTGCGTGAATATGAAGAAAAAAATCGCAAGGAGAAGAAATTGGATATGATTTTAACCGAATTTCAAACACCTATTTTTATTATGGTATTATTCTTTCTTTTTCAATTACCAATGGTAAATACTTTGGTTTTCAAGAGGTTCTCTTTTTTATCTATTTATAACAATGACGGAAATTTTAATTTCAATGGATTAATTTTTAAAAGTATACTTTTTGGTATGTTTTTTTACAGCACACTTAAATTTACAACATTTTTGAGTGAATTTTAGATAGCATTTTTCGTGCTTTCTGGTTTTTCTCCTATTAATCACAGATTTTGATTTTCTACTAAGGTTTTGTAGTGGTTTAAAAAAAAATATCTCCTAAAATGTCATTATAATAATAGAATAGATATTATTATAATAATTGAGAACATTGAAAAATTAAAAAAACGGCAAAACCCCCTTTTGTTTTTGTGTTTTCTTTTTTTTAAGAAAATTTATAATGGAGACCTTCTGTGTTTTATTTTTCCTATTTTTCCTATTTTTCTTTTTACTTTCTAATATGGTAGCTACATGTATAGAATCTTTTTTATTTGTTTCCATTTCTTTTTCTGTAATTTCCTTGTTCTTTTCTAATTTCGAAGGAACATATTTTAAAAACCACATTTGATATTCTTTGCTTCCGCGTTCTTTTGATAATTCCTTATATTTTAATGCTTTTTCTGATCTTATGTCTTCAAGAGTCATTTGTTTACCATAACAATCAAGAGAGAATCTTTTTAATAATCCTATTTGTGCCAGTCTATTCTTATCTTCAACATTAAATAAAAACTTTGCCATACATAATAGTCTATCCTTATTATAATTTTTATTATCAATGTATAAAAAACTCAAATAAAATGCTAAAATAGTATCAATAGTTGCAACATTTATTTCATTATTATCAACAATAATCTTATTATAACTATGACACGCGATTGGTTTGTAAATATATGCTATTGATGATTTTCCTACTTGAATCTCAACATGGTAAGGTATAATTTCTCCAATAGGATCATGGTTTATAATGCTAATTTTCTTAAATCCTTCACGTTCTAACGACTCTTTTAATATTGTTGCACATTTATTAGGTTCTTCTGATAAAACATCAAAATCGGGTATTTTCTTAACTATATGTTTTTGATCATCAGACATATATTTTGAATATAAGCTTGTGGCATATCCTCCAAAAAAAATAACACCTTGATCTATCAACGAATTTCTAGTTGATATATATAATTTTTCAGATTGATCACTATTTAAATCCGATTTACGCTGAAAGTCGATTGTATTGCATTTACTATTCGTTTTTATTGGATAATGTTTATTTAATAAAGATAGGCGTTTAAATACCTTTTCCCATCGCGATACATCACCATCTGGTCTTGATAATTCTAAATACATAGCCATTCTTAAAAAATCAGGTGGTGCATAATAAATCCCTGCTATTTTAATAGAATCTCTTGAAATAGATTCAAATATCATCTTATTTAATTGTGTAATATCAGCTATTGGAATAAAATTAACAAATACTTTAAATGTTCCCATATGAACACCTGCTTTTGCTTCTACATCTGTATAACCAGCTTTAAAATATATATCAGCCAATTCTTTTGAATCTTCTAATGCATTAGAAGAGTAAAAGTCATAATCAGGAATTTCAATATCTCTATTATAGAATTGTGCGAATTTCGGCAAAATGTTATTTATAGCAGTTCCACCATAACATACCAATTTTTTACGAATAAGAAAATCCTCCACGATTTTTAACATTTGTTTTATTTCATCATTATTAATGTTTTTAACACCTTTTTTTATTTCACTTTCATCAACTGCATTTCTTAATATTTCTAATTCACAGTCATGAAATGTCATATTATCATCACATAAATCAGATTTAAATTTTTTATATAATTTTTTTATTTGTATTTGTGAATCAAATTTTTTACTTTTTGACATAATTTCTTATACTTTAATTAGATATATTTTCTTGTTCTAAATAATTTTGTAATCCAGTAATAGAGATTAATCTAGTAGCCTTTTAAAATATGGTATAGCAACCGCTAAAGAAACAAATGCACTACCGTTATCATCAAAAAACTCTTCATACTTATTTAGTTGATCATCATTTTTATAAAATCGAAAAGCAGGAATTTGCGATGAATATTTTAATACAAAATCACTAATATTTGGATTTTGCGAATTGTCATTTTTTGTATTAGGAATAACATATTTTATTGTTTTTACATCAGTAGTAATATTATCATTATTAATATTTATAGGAGTAATACATTGTTCCATTACTTCTGAATATCGTAATAAATTTAAATCTTCGCCACCAGTTTCCATATTTATATAATTTATTAAATCATAACATGTCTTATTATTATCATCACAAGGAGTATAAGTTCTATAATTACGGTCAATCGTTTTATCAACACATAATATTATTTTACCCATAATATCAGAAAGTGGAGTTAATTTTGTAACTTGTTTAGCAATAATTTCATCATTTTCCGTTTTACTATCTGTGTATAACTTTGGTTTTATTGTACTATCTAATGCTGTAGCAATTGCTTTATATGCATCTTTTTTATTTGATTTAATTCTTAAATTAATAAACATTGGATCATCACGATTTGTACAAGATTGCGAAAAAGCATTTGTAATAATAGTTGTTAATACTTTTTCTAATAATATGCTATTTTCAGAGTTTATAGTAGTGAATGTATTATCGGTAGAGTATGCAACTTCTGCAGTATATATTGTAACAGCATTACCTTTATCATCAGTTTTAGTTTTACCAACATAAAATACCTCGAAATCTAAAAATCTGCAACCACGACCTATTACATATTTAATCATATCCAAATTTACATAATTACCAGTTAGAGCTGTATTGTAGGATGCTTTTATGCAGTATTCCTTTAAAGGGAGTTTTGCATTACTAGAACTCTGTAATTTTACATGATTTTTACTAATTAATTTATCAATTTCAGTTTTATCAGCAGTACCAGACAAAGAAAAATTTTCACTTACTATTTCCCTTTGAAGTAAAGCACGAGACTTTAATAATCTTAATATTATATATATTAACAGTATCAATACAATAACAATCAATATTTTTTTAATTAAACTCATTTAACTATATATTCTATATATAAACAAATATAATAAAAATATATATTATTTCATATATATAATTAATGGCTGGTGGTTTACTAAATATTATATCTGTGGGAAATAATAATGTCTTTTTAACAGGTAATCCTAGCAAAACTTTTTTTAAAACAACTTATGCAAAATATACTAATTTTGGCCTTCAAAAATTTCGAATAGATTATGATGGTTTAAGAGACTTGCGACTTAGCGATTCATCTGTTTTTACATTTAAAATACCTAGATATGCTGAACTTCTAATGGATACCTATTTGGTTGTAAATTTACCCGATATTTGGAGCCCTGTTTATAATCCAACAGATGATACAAATCTCTTATGGGTACCATATGAGTTTAAATGGATAAAGGATTTGGGTACACAAATGATACAGAAAATAGATATAACCTGTGGATCTTTTTTATTACAATCATATACCGGTGAATATTTAGCAGCTATGGTAGAGCGAGATTTTACAGCCGATAAAAAGAATTTGTTTAATGCTATGTCCGGAAATATCCCTGAATTTAATGATCCCGCAAATGCATTTGGTAGAATGGATACTTACCCTAGTGCATTTTTTACTCCAAATACTGCTGGTGCAGAACCATCTATTCGTGGACGTACATTATATATACCAATAAATACATGGTTTACATTAAATAGCACTTGTGCGTTTCCATTGATATCATTACAATATAATGAATTAACTATTACAGTAACATTACGACCTATACAAGAATTATTTGTAATACGCGATGTTTTTGATAATCAATATCAGTATCCTTATGTGCAACCGGATTTTACTCAAAATAGGTTTCAATTTTATCGTTTTTTACAAACTCCACCCAGTGTTTTTATTGATCCATCCTATAATCCAGTATTCAATTCACAAAATTATTCAAGTACGTGGAATGCTGACGTTCATTTATTATCTACTTATTGTTTTTTATCAAAGGAAGAGGCAAAAAAATTTGCATTGGAAGATCAGGTATATTTAGTAAAAGATGTAATAAGATATAATTTCGAAAATGTAACCGGATCAAAACGGTTGCAATTAAAATCATCAGGGATGGTATCTAGTTGGATGTATTTTTTACAACGCAATGATGTATATTTAAGAAATCAATGGTCTAATTATACCAATTGGCCATATGAAACAATGCCTTCAAATATTTCAATTGGACAACAAGGATCTACTAATTCAGAAGTTATATATATAAAGAAAATCTTATCTGGCGTACCCATTGATATTTCTTATGGTATTGATGTTCATCCAAATGGTGAAATCACAACAGGTATAAACACAACAGGTATATATCATCCAGAAAATCAAAAAGAAATATTAACAACAATGGGAATATTATTAAATGGTGAATATAGAGAAAATGGCCTTATGAATGGTATTTACAATTATGTTGAAAAATATACACGAACACCGGGTTTTGCAAAAGAGGGTTTATATTGTTATAATTTTTGTTTAAGCACAAGTCAACATGAAACACAACCATCTGGTGCATTAAATTTAAGTAATTTTAGGACAATTGAACTTGAAATAACTACAACTTCCCCACCATTAGATCCTATAAATTCCAGTTTTGATATCATTTGTGATTTAAATGGTATTGCAATCGGTGTAAGAAAATCCAACTGGAAATTGTATGATTATAATTATAATTTTACACTATATGAAGAACGATATAATATTTTATCATTTATTAGTGGAAATTGCGGAATGTTATATGCAAGGTGATTGAATAACTTATACAATTATATATTATAATCAATAAATATATAATGGTAGATACAAATAATATTGAGGATAAAATATTTAGTGAAAAAAATGGGAACTTTCAGACTATGAATATGATTTATAAGATAAAAAAAATAAAAAAGAAAAAACGTGTGGACAATCCAAAAAAAATACCCTTTCCTGAAGTTCTTACAAATATAAAAAGTGATGAACCAGTATTCGATAAAAAAGTATCAACAAAAGAGGGTTTTGGATTTAACGACGATGACTGGGAGGGTTATGATACTGTTAAGGATAAATTTGAAGATATAGGTGGTAAAGATCCAAAACAGGTTTTAATAGATTTTATAAATAAAGTTTATGATTCCACTGTGAAATATAATAAACAAATAGCAAAAACAATAACAAATAAAATATCAAAAACAGAAGTAGCCAAAGAGGCAGGTACAAAAGTAAAAGACGAAATATCCAAATTTAATAAATCCCTAGGTGGTAAAGAACTATCTAAAAAATATGATGAAGGTGATGAAAACGCTGATGAAAAAAAAGTATATAATTATTTATGCGTTCTTGAAGCATTAATATTCAGTAGTTTTGTAGTTAATAATTGGTATTTTTTGATGTACTATAACAAAGGAGATGATGGAGTTGATAAATTTGAATTATTTGATTTTTCTGTTGATAAAATAAAAAGATTATCTAATGATTTTTTATCAAATAAAATTTTAAAATATATTGTATTATATTTTATTGAATATGCATTAATATTTCCGACAGCATTAGAATATTTTTTAATTAATATATTTCCAAATTATTCAGCAAAATTTTTTAACCATACATTTTGTTATATAGTACTTTTCTTTATAATATTTTTTGTAAGTTATAATTTTGCATGGGGATTGAAGCAATTTTTAATTGACGTTATTAATTTTAACATTTTTAAGTTTAAAGGAAAAAAAAATATTGTTCCACTGCTAATGTTTATTGCAGTTGTTATTTTGTATTTAATACCAGACACTACATCGTATTCTGGTATTTTTGCTCCAAAAGATACTAAAGATCGTGAAAAAAATATTATGGAAAAGGATTTTGCTGATATAAAATCTCGCCTTGAATATATAACTAATTTACAAGACGAAGGTAAAAAAGTTGATCCTAGTTATCTTCGTGGATTAAATAATAAACAAAAATTATCAAATGATTATGCTGAAAGAATAAATAAAAATTATACTGGAGGAGCTCCAGGCCTCCAAGAAACAGCAGGAGGTATGATGAGTGTTTTAAAACTAATTTGGAACGTGATACGATTTATGATAATTATTACAATAAGTGTACCTTTAGGTGGTATATTTTGTGGTGTTTATTTTATTTTTTATTCACTATATGCTATGTTTTATTACTGTAATATGGATTTTAACAAAACATATGAAATATTTACAGATATGTTAAAATTTTTGGATAATCATAAGGTAGATTTTAATAAAAATGCAGCAGAAGAACAAACCTTTTTTGAACAATTAATGCAAAGGTTCAATGAATATTTCGAATATATGTCAGATAATTTTTTTATTCTTGTATATTTATTCACTTTTGTTTATTTAATAACAGATACTCAAAAAAAAATCACAAATACTACATTAAGGAATACTCTTTATATTACAGAATTATCGATTATTTTTTCAATAGTAGGATATTTGATTTACGTTATAAGATCTAAATACAAAGTAAATTCTATTCATGAATTAGCTCAGATATTAAAGAACAATACTCCAATTGAAAAAGATTATGGATTATCTGCTGATATGTTTAATGTAGCTAATATGGGTGTTTACGGTGTTACAATTATTGGGTTATTACGTATAGGATTTCCAATAATAAAAACATTATTATTTACATAAATATTTTATAAATTGTTTTTTTTGTTTTTTTTTGTTTTTCTTTTTCCACCAAATTCGGATGCAAATGGAACAGAAGAATTTTTAAATCTTTTATTAACCTTAGGAGTACTAAATATTGACGGTTTTTCTTTTTTTTTATTTAAATCAGTAATTGGATAAGTATAGGCAACTTGAGCATTATCAAATTTTTCTCTAATTGTTCCTCTTAATCTACTTGCAGCGTCTCTAACTAATGATTCGCCAGGAAAAGGACCCCCGAATAACCATGATCGATCTGGATCTGGTTTTCTATTTAATTGCAATGGGTTTGTTCGGAATGGTTCTGCTTTTGGCACATCTAATGGATAGCTCAATGTTGTTCCATTTAAATTATATGCACCTTCACCATTTTCACCCAGATAATCATTTCTATTTTCATAAGCTACATTAACCTTTTCAGTTGGATCAAATATATCAACATTAGTTGCATTTACAAATGGAACCGCTCTTGCTCTTTGTAAAAAAGGAAAAATCGTGGTTATATTTCCTTGTTCAAATGCTTTTCTAGATAATTTTTCTACAATATTATTACCTTGTAATCTATCTATATTCACATCCCCGGTAGGAGGAAATAATGTTCTTGCTGTATTTATTTCTGTTTCCGTAATATTTGCTGCATTCTTATTTAAAATTTTTTCAATATAATTTAATTTGTTTTGAATCAAGGCTCTATTAACTATAGTTTGTCCAGTTTTATCAGGTAAATCAATTGCTCCTAAAACTAATAATACATTAAAATTTGTATCACAATTATTTTCATAGGCAATTCTTAAAGCATTCATACCATTTTCATTTTTTTCATTAATTAATTCCTTTGCTTTTTCAACATCATAATTATTTTTAAGCAACTTAAAATAAAGTTTTGATATATTTATTGCACTATCTTTTGAACAGTTACTAGATAGGTTGAAAAGTATTTTAAGTGGTTTTCCTCCACCTAAATATTTACGAGTTTTCTTTGAATTATTTAAATTCTTTTTTTTTAGTTTCATATACTTTATAATAATATTATTTATCACGAAATAGAAATTAAATAATAAATCCGTTAGTTATAGATAATAAGTTTGTTTTATTATAATAATGACAAATAAGAAGAAAACTCAAAAAAAGAAGGAACTTCCTTTAGTAAGTGTTTGTACACCTACTTTTAATCGACGTCCATTTATACAAAATATGTTTAACTGTTTTAGAAATCAGACCTATCCAAAACATCGTATTGAATGGATTATAGTAGATGATGGAACTGATAAAATACGAGATTTAGTAGAAAAATCAGATATTCCCCAAATTAGGTATTTTGAAGTAAGTGAAAAAATGACTTTAGGAGCAAAGAGAAACTATATGCATAGTTTTGCGAGAGGATCAATTATTGTTTATATGGATGATGATGATTATTATCCACCTGAAAGAATAGAAGATGCTGTTCAAAAACTAGAAGCTAACCCAACAGCTTTATGTGCTGGTTCAAGTGAAATTTATATTTATTTTAAACATATTCAGAAAATGTTTAAGTGTGGTCCATATGGTCCAAATCATGCGACTGCTGGTACATTTGCTTTTCGAAAGGAATTACTTAATCAAACAAAATATGAAGAACATGCTGCTTTAGCAGAAGAACGTGCTTTTTTAAAGGGATATACAATTCCATTTGTGCAATTAGATCCTTTAAAGGCCATTTTAGTATTTTCACATGAACATAATACTTATGATAAACGCAAGATGTTAGATAATCAACATCCAGATTTCTTTAGAGAATCGGATAAAACAGTAGATATGTTTATACGCAACAAGTCAGAGAAAAATGTTAAGGATTTTTTTTTAAGAGATATTGATAAATTATTGGCTGCTTACGAACCAGGACTTCCTGCAATGAAACCAGATGTATTAAAGCAGATTAAAGAAATTGAAGCAGAACGTGAAAAAATGGTTAAGGAAGAGATGGAAAAAATACAACAAAATGCACCTATTGTTTTACAACAACCAGGACAAGAACCTAAACAATTAACAAATTTGGAAGTGGTAAACATGATTCAGGAACAACAAAAGCAATTGGCTACGTTAGTTCAAAAATGCGGAGAATACGAAAGTATGATCGTTGTTTTACAAAAACAATTAGTAGAAAAAACAAAGACGATAAGTGAACTTTCTAAATCATCCAAAGATAATAAATCTACTATTACAGAAAATGGACCATCAAATATTGAGAAATTATCCGAATTAGAAAATATGGTTGCAATGTTACAACGTCAATTAATTGAAAAAACCAAATCTATACGAGAATTAACAAAATCCGGCCCTTCCACCAAATCAGAAAATCATGAAAACATAATAAAAGAAAATAATGAACTACAAAAAATGGTCGGAATGTTACAGAAACAATTAATAGAAAAAACGATTGAATTAAAAGACACAAAAAATGGAAAAAATGATACAGATAGCAAATCTAAAATAGGTTATAGCAAAAGTGATCCAGAAGTTATGGTAAATATTCAATTTACATAAAATAAAGTGCTTCGTCGATGGTATTTACATGAATAATATCTGGATGATGATAAAAACATAGCGTTTTTGCATAAGTATCCTTTCCAACAGATGATATTATAATTGTATGATTCCTTTTATTTCGTAAGGTGTCTCTCATAATAGAAGCTCCTAATTCAAAAAATGTTCCTCTATATACATAATCTTTCCTTGTTATAATAAAAATACTCCAGTCTGCTTGATATACTCCATTCATATCTAAAATAGCCTCTTCTTGTAATTTATCAAATGTTCTCATATCATTTGATAATTTATTACGATGTGTAATAATTTTTTCAGCATTAATCTCTATTCGTGCATAAATGTATTTATGCACGAATAGGATATGGGTTATCCTGTCTTTTGTATCCAAATGGATACAAAAACACGGATAGACCTTAATTGTCCAATCATATGTAATTTCAAAACCATTTGAAACAAAAATATTTTGTATATTTCGCACTTCTAAATAATCATAAAAGCAACCACCCACGTAAATTTTTTTCATCACAATAGTGTATATAATAATATTCGTTTATATTTCAATATAAATAAATATGTTCATAATAGTATAACAATGAACGTATTAGATTCTATTAATATAAATTCAATACTAGAACGAGATGAAATAGCTAATGAAATAAAAAATATACTATTATCATTTGATGAAAATCATAAAAATATAAATTTTAAAAGGGGTATTTATATTTATGGTTCTCCAGGTTGCGGTAAATCTAAATTTGTTATAAATATTTTGAAAGAGTTAGATTATGATGTTATAAAATATGACGCAGGTGATGTTAGAAATAAGGGGTTTATTGATGCTATTACAAATAATAATGTTTCTAATCGTAATGTTCTTCAAATGATGGCAAAAAAAGTTAAAAAAATAGTTATTGTAATGGATGAGATAGATGGAATGAATAATGGTGATAAAGGAGGAATTACATCTCTTATTAAAATTATACGCCAAAAGAAAACAAAAAAACAACGCTTGGAAAATTTTACATCAAATCCTATTATTTGTATTGGTAATTATAACATAGATAAAAAAATAAGAGAATTGATAAAAGTGTGTAACACATTTGAGTTAAAAACACCAACCAATAATCAAATAGAAAAAATATTAATTAATTCTGTGCCTCAAATTAAATTAGCAAAAAAAGATCATATAGATTGTGTAATAAATTATATACAAGGTGATTTACGTAAATTATTATTAGTAAATAATATTTTAATAAAGAAACCAGAATTAATTTCACAAGATACTATTAAAAAAATATTTCATATTAAATCATACAACGAAGACTCGAAACAAATAACACGATCTCTAATAAATAGAAATGTTAATATGGAAGATCATATTAAAATAATGAATGACACAGATAGAACTATAGTTGCTTTATTATGGCATGAAAATATAGTTGATGTATTAGAAAATGAAAAAATAGAAAAATCATTTCCATTTTATTCGAAAATATTAAATAATATTTGTTTTTCTGATTATATTGATAGAGTAACTTTTCAGAATCAAATATGGCAATTCAATGAGATGAGTTCGCTGATGAAAACATTCTATAATAATAAATTATACCATGATAGTTTCCCTGAGAAAAATGATAAATTTAATCCATCAGAAGTAAGATTCACAAAGGTTTTAACAAAATATTCTACAGAATATAATAATATTTTATTTAACTATAATCTATGTCAGCAATTAGATCTGGATAAAAAAGATTTATCTGCTATGTTTCAAGAATTAAGATTATATAAAGGATCTGATATTTGTGATAAAACAGACCAATTAAATGAGATTGAAAAAATGTTTGATAATTACGACATAAACAAATTAGATATTAAAAGAATGTATAGATATTTAGATAAAAATATTAAAAAAGATACATTATTAGAAGATTTAGATTATGATGAATAGATAGTGAATAATAAATATTATTGTATAAAAAATCCATAATATTTATCTTAGTTGCTTATCTTCCAAAGGCACTAAAATCAGCAGTTAATGGCATAAAATTGCTATTTCCTTTATTTGGTAATGTTCCATAATACGAATATTGATCGATTGTGCTAGTACCATAAGGTGATTTAAATGCTCCTTCTGTTCTATTAATTGTTATGGGTTTTCCGTCAGGACCTAATGTTTTAGTATTATCTTTACCTTGATTGCCTTGTGTTAATAAATCCTTTACTCCAGAACCTGCTCCGCCAATTAATCCTGTAACATCACTAGCTACATTGCTAACTGCACCTATTGCCGTATTCGCAACAGAACCTACTGTACCAGTAGCTGTATTTAGTACATTTGCTCCTGTTTGTGCAACACCTTCTATACCTGCTACTGTATCATAAGTTGTCAATGTTAGAGAACCACCGATTGTATTTGGATCCGCATTAGAAACAAATCCTCCGTTACCTATAATAGAAACATTGTCATTGGGTGCTTTAGATTGATTTTGTGGCGGTGCTGGTCCACTTGCAGGTAGAAGGCTGTTATTTGATTTGTTTACTACAGAATTTCCATTATTAGAAAGTGTTCCTGAACCTCCTTGACCACCACAATTAGTACAAGTACTTCCATTGCATGAATTACATGCTGGACAAACAGGAGGTACTATTTGTGTTTTTAATAAATAATCATCTGAATAATTCAAATTATTAGATTCTCCTCCAGTCATATTCCAATACCAATACCATTTATAATAATCAGAAATGGAATTACCATTATTTGATCCCCTACTATTTGATCCCCTATAATTATTATTATTATCTGCATATTCGACATCAGTAGAAGTAAATCTCATAACATTGTTCAATTTATATGAAGAAGATTTAGATCCATCTAATCCAAATAAGGCAACTACGGTATTTGTTTTATATGGTAAGTATAAAATTATATTTTTTCCAACAGTATCAGTTATAACTTGAGGCGTAAATGAAACATTAGATACTACAGTTGTATCAATTTTAAACTTATTACTACTTGTAATATTTTCTACTTTTGACCCATTTCGTTTGTAAACAGTAATATTAGTATCTGCTTCGTCTTTTTGTAGTATTAAGTTTCCATTTAAAATATCATATTTTACATACTTTCCTATTTGATATAAATTTGCACTAGAATCATATAGTAATTCTTTGTTAGTTCCAGAAACTGATGTAAATTGGTTATACGTTATATTAATAGATGATGAAGGAGTTCCGTCATAGCTATAATACTGATTATCACCATTGTTATCAAAGTAATAAGTTGCTACATTCGTTTTTGCTGTTATGTTTATAACATGAATATATGTAGATTTATACCATGGTATGTAAAACACACAGTAATTATCGGTATTAGAAGATTTTGATTCATATTTTAATGACACATAATTAGATCTCAATTCCTTAATTAGACTTTCATCTGTATCTCTTGACTGAATTTTACCATCAATTAAATTAGTATTATAAACTTTCGACCAACCCAATCGTGTTGTAACAATAGTTGAAGCAATAGTATTACCAGTTGTATCAATATCCCCTTTATCAAATTTTGTTGAATCCACTTCTATTAAATTACCATTGTTGTTATCAAAATATAAATTATCATATAATTTTGGCACTGTTTTTGTTTTGGAATAACTAGGTATATTCACATAATTTAAATATGTTTTATCTTTTTGAAAAGAAACAAACCCCTCTTTTAATAATCTATTACCAAATATTACAGAAATTACTAAAACTATTAGTAATATTAAAAATAAAAACATCGGTGTAATTTTAATTGATAACATTTTGATATAAAGTATATGACGAAAAATATATACAATAAAAATAAAAAATTGATTTTATTATATATAAAAAAGAAAAACCATACAAATTAATAATGGAGCGGTTTTATAATGAGAAAAATCAATATGAATTTGCTCTGGATGAAGCAGGTAGGGGATGTTTATTTGGGCGTGTTTATATAGGATGTGTTGTTTTACCTAAAGACTCTGCTAAATTTGATGGAAAGGATATTAAAGATAGTAAAAAATTTACTTCTAAAAAAAAAATAAATGCCGTTGCAGAATATATTAAAGAAAATGCATTGGCATGGCATGTTGCATGGGTTGATGAAAAAGTAATTGACGATATAAATATTTTGAAAGCAACAATGCAAGGAATGCATGAATGTATTCGTGAAACGATTGCAAAATTAGGTGATTGTGAATTAGATAATTGTATGGCATTAGTTGATGGTGGTTATTTTACACCTTACAGATGTTTTGATGAAAATAAACAATGCATTCGAGAACTTTCACATATTACAATTGAGCAAGGGGATGGGAAATATATGTCAATTGCTGCTGCGAGCATTTTAGCTAAAACAAGTCGCGATGCCTATATTAATGAAATGTGTGAAAAATATCCTGCTTTGAAGGAAAGATATGGTATAGATACGAATATGGGATATGGTACAAAACGTCATTTAGAAGGTATTCGAGAACATGGAATTTGTCAATGGCATAGAAGAACTTTTGGGGAAAATTGTAAGAATGCTTGTTTGAATGAAATTATCATAACATAATTTCTAATTCTGAATGAATAGCTCTTCTAACTTATCCTTTGTAATAGTGATATATTTGGTTTCCCTATCCATAACACTATATCCTATTAATATTTCATTACTTTGATCTAAATACACAAATCCCAATGTATATTCTACTTTTTCTTTTTCAAACGTAAAAATTCTACTATAGCGTTTTAATTCCATTGTTTTGCTATCTAAAGCAACAAAAATATGATAATAATATCGACGGTCTTCGTAACTAACTAGATGACAAATGAACCAAATCTCATCTCCAATGCGTTGTCCATTTGTAGAACCTCGTAACCATCTAAAAAAATTAGGTGTTTGATATTCATGACTAATGACCAATTTCATAACAGGATTTTTTTTATTATCTATCTTACTATCCGGATGATTTATTACATTCCCTATGCGTAATGGATACCATCCATAAATCATGTTAAGTTCTCTATTTGCGTTTTCAAATATCACCCAATTTTTTTCTATAGTTTGTTGTCCATCTATTTCTAGAATATTTGATAAGGTAGACCTAGATTTTAAATTTATTATACCATGCTCAATAACCATCTTAGAATATTCTAAACCACGATTTGCATTAAAATAAAGTTTACTTTTATGACCCATTATGCGAATATCTTCTAGACCAACATATAAGTTATCATATGCTTTATTATATTTTAATTCAAATTCGGTATCCAATTTCCATGATTTTTTATTCATATCGATACAGGATATTACATTTTTTGTAATAATATTTGATTGATTAATGTATTCACCTTTTTCGTTTATTTTATAATTTACATAACGAAGATTTATAATTAATCTATTTTTATTATTTGGATCTATACAAATAGAAGGAGTGCTTGAGACAAAATTACTATCTATATTCATGGTTTTTCCTATAGAATGGAGAACCTGTAAATCAATGTTTTTTGATTCAAAATCTTTTAATCTTGGAACATAAAATTTATAATTAGACAGTACATTTGTTGCAATATTGGTAGGCGTATTTGGATGCGAAAGTACCTTCATACAAGATTGGATAACATCTAAATTATTTGGATTACGATAATATGCTATAATACTAAATTCATAATCTAATTTATAATCATAAACATCTTTTTCTAAAAATAAAAAATTTTGAACGTTGTTTTTTAATAATTCTGGTCTAGCCATTTCATAGAAAGAGTATGCGAGAACATTTTTATTATTGCATCGATAATAATTTGTTATTAAATATAAGTTTTCAATACGATTTGGATAAAATTGATATGCTTCCATCCATGAATTTATAGCATTTGCCATATCACCTAGTTCTTGATAGCACTTTCCCATACTATAATATGAATGCCATACTTCTTCAAACCAACTACCTAATTTTACGCGTTCTTTGTATCTTTCTATAGCTTTTTCATATTGAAACGAATTCATGTAGCTATTTGCTAAATAGAATGTGTAACGTTCGTTATTAGGGTTCTCTTCTAACCCTTTTAGTAATAATCGGATATCTCTTTCAAACTTATCTGTTTTAGCCCCTCCATCCCCAATATCATCTATAAATACCTGTGATTTTTCTATTTCATCATAAATCGTTTCTGGTGTAGTTTTAACATATTCATGTGTAACTCCCCAATAAGAATAATCCGGGTTATTTTTCAAAATACGAACATTCTTATAATAGAATACATCTGAACCTTGGAATAAATAATAAGCATCTTTTGTTAAGGACTTTTTGAATTCATCAACTGATAAATCTGGATTTATACGAAGTTTCATATCCGCATCCATTAGCAATAAATAATCAGCATTATCTAAACCCACGCATGCATTCAATGCAAATGTTCGATTATACCCGAAATCTTTAAATAGCTCCTTTACTATTTTCCCTGGTATATTATGTTTTTTAAAAAAAGTTTCTATTAATTCAACAGTATCATCTGTGCTACCGGTGTCACAAATGCAATAACTATCTATAATCGGTAAAACAGAAAGCATAAGACGCTCTATTATTCTGCTTTCATTTTTAACAATCATATTAAGACATATTTTAGACATTTATTATGATATAAATATTTAAATATGTTTTATATAATATTTTAACGAAAGTATTTTTTAGAGATATATTATAGTTATGGCTTTTACTAGATTTCACGATGATCCTTCAAGATTAAAAAAACAAGCACAAATAAGTAGTTTTTCTGGACGTTATTTTTTAGATACACCTGGACAAGGTATTGATTTACCATTTTTAGAAGATCCTAATATTCGGATGCAAAAGTGGGGTGCAAATTTTAGAAATAATACTGTAAATTTAGAAAGTGATTTGCTAGGATTAACACGAAAAATAAATAGAGATTATATTGGCGTAAATGAGCATACTGTAAATGCCGTACAATCTTCACCTAATACTTATAGGAATGAAGAACCGTATATTGAAGAAAGCAGAGCTACTCATCCTGCCTGGATGTATAAAGATTTAGAACAATCTAGATGGGAATCTCCCTTTTTAAATCCATTAAATGGACTAGAAAAAGGGTTTCATGAAAACATCCAAACTCGTATTTTAGAAAAAGATTTCTTCGTTCCTACTATACCTATAGTTAATGGAACAGAACATATGTCTTACTATTTAACAGGCAAAACTATATGCATGAATGGCGATGAGGTAGGTTGTCATGGATCGTTATATAATAATGAATTAAAATAATCTTTATCTGTGGATACAAATCATGAGAAAACCCATATCATAAAACTGGATAAATATATTTATCAACTTTTAGAGATTAATTTTTATAAATATTATATAAGGATATTTTAATTATATAATATAAAAATGGAATTAGCTATTCCTGGTGTTGCATTAGGACTTTTATATATTGTTTCAAATCAAAAATCAAAAAGCGAAAACTTTAGAAATCAATCATTGTTACCTAATGTAGATGTTCCGAATCGTAATTACCCTGATGAATTACCTGGTATATCATCGGATACAGATAAAACTTCGCAATTATCTACATCTAATCGTTATGATAATGGTGGTGGTGTATATACTGATAAATACTTCAATCCAAATACAAATGACCAAATAAGTCAATCAAATATGAAGACAAATGGAATGGATGAAATAGGTAATAAATTCTATTCATTAACTGGGCAATCTGTTAATGCAAGTTATTTTACGCATAATAATATGGTACCTTTTTTTGGAAGTAATTTGAGAACACGCATAGCTGATGAGAATTCATTTGAAGGTCTTTTAGATAGTTATACCGGTTCGGGTTCTCAAACTATTACAAAAAAAGAACAATCACCTTTATTTGCACCATCAAGTAACCAACAATGGGCAAATGGTGCCCCTAACATGAGCGAGTTTTACCAATCACGTGTAAATCCTAGTACGCGTATGGCTAATGTAAAACCATTTGCAGAACAACAAGTTGCTCCAGGATTAGGTTTAGGATATACAAATGAAGGTGCAGGAGGATTCAATTCGGGAATGATGATGCGTGATAAATGGTTGGACAAAACCGCTGATCAATTACGTGTTGATAATAAACCAAAAGCAACTGGATTGATGCTTTTTGGACACGAGGGTCCTGCAAATAGTTTTATTAAACATAATGCAACCTATGAACAGATGGGTATTATGGAAAAACATTTACCAGAACAGAGTTTTGCTTTAGATCATGATAGATTATTTACTACAGTAGGTATTGAAAAGGGTCAAACATTAAGATCTATTCCAGTTGAACGTTATGTTAGCCGACCCGAAACAGCTGTTGCTTATGCAGGAGGTGCTGGATATCAAACTGAAGCAAGTTATATTCCTGGTGAATATATGCCAAGTCATAATCAACAATTGGGAGATGTTCCATTAGCAGTCGCAAACGCAAATGGTCGTCAATATGCTACTGATGCTGATTATGAAATAAAGGCTAAAAAAGCCTATCCTAATAATCGTAGTTCAAATAATCAAGACCAATATTTTGGATTGGTAAGTGGTGGTATTGGAGCTGCAATTGCACCACTACTTGATATATTAAGACCTAGTCGTAAAGAAAATGTACTAGGCACTCTTCGTCCTTACCAAAATCCAAGCACAACAGTGCCACAATCATATATATTTAATCCTGCGGATCGACCAGCACCAACTATTAGAGAGACTACTGAACAATCTAAAAATCATTTAAATGTTAATGCAAATCAATTGGGTGGTGCATATAAAGTAACAGAAGTTCAACCAGTTAATACTATTCGCTCAGAGACTAGTGATTATTATTATGCTGGCGGAGCTAGTGCTGGTGCAAGAACTAGACAAACAACATCTTATGAAGCTGGATATAACCAGCGTAATAATGATTTAAAATCAAGTACACTTATTGGATACACACCAACTGGAAATATGAATCTATTAAATTCCGATATAAACATGCGTCAAGTTTCAAGAGATGGAATGTTAGAAAACAATAGAGCAGTTATTGGTACTATGCCATATCAATCACCGGATATTTCAAATATGGGACGTATGGCAGGAACAACTAATCATTTATATCCAAATATAAATGTTGATAGAAATACTTCTGATATTACTAGCATGTTGAAGTCAAATCCTTATGTTGTTGATTATCGAAGTGCATTATAAATAATTCGAATATTTTAGAATGATTCGTGCATAAATATTTTTATGTACGAATTTACATAGATGAAAAATAAGTATCCATCATGTAAAAATGTCTATTTTTTAAATGTATCAGGATCAGGTGGAGGAATACTTTTAATTATTTTAGGATCAACTGCCGGTGGCATATATGGAACTGCATCCAATAAAGGTAAAGGCACCATAAATGTTATAATTATTTTCTTTATATCAAATTCTTCATTATTATTGTTTTGCATTTTAATTATAAAAGATTTTTGATTATTCATATCATTACCATCCATAGAAACATCACCTATATTATTTTTTTTCTTATCATAAATTGTTCCAATGCTTGTTATTATTAAATTATTATCGGGATCAATATAATTTAAATAAGATGCAGGACGATTTGCTGCTATTAAATTTGCCATAGTTTCAAATTTATACTCAATTTGATTAAAACTAATATCTAAATCAAACTTATTAGGAAACGTATTACAAATATTTATATTTTTTTTACACTCTCCTGGTTTCAAACCATTGTACGAAGGAATAATAGTAATATTTCTATTAACTATATTCTTTTTTTCATCTACATCATAATGGGTTTTTATTAATTTTGGTTCATTCATAGAAAAATCTTCGGTAATAGAGAATTTACCCGAAGTTGTTTTTACAGTATAATTTCCTAATGGTTGTGGAACAACATAACCCTTACTATTTTTTAATTTAATATTCATAAAAATAGTAAAATCATCAGCATCATTGATAGTTGATGTAGCACCTTCAATAAAAGTTGATTTAAAAGTTTGTAAATAAATACAAAAACATATCACAAATAATAAAATAATAATATAATATAAAAAATTTGGTTTTTTTGCCATTTATATTACTATTATAAAAAGTTTTTAGACTAAATATTATGAATATAATATGTTATTATATTATAAGAAATGATTATTAAAAAAGAGAAAAAAAACGGAATAACAGTATATACTGTCGATAAAGATTTTGATGATATTAAATTAAAACAAAAAATAGATAAGTTTTTAAAACCCAACGATATAAAAGATATTATTAAAGACGATGCTGATGTTTATAATTCAGAAGGAATTCTTCTTTTGAGATTTAGAAAAGGAAAATTAAGTAAGGAAAATCAAGATGCGTTTTATGAAAATATAATTAAATTTGCGAAAAATGTTTCAAGTCTTCGAGGTAGTGCGTCTGGAAGCAAAAACAAAACTTTAGGGCAGACAAAAAAAGTCATGTCTAATATTTTTGGTTACTTTGATCGTTGGACTCCTAGTCAGAAAATGATTTTTAAAAAACTTGGTAGAAAACCATCAATTAATGTTAGGGAATGCCGTTTTAATATGGATCATCCTGAAATGTATAAAAAAACAATACCATTAATTAAAGAGATAGATAATATGTATGCTAAACTAACACCTGACCATTACGCAAAACAAATTTCAAAGGCAAAACAGACACATTTTAAAATAGATAACACTTCATTTACTACTATTACTACAAATGTTAATTTTCAAACAGGAATACATACTGATAAAGGAGATGATGAAGAAGGTTTTGGTAATTTAGCAGTTATAGAACGTGGAAATTATACAGGCGGAGAAACTTGTTTTCCTCAATATGGAATAGGAGTAGATGTTCGTGGAGGAGATGTTCTTTTTATGGATGTTCATCAACCCCATGCAAATTTACCTATCCATAAAAAAACAGATGATGCTACCAGGTTATCTATAGTTTGTTATTTAAGAAAGAATGTATGGTTAAATAGTAAAAATAAAACGAGAAAATTTTATGAAACTCATAACAAAACTTTAAAGAATATGCGTAGTGCTAAGAATTCATAATTTCTGTATTTGATATGCCTTTTCAGTAATTAACATGGATTCAATATTTTTTGGGTCTATTTTGTAAATTATCGGATTGATCCTTATGGTATCCTCATCATCAAATATTGATACTTCTAATGATGTTATAATATTACTATTATTTTTCAAAATATTTGTAATGTAACAATTTATATTTGCACCATATAATAAGCAAAATATTTTGGATCCAATTAATAGTAAATTATGATAAGCGTATGAATCCATAAAACTAACATATATTACCTTTTCCTTTCCCAAATGTTTAGCACCGCGATTTTTATAATTATACTTTATTGATGATACTGTTCCTTCATATTTAAATTTTTTGTGAATCCATGCTGGATGACTATAATCATTTCGAGACTTAATTATAACTGGATCATAAACAGTTATTTGTTCACTTGTTGTCATTGTTGTTATTTGTATATTTTGTATATTAAATAATCATAAAATGTTTTTATCAATTTTTTATGATTATTTGGACTTTACTGATTTGTTTTTGTGGGTTTTTGGTAACTTTTTTGTTTTACTATTGGATTCTTGTTGTTCAGTTCTTGCTGGTATTTTCTTTAATCTAAACTCAGTCATTCCTGTTTTTTTAGTTGATACCTCGCCGTATTCTGGATATGCCTTTTTAAGACGATTAGATGCTTCTAACATTGGTTTCATACGTTCATCGAAATTGCCTAAACCACCGCTTTTTCCATAATATTTAGTTTCAAAACCTATTCTATTAAAACGCAATACAATTCCGTCGTGGATAAAATATTTAATACTCATCTCAACATCTTCTTTTTGACCATTCTCCTTGGTAAGGATAATTTTTATAGCGTTTAATTTTGGTCTGTTTATATAACCATAAAATGCGGCAACTATATAATTTAAACAGGTAGATACTTCATCTCTAGCTTTTCGAAAATAGGGATTAAATACAGGATAAACACCCCAAATATAGGCCTTTCTCTGCTTACATTCCTTAAATGCTGATTTTAAGAAAAAATCCAATGATTTTCCCTTAAATCTAGAAGACATATTTAAATCGATGCTAGCTACGTCATCATCAAAGGATACTATATGTTTTCCTTCGGGCCAATAATCTTTTATGAATTGACGTTGTGGGACAATTCCTTTTACTCCTATAATTAGTTTATTATATTTAGATTTATCAAGGATTTGAACATATTCGTCATATTCTTCTTTGTTTGCTACATAAACATAAATTTTTTTAGCAGGAATATGATGTTCTTTAAGAGTTGTTAAAGTTTTATCATTGCAAAGTTGTGCTCTTTTATAAGAGGGTATACATACTACGTATTCTGTCATTTATATATATTGAGAAATTATGAATTCTCTAAAATTAAATATCGATTATTTATCTTTTTATTTACATTCATCTTCATAATAATTATTAAATTGTATAAATTTTTCTCTTGCATCATCTTCACAATTCTTATTTTTGTCCGGATGCAGTTTTAAAACTAACGTTCTGTATATTTTTTTTTTTTGTTGTTCGGTTAAATTTTTATTAGAGCAATCTAATTGACTTTTAATAGTATCGAGTGAATAACTTTTTGATGGACAACCAACTTCTGCTACTAGTGTTGGTGATGGTTTTGGTGCATGTATTGGTGATTGTGGTGATGGTGCTGGTGGTTGTTCTTGTTTATAATTACTGATTCCGACTAATAATTTTTTAGTTTTTTCTCCTATTAAAGCATTATCATTCTTTTTAATTAATAATTGATCTGCAATAACAGAAATATTATTATAATCAAATTCTATCCAATCACTAGGAATATCGCTTCGAGATTTTTTGGGATTTATAGCAACATAAATCTTATCATTATCTTTATCTGATTCCCAGAAAACACCATTTAATTTTCCATATTCGCCATATGTATATCTATTATAATTATCTTCTCTTTTATGGTATTGAACTTTTATTTCTTCAAATGTATTTAAAGGATCTTCATATTTTATCCAATAATTATTATTTTTTAATACTTCAGGAGTTGTTGACAAAAAAAGATTACCTGTTGAATCTACTAATTTCCAATATATACGCCCATTTTTTATTGGTCCAGTTTCTGCCATTTTTTATATTATATAATTTATGATAATATAAAATGCTGTATATTACGTGGAAAATTTTAGATAAGTTTAAGGTCTATCTGATGATTTGTATCCGCAAAGAATGTATGGATACAAATCTTCGTTAGACCCATATCCTTTTTGTGCATAAACATATTTATGCACGAATAGAGATTAAAGCATTATCATTTATCGGATTCAACTCATAGGTGGTTGCCCTATTTTGGATTTGAACTTGATAATCCATCTAATATTTTTGTAATTAATTCTGCTAGTTTTGTAGTATCTTCATTAATAGAAGTTGTAGCAGGATCACCAGTTCCATTAGATTTACTACTTCTAGTAGAATCAACAGTTCCATTAGATTTATTACTTCCATTAGAATTACTAGTTACACTTGATTTATTAACTTCACTAAGGTTTTCATTATACTGTAGTAATAATTCTTTTGCAATACTTTCAAAATCACTAGAATAAAGATTTATCCAGTTTGGAGCCAGCTCCGTAGGATTTATTGCTACAAAAGTTTCATTTTCTATTTTTTTCCAAAAAATACCCATTACTGGATTTTTATTAGTTACATTAGTCGTAGTTATATTCTGATTACTATTTGGTTGACTCAGTAAATGTTGTACTATTTTTTTTACAGCTTCATCTAAATTAGTATATTTTATCCAATTATTATCATCATCTATGTCTTTTGCAGGCATAGATGATAAAAATAATTCATTATTATTATTATATTTCCAATATATATGCCCTTCATTTTTTGGTTCAATAACACTCATAATTTATATTATATATAAATTATGACAATAAAAAACACTACATATTATGACGTATCGAATTATTTACAGAAGAATTTCTAAATCCTCAACCTTCCAATATTCTACACCCCCATTCGGTAAAGGCCGTTTAACAATAAAGGGTATTTTTTTCTCTTCAAATTCCTTTAAAGCAATAATATACCCATCTATAATATTGGGTTCTAATTCAACCAAAGGTTTAGCACCAGAATTTATTTGTTTTGCTCGTTCTCCTAAAATACGTGCCTTCTCATATCTTGTTATAAATGGTAATGTTTTATGTAATGGATCGATTATATTGCCATCTTCATCTCTTATTACTCTAGAAAGCACATCAACCTCATCATAATTATGTGTTTGTAATTCTGGATGAAAATCCGCAATAATTTTCTGTTGAGTTGTTTCATCAAATTTTTGTAAATAGAATTCATCGTCATCTTCCTCATCTTCAGATTCATCAAACTCTGTAAATGTATTGTGTAATTTTTCTGCTTTATTTTCTGTTTGTTCATCAATTTCAGAAATATCGTCATTTTCTTCATCTTCGTTTAGCGAATCATTATCTTCATAATCACTTTCATTATTTTCCTCTTTTTCTTTATTATTTTGTTTATCAATATTATTGATTCTTTTTTTGTTTAATAAAACTTCATCCATGTCACTGCTTTCATCAACATCACTTAATTCTTGTATATCTTCGATTTCATCCATTTGTTATTATATATGAATATATTTCTAAATTATTAATATAAGATTATTAATTTAAAAAATCAATTTTTTGAGGGGGACCATGGTTTCCCTTTTTATAAGTAAATTATTCTAAAGGGGGGGGGGTAAGGGGGAACATGAGTTACCCTTTTGTATAAGTAAATTATTCTAAAGGAGGGGGAACCTAGGATACAATTCTTTTATAAGTAAATTATTCTAAAGGAGGGGGAACCTAGGATACAATTCTTTTATAAGTAAATTATTCTAAAGGAGGGGGTAAGGGGGAACCTTGGTTCCCCCTATTCGTTGGTTTTCCATGTTGTATCACATTCTGTGCACATGTATAAATATTTTAGATTATCATCATCATACCGAATATAAATAATTTCTGCCTTTTTTTCTTCTTTATTTGTTTTACATTCTACATTTGGACATTTCATGTTATATATTCGAGGCAGAGTCGGATCTAGTTTTGTATATTCATTAATAATATGATTAAATTTTTGTTCCCCTTTTTTCAATTGCGTATTTAAAACACAAACCCCCTCTTCTGTAATTGTTTCATCCTTGTGTCGACAATTACGACAATAATAAGTAAGCTGATTTGGATCGTCGGCATTAATACCAATATAATACATATTATCGCATTTTGAACAAAATTTCATTTTAATATATAGTAGATAGAATAATATTTATATTTATTATTAATAAAAATTCAATTTTTTTGAGGGGAACCCAGGTTCCCCTCGAACCCCTCCTTTTTATTGTAAATTTCGCTATATTTTATTTTTGGTCGGTGTAATCTCTATCGGAAGATATGGGGTATCATTTGTTTTGTAGTCGCAATGAATGTTCGGCTACAAAACCACAGTTAGGCCTTAAAAGGAGGGGTTCGAGGGGAACCTGGGTTCCCCTCAAAAAAATTGATTTTTAAAACTAAATAAAAATATAATCAATATATATCCTAAAGATTATGGAAGCTAAAAGCATTCCAGCTAATAGTTCCAGTACAGTTATTTCAATCAAAAAAGATGTTATTACAGCAAAATATCGGGATTTGTCTGATTTTCTATCAAAGCATATACATCAAAAAGATCTTCCAACAACAAACCCAAAACCGGTTACAAATACAAGAATTGGTGATGCAAAATTAGGTATTCACGGTGGATCTTATCATATTACCGATGCTGAGTATTCCACGTTTCTAGAATTATATGCAAAAGACGTAATTATTGGTAAAAAAAAAGAGTATTTAACGGAAATGCAAAGAGATAAAGATGGACCTATTTTAGTTGATATTGATTTTCGTTATGATTATGATGTAGATGAAAAACAACATTCCCCAGATGATATAGTTGAACTCATCGGTGAATATTTAGGAGAAATAAAAAACATTTTTCAAATAGATGAATCCACTCGATTTCAAATTTTTGTGTTTGAAAAACCTACTGTAAATAGAATAGACGATAAGACAAAAAATAAAAAATTAACAAAAGATGGAATTCACATGATAATTGGATTACAAGCTGATCATATTACGCAACAATTACTACGAGAGAAAATCATTTATAAAGCTACTGAAATCTGGAAGAGTTTGCCTTTGAGAAACACATGGGAAGATGTATTCGATAAAGGAATTAGCACTGGTAAAACTCCATGGCAGCTTTACGGAAGCAGAAAACCAGCACATGACCGTTACCAGCTTACCAGAGTTTTTGATGTTTCGTATGATTCTTCCGATAATGAGTTTATGTATCCGGAAATTCCAGTATCAAGTTTCGATATTGTAAAGAATATTCAAAAATTATCGGTACGTTATAAAGATCATCCATCGCTTTTTATGACAAGCCAATTTATCCAAGAATATGAACAATACAAGATTGATAATCGTATCGGAGGTAATGCAGGAACATCAACTACAACAACTATTACTGTTTCTCGAAAACCAACACTAGATATTTATAATGATGATTTCTTACATCCATCAAATGTAGCTAAAATTAAAAGTCGTGAAGAATTATATAGAGCTGTGAATAATTTCTTGGACAGCATTCAGGTGTCTGATTATAATTTGCGAGAAATGCATAATTATGCAATGATATTACCATCAAGTTATTATGGAGATGGTTCTTACGAAAAATGGATAAGAGTTGGTTGGGTCCTTAAAAACACAGATGCAAGATTGATTATTACATGGATTGCTTTTTGTGCACGATCACCTACCTTTCATTTTAGCGAAGTTCCTGATAGAGTTGATCGTTGGAAAGACTTTGAAACTCGTAAAATGAATGGATTATCAAAACGTTCGCTTTTGCATTGGGCAAAAGCGGATGCTAAAGATGATTATGAGCGTATACGCCGGGACACTATTGATTATTTTTTGGAAGAAACAATTCGAACAAGAGGATCATCTACATCAAAACATGATGATCGTTCTGGATGTGGTGATACAGACATAGCTAAAGTATTGTACGAAATATTCAAACATAAATTTGTATGTGTCAGCATTAAAGGTAATATATGGTATCAATATATAAATAACAAATGGCATGAGGTTGATTCTGGAACAACATTGCGTAAGGCTATATCTGAACAATTACGTGATTTATACAATCAAAAGACATTTACAGCAATGAATACGATGATTGTAAACGGCGATCCACAAAATCAGGTTTCAGAAGAAGATCCAGGTAAACGAAGATCAATACGTATTTTAAATATTAGCACAAGACTTTCTGATAGTAATGGTAAGGATAAGATAATGAAAGAGGCGAAGGAGCTCTTCTATGATGGATCATTCCTAGAAAAATTGGACATCAATCCATATTTACTTTGTTTTAAAAATGGTGTAATTGATTTCAAAGAAAAATGTTTTAGAAAAGGACATCCAGAAGATAATGTATCCTTATGTACAAACATCAATTATATTGAATTGACTTCAAAACATCAAAAAATAGTAGATGAGATTAATGATTTTATGAATAAACTATTCCCAGAAAAAGAATTATGTGAATACATGTGGGACCATTTAGCATCTACATTAATTGGTACATCAACAACCCAAACATTTAACATGTATATTGGTGTTGGACAAAATGGCAAATCAGTATTGGTAAATTTAATGGAACAAGTATTGGGAGATTACAAGGGTGATGTTCCATTAACTCTAGTTACTGAAAACCGTAGCAAGGTTGGAGGGCTATCTCCAGAAATCGTTCAATTAAAAGGTATTCGATATGCTGTTATGAATGAACCGAAAAAAGGTGATGTAATTAATGAAGGTATGATGAAACAGCTTACAAGTGGTAAGGATAAATTGCAAGGACGTGCACCGTATATGCCAAAAACAATCTCTTTCCTTCCGCAATTCAAATTAGTTGTATGTTCTAATGTTCTTATGGGTGTTAAAAGCAATGATCATGGAACATGGAGACGTATTCGTACAGTACCATATAAATCATTATTTACAAAAAACCCTGTTCAAGGAGATAAGGATAAGCCATATCAGTTTATGATTGATGAGTTTATTGATGAAAAATTCGATTCATGGAAAGAGGTCTTCGCAACTATGCTTGTTCAACGAGCATTCAAAACGAATGGTTTAGTAAAAGACTGTTCTATTGTAATGGAAAAAAGCAATGAATATCGTCAGAGCCAAGATTATATCGCTGAATTTATTAATGATCTTGTAGTGCGTGATCCTAATGGACAAATTAAGAAAACAGAAATTAATAGCGAGTTTACTATTTGGTATGGATCGAATTATGGAGGAAAAGCACCTAGCAATAAAGAAATTCATGAATATATGGATAAAGAATTTGGTAAACAGAAGGATCAAATATGGCATGGTGTTAAAATAAATTATAATCGAGAAAAATATAATAATAACGATTGCGACATAGAAGACATTGATGAAACAGAAATATAATGTCAGGCCCAATGAAATGATTAGAATTCAAAAAATTGATTTATTTATACAAATAGTATAAAAGTATAAATACTATTTATATTAATAATGTCCGTTTCAAATAATAAAATTTTAAATATTTACAAATCCAGAAGTAATATTTTAGAAATATTATCAGATAATTTAGGATATGACACAAAGGAATATGATGGTTTTAGCATAAATGAAATTGATGCAATGTATTCTAATTCACAATTAGATATGTTGGTTAAACATAATGATAGTAACCGTAAAATATATATTAAATATTATTTAACTGCTAAACAAATACGTCCTCAAAATTTGGATGATATTATTGAGGATTTATTTACAATAGAAAGTATATTGACAAAAGAGGATACTTTAATAATTATTACAGAAGATGAACCAAACGATACAATTATTACAAAACTAAAATATTTATATGATCATGATGGAATATTTGTTGTAATACATAACATACGCAGATTGCAATATAATATTTTAAATCATAAATTAGTGCCAGAATGTACTATTTTACAAGATAAGGATATTGAAGATTTAAAGAAAAAGTACAATATTTCAAATAAAAATCAACTACCTGAAATATCCAGATTTGATCCTCAAGCACTTGTGTTGTGTATTAGACCAGGTAATGTATGTGAACTTAAAAGAAATAGTGCAACAACCATGTTTTATAAATATTATAGAGTTTGTGTATAAAAATAATATGGCTTTTGGATAAAAATATATTATGAATTTATAGATAAAATATAATGTCAAATAATGTTTTTGTAGGATATAGTCCAAATGATTTTTTTTATGTAAAAGTTAAGAATATGCCTACCGATGAAAGATGTAATGAATTAATTAATAATAAAAACTTACAATGTAATACGAATGAACTTAATTTTGACAGTGAAAATTGTATTAATCAATCACTGTGTATTAATAAAAACAAGGCAACTGAATTAATGAACTTGGACAATGGTATTTTAGGGTCGAATGAATTATATATGAATGAAAAGATGAATTATGATAATACTATTTTAAATACTATAAATTTAGGAATAGGTATTGTTTTTTTATTAGTCGTAATTTATAAAAATCAGAAATAACAATAATGTATTATAATTATATATTAAATAATTATAATAGTATGTCTCAAACGCAAATAGATACTTTAATGAATGATTATAAAACTTTATCGGATAATCTAAATGATTTTAATATTAAATACGCAAAATATATTAAAAGTGTACAGGCCAATTCAATTCCTTCAAGTAATTGTTCATCAACTGATCCTACCTGTTTTACTGAACGAGAAAAAGGAGACATAACACAAGACTTTCTTAACAACAAAGAAAATACTATAATCGGATATATTGATAAAGTAAATGCTGATATTGAGGTAATTAAAAATAGTAAAGATAATGTAACTCAAACTATATACAATGATAATTATAAAGAAATATTAGAAAAGGAAAATTCTATAAACGTAACTAGAAAAGATTTAGATAGTAAAATTAAAGAATTACAAAATAGTATTAAAGCAAATGATATTAAAACACAATACGATTCTACATTATATACAGGAATAATATTTAGTGTTGTTGCAACAACAATGTTGTATTATACATTTACAAAATTATAAAATTCTTATTTATATATAAAGAGAGAATGAATAAGAATCTTGAAAATAACATATTTCAAAATAAATTTTCATTATACACAAATACTGAGGGTTTTGACAGTCATGGATATAATCAAAATTCCGGTTCCAATTCGAATGATATTAAGAAAAATCAACTAGATCCTATTAAAGATATTGGTTTAGATTATAATTCTAAGTTATACAATATTAAAAAAAATTATAATGATTTATCACTTAATATAACAAAGATAACAAACAACAATAATAGTGGAATAAGAGATGATATGTCAGGTAATTATTTGTATGATTATAATACCCCATTTAGTTTAAATGATAAACCCAAAACATTATTAGATGGAATGTTATACGATAACAATATACAGAATGTTCAAGAAAATTCTATATATATTTTAGGAACAATAACGGCTGCTACTTTAATTGTATTCGCTATTATGATTGGGAAAGAATAATTAATCTCTATTCGTGGATTTGGGTCTAATGTCAACGTTGATTTGTATCCATATATTCTTTTCGGATATACCTTAATCATTTGATACAAATCAATTTTAGACTGTAAAACTAAAATATTAGGATAATATATATATTATATATTATATATTATGCCAGATTACATTGATATAAATGGTGCATTATCTGTTCAACAAAACTTATTAAATAACCCAAGCAATCAACCTCCAAATGTAATTGATAATATTAAAGGTAATTTAAATTCATTATATAGAAGTTATAGAGAAGCTGACGCATCCACAGATGCTGTTCTTACACAACAATCCAAGGTGAAAGAAATTGTTGATTCAGAATTTAAACGTCTGACGGATAAAAAAAAAAGTGTAGATAATTCATTAGTAGGACAAAAACGAATCATTGAATTAAATAATAGTAATCGATTACGACAGCAAGGTTATACAAAGTTATTAGTTATATTTATCATAACTTTGGTATTGTTTGTATTATTAATAATATTAAGTAAAAATATAACATTTATTCCACAAATATTTTTTGAATTAATAGCCATTATAATAATTTCTATTAGTATATACCTAGCATTTAATACTTTTCTGGATATACAATCTAGAAGCAAAATGGATTTTAATAAATTAGATATCCCTGAAATAAAAAATATTAGTGGAAACACGATTGCATCCGGATCTGAAACAAATTTAATGTCATCATTAAATGTTTGTATAACATCTGATTGTTGTGGTCCTGAAACAAAATGGGATATTTTACAAAATAAATGTGTAAAAGAAGTTAAACAACAGGGATTTACTACCTTGTCTAATATAGGAAACAATGAACCTACTGAATTTTCAAATTATACTCTAGTATAATTTAAATCTAATTATAATATAACTAATAGTTATGCCTGAAACTTCAACGGATTATTATAATTCTTTAAATTATGAAAACGAACTTTTAGATAATAAAATAAATACATACAATAAAAATGAATTGAAAGACAAGCAGGAACTATTTGATGAAAAAAAGGTCCACGTCAATGAATCCATTAATACCATTAAATTTATTAATAATATTATGTTTGGAATATATCTCCTATTAGTTATTGTTTTAGGATGTTTCTTATATAATAAAGATATGTCATACAAAGCAAAAATATTATTATTATTGCTATTGTTAATGTATCCCTTTTTTATAACCGGGCTACAAGATAATATAAGATTCATATATAATTATTTTTTTTCAGAAACTACACGTATTAATATTCCAGTAAAAAAAAATAACATTACAGAATTATCTGATAACTATGATACAAGTATAAATAGGAATGACGAAAATAAAATAATAAAGTACAAAAAATGCAACAAACAAAACAGCATTATACAAACAAGAATAGATAATATTAAAAATGATTCTTCCACAAATATAAGAAGTTCTTTCTACAAACAAGAAAAAACAAATAATTATGCATATTTAAATTCTTTATTACTTTTTGTTTATTATGCATGCGTTTTGGGGTTGTTATACGAATTGTTTTTAACCGATTCGTTTCCATTTAACAAATATATAAAGATAGGGATTTTTTTATTAACTGCACTATACCCTTTTTACATAAATATGGTTACTGAATTTTTAATTTTTACATTTTCTATGATATATGCTATTATTAGTGGACAGGCATATAAAATTCCTACTAATTATAATATTCATTTTCTTACTAGAAATCCTAATATTGAAAAATCAATCGGATATGCAAGTACTGTTATTGATGAATTAAAAGACTCGCGAAATTTATTTAAATAGAGTATATTTCAATGCAATTTTTTGCATTGAAATAGTAATAATGTTTTAATCTATTTCTATTTTAATTTTATAATCCTACTTTTTTAATTAACATTTTCCCCCAATCCAATATTCCGCCTCTTTTTTGTTCATCATCTTTTTTTTCATTATTCTGGGTTGATGGTGTAAGTTCAATAGGTTTATTATTAGTGATGGTACTACCACCTTCAACAAATGAAATTGGTTGTGCCTCTTGGATTGGTTCTCCACCTGTAGAGAAATCATTTCCGCCATTCATTATTTTAAATACCGGAGCAAAATGAATTGGTGGTTGACTAGATAATACCGGATTATTATGCAAATTTGAAAACCCACCAGATATTTGTTCGATTGGCGTTGTATTTATAATGGGCGTTTGTATGGTATCACCATAAGGAGATGTATTCACAAAATCATTTGGACGATATATATCTAATGCAGTTACATATAGTGTATTATCCATATCATATAACTCATCTAAATGAGTTTGAGCTTTTATAGTTATTAATGTAGGACCTATTTCTGTTATTTGCCACAAACGTTCTGGTTTATTATCGCCACTGTAATGTACCAATTCTCCCTTATTATATGACTGGGCTTGTTCTCTTAAAATATCCAAATTGGTAGACGGAGAATCATTTGGAGGTGGTTCATCTGGTGATTGTGGAGAAAATATTGGTGGTTCGTCTGGTGACCGGGCAGAAAATTTGGTTGGTGGAGTAAAAGGATTGTATTCAGGAGATAATTCAAGATCTTCCTGGGTTTTTTTATAAATTGTTTTCAATCTATCATACTCATCTTCTGTTGGAACATACGCAGGTGATCCAGGTGCGTATTCAGGAGAAGGACTACCAATACTTTCAGGAGTTTTGTATATATCTTCCTTTCTTTTCTTTAATACCTCATTTAATTCACGAACAAAGTATTTCGCATAAAACACATTCTTTTTTGTTAATTTTTCTATATTTTTAGAATATGACATGTTCTCGAATTGCTTAATATTATCTTCTGTTATTATACGCATTTGAATATTTATTGTTTGTAATTCTTGTAATAATAGTTTAAATGAATAAGGTACTGCTAAAATACTAAAATCACGCCCAAATCTTGTAATATTTTCAATATGCATATTGCTATCTATTGTGCCTGTGAATTTTAATGGTCCATCTGCCATTGGACTAATAAACAAATTCTTTGATGAATTATATACAGCAATCATACCAGTATTATTGCAAACAGCAATATAATATTTATCACCTCGTTCCATCATCGATTCACGTAAAAAATCTGCTGCTCCATGTGAGATAACGGAATCACGTTCCATTTCACCAATACGTAAACCTCCATCATTTGCACGTCCTGAAACTGGTTGTCTGGTTAATGCAGTTCTAGGCCCTAATGCACGATAATTAATTTTATCCTTTACCATATGTTTCAAACGCATATAGTAAGTAGGACCCATGAATATTTCAGATGTTAATTGTTCTCCAGTCATACCATTATATAATATCTCATTTCCACTAGAATGATATCCAACACTTGTCAAAAGTTCTCCAAATATCTTTATTTTAGAACCCTTATTATTAAAAGCAGTACAGTCACCACTACCTCCATACATAGCACATGCCTTACCTGTTATTCCTTCAACTAATTGTCCAATAGTCATACGTGTGGGAATCGCATGTGGATTTATTATAATATCTGGACGAATTCCGTCTTTTGTAAAAGGCATATCATCCTCTGGAATAACAAGACCAATAGTCCCTTTCTGACCCGCTCTCGAAGCCATTTTATCACCCTGATTAGGTATTCTTTCTTCTCTAATACGAATTTTAGCAATACGAAAACCTTCCTCTCCTTCAGTAATAAATGCCTTATCTACTATTCCTAACTGCCCCTTCTTTGGTGTTTTTGACATATCTAATTTTATCTCATTGTTTTCAGAGCTAGCAGCGGCTAATCCAATTAATACAGTTTTATCATTAATTTCTGTTCCTTCTTTAACCAAACCAAAACGATCTAATTTACTATAATCATAACCTGGTTTTGTGCCTACAATATTGGTTTCGCTTTGGATATTTGTAAATACTTTATCAACTGTAGCATTTCCAGTTTTGCTCTTTTCTTCATGAGATTCGTATGTACTATAATAAGTTGTTCTGAATAGTCCACGTTTTAATGCACCCTCATTTATTAAAACAGCATCCTCTACATTATAGCCTGTATAACACATAATAGCAACTATAGCATTCTCACCATATGGGTTACCTTCATGATTTATATGTTCCAAATACCGGGATTTAACTAGAGGGGTTTGTCCTGAAACTAAAACCACTGCGGTTTTATCCATTCGAACTTGATGATTTGTGTTATACATAGATACAGCTTGTTTACTCTGTCCGCATGAAAAAGAATTACGAACACCAGGGTTATTTTCAGGGAAAATAATCATATTTGACATCATTCCGAAAATAAGAGATTCGTGAATTTCCATATGTGTAAACTTCTTTGACTTATTATTTGTTAAATCTTCACTATTTAATGCGATTAAAGCACCTTCTGATTCACTAGTATCAATGTAATCTATAACAGCCTTATCCTGTAAAAACCGTTTTAATTTTGCAGGATTTGATTCAGTATCAATACCTTCGTATACTTCATGTAATTCATAAATATTATCCATATTTACATTAAATTTTTTATCCTTTTTTCGATTAAATCCTGTTATTAATTCTTTCCAAGAAAGGTTCTCATCATCCTTTAATTTTTTTTCTAATTTTTCTGATTCAAATGAGAACTTTTCGGTTTCAAAATCTTTATAAAAAATAGGTCTACAAATTCTACCAGCATCGGTATAAATAAAAATAGTATTTTGTTGTATATTGAAATTAATACTTGTATATGTTGGTATAAGACCATTTCGTCGAAACAATTTTATTTTTTCAACAGTTTCAATTGGATTTACTATTGCACCTGCCCAATGTCCATTTACAAAAACCCTTGTCATTTTGGATAAAATAAGGGGATTACAGTCCTCAATTAATTTCATATCAACTTTTTCACGTAACCATTTAATCATAGGTTCTCTGGAATAACCTTGTGTAACATAGGCAGAAATAGACATATGTTTATGTATACCAATATTTGCTCCATCGGGAGTATCAATCGGATCAAAGAATCCCCATTGTGTTGAATGAAGAACACGCGGTCCAATTAATTTTACACTAGCATCTAAAGGTAAGTTTGTCTTACGTAAATGACTCATCATTGAATTATGAGATAACCTATTTAAATCTTGAACTATTCCTATACGTTTTGTATGAGATTGTGCACCCCAATTTCCTTTGAATGCTTTTTTAAATCCTGATTCAAGCGTTCTCTCACGAAATATCTCTTTATAATTTTCCCGTATTAAAAATTTTAAATTATCCTCATATATACCACGGTTATAGGTAATCTGTTGTTCAAATTTCAAATGAATTAAACGTAATTGAATATTATAATATTCACGAAACAAATCACTCATTAGAGAACCTACTAGTTCAATACGTTTAAATTTGAAATTATCACGGTCGGTTGGGGGTTCTATGCCAGTATATACGCATAATAATCGAAATACCATGTAACCCAAATAATAAGCCTTTTGTGTAAAATTCATATCACCTATATGTGGTAAGAAATAATCTGCCAATATTTCGAGAGTATGTGGTATAGTCTTATGTTTTTGTAAATTCGCAATGTATTTAAGAGCATTTCGCTGGGTTAATATTCCTCCTGCATCATGAATAGATGGGGCAAACAAATCCACCATGGATTCGTATTTTTCAATATCTAATAAACACATCGTTATTATTTGTTTATCTGAAACAATACCTAGAGCTCTAAATAAAATAAAGAGAGGAACAGGTTCTCTGACGTTGGGTATTTTTACCACAATATTTCTATTTGTAAAAGATTTACTTGGGGCTACTATTTTTACTGCAAGGGAACGAACTGGTTTTGATACATTTTCAGATACTGACGTAATTTCCGCCGAATATAAATAGTTATCATCATTTATATCACGAATATTTAACATATTAGCTCCGAATTTCTCCTGTGAAATAACAGTCTTTTCTTTACCATCAATAATAAAGTATCCACCGACATCATTCAAACATTCTCCCATAGTATGTCGCATTTCTCTGGGCATACCACTCAAAACACAATAGTTCGATTGTAACATAATAGGAAATTTACCAAGAAAGATCTTCTCTAAAATAATAGTTTCTTTCTGTACATTATGTGAAACCATTGACTTCTCTAATTCTTCTCGAAATGCTGCAGTTTCTACGGCAGTTAATTCAGTATCCAACTTTTTTTTCTTTCTTCGAGCCGGAGGCTTATCGCCTTTAGCACCTCCATGTATTATGTTCTCTTCTTCAAGATCACCTCCTTCTATTTTATTTGATAGTTCCCTCTTTTTTTCTAAATCAGCTGTGGTTACCTTTTTAATATTTTTAAATTCACCCCCTCCTTCTTGATAACCATTTTCAGTCTCATCTAATCCTGGAATATTTGGTATTTCACCCTCTTTTAATAATGTAATGAATTCTACTTCTATGTCATAATGTACTGTCATTCCATAAGTCATATTCCTTAATCTTGCTTCATTCGGGAACATATAGTGGGAATTATTCTCATCATAAACTATTGGTTTTCCGAAATATATTTTATCACCATTCTTTCCACCAAAATACATTATACATTGAGAACGGTAATCATTTATACTATCATCGTATCTTGTATTTATTCGTAAGGGGTTTTTTTCTTTAAATATTTGAAATATACCGTTTTTGAAAAAATCATTGTAAGAATCGATGTGGTGTCTTACTAAACTTTGAGGATTATCTTCAAAATATGTATTTATAATCTTCCATATATCAGAATTATCCATGATAGATTTGTATATAAAATAGAATATATATATTTTATGTACTTTTATTATATTTGTAAAATATGAAAGAAGTATGATTGATAAAATTCTCTACATATTGGATACAAATCTTCGTTAGACCCATATCCTTTTCGTGCATAAATATATTTATGCACGAATAGAGATTAAAAAATTGATTAAATAAAAATTAATTATTATTTAATTATAAATAATTGATTTAAAATATGAGTGAACCACGTGACGTTGCTATAGTTTGTATGCAAATATTAAAAATAATACCTGAAACCGAAATTGAATTATTGAATGATTTACGGAATTTTCAGGAAACTCTATGGAACCAAGCTCCAGAATTAAGAAAGGCTGCTAATTTTTGGAAACCCTTTATACATTTATTAAATAATAATATAACAAATATTGATAATGAATGGAAACTTAAAGTATTAAAAATAATAAATAATTAATCTCTATCCAATTCAACGTTTTACCCATATCCTTTCATGGATAAATATATTTATCTACAAATAGAGATTAAAAACATTTTATTTTATTAATTAATGAGTGATCTAGATTTAGCAGAACTTTTTAATAAATACGGTAGCGATAAAGACCGCAATGGATATTCACATATATATTCAATATTATTTGATAATATAAAAAACAATAAAATGAATATATTAGAAATAGGTATTGGTACTATGATACCAAATGTATATTCAAGCATGAAGGGATATATGCCTGATAATTATTTACCAGGTGCATCATTGAGGGCATGGAATGATTATTTTATTAATAGTAGAATATATGGATTTGATATTCAAGAAGATACACAATTTAAAGAAAATAGAATAGAGACAAGTATTTGTGATTCTACCAACAAGGAAAGCGTTAATAGTTTAATGGGAAAATTAAATATTGAATTTGATATTATAATAGATGATGGTTGGCATTGGGATGAAGCTCAAAGAAAAACATTAGTTAATTTCTTTCCTTATTTAAAAGAGGGGGGAATTTACATAATCGAAGATATTTATCCAGGAAGTAATCTAACAAAGTCTCCTACTGAAATTAAAGATATTATTGGAAACTATGAGCATTTTTTTTTAGGTTTACAGAACAACCAGTGTGTTATTAGAAAAAAAAGAATAAATACAATCGGTTATTGTTAAGGTCTATCCGTGTTTTTGTATCCATACATTCTTTGCGGATACAAAAGACATGATAACCCATATCCTATTCGTGCATAAATACATTTATGCACGAATAGAGATTAAGGTCTATCAAAAATTGATTTAATAAAAAATATAATGAATGTCATAAACATAATCACATCAATATCATTCATTGCCCTACTAATATTTCTTGGAAGAATTCTTAGAATTTTATTTAAAATTATGACACTTGATTGTCGAAATCTGACAATTTGTCGATTTAAATTATCTTCAAGTAATTCTTGTCCATTTGGCATACGTGCGTGCCCATGTAATAAATGTTGCATTTGTATAAGTTGTTCCATTTCGGCATTCAACTGTTCACGTGGAGGATCAAAGCCACGTTGCATATTTTCATTATTGTCTACAAATACATGAGGTGCATTATTAGCATTATTACCTTGTGGACATGGAAATTCTCCTGCAAGACGTTTACAAGTTGGACAAACAATCTGTCTATTACGGCAACTGTTTCGAGTTTTTATAGAGTAATCAGCTATACAATTACGATGAAAATTATGAGGGTGATCACCTTGATGTAAAACAATATAGTTATTCTGGTCTTTAAAATCTTCAAGACAAATAGGACATTCATCATATTCTCCTTTCGGAAAATTTTCAGGATATGCTCCACCAAAAAAGACCATGTTTCTTTTACTATTGTTTTTTTTACTTTTTTTACCCTTTTTACTTTTTTTATGACGTTTGTTCTTATGTGTCTTATTTTTATAACCTCCCGAATTGCTTCCACTAGAATTTGTTTTACATTTATTTTTAAAATAATCGGTAATTTCTGTAGGATCATCAGATTTTAAATAACTACTTAATAAATTTTCTAAATCCTCGGTATTCAATAATGGACAGTGTATTTTTCCTAAAATTGAACTAACTTCATCCTTTTCTATTTTTTGTAATATTTTTGAATAAATAGTCATTAGTTTAAATTTTTCAATATCATCTAACTTATCTATTTTTAAGTGTTTATCTTTACTATTATAAATTAACTCTTTAATTATAGGAATAGATATCTCCAAATATTCTTTAAGATTTTTCTCTTTAAGATTTTTCTCTTTAAGATTTTTCATTATAATATATATATATATATATATAAATTTATTTGTAACATACAATTCCATGTATAACCCATATCCTATTTGTGAATAAATAAATTTATGCACAAATAGAGATTATTTGTAATATACAATTAATTATACTAAATAAATCATTTAGTAAATTTTATATTTTCTTTATATACTATATAATGTCTGACATTATGAATTATTTATTCGGGCCTATTGGCGAAGAATATTGCCTATGGTTTTATATTCTTTCAATTTTTAATTTTGTTTATCTTGTGTTGTTTTTGATACCTGCTATATATATTGGTATAACTAAAAAAGTTTCGGGTATGTATTGGATTAAAGTATTTGCAGCTTCTCTCTATGTTTTTGCTTTCTATTTCCAAAATCGTTTATTACATAATATGTGTGTGGTTAAAAAATGAGGGGAACCTAGGTTCCCCTCAGACCCCTCCTATAAAATAAATTACTTTAGATTGTGGGGATAAAGGATAGTAAATATTTCTTCGCAATTTAAGATCTGAAGCAACTCAGTTACTGCCCCCTCCTATAAAATAAATTACTTTAGATTGTGGGGATCAAGGATACTAAATATTTCTTCGCAATTTAAGATCTGAAGCAACGCAGTTACTCAGACCCCTCCTATAAAATAAATTACTTTAGACTATTCTTCGTAAAAAAATGAAAATTTGATTTCTTATATATAATATAACTCCCCAATGGATATTTTATATTATAGTAACTATTGTAAACATTGTCAGAAATTATTACAAACTTTAGTAAAAGCAAATATGTCAAACAAAATTAGTTTTATATGTATAGACAAACGAATTGTTGACCCTAATACAAATCAAACATATATAGTTTTAGAAAATTCAAGCCGGGTTATTATGCCACCAAATCTTAATAGTGTTCCCGCATTATTATTAATTAAACAAAATTATAAATTATTATTGGGCGATGACATATTAAAACATTATCACCCAGAAATGAAAGCTTTAAATCAAAAGGCAACAAATAATAATGGTGAACCTATGGCATTTCCATTAATAGCATCTAATGGTGGTACTAATATTGTTTCTGAACAATATACTATGTATAATATGACACCTGATGAATTAAGTGCCAAGGGGCGTGGTGGTAATCGTCAAATGTATAATTATGTATCAGCTGGTGATGATATAAAATTTATCGAAACCCCTGCTGATAATTATCGTCCAGATAAATTATCTAACAGCGTTACAATAGATACTTTACAACAACAAAGAATGGATGAAGTTGCAAAGATAGTTCCCAAGCAACCATTCTTATAAGGGAAGGGAACCTAGGTTCCCTTCAAAACCCTCCTAATAGTTTTAAGGTCTATCCAAGTTTTTGTATCCATACATTCTTTGCGGATACAATTCATCGGATATACCTTAATAGATATTTAAGGTCTATCCGTGTTTTTGTATCCATTTGGATACAAAAGACATGATAACCCATATCCTATTCGTGCATAAATACATTTATGCACGAATAGAGATTAAGTCAATTATATTTGTTTCCCATAGACGAATAATAAAAAATTGATTTATCTATTCGAAAAATATTCCAATAAAACATAACAATGAGCGATTATTTACTACTCAACATATTAGAACAAATATACAGTAAAAGGATTCGATGTGAATACACATTATTAGAACAAGAAGTTATGAAATTAAGAAAACAGAATGTTCTAAATGAATTAGAAATTCTCAAATTAACTGGCGTTTCAGTAATATATGAAAATCAAGAAATAATAGCTTATAAAGTAATTAGTGCATTTAAAAATAGAAAAATAATAAATATTATGGTAGTATCAAAAACACAAAGCGGTAAAACAGGTAGTATGTGTGCTACAATAAAAAAATATTTGGAAGACACTTCAAATATAATACCAATAGAAAACATTTATATTATTACCGGACTATCATCATGTGAATGGAAAGAACAAACTAAAGAAAGATTGCCAGCAAGCGTACAATCTCGCGTATTTCATAGATGCGACTTACCAAGTACATTTGTTGATGAAATTAAAAACAAAAAAAATATTCTTATTATTATGGATGAAATTCAAGTTGCAGCTAAAAAGGGGCAAACAATTTTTAAATCATTTCAAGCAGCAGGTTTATTAGATAAACAAAAGTTATATGAAAAAGATGTAAAGATTTTAGAATATACAGCAACACCTGATGGAACAATATATGATTTAATGAAATGGAATGATGCTTCTACTAGAATATTAGCAGAAGTAGGTGATGGATATGTATCTGCTTTTGATTTATTACAACAAGGAAGGGTAAAACAATACAAGGATATTTGTGGTTATGATAAAGAAACCGGGAATATTGAAGAACATGCTTTAAATAATATAAAATTAATTAAGATGGATGTTGATAATTATGCTGAACCAAAATGGCATATAGTTAGAACTAAAAACGGGGCATTTCAAGATAAAACTCTTGAAAATTTCATAAAGATTTTTGGAAATACAAATTACGAATTTATTAAATATGATAGAGAAAGTGATATTGAAGATATTAACAAAACTATTAGAATTCGGCCAAATAAGCACACTATTATATTAATTAAAGAAATGTTGAGATGTGCAAAAACCTTGGTAAAAGATTTTTTGGGCGTTAGTTACGAAAGATATTCTAAAAATCCAGATGATGCTTCCATTATTCAAGGATTAGTTGGAAGAAATACAGGATACGACGATAATGGGATTAGTATATGTTATACTAATGTTGACAGTATTGAAAGATATGAAAAATTATGGGAAAGCAATTTTGAAGATAAAACTATTAGATGGAAATCAAAAACAACCAAATATAGGAATGGAATTTTATATGGCAAAAATACCTTCAATGACCCAAATGATTATGATGGATTTTCTGTAGATAGTGATGATAGCGATGATATTAAAGAACCATTAATTAAAAAGTTTAAGAGCCAAGATGAAGCTAAAAAATATTTTAATAGTGATATGAAAACAAAATTGGGTGGACGTGGTCCGAATAAGATTAAACCAAACGATAATGGATTTTATGAAGCAACTATTCGTTCAAATAAGAAAATTTATTCTTGTGAAGAAATTAGAACTGAAAGAAAACAGGGATTAACTGATAGCAATTATAGGTTTTATCCATGTTATAAAGATACAGAGGATATAAATACATTGGAATGGTGGTTAATTCATTATTAAGGTCTATCCTTGGAATTGTATCCGTAAGCAACATATAAATACAAATCAACGTTATAACCATATCCTATTCATGGATAAATATATTTATCCATTAAGGTCTATCTGTGTTTTTGTATCCAAATGAATATAAAAATCAGGATATCCCATAACCTTTTCGTGGATAAATACATTTATGCACGAATAGAAATTAATATAGACTAATATCTTAGGTTCCCTTTATAAAGGAGGGTTCAAAAGGGAACCTTGGTTCCCTTTTTTTATAATGTTTAATAAAAATAAATATAAAAAATATTATTCATAATAATAAAGATCAATGACTGATAAGACTACTTTACTCCGAGCATTTAATACACATTTTTTCGATTTGCTTAATGATCTTATAAGTGTATTACCAGAAAATAAAGAAATTCCCTATGCAAAAATATCTTTTGAAACTATTAGAAAGGCAAATCCAACCATTATCATTAAAACCTGGTATAGTTTTGTTTTTTCACCATATAAAAACCTATTCGATAGTGGCGATCTTAACTTTTTTATTGAAAAAGATTATGAATCAGAATTGTCTGGCGTAACTAAATCAGAAGAAATTTTAAAAATGATTGAAAATATAAGAAATCCTATTCGTAATATGGATGAAGTTAATAAACAACATGCACTTAAGTATATTCAAAATTTGTGCAAATTATCTGAACTTTATAATAATCAGTAAATTGTTCTTTGTTCAAGGATAAATATTTATTTATAATCGATCAGGCATTAGACATGTAGCAATAAAATACCCTGGGTAATTTTATCTATGTTTTGGATAAATACATCAAGGGATTTTACATTATCATTTGCCATAGTATCATCATTCAAAAAACGAATTATGTCTAAAATCATTTTTATTTTATCTGATGTCCATACGCTATTTAGCTGAAATACTAGTGGTTCATTATAAAGTTTAGTTAATTCATCATGACGAAAAATAGATAAGTAATGTTGTTTCACATAGTTATCTATTATTGCATAGTAATAATTAAGACATAAAATAATAACCGAATTTCCTTGATATGTCTCTATTAACCTTATAATTCCTTTTTGTGCACAAATAAACAAATCAACAATTTTCGGTGTTTTATTACGATACTCCTTATTTAAAAATTGGTGACATGCCAATTGAATAGGATTATAAAGATATTGCAAATCATTTCTATTAGTCTTATTAATATATCTACTTATTCCTTGAAAAATACCTGGCTCTTGAATATGTACTATATTATCCTTAATTAAAATCTTTGTTCCAACTGATTTGTTACTTAAAATTGCTAATTTAATAACAACAGATAGGGGATCTAATATAGGAATAGGAGAAGGATTTTGTTTTTGTGGTGCAATGGTTGTATTAATTTCCGTATTTGTTTTTGTAATGTCACATTCTTTTTCTGATAAACCAATATTTACATTTTTATCATTGTTATCTTCAGGTGTAACTTTTTCATTTTTTTTGCTCTTTTCCTTAACTGCTATTTTTTTATCTTGAGGAATTTCATTATCATCACATTTATAAAATGGTTTGTTATATCTGTTGCTAAACATATCGTCTAATGATTCTAAATTTTCCATACTATAATACAAAACAAATATTTAACCCCTTTTTGAAATTATTTTACAAAGATCGATTTATGGTTTTTGTAAAACTACTAAAAATTTATTTCTTTTTAGAGGATGTTTTTCTTTTCTTTCCCCCCCTTTTTTTTTTGGATTTTTTAGATTTTTTGCCTCCTTGTGATGTTGCTGGTGCTGGTGCTGGTGCTGGTGCTGTTGCTGGTGCTGGTGCGGCTGCTGGTGCAGGTGCGGGTGCTGGTTTAGGTGTAGATTTAAAAAAAGATGAAAAAAAAGAAGGTTTATCTGCTGGTTTAGCTGCTTCTGGTTTAGATGTAAAATTAAATAAAGATGAAAAAAAAGAAGGTTTTGCTTCTTCTTGTTTAGTAGGTTGAATTTGTGCCATTTTAAATAATAATTAGATATATATAATCTAAATATTATAATTTTCCTTCTCTAGAATCCCAATTTAATATATATATTAATTCTCGAGGTTCCATTTTACTAAAATACTCTACAACTGTTCTATAGCGGATTTTTGTAATGGTATTTTTATTCAATAAAGGTAAGTACATATTATGATGTATTTTATAGACATGTGATTCATATTTTTCTAAAATTGATTTTCCATCTTTATATACATATTTCGATAAATAGGCAGAATGAACACTTTTCATAAACTGATCGAGCAAATAACGCATCATATAAAAATCTTTTTTTAATTTCGGAAAGCAATTCAAATATTCTTCTAATTTTTCATCTCCTATTCGATATAAACATAAAAACTGATATTGTATTTCTGGTTTAATTTTTAATATTGTTTTTAAATTTTCATATTGGTCATTTTGAACTCGTGCTCTTTCGCCTGTTTTGATATTTGTTATCATATATCCCCTTTTTAAACAGTCCATCTTATTTGATAAATCATCATAATTTGAAAAATAGTATTGTTTTGGATATTCAATTAAACCTTCTAAATTATGAAAAAAATTCCATAATTGATATTCTTTGTATGAAATATATTCTACTTCATTTTCATTCAATCTATAAACGCCTATTAAAAATAATCTATTACATTCTAAAGGCAATAGTATATTGTTACTTACATCTTGCATTATAAAATTATAGCAATAATTTTTTGGAAAATATTCTAATGAAACTAAATCATTTAATTCTTGTTCCGAAAACCCACCTAATGCTTTTATAAACATTTCTAAAAATGTATACTGCTTTTCATATTTCTGACTTTTACCGTAAAACCAGTATTTACCACCAATCGAACTCTTTGTTGCTATTAACCATTTTTTAATATTAGTATCATAAAATAAATTGATAGATACTCCCTCTATTGCTTCGTTTATTAAAATATTATCATTTATTTCTGGATATAATTTTATGAAAGTGTTTAATGGAATTGATTTAGGTGTCGAGTAACATACAACATTTTTTGTTGGATAAGAAAACACTACTGACCTATATCGCCCGGTTTTAATATCATCAAAAGTGACATAATTTTTATCATAATTTACTATCACATATGTTGATTGTCTTGTATAATAATATTTTTTTCTGATATTTTTATTAGGTAAATTATCTAAATAGAAGTTCTCTATAACTCCCATACTTTCATATTTAGTAATAATAGTTTTATATTAATTTTTTGTAACAGTATTATATAAGAATGTCGTTAATACATCATGAAAATTTAAATCTCCCTTATATAATTCAAAAATTTAGCGAATCAATATCACGTATTGATCCAAATAATTTTTCAATATTAAAACCCGAAAAAAAAAAAGATATTAGGCGTCTTTTTGAACGTATTAAAGATAAAATAATTATAGAAAATAGTAAAACCGATAAGGCTGTTGTTAGTATACTACCTCATTACATAAAAGAATTAAAAAAAAACAAGGGTTTCTCTTTAATATTAGACTTCATAGAAGACTCTAGAAAAAATGAATTAAACGTCGATTTGAGTAAGTATATTAAAAATGCACGAATATTGTCTATGATGCAAAGATTATATGAACAAGTAAATCGTTTATATGATAATCCTCGTTCTAAACATATAAGAGGAGGTGCAATGACTGATATATTTAACATTACAGACCGTACGCATTATAATTACTACACTATTATTGAAGTTGATACCCCTTTTTTTATATATGAAACCAAAAAAAAAATACATATTTATTTTAAAATATCAATTGCCGATAGTATAAAAAATATAAATTCTATTTATAAAAATAAGGAAAATAGAGTAGATGCAATAAAGGATAACATAACAAAATTTTATAAATTTGTAGAAGATTTATTTAAAAATAAATTAATTACTGTAACAGATTTTGAAAATTTAGATTTGAATAATTTATTAAATGACATAAACGCTATGCGAGTTGTTGACCAATTAAATAGTGATGCTGAATTACCAATACTTCCTGAAACCATTCCTGACTTACCAGGTGAAAGCGTAGTTGGTAAATTAAACCGTATAAAAGGAATGCTAATGAAAAATATTAAACAAATACTACAAATAAATATTGAAGAAATAGAGTTACATGGCAGTATTTATTTTTTTAATATAAACGATGAGAAAGAATTTTTGAATGCATATGGTCCTTTAAAAGCGGTCTTAAAGTATAATTACAATACTAGACAAGTTATTGACCTTAAAACACCAGGGGTCGATTGTAGTAATGTAATAGAGAATATGAGTTCAAACGGGTTTGATGCCGAATATTTTTTCAAAGGATTAAGAAAAGATTTTCTTAGACCAACATTTACTTTTGTTGATGATGAATCTGATTTAATTAGATCATTTAGATCTATATTTAGTAGATTTGCATATTTTGAAAATCGTCTTGACGAGGAAAAAGATTTTGCTATATCAATTAGAAATTCTTCTTTATATGGTGAAGTTTTTGATCCGACCCAAATTACAGAATCAGAATTACGGTTGGGTCCTGGAGAGCAATTGGATTTTGTTATACTTGATAACAATGATTTATTTGTGACTCAAAGTGATAAAATACATGATACTTTAAAAAACAATGTTAATTTTATATTATTTGATCCAAATAAACAAAAATTTGAAGATAAAAAAGTATGGTATTCTAATTTATCATCGAAATCATTATCTTATATTGGTGAAATTCTTAATAACGATGCTAACGAAATCTCATTGAGTGCTTTCTTAAATTCTAGCCTTACAACATTAGAAGGAAATATAGAAGGAATTAGTAATAAATTTGAACTAGAGAAAAAAAAACAAAAACTAGAGAAAACAAAACAAATTGGAATGATAAAAGGCAAACGAAATATTATTTCTGTAGCAAAGCAAAAGGTGGATGAGAAAATAGAGAAAGAAAGTAAGTCCCGTGCTCTTATTGTTTTCTCTTTATTTTTGTTAACAATTGTTATTTTAGTTATAATTTGGTATGTAACAATCGCCTCTCTTGTAATAAAGGGAATAATTATTGCTGCAGCTGTAATACTAATTTTTATTGCCAATATATGTAAAGAAGCATTGACTCCTATAATTATGTGGATTGCGGTAGTTTTAAGTGGTTCTTACGATCAGTTAAGAAGATCAAATTTGGTTAAAGATATAAATGATAATGAAAATAGGTTAGAAACCGTTCTACAACGAGTAAATCAAGGGAATTTAAGTGAAGATAAAATACAAAGCATAGAAATAAGTACTGAATATGATGTTTTAGAAAAAGCTTTACATGATGCATTAACTGGTGGTTCTACGCGATTTACTAGAAAATCAAAAAACAAATTGAAGAAAACCAAGAAAGCTATTTTTAATAAACAAAACAAAACTATTAAAAAAAATAAAATAACTGGTGGAATGAATAATAATAAATATTTACTAAACGAAATAATTTATGCATGCATAAGTTTTCTAGAATTAATCTTTTTCCCAGAAGATCATAATATGGTTACTCTTAATGATTATTTAACAATGACAATGGGTATTATTGGTAATATTAAATGTTTTAAGTCAGATGTAACCCATCATAAAAAAGGAAAATCAATACGTGCTAGTAGATAAATCTCTATTCATGCATAAATATATTTATGCATGAATTGAATATGGGTCTAAAGATTATTATCCAATTTAGTGTTTCCTTATATAAAATAATTTATTCAAATAATATATATATGCCTCCAATTTTGGAAGAAAAAAAATTTGAATATTCTGCATTAATAGTTGCATTACTGTATATTGTTAAAACATTAAGAAACAAAGAAATAACTAGAATTGAATTTAGTGAATCTTTAGATTATTATCATTATTTAGATCCAAATTTTAAAAAAACAGATGATTCTTTTGATGAAACAAATGTTTTAGATATATTAGAATTTCGTAATAAATATGAAAACCAATTTATAATAACAATAATATATCTTTGTTTTTTAAACTGTATTCATATTGTTGGTAGTAATATTGATTCAAGTATTTATGAAATTTTTAATAATGCAGAGTTTTTTTTACTATTAATTAGAGTTAGTATTAAAAAAACTCAAGGTTTATTTACCAATTTGCAGGCACCACAACATTCATCTTTATGGAATTCAATATTATCGTTTGTTAATATCAACCAAACATTAACAGGACTATATGCGGATTTAAAAGGTATTATTGTAAAAGTACATAGTATTATTTTCAAAGAGATTTTGCTATCAAAAAATAAACATAAATCTAAAATAACTGATGACTACATAATTAATTTACTATTTACAAGCAAAACGGCTACCCCAACTGATAATATTACTAATTTTTCAAATCATGTTAATGAAATTATGAAATATTTTGCTATATCTAAAATTAAGAATGAATCGGCAGAGCAAAATAAACCCGTTACAGAAGAAATTATAAAAACATATAAAAAAATGAATAAATTTTTGTTTCCGATGTTTCCCAATAAAATGAAATTCGTATATGGAAGTTCTGGTGGCAAAATAACTGGTGGAGGATCTAGTGAGATTATAAATATATTTGAATTAACTTGCAATAGATTTAATATAGACCATACAAAAATGTTAGAATTTATTAAAAAATTATATAATGAGTCAATAAGTTATAGGAACAATGGCCTAACATCAAAGCAACCATTAAATACTGGATTAACTAGTAAAGAAATGAAAGCGTTACAACCTAATGTTTTTAATAATTTTTCTACAAGGAGGATTTCTACATATTCCGGTGGAAAAAGAAAAAGCATGAAAAAATATAGAGGTGGTGTAGTTGTCGCAGGTGCTGTAGCTGGATTATCACTAGCACAGGGAGCTACTGTATATGTTACTACTGCTTCTTTAAATGCGTTTACTGCTGCAGGTGGAACCGGATTAGTTGCTACTGCTGGAGGCGTTAGTACTTTAAATGGTGCTTATGTTACATTAGTAACAGTCACTGGAGCAGGTGCTTCAGCTGTAGCTGCACCACTATTATTAGCTGCAGGTGCTGTACTTGTAGGCGTAACTGTTTATAGTTTATCAGGTACTTCTAAAACACAGCAAGAACAAGAGAAAAAGGATGAGGAAGAACAACAAACACAAAGATTAGGGCAAAAAGATACATTAGAACAAGAACAAACATTAGAGCAAGAAAACCAACTAAGATTAAAACATCAACTAAGATTAGAACATCAACAAAGATTAGAACAAATACGACAACGAAGACAAAGATTAGATCAACAAAATAAAAAAAGATCAGAGAAAGAACATCAAGAAAAATTAGATGAAATAGTAAAAAAAGAAATAGAAGAACAGAATGAGAAAAAATTAGATGAAATAATAGATAAAGAACTAGAACAACAGAAAGAGGAAAAAATAGAAAAAGAACGACAAAAACTGAAAGATTTCAATGAGTTTTTAAAAAAAGCTAAAAATGACGCTGAAACAACAAGTGATGCAGTTACATACGGGTCAGAACTTGCTCTTGATCCTAAAATCATAAGAACTATAAATTTTATAAAATCACTTGAAAAGCAACAAATCGATGATGGAATTGCTGGAATTTATGTAACTAATCCAAATAGAGATTGGGGGCAAAAAGTAATATTAGATACACCCGTAAAAGAAATTTCTAATTTAGATAAATTATCTGGCCCTAATAATAGTAATATGTTTACTTCAAGTTTTGCATTATTAGGATTAATTTTAGTTTCTGCAGCTATTGGAGGCATTGTATATAAATTAAGGAAACCAAAAATAATTAATACCGAAAATGCAAATTATGAATCTCCAGTTAATGAAGGGAATAATGAAGAGAATAATGAAGAGAATAATGAAGACCCCGAACAAAAAAATTTGAATCAATTGAAACTATTTGATAAAATACAAAAACATGCTTTTAAAACAGCTAGACGACCAGCTGAAGACACAGGTTTGTTAGTAAAGTTACCTAATGACAAAACAGAATTTGTCCAACATGATTCACAAACTAATAAAAATGAATCGCGTAAATTAGCCAAGATTGAATTAGCTCAAGAATTAGATGGTGGCTATAGAAGGTATAATAAAACTAAAAAAAATAAACGTAATAAAAAAGATAAACTATCTATATGGGGTTTGTAAGACATTGCAAATTCAACAATTTTTTGAAAAACTACATTAGGCTAATATTGGACTGGAGTTGTAATAAAAATGGTTACTTATTTACGTAACAATTTTTATTAAAGGAATTACCGAGTTTCCAAATCATATTTATTTAAGTATGATTTGGAGAACTATGGTTAACAAAATATAATTTAGATATATAATATATACATTGTTATATAATATGGAATCTGAAAATGAAAGTGATAAATCAATAAATAATGAATCATTGGATACTGAAAAAAATAGTAGTCAATCCATTAATGAAGATTCGCCTTTATCACAAAGAGAAACAGTAGTTCAGTCATTAGAAAAACGTTCTCTAACACCTGATAAAACAGATAGTTCTATTACTTTAGAATTCGGTGATATTATTGAAATTATAGCTCCTTCTAATCCGGAAATCCATGAAATGAGTGCACTAATTACTTATATCGATAATGAAAAAATTAAACTATTAGATGTTACTAATTATCAACATTATAAAATTAATATTACAGAAGAAGGTGAATTATCAGATGAATCCATTATTCAAATTAATCTATTAAGTAGAAGTGATGAAAAGGGATATGCTAGACAGAATAATCTTCTTCCTCGAACTTGGATTGATGTACATTTTGGAGGTGATATTCCTGCTATTATTACAGGTGAGATTAGTAATTTAGAAGAAGATATGATTGAGATAACTACTTTTCCAGAATTAAAAACTATTTATATTAATTTTGGTTATAAAGGTATTCCTGAAAACATTCCTATTGATAAGATCATTATTCGTTCTAAACCTGCTAGCATAAATGTTCCAACGTTAGCAATGTTAAAAGGTGATTTGGATGAAAGTGATAATTATGATCAAAAAGATTCTGCTACAATTGAATATACAGAAACAGGTGAATCTATTATAACTGTTCCAAAAGGAACAAAGATTGAAAAGAATATACGTGATGAATTACATGCTATGTATGTAGAATCTAGCGGGATTGTTTTTGGTGAAAAACTAGGTGAAATAGCACAGCTTGTTGAAATACCAGAAGGTAACCAGCGTTATGGTATTGATATACAAATAAATGATTTAATGGATGAATTATTATCTAATATACCCAATAGCCAACGTAATAAATTAGTTCTTAATAATATCCATTTATTAATAGAGCGATATAAACAATTGAGAAATTTATATTCTAAATTTGATAAGAATGATAATGTTTATGATATTAAAACATTAGGTCCTACTCATAAACCACTAATAGATCATATAGAAAAAATGGATAAAAAATTACAATGGTTACTGCCTGTTGTAACAAATCGACGTAAATTATATGATATTGATGTCTCTCTAGAAAATCCAGAAATTATTATCGAAAAATCAGGAACAATATTAAGACAAATCGAATTGAAACAAAATGAATACTATAAGAAAAATTCTAAAGATCCTAGTTTGCAATATTCGTCAATGTATAATCAAATCCAAAACGGCTTAACAGCATACGAGCCACCTTTAAATAAGAGTAATTATCTACATAATACTAAAGTTCTCACAGGTATTGATGCAATCATCGGTAATTTGGAAGAATTTTATAGCACTGTTTATAATAATAATAATATTTCTAGAAAAAAATACGTTATTCAACGATATGGATTAGGACTTTCTAATTTAGATGAACAAATTCTTAAAACCGGCAAAAATATTTATGTACGTAAAAACATTACACCTAATGATGAAATTACTATAAAATCCTTAATTATGCTACCTGAACCTATTATTCGGTTTACTTCTATCGAAATGCCATCCAGTAATATTCTTGATAAGGCTACATTTCATCAAAATTATTTTATGCTATTTCGTCTTCTTCGTAAAAACATCGATATTATTCCTCATGTCATTGATGATCTTTCTAAAGAATTAGACTATGAACAAATGGAAAAGGATACAAAAACCGCATTTTTCTCTGGAATTCACGAATTTATATTAAATGATGATGTTCTCATTGATGATGATGAAAAAATGAAAAAATTTTTAGAAGTTATTATTCCCAAAACTCGTTTTTTAATTCGTCTAGTTCGTAAATACATAAAAGATAAATTATCTTTTGTTGATGTTGTAAAACAATTAGAACCTTATACGATTTATCCATCAGATATTAGTTATAAACAATACATGGAAGTACGTCATATTATAAAAGAACGTATTTCTGAAGTACGCTCGGAAATAGAAAAACGCTCTTTTGAGTTTGCAACATTACGTAATGCAACATATAATATTGAATCAAAACCTAATCCTATATTAAGACTATTAACGGAGAAAAAGGATTTTACTGATGAATTCTTTAAAGCTTATGGATTAACTATTAATGATAATGATAAAAATAATCGCAGTAAATTAAGTTCAGAGATATTACAAAATATTCTTACATCTGATAATGGTAATTTATACACAAACACAATAACATCTATATTAATATCACTTATGACTCCTACACAATTGCTTGATGTATTATCTCAACCAAATATCGATGATATGAGTGAAATCGAAAAAATTAAACCTAGTGATTGTGGACGTAAATATTTGGCAAAACGTTATTCTTCTATTTCAGAAATGCAAAAAGATAATGAAAACGATGAAATTTACTTTGATACTGATTTGGATGATACACCATACGATATAATAAAAAAATACAAAAAAGAAAAGGGTTCTATTATTCCCGAGCTATTTTTGGAATTTTTAGAAAGAAGTCTTATTGATAAACATGATTGTCCCCCACAGCTTGCCAATAGTTTGGCGAAAACTCTTATTTTAGGTAAAAAAATAATTGAAGATGGTCACTATGCTGTTTTAGAAATAAAGCCAGTTCTTCCAAAAGAAATAGATGAAGATAAATTAACTGAAAAGGAGAAAAAAGAAATAGCTATTGAAGCGGATGCACGTAAAAAAACACAATATTATCATCGCATAAAGGGTACATGGGTAAAGGATAAAGATATAGATGAAGAAGCATTTTTAGATACTAATACTATCTTTTGTAATGTTTCATCGAAATGTTATAAAAATCCTAAAATAGATACATGTGAACCAGTAGATGATGCATATGAGAGAATTAAAATGATTTCCAAAAGGAGAATGATGAATGAATTTGATAAACGTTACGAAATTAATATTGAAGAATTAGAAAATCAAATAGAAAATAATATTCAACATGATCTTAAAATGTTGAGAAAATTATATTTATTAAATGAAATTAAAATATATAAGCATTCCAGGTTAGCATTTGCACTTGGTAATATTGCTGATGTAACCGATATAGTTTTTTCACCATATTTAAATCTACGAAATTTAATTTTGGGGCAAGATGATTTTGTAAAAAAGCAATATGATATTTGTCGATTTATTGAAAATTATTGTAGAGAACCCATGGTTGATAATTTAGATGAGAATCAAAATTGGCTTTATTGCAAGGATACAAATACCAAATTATTTCCTGTTTCTATTTATCAATTAGCAAAAACCTTTATTTCTGGTGGTGATTATTCCCGTAAATTAGATGAATTATGTAATTCAGTTGGAATAATGAGTGACGATGGTGATTCGATTGTAGATAAACATAGTGGATTTGTTATGCGTAAAATAGACTTTAGTTCTGAGGAAGGATTCAATGAAGCTGGATTTCATATTACTACACATGATATAATGGAACAAGATTTAGGTCTAGTTGTAATGGAACAGGTTAAAAAAAAGGAAAAACGCGTATTTGAAAATGAAACTGCCGAAGTAATCTATAATGTTGCATCTACTATTTGCAGAAATATTGATATCCCTTTTGATGCTATTGAAGATTATGTAATGATAACATCTAGGGAAGTTTTTGATAAGGCAATCTACAGTGAAGACAAATATAAAAAACTTTCAGATAAGAATGAAAAGAATAAGGGAAAGGCATTACAACCTTATAAAGACTATCGAAATGAAACCCGGATTTTCATTATATCTTGCTGCATTATTGTTGCTATTCAAACCGCAATTCCTTCCTTTAAAACTCATAAATCTTTTCCTGGTTGTCTTCGTTCATTCAGTGGTTATCCATTATCAGGTGGGGTTGAAGATATTAGTGCATTACAATATTTGGCATGTGTTTTAGATAAATCCAAAAATAAAGAATCAGAACCATGGTCTTCAATCGCTAAATATAAGACCGATTCCCTAGTAAAAAATATTAAAAACATATTTGAAAAATATATTGTGACACGTAGTGATATAAATGAACTCTATGTTAAAAAACGGGAATTTATGATACTTAACCCAGAATTAGTTGCTCCAGAAGAGCATAAAATAACTAAATGGACTCATTTTTTCCCTCCAGTAGTTGATTTTTCTGTATTGAAATCAATACAGAATGTAGCAAGCGATTTTGAATCCGACTTTAAAAAATCACTCCAAACTGGTACTGAATTAAAAAATAGCAGTTTGAATGTTATTAAAAGTAAAATGTTACAATATGGTTATGGTATTATTGAATCAATAAATACTATTGTAAAAACAAAGAGTCTAGTATTAAAAAACTCGGCTGGTATTCCATTTTTAGAAAATGCTTGCTGCAATGATAAGATTCTTTTGATCAATCCAATTTCGTACTTTAATACTGAAGATGAAAAAATCGCTAATTTTATAGTATCAACGAAAAAATTAGCTGAGATGGCAAAATATGCTGTAAATGTAGCAAGACCCTCCTATTTATATCATCCTACTTTTTCTGGTATTCGATATGCAGCTGTTTCTGAAAATAATTTGGATGATAGCGAGCTTATATATTCAGCTATTATTCATTATTGCAATTTCGATAAAAATCGTCCTATTCCTGAAAAATTCAAGGAAATATGTAATGAAAAACCCGGTAAATATGATAATCAATGGAGCATTTATGAAAAAATAGATCATCTAAAAAAGCAAGCACAGCAATATAATGTTGATCATTTATTAAAATTAATGACTATTGTAAATAATGAAAATATAGTTACTATTGATAAACCTATACGCATCACAAAGATAACTATTATTAAGGAACTTCTAAATAGGTTAGAAAGTTCTCATTCTACTGTTATTTCTGAACCATTGCGTCGATTATTATTCAAATTACTTGATACATACAAACCTAAATGTATGTCTTATGAATTATCACCTGAGTTACGCGAGTTAAAAAAATATTTAAATAATACTAATAATGACCTATATAAGCAAATAATCGAGTTTTTTGGTATTTATGGTAATTTATCTGCTGCTAAATATGAAAATTTGCATAAATTTTTAACAAATATTGATAAGTGGAAATTAGATATTCCTATGAAAGAATCTGGATTATATTACGATAATGGCTTATATATGGTAACTCAATTTATAAATAACTCTATAACTGATTTATGTAAAGTTTATCCATCAATTCTGATAAATGATGTTGGATTCTATAAAAAAACACACAAACATTGGTTGTTCTCCGATAAACATTATGATATTATTCAAAATTTTATAAACAAATATTATGATAATATCGAGAAATTTAAGGGGGATCCTATTATATTACGATTACTCATGGATATTGATAATAGATTAACTGATTTACCTATTTTTTTACAAAGTCTACCTTTTTTCACTGAAATTATTAAGGATATGGGAGATGAAGTTGAAGGAGAACCTATTCGTTCCTTTCATTGCTTGTTTGATAAAGATTGTATTTATTCATTATATAAATATTGTTATTATTCAGCTATTTATGAATATATTATATGTGCAAATGATCCAGATCTGTTAAGAGCTGATATACAAGAAGTTAAAAATACTTATCGTCAACAAAATAGAGAATTAGCTATCCCGTCCAATCAATTAGAAGGCCAACGTAAAAAAACAGGGTACGACGTTAATAATGATGATGAAATAAATGAAATTGAAATAATTACAGGTAATGTAGAGGAATTAAAAAGCCGTGTTGCTGCCTTGTTATTGAGTTTTTTAAATGTCGAAGAAGAAAACAAGGAGGTAATTAATTATTCCTATTCTGAAATAATGCAAAAGGTGAAAAGAGATAAGGATATTGAAAAATATGATATTATTGAAAAATTGGGAAAAATGAGCATTGAAGAGCGTTCTGTAGAAAATGATTTGAAAAATTTTAGAATAGGTAGATGGAATGTAGGAGAGCAAAAGGGGCTTTATCAATATGATAAAGAAACATTTGATAGAGAAATTTTGGAAATGTTAGACAAAAATGAACAGTTTGATAATTCAATACCATTAGATATGGTTGATGCTGAAAATGTAGATATTTTTGAACAAGGAGAAATTCCAGGAATAATATATGACCGTGGTGGTATTGATATTGGAGAACTGGGTGATAATTTCACAGACGGGGCATATTACGAAGAAGATATCGAATACGATGAATAATTTTATTTTAGGAAAAATATAACAATATATTATAATAACATAAAATGGAGCGTGGAATAATAATGTTGTTGCATTCGATATTGATTGGGTTTGTACTATATATATTAATGGTTTATGTATTAAAACAAAACGTAAATGTTGCTGAAGATAGAAGTATATTTTTAGCTGCCTTGGTGCTTTTATATATGCTTTTATTTGGACATAAACTGCCTTATAATGTAAATCGTAACATAGTAAATCTATAAAACCCAAATATCATTTTTAATTGTAAAAATATATTCTCATATTTTAACTATGAATATTAAAGGATTTATACGCTATCATAAATTGAATATTATTATCTTTTTGTTTTTGATATTGTTTACTGCAATTCATTTGCTAAAACCCGGAATTATTTATAATAAAGAGGGTGGATTTAGAGAATTCGGTGTAGGATATAGGCATAAAACAGTAATACCTATTTGGGCAGTTTCTATTATTTTAGCAATTCTCTCTTATATTGCTGTATCTTATTTATTGGTTATTTTATAATTTGAGTTTATAGTTAGGTAATAAAAATCAATAAAATAATTATATTTGTATTAATTATTTTAAAATGGAAAATCCTCGATTAATCGAGAACTCTGCGAAAAATTATTTATTTCAAACCCTGCAAAAATGCCATAATAATCGAGTATCTATCTATTATTATGCTCTTAATTTTGGTGTTTTATTTTTATTTGTAGGTATAATTTGTTTAATATTATATTATTGCAGTAAACAAAAATTAACGGATTATGAAAAACAACAGAAAATGTTAAAAGATCAACAATATATATTATCAAAAATACGATATTATCAAGAAGATAAAAAGGAAAGACAACGTTCTCAAGTTAGTGGCATTACAGATTTGCCTTACATAAATGAATAAAATATATTTAGCATATATTTATAATAATTTATATACATATATATATATACATGTCAACCTCAGAAATTACAAACGAACAAGTATTAGAAATGTTACACCACAATCCAAAGGATCCAAATGATCCAAATTATGACGTATATGATTTTATAGAGAAGTGTGATGAAGAAGTGAAAAAAAAACAGCATGAACTAGAGGATGAAATTAAACAAATGTTTTACAGAACTAAAGAACAAGAACAGGGTATGTATAAAAAAATGTATAAAGAAATTTTGAAAATACTTAGAAGGCAAAGACAAGATTTAAGAAAATTTAAATACGATAAAAATGACGTTGGAAGAAAACAACTAATAGAAGATTTTGGATATCGTCTTGATATGCATATTGAATTTGAATCTAAAAGAGCAGATGAATCTTATTTTAGACGTTCTTTTAAAAAACTATTTTCTGGAGGAATCCGACGTGGAAAAAAAAGTAGAAAAAGTAGAAAGACTAGCAAGAGTAGAAAAATGAAAAAATAGAAAACCCTTGGAAAAAACAAAAAATATAAATATTATATCATATCTTATATTATATAATACATAAATGGATGAACAACGCGAAGAAATTATTAAAGAAAATAATACTGCCCAGAATCAATTATTAAGTATTTTAGAGAACCTTACAAAAAGTTCCAAGGAATTAAAAATAGATGAAGCCCTTTTTGGAGATATTGATTTTTCTATTTTAAAAGAACGTGGTTATGGTAATATTAAATCTATTATTTTAGCAGATGGTCAAATTACAAATATAGAAGGATTACCTGAAGGACTTTTACATTTTGAATGTCCAAATAACCTATTAATTACTTTAGATGATATTCCTAGTTCTCTAAAAACCCTTAAAATTCCATTTAATTATTTAACAAGCATAGATTTAAAAAACCTGGATAGTTTGGAAAAATTACATATTTCTCATAATAAAATTCGGGAATTTGAGAACCTGCCCAAAACCTTAATTGAATTGGAATGTGATAATAATAAGATTGAACGCATTGATTTGGTCGGATTATCTGAACTAAAAGTTCTCAATGTTTCAAATAATTCTATTACACTAATTGAGAACCTTCCTACTGGAATAGTGGATTTTAAAATGGATAATACACCTGCCATTGAATTTCGTAATTCGGAATTACCCGAAATGAATTTGGATAAGGGTACTGAAGATGATTTAAAAAATCACGTAAATTATTTAGAAGCATTAAATGAATTTTTTAAACTTAAAAATGATTATGAAAATAAACGTAGTAAAATGATGCATAGTGCATTTAAAAGAGAACCTAGTAAACGATTAGGTAAATTAGCTGCTTTATCTGTGAAACCTCCGTGTATTAATTGCAAACGCCCGGTTGGTACAATATTTTCTAATAGAGATGATGGAAAATATACAGCCATTTGTGGTGATAAAAGTAGTCCATGCAATTTAAATATTAAAATCTTTAGTGGGAACCTTATCTATTTACCTTATATTTTAAATATATTTAAAGATGAGATTGCCGATATTAAAGATATCATTATTAGACAGAAATTAGATACTTTATTTAGTTATGTTAGTGAAGAAAAATCTGTTTCTTTATTTAAAAAGGAGCTTGATGCCTATCATAAGAACAGTATTTTATATAATGAATTATTGACCAAATATAATGATTTGTATCATAATAAGGATAATGCTGAATTGACTCAGAAAAAAAATGATCAAATATTTATATTAATAGAAAAAATACGTAATTTATTAACCGAATATGAGAAAACAGAGAACCCAGGAATTTTAAAATTGGCTTTGAATACGCAAATAAATGAATTATACCCTGAAATTCGAAATATGCGACTATTGAAAAATGAGATAAATGAGATGAATGAAAATGATAAGGGAGAATTCTCAGTATTTAATTATCCTGTTCAATTATCTAAAATAGATCATAATCTAGGTGAAAAACCATCTGTAATTAAATTTTCTGTATAAATATTGGTTTAATCTCTATCCGGGGATAAATGTATTTATCACCGAATAGGATATGGGTCTAACGAAGATTTGTATCCAATTGGATACAAATCCTCGGATAGACCTTAAGATTTTCAGTAATAATGCAATAAAAAATTATTGTATTATTTGTAATCTACTTACAACCATTAAAATTGCTATAACCATCCCAATAGATACTATATGTATTTGCCCACGATTTTTTATTGCAATCTGTGTAATAAGGATCACTAAAATTTATTTTATATAAATCATAACCTGTTATTTTATTAATTTCTGTATTTAATTTTAAATTTCCAGAATTACTTGAATCAGGAACATAAATACTACCAGTATTTCGTGGTGCTTTTTTAGGTTGTGAAGTATCTAATTCTGGTATTATACATTTCCCAACATTATCTATATTCCAATAATCTGGACAAGTAGCTGCTACAGGCGGCCATGTATCACCAGATCCATTATGATATTTCATGCCAAATCCAATAATAGTTAATACTATTATTAATACTACAATGGCTATTATTAATACTATAATGTAAAATAAATCCATGATATATAGTATTGTGATATATTTTTACTAAATAATATATTTAGTACGTTTAGTAGATAAATTTATTTCTTATGTAATTTTATACAAATTATAATGTCTTATCTTAAAATAAATCCTAGTGATATTAACTCTGAAGGTAGAATAATGGCAAATACTAATTATAATGGAAGAGTAAATATTATTGAACCGGAATCTCCTAATGCTATATTTAAAATGCAGGAGAAATTAGCTGTAAAAAATAAGGCTTCTGAATACAGGGAGGCTTTAGTTGGTACTTGGGAAAATAATGCATTATCAAATGCCTATTTTTCTGCTGAAAATATGCAAATTATTCAAAATGGATTGCGGGCAGGTGTTTATGCTATGTCCAATAATGAATTTATTATTGCCCCTCAAAACGTGGATACTTTAAAAATAATAATGAGAAGCATATATATGCAATATTCCGAACACTATCCTGATAAAATAACAGAACAAATTGAACGTTTAAATAAGTTAGTTCTTGATTATGCTGTTCCAACTGTGTATAATGAAGCTGTTGGTTATATGAAATACCGTATAGATCAAAGCACATTGGTCTCTCCGTTGCCTATTCCTAAACATCATGATCGTGCTTATAAACAGTTGGTTATGAAAAATTGGATTTAATAAGGGAAACCTACGGTTTCCCTTTAACCCTTCCCTCACTAAAACTACAGTTTCCCTTTAACCCTTCCCTCACTAAAACTACGGTTTCCCTTTAACCCTTCCCTCACTAAAACTACAGTTTCCCTTTAACCCTTCCCTCACTAAAACTACGGTTTCCCTTTAACCCTTCCCTCACTAAAACTACGGTTTCCCTTTAACCCTTCCCTCACTAAAACTACGTTACTCAATAGCATGAAGCTTTATAAGGATGGAAGTCACTTCCCGACTTCTGTACACCTTACCCCCTCCTATAAAATAATTTAATATCCTAGGTTTTCCATTAATTACAAATTGTATTACATTGATTAATAATTGTAATTAAATACTGCATAAATGCAGTCATTTAGAAGAATTAAAATATTTAAGAATATTATTGCCTTTGATAATTATATAGAATGCCTTCCAGTAGGTCATCCAGGTCCTCTAGATCTTCCAGATCTTCCAAGTCTTCCAAGTCAAGCCATAGCAGTAGCAGTAGCAGTAGCAGTCATCACCATAGAAAAAGAAATAAATCTTATTACTATTATGAATATGAATATGGAAATACACGAAATCCCCTTTCTCTTTATTTTTTAGATAGTTCACAATATTTTAATTAAATTTTTATTACAATTTGTAAATTACAAAAGCATATATGCTAATGATTTAGATCAAATAAAATATTCGTAAATTTTATTTGATATGATAATTGTATAGGATGCCTTCAACTGAGAGATCCGATATATCTTCAAGCCGTCATTATAGATGCGGCAACCGGTGCGATCGTAATCGAAGAGGTGACGATTACTATTATTACGAATACGAATATGGTCCAAATCCCCTTGCACTCTATTATTTAAATAGACCTTATGGAGGGTATTATGGTTATCCTGGATACGGGTACCAGGGATTAGGATATCCTGGTTTGGGTGCAGGATATGGTAGATATGGTTTGGGGTTAAGAGGTTATGGTACTTGGTAAAAAATTGAAAACTTTAATACATATACATGATACGAAACAACAGATAATTAATAAAATGATCATTCCTAATGAGATAATTTCAAAGATTATTGGGTATATAAATAATGTAGTCGGATATGATTATAAATACTGTCGCACTAGGAAACAATGGTTATTTTCATACAACAAATACAATAAAAATGCAGTAATTTTAAACAATATGCTTACTAATACATGGATTGTTCGTCGGTTTTATGATATGTCGCTTCCTGAAAATGCCGTATTAATAAATAATCCAAATTTTAGACATGCTAATTTTAATTCAGATAATGGTAAACCCTTGGGTATTCTTTATTACACTACATCATCAAAAAATTTAATTTTAAATAATTTAATAGATAAAATAAGGGTCAATGTATATACTACCATAGAAGGAAACACATTTATTGGTATATATAAAAATGGACATTATCTAATAGATTTGTTTCACAAATTAGTAATTAAAGATAAGAATAAATTTGAATATACCAACTAATCATATTTCTACAAATCATACTTATTTAAGGTATATCCGTGTTTTTGTATCCATTTGGATACAAAAGACTGGATAACCCATATCCTATTCGTGCATAAATGTATTTATGCACGATTAGAATATGAATGTAATAAAAATTGTTACTTGTTAGTAAATATTAAATAAGTCAAAAATAAACCAAAAAAGTTTTTTGAAAATAAATCCAAAACATTATAACATATATTTTTAATTTTATAAGGCAAAACAGCAACTACACCATACAAAGACCAAAAAATAAAAAAATAAAGAAAAATTTTATATCCATCATTACTTAATTTAGCATATTTTTCATAAATAATGTAATAATAAATTAAAAATGGAATAAATCCTAATAAGACTCCTAATAATACATTAATAACAGATATTTCGCTTAAATATCCGAATAAAAGCATTATCCAATTAAGTAATAAAACAGTAATAATAGTATAAAATTCTTCATTAAATAGTTTAAAAAAACTTAGTTTATCACTGATGTTATTATCTTTATATTCTAAAAAAATTAAATAAAAAATTAAATTTATTAGCATTGTTGGTGTTGTAATTATCCAGTCAAAATATCTTTTTGGAGTAATATTTAAAATAGTTTTAAAATTATACAACCAATATACATAAAATAAACTTTCTATGAACTGTACAATTATTTCCAACAACATCATTTGTTTTAAAAAAGAAAATTTAAGTGGCACTTTAATAAAAAGAGAAAATATTTCAATAATTGCTGTTATTAGTTGTATTATAACAGACGTAATCAAGGATGTATAAACATTTAAATTTATCATTTAATATATAATAACATAATATTATGTTCCCTTTCTTTCTAATACCACTTCCTTCAATACATTTTTTAATATTTTATCTTCTTGTTTTTGTGCATCTTCATCACTATATGCTCCTAATGAACTCAAGGATATTTTCATATACTGTTGGTTCTCCGGTGTATCTAATATTTGATAATCTGGATTTTGTTCTTGCCATTCCGGTAACATTTGTAAATTCTTATGAGCTACCTGTTTTAATGCCCTCTTTAATTTTATTTTTTCCTGATTATCCTTTTCCCATGTATCATCATCCTTTACATATACAGTTTCTCGTTTAATATCTGTGCAATGTATTGGTCGCATTTTCACATCCATATCTTTTAATGCATTAACAAAGATACGGGTCATTCCTCCAACATATCCTAATCTTCCTGTTTCTTCTATGTCTTCTACTGTTAATTTCAATCCTCTAACAAAATCCATTATATTCAGAGCATTCTTGCACTCCTCATTTAAAAACATATTAAGGTTAAATTGATTGTTAGTATTGTTATTATTCGAATTAGTAATATTATTATTTGTTATATTATTCGTTATGATCTTTGGTTCCTTTGATAACTCAATAACTTGCTGATGAAGTTCCTTATTCTGTCTTAATAGATCAGTAATTATTTCCATTGATTTAGCTGACCCATCAAATGCTACCATTTTATTTTCTAATGTTTGAACTTCTGTCTGAGTATTATTAATAGTTTCAGTACATTTCTTCATATGATACCATAAACTGTTCTTTGCCTTATATACCTTATTGCAATTACTGCATTTATGAAGTGGTTTGGGCTCGGCGTTTTTTTCATTCAAAAAAGTTCTATTTAGGTGTTTTGCTGTGGATATATGTCTGGACCAATCACATTTTTTACTGCATTTAAAGTTGCATTCTTTGCAAAGAAATTCTTGGCGTTTTTCGGCGTTTTTTTCATTCAAAAAAGTTCTATGCTGCATAAGGTGGGAATCGTAATCTTCCATATTACTGCATTGTTGATTACAAAATATACATAAAAAATCAGTAGCGTTTTTTGGCGTATTATCCATTCTATATTTTAGAATGAGAAAAAACGCCTAAAGTATTCTCCGCAAAACTATTTAAAAAGTTATGCAGTGCACTTTTTTGTTAAAATTTAAGTATTTACTGCAGAATGCTGTAAATTGACTTTTTAAAAGTGTCTTTTTAAAAACTATTTCCAGAAATTTAAAAATGGACATTTATTTTTGTCCATTTTTAAAAACGGTCCCGACTTTTTTCCATGGGTTTTTTATTAATTTTATTAAACAAATTATGTAAAATATGTAAAATTATATAGATCTAAAACGACGGGTACCTCTATTTGATGATGATCGAGAACGACGCAGAGAAGCACTTTTGATTCTTGAACTAGGAGTGGCTGCGTCTAATTCTCTAATAAGTTTCCTCTGTAAACCACCCATTAATGTTTGTTTCATGTCATTAAATTTTCTAAAATTTTCACCTGTTTTATTAAATAAATAATTAATTTCTTCTTCCGTTGATGGTGCAGTTATTGAGTTAAAATCGATTTCATTAGCACGCTTAACTAAAGCAACTCCTTCATTAGATAAATTTTCCATATCACGATTAATTTGCTTTAACAATGTTAGAAAAGTTTTTATAGATGTTTTCGACATTATATATTATAATGATATTATTTGCCTATAATATATCTTCTTCATATTCTACTACCATGCAAAAAGAAATTTCATATCCATTTACACCCTTGAAGATTTAAAATGGGACAAAATCCCATTAAAAATTAACAAGGTTTGCCCTTCACAGAGCGTGTAAATTTTGGTTTTACTGGTTCGTCTAAACCAGTTGATAAATTCTTGCTTCTTGATAAATAATTTGGTCTTTCTTTATTATTTATCGCATTATAAGCAATCTTATAAATATTTGTAGCACCATTCACATCTCTGTTCCAATAACCGCATCCGTTCTTACAACAAATCAGTCCATGAACAATTATGTTTCCATTTCTATATGGTTTTGGATTTTTCCTAACCATCGTCTTTTTACAAATACCTATTTCACAATTAGAACACATACAACTCGTTCTAAATTCATCTACCAAATAAGTTTGAAATCCTGCTTTTCTAAAAAGTGTTCGCATTCCTTTACCTTTGGTTGCTTCTTTGAATTTCATGTGTTGCTTTTGTTCGTAATCTCCAAAACAAACAACGACTTCTTTTTCATTTCCAAATATTTTCTTAAATTGGTTAATCATTTTTTGTTCGCTTCTTTTTGTGTTTCTATAACTTTGTAAACGTAATTTCCTAAAAATGTATTTTTCATAAAAGCTAAATAACATTCCGTTTATTTCACTCTTTTTTTGGATATATTCCTTAAATTTTGATATGTTAAGTGATTTTCTATTTAGTTTGGATAATTCTGTTTCCCATTCTATAATTGTTTTTCCATGTATTTTTTCCTTTTTCAATTCCAATTGAATTTTTGAATACTTCTTTTTCTTTGTTTCTTTTCTTCGTTGGTCTTGTGAATAACGAAATTTATTTGCTTCTTTATTATAATCATCAAGACAATAAATTAAATCACATTTTCCAGGGTCTATTGCTACAATCTTTTTGTTTTGTATTTGTGAATAATCATTTACTTCATCAATATATGTTTCAGTTGATAAACCTTTTTTCATCATAGGTAATTTCTTACCAATCAAATCTTTACGCAATAATAACAAAGAACAGCTTACACCATCTGTTTCTATCATATGATGAAACTCGTAATATTTTTTATGAAACATTTTCCTTTCAGTTCTAAAAAAGAATTCCCATATTTTATCTTCTTTGCGTTTCAAATTCCCTTTTGTTAAAAAATCACTTTTATTTCCTTGTTTCTTTGTCATAAGTAAATGAACTAATGTGGTTGTATCTAATCTTATATGTTTTGGTATAACTTCACTTCTCATAGGAAATACATTATAAATAGTTTGTTCTTCCTTTTCAATTTGTTTCATCATAAAAATCATACAAGAAAAATACTCAAATGGACTACACATCAAGTCATATACAATATTATTCTTCTTATAACTTTGTTTGTTAGGTGTAATGATTTGTTTTTGTTGATTAATCCATTTATGATACATAGAATAAGATTTATAATTAACATTTTCTATATTCAATAAATCTGTTTTTATTTTGCGTAGTTGATTACATAAATTATTTATCCTTTGTTCCTTTGCTTTTTGTGTAATATTGAGCTTTCTTATTTTGCTTACAATAAACTTCTTTTTCCAAACAACATTTACATATCTTTCAACATATTCTACATAATGGAATTTAATATTATTCTCATACATAGTAAGAATATCAATTGTAAGATAATCCAAAATGGTATTCATATGAGTATAATCTAAATCTTCATTTTGAATAAGCGGTTGAAAATCTGATTTGTAAAATGTTGTTAGTGTATCTTTGAGTTCTTTGATTTCTTTTTTAGGTGGTCTTCCAGATGCTTTTTCATTACATAAAATTTTCATACAAGAATTTATGAATTCATCATTAATGGTTGGTAATTTATTATGCTTATCATAATGGTCTAATAAAAATAGTTTCATAAACATAAGAACTTGAATAACAATTTTATTACACTTAATAACAGCATTTGTAATTTTAGGTGTATTTATATCAGGGTGTTTCAAGACACTTTTTAAGGAAATCTTAATTCCTTTGAAAAAGTCATCAGGAGGTTTTTCTTTTTCCATCCTTTATAATATTCCTAAAGATTTTATTTTAAGTTGTTTAACGAATAAATTATAAAATTGAAATAAATATTAATTATTTTAAATAAATATTAATTATTTTATAAATTGTAAAAGTATGGCGACTTATGTTTTAGATTTCGTTACAGGTGAATATAGAGATTCTCCATCACATCAAGGATGTTTTGCTTTCACTATGTATAAATATTATTTTAATATTGATATACGAGGTAATGTTAAAATTAAAGAACAAAATATATTTGTTTGTTCAGGTCATCCTAATGAGCATGGCGTGGTTAAAGATATATTAGTTATAAATGATAATATACCTATTCCTAGTTATTTAATTGAAACTTTAAAAACTCTTATTACATATAATTTTATTCATAACTCATCATCTATATACAGATGTCATTGGATATGTATAATAGAAACAATTAAAAAATTGAAACAAAGTTTGAAAGAATTAACAGAAAATCCACAAAAAGAAACTAATATTCAAATATTATTAGATAATTCAATTGTTAAAAATGAAATTCTTGAAAAACAAGTAAAAGATACGGAGCAAAAAATAGAGAATTTACAAACGGCATATTTTGATACGTTACAAGATGATAAAAAAATAAAAGAAGAAAATAAATTATTAAATGACAAAATTTTGAAATTAGAAAGTGAAATTAGAAATAGAAAAGATATCGTTTATATAAATGGACCAGAACCACAAACATTATTTAGTTATTGCGGAGGAGGTAGTAATTCAGGTACATTGTCAAATGCTCAAAATAGAATGTTATATAATGATATTAAAGGGATTTATGAACCAGAAGAAGACGAATAAATTATAAAATTGAAATAAATATTATTTTTTATATAAATTATAAAAATAAGAAACGATGACCGACTATCTTATTGATATAACATTAAAAGATATAACTGATCTTGGTAATACTAATTATAATTTATTTATAAAAATAGACAAAAATGGTAATGTAGATATAAAACAACAATACATTCACCTTCGTTCTGGTTGTGAAGGTAATGAATATAGTCGTATATCGGATTTATTGATAATAAATGATAATATTCCTATACCATCATGTATGATTAACATGTTAAAAAATTTATTTAGTTTGCCTAATAGTCCAATATTACCAAATGCTATTTCACGTCTTCCTCTAAATATGCGTCATTATGAAAATGTAATAGAAAGTATAAAAATTCTAAAAAATGATATCGTTAATAGTCAGTCAAAATTAATAGAATTAATATAAAAAATTGATTTAAAAAATAAATAATTATTATATTATTATCAGTTGTATATTATAATGAATACACCACAATACAAAAAACAATACTTAAATAATTTGAAATTAGAAATTTCAAATAATAATAAACATTTATTAGCAAACAAAAATCAACCATCAACACAACAATATATTCAAAATACAAACCAACAAGTGTTAGGTGTTTCTACTTTTAACTATGGAGGAATTACACAAATTCAACCAAAAGGAACAAAATTTAATGGGTTCAAATAAATAATTTATTGAATATATATTTATGTGTTCTAATATATATATCATCTTCTGTAAATTGAAAATCTTTACTTTCAATAGCATATTTTGCTTTTAATAATTGTTTTATTATACATAACCATGGTCTTTTTCTTTTACTTGGTTCGCCAACTGCTTTCATATTGTTAAATGAAAACCATTTTCTTATTTCAGGTATTAACTCCATTATTTTATTTTGGATTTCTTCATTTTTGTCTAATTCATAAAGTGTATATTCTGTTTTATTTTCCAAATTCAAAATCTTTACAATCTTATAAATTATTTCTTCTTGTTCTTTTTTGTATAATTCACTTTTCAATCTCATATTCACTATATACTTAAACTATGTAAATTTTAAGTATATTATTTATAATTTTTTAATTTTCTTCTTCTTGTTGATTGTTTTCTTTTTATTTCCATACCTTCCTTCAAGTTATAAGCATATTCAAAATAATTCTTATAATTTTCAGGTTTTACCTTTCCAATTGCTTTATTTACATTATTTTCTAATTGTTGATAATTTTCAACATTTCTTGTAATATTTTTAGTGGTTTTGTATCTATGTATCCATCTTTGTAATGTAGATTTTTTACAATCAAAAATTTTACAGGTTTTTCTAATATTATCTTTATTTTTAAGGTAATATTTAACAGCAGAAATTTTATAATCTTCGCTTTTATGTGTCATTTTTATAATAAAATTAGAAAAAACAAACTCAAAATTTGTCCCATTTTAAATCTTCAAGGGTTTAAACTGGGTAACCGAATTCATTTAATAATCGAACTTCTAAATCTTCTAATTTAATCTTTTCATAATACCGTCTTGTATCACTTATTAAAAGTCCGTTTAATATGTTTGCAGTTAATATTGAGCCATATGGAAATGTATTGTATTCCATTGTTATTCTTGCAATAATATATTTACTTATTCGAGAACATAAAATGGAAGATGTAAAAGCGTTCATATTTCTACTACATTTTATACCATCAAGTTCTCTAATTTCTAAAAATAAATATCTGGGATTTAAATAATAACAAATATTTTTAATTCGAATTTCTGAATATGGTTCTATAAAGTAAGAATTTTTATTTAATCCGAGAACATTTCCAAAGTTATTTTTATTTTTTTCGTTATCATTTACTTTAAAATCAATCAAATTGTTTCCTCCTTTTGATGCTATCACCGTATTATTTTTTTTTGTAGAAAATTCTATGCTATTAATATTATTCTGTTGAAGCTGATTATTTATTTCTTCTATTAAAGTTTCGTGTGTATAATGGTTATCAGGAATTACTACTTTAGTTTTTACTGGTTTGCTAGGATTATCAACATTAGATATATTAAAATTATTGTTCTCTAAATCATCACAAATATTATAAAATGATATTGGTATTTCTATGCATGCAATAGATATTGATCGAATGTTATGGATTGTTTCAGGAAGTTCTACTATATAATCCGAAAAAGGAAAACATGTAAATTCATTACTAAATCTTGCATCTATATTTATGTATTTTGTTTTGAGAACCTTTTCTGTCATATAAATAATTTAATAAATATTTATATGAAAATATTATGTTTATTCGCCTTTGTGAAATACAATTATAATGTTAGTATTTCACATAAATCATGAAAAAACTTATATAAGTAGGATGAATACGATAGATATATATGATGTGTCAAGGATTGCGGACGCACATTTGCATATTCAGTTGCAATAAAATTATTTTTCTACAAACGGTGTTTCTTTGAATGGATAGATAGAACCATTAAATAACTGTTTTACAAAGAAAAATGATATTTGATCTTGAATTCCACATTCTTGTATATGTGAATACCATGTTTTATCTATCTCAGTAATATTAGGATGTCGCATATTTCTTATTAAAAAACCACATTGACAATGTTTATCAGTGGTTTCAATTAGACCAGTAGAGATTTGGTTATTAATATATTTTTTATACTTTTCTTTTTCTTGCACATATCTATCCTGTTTCATGCTTTCATTATATTCATTCCATACGTTATCTTTTATAAACAAATGTTCTCGCAATAGAAGAGCATAATTTTGTTTTATAAAATGTGTTTCTATAAAGTTTTCAACAAATGTTTCTGATACTTTATCTAATTTACTATCTAAAAAACACGTATAATCATAATGTTTAAGAACTTCAAAATCCTCTGGAACAACTTTTACATGTTTTCCATGCATACAACTTTCAATTGGATTATTAGTAATAAGTTTGTTGTCATATATACCTATCCATTTTGTTCCATTTAATTTTTCTAGCATTTTTTTATTATTGGAAAAATAATAACAATCGTATTTATCAGAAGGTATTTCTGGAATAGCAAATGCAGGATTATCATCTGTGCCGTAAAAACATGTATAGAATGCTATATTGTAAATATTTTCTAAACCTTCCTTGTATTTTAATGAATTACATAATGATATTATACAAATAATAAGCAACAAAATAAATATTAATAATTTTTTCATATTACTGAAATTTCAATAAATCAATAAAAAATATATACAATATGTAGATATTTTTTCATAAATCATGAAAAAACATGTACACTGTTTTTTTGTTTTTTTTGTTTTGTTTTTGACATATTATTCATTTTTTATATTTTTTTTATGTTTTTAAACTTGAAAAGCTGCAGTTTTTTTCATGCATTGCATCATCTCTAATGAAAATCCACCATCACCACCTCCAATGTTATCAATAGTACTTCCACCATATACATATGTAAGCTTTTTCCATTTGGCGTCATGGAACCACTTTTCAGGTAATCCATACGATTTTTGTTCATATTCAGATTGTTGACGAATAATATCACAAGTTCTGCTAATATCGGTTTCATCAACCTCTACGAAAAGATGTTGTAGCAAGATCTGAATGAAATTGATAAATGTATTTGTATCGTAGAGAATGTACTTAAGATAATCTAAAAGTTCAGCCCGCTTGCTGTCCTCGTCTGTCTTTTTACTTCCAACGTGGCCCTGAAACCCGAAGAGCTTGTATACTTTGACTTGGTCTCCCAATGCAACAAATGCAAGATTCGGATCGACGCGCTCGGATTTTTTTGGAGGAACTCTTGTTTTTGTAATTGGGTTGAAATAAGCTGTGCTTTTTAAAACATAAAAGAGCGGCTTAATGTAATTGTTTCTGACTTCAGACATAAAGTTCGTTAATCCATAGGGGGTTTTCAAGCTGTCTTTCAAACTTCCCAAAGGATGTTCGGCTTTTGGGAACAAAGCTTTTGCTACGGTGCCTTTTACACTTGCAATGAAATATGGATATTTTGCATATGGATTTTTTATATTTTTTTTTTGTTTAATTGGTTCATCTGCTTCGGTATCACTCGGTATAGGTGATACAGATGCAGTTGTTACCGGGCTTACTTCTGTGATTGGAAGCTTGAAATTTAAAACCGCAGTTTCCCATTCGTCTTCGTCTATAGAAGTCTCAATAAAAGTTGACATTGTGTTCGCTTAATTTGGTATTGTTGTTGTTGTTGGTGCCTACAATAAAAAACCATATAAAGTTTTCAATTTTTTATGTTATTTTCTGGCATAATATTACTTTTTAATAGTGAATTTCTTTTTCTTTTCCTGGGTACTGGGTTTTATTGTTCCTTCTTGAATTTGAACCCTTTTTTTCTTATATAAATCATATTGTTTTTCCAGGGCATCCAATTCCTCCAACCACATCTGTTCTAATGTCTTTGCCTTTAGTGCTTCCAATTCTGCTTCTGTATCTGTCTTCTCCTTCATAATACTTGCCACATTTTCTTCGGTAACCGAATCCATTGGCATCTTAATAAGGTATTTATAATCTCCATCCAATAAATCAAAACCTAGACCGGTCAACAATCCTGTTACTTCATCAGCCTTCTTACGTCTCAAATCAACTGTTCCTTTCAAAGTCTCTTGAATATACCTGGCACGATTAGATAGTTTTACCAATTTCTTCTCCATGTCCTTGACCAGATAATCCTTTCGCTTTTTATACAAATCCATTCTTACACCATAGAAGTCATCGATAACTTCTTCTACTGATGTATACTTATGTAATTTGCATTGACTATTGAACATATGCATATTTGTGCTACTTACTGTAGTAAACAGTTTTAATAATTTCTCAAGTCCATTACATCCATTTGCATCCAAAGTGGCCTCTAATTCTTGTATCTTACCCTTTGGAAATACAACCGTAAAGTCAACGGCTACTTCAGTGCTGATCGATGTAAAATCCTTGATTGTCGGTGGAACTTTCTTACCAGCCTTATCAGTTGAGCCATCCATTAATGTTTCTAAAAAGGTAGTATAAGGCATCGTCCATGTTCCAACAGGTAATTCAGTAATACGGATCTTATCATCACTTAATTTTTCATAACAACCTTTAATAAGGTACTTCTGTTCTGCAATCTTTTGGATTGATCCCTTGAACCCTTCATAATAAGGGACAAAATCAATGCATTTGGTATCCTTCTTTGAAAGTTTCAATTTCAAATATTGAATAAGCTGTGCAGGATCATAAGGTGCAATGCTACATGAAAACCCGGTTCCAATTCCTGAAATTCCATTAACTAGTGCAAAAGGCAAAATAGGAACATAGAACTCTGGCTCGACAATTGTGCCATCATCATTCAAATAATTCAATACTGTGTCATCTGCCTCAGGGAATATGTACCTGGTGAGTGAATTCAACATCGTAAATATATATCTCTCTGATGCACTGTCATCACCCCCATGAAGTCTCGTTCCAAATTGTCCATTCGGCTCTAGTAAATTAATATTATTTGAACCAACGAAATTCTGTGCCATGTTAACAATAGCTCCATTCAAACTAGCCTCCCCATGATGGTATGCACTGTGTTCGGAAACATATCCTGAAAATTGAGCAACCTTTATTTCACTCGTAAGTTTACGTTTAAACGCACTAAATAGGATTTTACGAAGGGAGATTTTTAGACCATCTACCATATTAGGAATGGATCGTGCACAATCATACGTACTGAAATGTATCATCTCTTGGTTCATAAAATTCTCATACTGAACATTGGGCCGGTTCGTATCCAAATACGCATTCTTATCATATTGTTCGAGCCAAGTCTTACGGTCATCAGCCCGTTCTTTATTAAATACCTTATCAATCGAATCATCACTAATCTGGCCAGAATGTACGAAATCTACGATTTTCTTATTCGCAAAATATTCTTTGAATTCGGCAGCTGTGGAAGTTCCAAGACCCTTAAAATATTTGATTGTCCATCCATTGGTTCCACCATTTTGTCCTAAAGATTCTTTCCAATGCATATATTCACCATCATTGTAGAACAGTTTTGTAGTCGCACCTTTCTTTGCACGCAAGATGGGTGTATTCATAAAACAGAGGAATCCGGGAATCTTTGTAAGGGTTGACCACTCACTGTGAAACAAATTAATACACAAGCCTTTAATATGAGAGCCATCCAAATCTTGATCAGTCATAAACATGACTTTTCCATAGCGAAGATTTTTATGAATATCATTTAATGTTGCATATGCCTTACCTGTTTCTAATCCGAGGATTTTTTTCAGATCACTGATCTCTTTGTTTTCAGAGATCTTCTTAATTTGTTGACCACGTACATTCAATAGCTTACCTTTGAGAGGATAAATACCAATCGTATTTTTATCTGAACTAGAAAGCCCGGAAACTATACCAGACATAGCTGAAAGTCCCTCGCAAAGGATCAAGATGCAATCCTTGGAATCCGAGGTTCCACTATGATTAGCATCGATGAAATTTGCGATTCCGCGAATCGTCTTTGTCTTTGATCCATCAGTCTTCTTTGCTAGCTTATTTTCCTTTGCTTCAGTAAGAGACATAGCCAAATCCATCACACCCATCTTCGCAACCTTCTCAATAAAACTATCGGAAACTGTGCAAGATGACCCAAATTTATTCGAAGGGGTATTCATGAAATCCTTGGTTTGACTATCGAATGAAGGATTTTCAATATCGCATCGCAAGAACAAGATAAGCTGTTCTTTGATTGCTGACGAATTTACCTTTATTTTCTTCTTCTTTTCAATGTAATCACATAGCTTACGAACAATCTGACCGGTAATGTAGTCAATGTGTTTACCACCTTTAAAAGTACAAATACCATTCACAAATGATACTTGCATGAATTCATGTGTAGGCGACATAGCTACCGCATATTCCCAACGTTCATCGCTTTGTTCGTATACACGCTTAGATTCTTCCTTTGTTCCGATGTATAGGTCAATATACTGCTGGAAATTTTTTACAGGAATTGTTTCATCATTATAGTTTACCTTTATTTTCTTGATAGAGTGGTCGGTAACAGCACCGATATCATAAACACGCTTTTTAAGAAGTGCCAGCATATCAGATGTCAGTCCTTGAACACCGAGTCGGCGATAATCTGGTTTGAATGTTACCTTTGTGTAGGGTTTTGAATTCGTAGATACCTTTGTGATCGTAGGCGGGCAAATTTCATCCAAGTTTCTTTTGAATTCCTGAACGTATTTGAGACCTCGTATATGATCAACTGTTTCGATTTTACCATAATCGGACCAGATAAGAACCAACTTAAAACCAAATCCGTTTTTACCACCAACAATCTTTTTTTCTTCTTTATTGTAATTTGTCGATGTACGAAGATGACCAAAAATCATTTCAGGGATCCAAATATCATAAACCGGATGTTTAGCAATATCAATACCATTTCCATCATTTGACATGGTAATTGTACCATCTTCATTTATGTTGGTGTCAATATGTGTTACAAACTTTTTTTCTAAAAGAGGTGATTGTATCATACGGATGACATGGTCACGACAATTAACAATACCTTCATCGAATAGCTTATAAAGACCTGGAATATATTCAATATCCCTCAATACAATTTTTTTAGTAGCATCATCAAATACCCACATGCTGGCATCGACATTTTCAACCGAGCCAATATAAGTATCTGGATTATGCAAAATATGTTCAATATCGGTTTTTGCTTGATATTGTTGCGCTAATTGTTCATCATCTTTGTTTACTTTTACTGTATTTTTAAGTGGTTTGATGACTAACTTTTGAGTCGACATAATTACTATTTGGTTACCTTATTATTATTATAATTTTTTATTTCAATTTTTTATATCTATTATATAAGATGCCTACAATGTTTGATATTGTTAAAAAATGTCATGAAAATAAATGTGCTCCAGTAAATTATTCAAAAGTAGTAACTTCAGGAAATGATCCAACCATTACGAAATCAATGCGTTATTCCCAATATATTAGCACAGCTAAACCAAAAACAACATATGCATCTAATACAGCAGCAACCGGATTAGCAGCAAGGGGAATAACGTTTCAGGCAAATTTTAGTCCACTTTTAATATCTTTACAGTTTACTAATTTAAAGGATTTTAGCATGCCTCGTGAAAAAGTCTTTAGTAGAAATAATATCATATAAGTTAAGGGAACCTACGGTTCCCTTAAGATCCCTCCCTTAATCTCTATTCGTGCATAAATGTATTTATGCACGAAAAGGATATGGGTTATCCACTCTTTTGTATCCGCAAAGAATGTATGGATACAAAAACACAGATAGACCTTAATCTCCCTCCTCTAGGAGAAAATTATGAATCACAATTTTTATCTATTTAATATATATAATGTCCCGTCATACTAGACATGAAGATGGTATGTACCATGTTAGTGGAAAAAAATTTAAAGAACTCTATGGCTCTCGCGTACAAGTAATGAATGGAACTGCGGCAATGACAAGTGGTGGTTTAAAGAAATCCGATTTAATGATGAATAAATGGGGGCGAATTGTTTCTGTTTTAAAACATAAAACCGCCAAGAAGGAGAAACGTTTAGAGAAGGCTGGATATTTTACACAAAAAGGAAAATGGGGTTTTGTAAAGAAGGAAAAGAAGTCCAAGAAGAATAGAACCAAGAAACACTAGAGTGTAAATAATTTTATTTTATTATAATATATAATAAAATAATATGAAACGACCCGAACGTTCTCCAATAGATGGAACTTATACAGTAAAAGGAAAAAAATATAAGGAATTATTTGGTTCTCGAGAACAAGTAATGAACGGAACAGCTTATAAGACCGAGGGTTTATTAACCAAAGATGATTTGATGTATAATAAATGGGGGCGAATTGTATCAAAGACTAAATATAAAACAGCGAAAAAAGAGATGCGTTTAGAAAAATACGGCTATGGTGCAAAGAAAGGTAAATTTGGGTATGTAAAAATCAAGACTCGTAAGAATAAATCCAAAAAGGCTAAATAAATATAAAAATGACCTATTATTTTATAGCAATTTATTATCATACAACTTCTCGAAAAAAGTTAAAAATTTTTTATTTTTCAATCTAACATATTCTTCAGAAAAATGAACTATTTCAGAAATTTCCTTATTCGATATTCTTTTGTTAAAATAAAAATCATATTTTAAATACAAAATGATTTTTGTTGGCATATCCAATGATTCTTCAATAATCTTCCATTTTTCAAGGAAATATTCGTCAAATAAAATATTATTCAATTTCAAATCTTCATATTGAAATCTCCACTCTTCATTTTTTATTTTCAATAAAGATTTATATTTTTCTTTATCAATATCAGTCATATTTTTCTTGGATTTTGCTCGAATTGATTTTGGTAAAATACTCAATGAATATTTATCATTCAAAAATTCATTCAATTCATGTTTTATATAAATAGCACAAAATCTATCTAATGATACATATCCTTTGTATTTTAATATAGACTTCCATAATCCAAATTTGGCATATAATGAAAGCTCGTCAATAAAAACATCTTTACATTTATAGTAGTGTAATTTTTTAAATTCATATGCCTTTTTAACTGCAAGTTTTTCATATGATTTATATAATATCTTATGAATGATTTCCTTTTGATATGGCGTTACATTTGGATTTTGTAAAATTTTATTTATTAATTGTTGTTGATTTAATGTTAAATGGAGGCAATAAGTCAGAGAAAAAATACTATACAAAATTATAAAAATAAATTTCATTTTTTGGCAATTAAAATAATACACAAAATACTTTTGTATTATTTTACACCCTTGAAACATTTATTCTCAAATAAAGATTAAATTTGTACATACAATGTTGTCATATATAAGGAGGGGGTAGGGGGGAACCTACGGTTCCCCCCACCAGTCCCCAGATAAAAATTTCGAATCGATTATGTATTGTGATAAATTATCAAATACATATTTTTCAAAATAGGTTTTACTTACAATAGTATTTGTAGAAGAATAATATTTACAATAATAACGGTATGCATCATAAATCGAAACATTATTTCGAATGGATGGAGATACGGTTCGTTGGTTTGATTGAGTTGTAACTTGTTCTCGAATATCATTTTTCATATTATCCAGTGCAATTTGTATATCCAATTGTTTATCCCATAAATTATTGCGTATATGCGATATGTACTTATCCTTTTCTATTTCTAAATTTGGATAAAAATAGGAAATTACATCCAATATCTGTTTATCATTTAAATTTGTTGCTGTTTCATTATTAACACACCACTTACGAAATAAAATTACTATTTCTTCTATTTCAAAATCGACCTCGTTCTCATCATAAACCGCTGTTTTCTCCCAGAATTCTAGGAATTTCTGTATTTCGGGTAGATACTTACTACAAATTCCGACAAATACATCCATGCTCTCATTATAATGACGAACTAATCTGGTTGTCAAATGCCCCTTCAATGTTTGTAAAAACATAATCGATGGTAACTTCTTACTTTCCAGGAAATTTTTCCATAAATACTGCATATCTCTCCATGTTATTTTAGTATTTCTATATTGAGTTGTGAGATTATTTATTTGAATAGTATTTGCAGGAATTTGATTATTATCTAAATTCAAATATTCGCTAATAAATGAATCGACAATGGTAGTTTGTGTATTATTTTTTAAATAAAAAACAGAATTAATAATCTCATTATCATTGCTGCATTCAAGAAGATAATTATCAGATGACCCGTAGCGTTCCGAATAATGACAGGCTACACATATAATATCTAAACCTGATTGAGGTATAATCGAATTCCATATCATTTCTGATTTTACAAAATTGCTTATGTTAATAATACGACAATCATTATAATCATGATCATGATATTTGTATTTAAATGTTTGATATAAATTCTGCCCGATCCACATTTGGCAGAAATGATTAAAACTTCTTATAAATGGCTTTGATTTTACATCAATATAATGAATGATATCGATATTTTTACGCAAAATATTATCACCCAGTATTGTTAGAAAATATTTCGTTTCCGTGCGGCTTTTAAATAAAAGGGGGCATAATGAATCAATAACATATTGGATTGTTTCGGATTCAGGAATAGATTTTATGAGGGAATTTTCTCGAATTCGTTTCATAATGGTGTTTTTTGTACTCTGTTTCCATGACGATAGTTCGCGTTCTTTACTAATAGTTGAAAGGATATGATATAGAATATCATCTTCATTGAAATGTTGATAATGAACACCATCATAGAAGAAGAAGTTTTCAGTTGATGAAATATAAAAGTATTGGTTGTTGTTTAAGAAGGACTCGATAAATTGATCTTGATTCTGTGATAGTTCTTCAATCCTGGATTGGCGTTCTATATGAGTCATATTAATGTTATTAAGAATAGTGGGTAATTGATTGATAATATAATGATTTGTTTTTGATAACATATAGGGGTTTTTTTCATATTTATCATAGATTTGATTGATTGTATTTATAGCTTCTAGGCGATTCATTTTTACATATATAAAGCAGCAGTTTTATATATGGTTTATTTTTATTATTATATATTATTATTATTATTACAAAATAATATTATATTAGAGCAGCGTAATTCTTATCATGGAGCTGATGAATAATACGGATGATTGGTAGGTAAATTAGTCTGAAGTCCCCATTTCCATGCTAAATAACCTTCTATTTTCTGCTGTTCAACAGTTGTAAGTTGAGTATTAAAACCAAGCATTTCGTACACCGCTATATCTCTTACAAAATTTCCTCTAGAATCACCTATATTAAAACGTGTAGTTGAATTGTTAGCATTTAAAAGAGTTTCTCCTTCAAAAGTAGCTGTTTCTCCATTTACATATATTAATCCACTTGTGGTTGACCAACTTAAACCTATAATAGCATTTGCTCCTGCTGTTACAGTTAATCCAGAATTATTAAATGTTAAATTGGTGTTAACGATCGATGTAACTCCTATGGCATTTGCATAATTGAAAGATAAATGATATCTAAGTGTTGCCTCATTGTTTGAACTATCAAGCCACATTGTATTTGGAATACTCCATCCACTTGATGGTAATGAACTATCATTTCTTGCAACCATAAAAATAGTAGTTGATACCGAACTCGAAAAATTCGGTATATTGCTTCCTAATTGATATAACCAAGTTGTAGATGAAAGTACAATTCCAGGTTTTTCATTTAATAAATTTGTAGTATAAGTTGGTTGATTTTCAGATACTGGCTGAATAACTGAATATCCACTTCCAGATTTATCATTCCATTGACTAATTTTTGAACCAGTTTGAGTAATGGTTGAACTATCGTTTGCATCAAACCAAAGAACACATGATGTAAATGATTTTGGAGTAAATGAAATAGTACCTAGTCTGGCTAAACTATGAATCGAATTAAAAGAACTAAATGCCATAGTAATAATATTATAATATTATTAGATAATAATATTATAGAAACAACCATAATTATGCGATTTATCATAAGGGTACAGTAGGTTCCCTTACTCGTAGCTTCTCTTAAAGGGAGGGATCATAAGGGTACAGTAGGTTCCCTTACCCGTAGTTCCCCTTAAAGGTAGGGATCATAAGGGAACCGTAGGTTCCCTTAACCGTAGATACACTTAAAGGTAGGGATCATAAGGGAACCGTAGGTTCCCTTAACCGTAGATACACTTAAAGGGAGGGATCATAAGGGAACCGTAGGTTCCCTTAACCGTAGATACACTTAAAGGGAGGGATCATAAGGGAACCGTAGGTTCCCTTAACCGTAGATACACTTAAAGGGAGGGATCATAAGGGTACAGTAGGTTCCCTTATAGGGAGACAACACTTCGTATCTCCGATTTCTTATAATATTCATTTACACTATCAGCTATTGATGCCGCTAAATATTTTGATATTATACATTTTGTCTGTAATATTTGTTCAGAAGGTAGGACAGCGAACCATTGAAATTTGGGTCGGATCAATATCTCATCTTCCGGAATATAGATACCAACCAAACTATCATGTACATTCAAAAATTCCTCTTCCATTAAGTTATCTAATAATATAGGTTTTCGGTCGGCGGTTTTTACACCGATGACTTCGCCTCCTACCAAATTAACCCTTTGGTTTTTATGAGAATCCAATAACCAATTAGAAATACTTCCTTTAAAATCTACATGACTCGAAAAATGAGGATCCCGGCAGATTTTCTTTAAATATTCTACTAATTCGAGAACATAAGAATCATTTTTTAAAGCACCCATGAAATACATATCTGGTAAAAACAAATATCTTCTTTTTTGATTCATAGTATCTACTGTTCGATTATTGGCCTCGCAGAAAAAAGGACGATTACCAGAAACACCTTCTTTATAAAAATCATCTAAATTCTTTATGCAGCAAAATGAATCTGGAACTACCATACCACCATAATAATAGATAAGCTGTGCTAATCCTAATTGACGGAAATGTGATTTCATAGGTTCGGACATTGTAGTCAGATTTACATCCCAAGAAGGAATTAATTTACTAAAGCTTTCATCATCTATCAAACAAATATTAAAATGACTACCGCAGTGATTTATAATTGTCTTAATGGTTAAATGAATATAAGGTTGGTTTAAATCGGTTGAATTACGGGAATAAAAGCTTTTCCATTTACGCGAATTTACTTCATATTTTGAATGTATCCATATTTTTGGACGGTTATAACCATATAATGGAGATTCGTTTAATAAATATTTTTTAATCAAATCATACTCATCATTAGGATCCAGAGATTTTTTGTATTGAGTTGCTAAATAACTACCTGTTATAATTACAGCGGCTCCAATTAAATATTTAAATACATTTTTTGAATCAAACATTTATGGTATAGTATAATATATACTATAATAAGTTAAAAATATAATAATATAATATTTTATTTTAATATTAGTTAAATATGTTTTCTTTTTTAGAGTCGTGTTTTAAAAAAAGGGTGTCATTGATCGATAGCGAAATCTATTTAGACTTTGATGATGTAATGATTGTCCCACAATATTCGGAACTTTCAACTCGATCTCAAGTAAAATTAGAAAAAGAGTTTATATTTACGAATAAAATAAATAATGAACCAATAATATGGACAGGTATCCCTATTATTGCGGCTAATATGGATACTACCGGCACCTTTGAAGTTTATAATGTATTAAGTAAATACAAAATGTTAACTGCAATGAATAAATTCTACAGACTTACAGATTACCAAGAAGCAAAAGAAAAAGGTTTAGAACTAAATCCTGAATATTTTATGGTTTCTACTGGGATTTCTGATAATGATTTTGCGAATTTAGTAGAGATAATGGAGAACATTGATTGTAAGTGGATATGTATAGATGTCGCGAATGGCTATATGTCTAGCTTTTTTCAATTCTGTTGTCGTGTTCGTGAAAAATTTCCTAATAAAATTATTGTAGCTGGAAATGTAGTAACTCCTGAAATAGTTGAGAAGTTATTAAGCGAAGCAGATATTGATATCGTTAAAATAGGTATTGGACCCGGGAGTGCGTGTTTAACTCGGAAAAAAACTGGTGTAGGTATCCCCCAGTTTTCAGCAGTACAAAAATGCCGAAATCGTTATATAATATCGGATGGTGGGGTGAAAGACCCATGTGATATGGTGAAAGCATTTGGTGCTGGGGCGGATTTTGTAATGATGGGCGGGGCTTTTGCTGGACATGATGAGAACCCAGGGGAATTAATAGAGGAGAATGGTGAGAAAATTAAATTATTTTATGGTATGAGCTCGAAGCATGCTATGGAAAAATATTATGGAAAAATGAATAATTATAGGGCATCCGAAGGAAAGGTATTGAAAATAAAATATAAGGGTAAATTAGAGAATACAGTGAATGATTATTTGGGTGGATTAAGAAGTGCTTGTACATATGTGAATGCGGCGAATTTGGCGGAGTTTCCGGGTAAGGTGAAATTTATTCGCCAACGCTAGTTATTTCCCACATTCAACCATTTTATTATTTATTCTCCAACGCTAGTTATTTCCCACATTCAACCATTTTATTATTTATTCGCCAACGCTAGTTATTTCCCATATTCAACCATTTTATTATTTATTCTCCAACGCTAGTTATTTCCCATATTCAACTATTTTATTATTTATTCGCCAATTTACTTATAGGAGGGGTTTGAGGGGAACCTAGGTTCCCCTCGTAGTAGATAAAAAAATCAATATTATATTTGGATTCGTTGTATTTTATTTGAGACGTAAACATTATATTATTTAATTTGCATATTTGGCGAACAATATTAGTAAATGAATTATAGACCATTTTTCTTTCCAAATAAAATAGTTTGCTTAAATTATAATATTCCTTTAATTTTTCGCAAAATTCTGTATGGTAATTATGAAATATAAGCTTTCGGAACGCGTTCATATCAATTAAATAATATTTATCTGTTTTAAAACATATTTTATCTAATAGTTTAAATAATATTTCACTAGGTACATTCTTTCGAAATATTTGACTAGCCATTTGTTAATATTAATAATCTATTATATTTATACTACTATTAAAATTATTACTAATTATATAATTTCTGATTAGTATTACTAATATAATATTCACATTTTTTATTTTTGTAAAAGATCATATAAGTTATTAGTAAATAATGCTAATTCAATACCATCTTCATGAACATTATGAAAAATAGTAATATATTTACATAAAAAGGGAATAATACGATATTTAATATCATCTTCCATTATTTTTGTTAATTTTATAAATTCAAAAAAATAATCCAATATATCTATTACAGAGTATCCATAATCATATATTGAATACAAAATGTCAATTGCTCCAGATAAATTCCCTGATTTTAATAAATTAAAATAGGTTTCAAATTCCTGAAATGATATTATCGAACATATTTTTCTGCAGGGTTGGATCGTAATAGGTTCTCCATATATGTAAATTTTTTCTAATAAATTAATTAAAACACGAATCGACCCTAATGATATCATTAAAATATATTCCTTCGATTCGTCATCTATTTTAATATTTTCTTCCTCGATAATTTTATTCATAATATTTTGTATTTGTTCTGTTGATGGTTGCGTTAATTTAATAATATGTAGTCTAGATTGAATACTTTCTATAACTTTTTGTATATTTGTACATACAGAAATAAAATGAATATTATGGTTATATTTATCTATATAACTGCGAAATACTTGTTGACTCTGTTCATTAATATTATCAATATCATCAATAATAACCAATTTCTTTTTACCGTAGATTGCACTATGTGTTTGACAAAATGTTTTCATTTCATTGCGAAAGTATTGAATACCTTGCTCTTTTAAATTATTAACAAATAAAATATTATTTTCGGGTATTGCTGCTTCCTTGCTTAAATTATAATATTCTCTTATAAGAGCATATAACATTGTTGTTTTCCCGGAATTAGAGTTACCTATTAATAGAACATTTAAATTATCAATTTTGAATAATGTATTTAACACAGATAAAAACGTTTCATCTACACAAAAGTCCTTTATAAAATAGGGTTTATATTTTGATATAAATGTGGTATTTGTAACCATTATGAAAATATTTATTATGTAATAATAATTAGTATTTATATCTTTAAAAACATATAAAACTATTATAATAGTTTATTTCATTAAAATATGTCAACGCATTATGAAATTTTGGGCGTTTCCAAGGAAGCAACTGAAACTGAAATAAAAAAGGCATATCGAACTTTGTCATTGAAATATCATCCTGATCGTAATTCAAGTGAAGAGGCTATTGATAAGATTCAGAAAATAAATGAAGCATATGAAATATTAGGTGATCAAGGAAAACGTGAACAATATGATATGGAATTATCGGGGTTTGGAGGCATACCGGGTTTTGGTATGAATGGATCACCATTTACTCATATGAACAGTATGAATGAATTTAATGATATTAATAATATTTTTAATATGATGTTTGGAGGAGGAGGTGGCGGCTTTCCTGGTGGTCCCAATATTCGCGTATTTCATAGCGGAGGACCAGGTATAAACATACATACACAAATGTTTCATCAAATTCATAAACCCGAACCTATAATAAAACAAATACAATTAACTATAGAACAAAGTTATACAGGTTGTGTTCTCCCTATGGATATTGAACGATTTATTATTGAAAATAATATTAAATCAATTGAAAAAGAGACTCTTTATTTGAATATTCCTCAAGGAATAGACAATAATGAAACAATAATATTAAATGAAAAGGGACATTGTATTAATGGACAGATTCGAGGAGAAGTTCGTATACAAGTTCAGGTTGTAAATAATAGTGAATTTAAGAGAAATGGAATTGATTTGATATTTAATAAAAAGATAAATTTAAAAGAGGCATTGTGTGGGTTTGTATTTGAGATTAATCATTTAAATGGTAAACGATTATCATTAAATAATATAAATAACCCAACTGTTATTAAACCGAATTTTAAGAAGATGGTTCCAGGTATGGGAATGACACGTGAAAACACAACTGGTAATATGATAATAGAATTTGAAGTTGAATTTCCTGATAGTTTAACGGGCGAACAGATTGCTGGTTTGAATAGCCTCTTATAAGGGAACCTACGGTTCCCTTAAGATCCCTCCCTTAAGGGGAACCAAGGTTCCCCTCTAACCCCTCCTTTTATACTTTGGTTAGTTAATCTCTATCCGGGGATAAATGTATTTATCACCGAATAGGATATGGGTCTAACGAAGATTTGTATCCATACATTCTTTGCGGATACAAATCCTCGGATAGACCTTAATGTTTTTATTTTATTAGAATTTTACCTAATAAAATAATTTCAAGGTATATATCTTAAGGGAGGGATCTTAAGGGAACCGTAGGTTCCCTTAACTACTGATGCGTTTTGTCGGAATCTCAACATCTACCACATAGATTGAGTTCTCTGTAATAATAATATATTCCTTTCCTACCTTATAAATCTTCGAAATAGGGCTTGTGTATTCCTCCTCACTCTTTACAAGTAACTTCTCCTTGTTTTCTTTAACTCCAATTAGGACAGACTTTTCCAAAGAGTTTGTCCAATAATCGAGCATGATTGGCTTATCTTCTACTATTGCTAACTTGGCTGCATGTTGTAGTGTATTATTTTCTGGTAATCTATAACCAGGAGTTGCGTTGCTAGTTGGACCACTAGGAGAATTTTGTGCAGTATTATTTTGCATTATATTTTAACAATTATAAAATATATTTTAGATTTTACTTTAAATCATTCTTAATATAATTTATTTATTTGTTTTTACTAAAGTAATTCAAATATTAAAGATTAAACGAAAACAACTTTTTGTAGGTATAGTGTATAATTATGCCTGTGCGTAATTCGAAAACTCCTAGAGCTCTAATATTAGATACTTATTCTAAATTAATTAATGAATATTTTGAAATACTAAATGAATCAAATGTAATGAAAGAGACTAACTTTCCTATTTCTAATATTCGAATTGGTATTACAGCAATACATAGGGTTTTCGAAATTATATTATTAAAAACAAAGAATATTGAAAAAACATATTATTATTCACAACGTGCATATTATTATTATTTGGAATATATTGATCAAATTTATCAAGCTAATCTGTCACAAAATATTAATAATATGGATATTATTTTATTCGTTTATAAAAAAACTATTTTTGATATGTACGATGGTGAATCAGATAATAATTCAAATACATTATCAAATATAATGACACTAAATGACAATACTATTTCTATTGATGATAAAGATTGCAGAGATCTTTTAAAAAAAATGAATAAGATGATGAATGTGCTATTTTTTTGGGAGAATACTACTATTTGTTTTCAAGAACGATATTCTTTTTCGAATAATTATTTGTTTCGATTTTTAAATAACATTGATAATATGGATACTACTTTGAAATATTTAGAAATAATACAGGAAAAGATGAATATGAATTATCAATATTATGAATTGTTATTAAAAGAATTATTAATAAAGTTGGAATCAAAACGGAAAAAAATAGATGCAATATCTAATGAATTTATATTAACTAAATTTTATATAGATGAGCATATTTGTAGAGAAAAATTCGATAATGGTAATATGCGTGAATTTGTAAATTGGCTCTACAATTAATGAGGGGAACCAAGGTTCCCCTCTAACCCCTCCTTTAAGATTATTTTATTAGGTAAAATTCTAATAAAATAAAAAATATTAACAATCCAAATATAAAAAAAACACCCTCCTCTCAAAGGAGGGTCGCAGGGGAACCGTAGGTTCCCTGCAGTCAAAATATAAAAGGGGTTCCTTCCCCTCAAGGGAGGGATCTTAAGGGAACCGTAGGTTCCCTTAACGAGGTTCCCTGCAGTGGTTGTAATAATCCTTTGACATTGTAATGGTTTTTTTTCTCAATTTTGTTTTTTTATTTTTAACAACAGGATCTTCATTCGCTACATTAATATTATAATATTCTTCGGTTAGGACCTTTTTAATAAATTCAAATACAAATTTTAATATTTTTTCTGTGCAATTACCTACTATTAAGCAGCTCCCTGTTCTAAATATCATAAATGATATTTCAGTATATTTATTTGTATCTCCTAATTCGCTCATTTTCATTCTTCTGTCTTCAGCCAATACTTGTCCAGTTTGCAACTCATGATCGAATCCAAATTCATTATTGAAATAATATTTGCATTTTACACCAGGATAACTACATGGTTCGTATGCACTTTCAATCCTATATTTATCGCTATTTAAAATGGTATAAAGTCTCTCACGATCGATAAAATATCCGCAATTGAAATTTGAATTAATAAGAACATTCTCTTCCGAATCAATATCTAAATATTCTACTGTAGTATCAATAAATGGTTGAATTGTTTCTAATAACATTTTTTTTACAACAACGAGTAATCCAGGATTTAAGATTCCTGGAATCTCTAATTTCCCCGTATTGAATACCTTTACGTGAATTTCACGGAATAGACCATCATAGTTAAATCGAAATATAACAGCAAAACAATTATAAAAAGCGTTTTTTACTTTACCACGGCAATTCATAATATCTTTTTTCGAAACGCCAATAGTAATTTTTCTTTCATCTTTGAATTTTATTCGACGTCCAGAGGAATTATCGATTTGTTTAATTATATTTTCAGTATAATAAGGTACATTTTGTAATTTTGAACGATATTCTTCATATTCTTCGGGAGTTTTGGATACGATTTTCATCTGTTTTTTTATTGCTCCATTAGTAGCTTTTCCATATTCAATAATAGGAATTTTCCAAAATACGTTTTGGATATCTATTTCTTGGTTTAAAAAGAGAACCTTGGTTTTTGTTGAAATATAAAGTTCTTCACATATGGGAACATTTGAGTTCTCTGTATTTGTTATTGATTTTGTTTCTGATTTTGTTGTTATATCTTTTTTCATTGATGTATTGCATGATACGGAAGGAAAACCACATGAAACATTATTACCACTAATAAATTGCAGCCATTCATCATCGACCATTCTGATTATTAATTAATATAATTTTGAGGGTATATAAAGAAACTAGGTTTTCTTTATATTGTTTTTTTCAATTTTTTAGGGGAAACCTAGGTTTCCCCTATGACCCCTTCCTATTAAGGGAACCTACAAAGGGAACCGTATGTTCCCCTCAATGAAATAGTCAATAATATACTCTATATTCGAATCATTTGAATGCATGATTACTTCCACATCTGTTAAAAATTTCGATGTAACTAATTCTTTTCGCTTACGAATAATAAAATTAAAATAATTTTTCAAAATGTTTTTTTTATCCATATTATATTGAATGCTTATTTCATTAATGTAATTTATAATCTCTTTTCTATCAGACCTTACCTCTAATAGTCCATGCAACTTTTCCATAACTTCATCTGTAATAATATTCGTATCCCATAATTTTATATTTTGATGTAACTGAATAAAATTAATCATACTTCGAATATCCGAATTATAAATTTGTTGTATTTTCTCAATAATCGAATCTGATAACTCCATGTTCTCATTTACCGTGATATTCTTTATAAATTTATAAATATCAGCTTTCGGTAATTGATTGAATCGTATACATATAAATTCATTTTTCAAGGATTCATCTATTTTACTTATATAGTTACATATCAAACAAAATCGCACATTATAATTCGATGACTGTAATAGATACTTTAATGCCTGTTGTGCATTCTTGGTCATATAATCAACCTCATCTAATATCACGAATTTTAAACCAACATCGAAAAAGTTCTTGGATTTAACAAATTGATAAATTTGATTTCTGATAATATCAATACCTCGTTCATCTGATGCGTTTAAATGAATTACCGTACCCCTGTTTTTTTGATTGTATTTATTTTGATATTCATTAATAATATTAATGATCGTTGTAGTTTTGCCTGTTCCTGGAGGCCCATAAAACAGCAAATTAGGAAAATAGTTTTTATCTAATATATTTTTAAAAATGGTTCGATTAATAGGATCAAGAACAATATCATCAAATTGTGCTGGACGATATTTTTCTACCCATGGTATACTTTGAGTTGTATTTTGAGAATTCATAATATAGATATTATCTGTATATATTTATGTGTTTTTATTTTTACAATCTCTATTCATGGATAGACCTTAAGGTCTATCCATTTGGATACAAAAGACAGGATAACCCATACCCTATTCGTGCATAAATACATTTATGCACGAATAGAGATTAAGATTACATAACATAAATTGTCACCATTACCTAAAAAATTGAATTGACAACAAATTCATTTGATATAAATTAATATATCTGAACTATAAAAGCAAAGATGTCAGGTTATTTAGAAATCATCCTAGGTCCTATGTTTTCAGGAAAAACCACATATTTAATTAATAAATACAATGACTATATGAAACAAAATAAAACAGTTGCTGTTATTAATTTTTCCGATGATACTCGGTATCATGATAAAATGCTTTCGTCCCATGATAAACTAATGATACCATGTATATTTTCTAGAAAAATCGAGGATTTATTAAATACGAATGATATACAAAACTCCGATGCCATATTAATAAACGAAGGACAATTTTTCGAAGATCTTTATGATAGTGTTATTTACATGGTAGAAAAACTAAACAAACGTGTGTATATATGTGGACTAGATGGTGATTTTAAAAGAAAAAAATTTGGTACTATTTTAGACCTCATTCCGTTAAGTGATAAAATAACAAAATTACAGTCAAAATGTCATACTTGTGATATTCCATCCCTCTTTTCACATAGAATAACACAAGAAACATCGCAGGTTGTTATTGGTGTAGATAATTACATTCCTCTTTGCAGAAATTGTTATTTGGATCAAAACTATGCATAAACGTTTTATTGAAACAATATAAAAAATATGGTGTATTGATTACAATATTAAATAACTTAATGTCTAGCGAAGGTGAGGTTATTAAAAAGAAGAGAGGCAGAAAGCGAAAGGAACCTCAGGAAACAATTTCAAATAATATTACTATTATAATAGAAGAACCGGATGAATCACTAACTACCGATATTCAACCAAATATTGTTCAAGAACCAACTTGTAAAAAGCGTGGCCGTAAACCAAAGGGTGGTAAACTATTAGAAAAACCCCAGGAAAAGAAGGATCTTACAAAACCAATTGCGAATATAATATTACATTTAAAATGTTCGATGCAGGATTTGAATGAACATAATACAATTATAAATAAAATTGTTACTGATCCATTGTCTTATAATCCAATTGTTCCCCCGAATATATTAACATATAATTCGACGAATATGAACATGTTTTCTGAATATAAATCAGCAGAAATAATTAATGACGTAACTAATTACGCAGAAAAAAAATCATTAGCATATACTGATATTGATATTGATAAAAAGGAGATTATAAATACTTCTATATGTTCATCTTGCAGTTTAAAGATGGAATTAAAGGAAAAAGACGAAGAGGATGATACTGATGATATAAATATAAAAGATGTAAATTCAAAATTGCGAAAATTGAAGGTGCAATTTTATAAGAATACTAATCAGGATAAAAAATCCGCTTGCTTTTGGTGTACATACGAATATGATAATCCACCATGTTATATACCTAAATATGATATTGATGATGAAGTATTTGGTTATGGATCATTTTGTAGACCAGAATGTGCTGTTGCTTTTTTAATGAAGGAAAATATAGATGACTCGACTAAATTTGAGAGGTATCATTTATTGAATAAGATTTATAGCAAAATATATAATTTTAAGAAGAATATAAAACCAGCACCTAATCCGCATTTTTTATTGGAAAAATTCTATGGAAATATGAGCATTCAAGAGTATAGAAAATTATTGAAAACAGAACATATGTTATTGGTTATAGATAAACCAATGACACGAATTTTACCGGAATTACATGAAGATAACGAAGATTTTATAATGAATATTTACGGAAGTAATAATACGACGCAATCAGGAGTATATAAGGTGAAAAAACAGAGTGAAAAACAGAGGGGACCTAGTAAAACAAATATAATGAAGGAGAACTTTGGGCTCTAATTAAGGGAACCTTATTAAGGGAACCAAGGTTCCCTTAAGATCCCTCCTTTTATTAGATTATAAAGATTCTATAAATTATAATGATACTAGATTACACCTGTACCATTTCCAAATTGTATGGAAAAATACAATTTGGAAAATTATATAAATAGTTTTGCGTAAAATAGTAAAATGATATATCGATATCGAATAAATAAACTTTTGCCATTTTTAGTTCGTTCTTGTCATTCACATAAGACAACATTTCCACAACGTCATAATTTATTAACAAATGTGAGCACGAACCTATTGTTATCAAATATTCAAAATTCTATTGAGAAACAAAATAAAATATTAGAGGAAATAAATGAGAATATAAAATTACAAAATCAATCGCTATCTTATATTTTGGTATACATAATGGAAGATCAAGATTTATAATTTTATTGCAAAGAATATAAAAATATTTTTTTATTATTATATAGACTATGGAGAATGAACGGTTACGTATGGATTCAAGTAATCGGCCAGAAACAATATCCTGCTATTTAATGGGTGGATTAGGAAACCAACTTTTTCAGATATTTACTACATTAGCATATGGTCAACGTTTTAATAGAGAGGTAATTTTCCCTTACTCGGATGTATTAACTGTCGGAATAAATAGACCAACATATTGGGAAACGTTTTTGAATCCATTAAAAAATAATACAACGTTTAATAAAAGTTATGGGTTTGATAACAATGAACTAATGATGTTTCCAGTATATAGAGAACCATTTCACCATTATCGTACTATACCAATTGCCACTGATAAAAAATTAATACTATTTGGATATTATCAGAGTTATAAATATTTTGAGAAAGAAAAGGATCAAATATTTTCATTAATAGGATTGGAAAAACAACAGGAACAAATTAAAAGAGAATTTTCTGATTATTTTGATAAAGAATATGATACAATTTCGATGCATTTCCGTTTAGGAGATTATAAAGAAAAACAGGATTTCCATCCTATTATGCCATATGAATACTATGAGAATGCCATGTTTAATATTTTATTATATCGAAAATATACGAAACCATATAAGGTATTGTATTTTTGTGAAAGAGAGGATAATTCTACTGTGTCGTCACATATAGATCGATTGAAGATTAAATATAATGCTGTCCAATTTATTAAGGTTGATGATTCGATTGACGACTGGAAACAACTATTGATAATGAGTTGTTGTAATAATAATATAATTGCAAATAGTTCATTTAGTTGGTGGGGTGGGTACTTTAATCTAAATCCAAACAAAATAGTTTGTTATCCGAATATATGGTTTGGTCCAAAAGCAAATAATGATGTTAGTGATATGTTTCCTATATCATGGAGTTTTATAAAATGGTAAAAGACATAAAAAATTGATTTTATTATAAAATATATTTATTATTATAAAATCAAAGAGAAAGATGACAACCATTAATGAAAATTACGCGGCCCTTTTGCAACTACCAATTGTAAGGAAACTTAAAACAAAAAATGCGAAATTGAAGAGTGAGATCAATGCATTAAAAGCATTGATTTATTCATTGCCTGAATTTCGCTGTCGTTGCGAATGTTATACTAATAAAGATTGTTTGAATGAGAAGATTGTAATTAAAACAGAAAAGGGATCGGTTTCTCAAGAAACAGAACCAGATTTGATAGTTGAAGATATTGACGAAGTTGTTTGTGTTCCTAACCCGGATATTAAAAAGGTGAATATTGTTTATGAAATTAATGAAATTGATTCGACTATTGTTTCAGATTCTGTTATAAATATCAATAAAGCTGAAGAGGAGGCTGAAGAAGAGGAAGCTGAAGAAGAGGAAGCTGAAGAAGAGGAAGCTGAAGAAGAGGAAGCTGAAGAAGAAGCTGAAGAGGAAGCTGAAGAGGAAGCTGAAGAGGAAGCTGAAGAAGAAGCTGAAGAGGAAGCTGAAGAAGAAGCTGAAGAAGAAGCTGAAGAGGAAGCTGAAGAAGAAGCTGAAGAGGAAGCTGAGGATGAAGCTGAGGATGAAGCTGAGGATGAAGCTGAGGAGGAAGCTGAAGAGGAAGTTTTTGAAATTACTATCGATAATAAATCATATTATACTACAAATAAAATTAGTGGAAAAATTTATACAATTGATAAAAATGAAGAGGTCGGTGATGAAATAGGTGAATTTAAGAATAGTAAGGCAACATTTTATAAAAGGTAATTTATTTATCAATAAAAATAATAAAAAATGCCATCAACTACGTTTTCTAGTAGAGTTTCTTTTCTTATTAATTGTATTTTTTCTTTTTGATTTCTTATATGTTATTATATTTCCACCACCTACTTTAACTTGTGTAAATTTTACTTTTAATTCTCTAATAAATTCTTTTAAAAGTTCATATTGAAATATTGTCTCTTTATTTTCCTCCCTTGTTTTTGACGTAACTGTTGCTCTAAATTTATTAAGACTAAAAATTTCCTTATCTATTTTTGAAAAAACTGTATCATTTTTTGAGCTTTCATTAAAATAATTATCATTTAATAAATTTTTAAATTCACTATCGCCTGAAATAATTAAATTAAATAAATTATTCAGAATACTTTCATTGCTTTGTAAAAAGAAATAAAAATTCTTTTTATTAATATCAAAGTCTCTTATTTTATTTTTAAATTTTCCTCTACTTAATTTATCAAAGACAGGATTAAAAATCGTTTCATAATTATCAAGTACATCATTATCTAGATCATTATAATATCTATTTTCTTTTTCTCTTTTGTTTTTCAATTCATCACTAATCTTTTCTTCTGCTTCTATTTCAGTTTTTTTTCTGGATGTTAATTTTGTTTTAGAAAATAGAGGTTTTTTTTCTATTTGCCCTTTTTTAATTACTATAGTGGGATTTTTTCTTTTAATTAATTTTGATAATTCATTACCTAAATAATCACTATAATTTGCACATTTAATATTTTTCTCTTCCTCAGGTTTTAATTCATCTTCTATTAATTCAACATCAAGATATATTTCAAAAGGAGTAGAACCAGCATCATAAATATTATCATCTTTATCATCATTATCTAATCCAACATATATTTGTTTCATTATATCGTAACCACAAGTTTTAACATAACATTCATTTATTTTTCCAAATTTGTTTTGATCGGTTGAATCATTATATTCTTTAAATAATTTGTTTGAATTATTACTTCCCTTGCTATTTTTTGCCTGTCTTTTTTTATCGTCGTCATTAAGAAAATTTTTATATTCCGGATGATTTAATATATCATTTAACCATATAACTTTTTTTAAAGTATACAGTTTTCCAGATATTTTCAAAACAGTTGGTTTTCGTGTTGTAAATGGATTAAAGAACAGTGCCTTTAATGATCTTTTTCCCACTAATAAATCATAAGAATTATAATGATTATTTACAGCAGGATATCTAGTTGGTAATAAATATTTTAACATTAACATAATATTATTATCAATAACCTCTTTCTTCTGTTCATTTTTTTTATATTCATCTTTGTCGTAGCTATATTGAGATAAATAAGCAAATCTTTTTAAGAATGAATCCTTTTTAAAAAATGTTTTGACTATTTGCACATAAGTTAAGGACCCTAAAACAGACTCTGTATATTTAATATTATATGTGAAAAATGGTTTTTGATCTGGTCTTATTGTTGTAGTTAATTCTTTCAACTCTGGACTTGAAATACTACTAAATGTTAATATGCTTTTTTCGTAATCTGTTGCAGTTGGTATATTCGTGTATAATGTAATTTTAATCTCTTTAATTTGTGTTGAATTTGACATATTATATTGTTATCTATAATATGTAAACATTTTAAGGGAACCTAGGTTCCCTTAAGATCCCTCCTAAATTATTAGAAGCCAGGTACCCTTATTTAACTATGGAGATTAAATGTTAATATTTTTTTCTAGAGAACTATTGTTAAGTCAAACAGATTTCCCTTAATAAGGAGGGATCTTAAGGGAACCTAGGTTCCCTTAATTAAGTATGGAGATTAAATGTTAATATTTTTTTCTAGAGAACTATTGTTAAGTCAATCAGATTTCCCTTAATAAGGAGGGATCTTAAGGGAACCTAGGTTCCCTTAATTTAGGTTCCCTTAAAAAGAGAAACTTTTATAACTATCATCAGCATCTTCTTTGATTAATTTTTTCTCCTTCGCCCTTTTTAATATACTTTTTGCTTTTTGCACATCTTCTTCAGTTACTTCTGATCCGTCATTTTCTAATAATGAAATATGATGATCTCTAAATTCTTCAGATAAAACAAAAAAATTACTTTCTTCATGAAATAGAAATTCAGTAATTATTACAAAAATAAGTGTTATAAACAACGCAATATATATATCTCGAGTGCCCATCCATGCAATAGCAAATACTAATATTTGTCGACTAAATGTATATTTAAAATATGATTCTAAAGTTTTACTTAATTTAATATTGGCAAATTTCGAAACAATATTCAATGTAATTATCATTAATCCGGCAAATATCTTACTATTGTTTAGTGCCTGAACATGATAATGTACGTAACTGACTAATTGAGTTAATACATTTTTACTTTGTTTCTGTTGCTTATTCTTTCCCATTATAAAATTTAGTGATATTTATTTCCTTAAGAGATTATTTTCTGTTTCTATTTTTTGCTCAATAATAGAATATTCACAAGTGTTTAAGCAGGGATTACAAAACCCTTTCCTAAATTTTATTTCAGGAAATACATGTTCAGTCATTTCATAATTAACAGGTGTTCCTTTATTTATAAGTTCTCTATTAACGCAATTGTTTTTTCTAAACTTTTCCTTAATGGCATCATTGCTACATAATATATTATCATTTCCATATACGTCAGCATAGTTCATCATTCTCTCTCTCTTTTTTTTATCACCTTCGTCTGCTAAATAATTATCTAAATAATCAAGATCATTATCATTGTTATTATCTCCATTGTTATCATCTCCATTGTTTTCCATATTTTCAATTTGATTCATATTTAGCATATGTTCAACAATATCTGATTGATAATAAAATAATATTAATAAACAAATAAATGTTCCCAATAGCTTATCAATAAATGTGTAAAAAATTATAATAAATACGGCTAATAGTTTTCCTAAAATAGTACTGCTAAATCTAACAAAGCTTTTAGAATAAGAACTTAATAAAAAAATAAGTATTATAGGAATAAATTGTGCTATTGTATATTTCATATTATTTATATAATATAGTTATTTTATTTGTTTAATCTTAAAAAGGCGTAAAAATAAAATCTATTTATTTTTTAAGTATTCATAAATTATTTTTTAAAAATGTCTTCTTTAGTAACATCCGCATCTCTTTGGACAAATGATGATAATGCTTCTAAAAAAAGACAGTCTACTATGAGAAAAACAATAAAACTGCGACCGGATTCTCAAAGCATATCCGATGTTGATTATGAAGGTGAAACTGATAATTTGAAAAAATTACAGCCAGCTACAATCGAGGATCACCAAGATGGTTTAGAAAAACGTAATGTAAGAGTAAATGAGCTTTTAAGCAAAATGACAACAACCGATACAACTACTATTGATAAAATGGGAAACTTCTCACCTATAACGCCGCCATCTCTTAATGTAAAACGAGATATAAGTGATGATACAGATATAAAATCTTACACACCCGAAATGCCTTCTTACTTACAGGCAATGAATGATCGTAAAAATATTGCTGGACCATACAATGCGAACAATACCGGATCTGTGAATTTAAGTAATTATCAACGTAGTTATGAACCACCTTCTCAAATAGTAAATAAACCATATTATGCGAATATGGGTATTGGGCAGAATGTATCAGGCAGTAGCGATAGCAAGTTAATGGAAAAAATTAACTATATGATACATTTATTGGAAGAACAGGGGCATGAAAAAACAAACAATATTACCGAGGAGTTTATCTTATATACTTTTCTAGGAGTATTTATTATTTTTGTTGTTGATTCTTTTTCTCGAAGTGGGAAGTATGTTCGATGAGGGGAACCAAGGTTCCCCTCTAACCCCTCCTTTTCAAAAGGGTTTTGTTTATTTGAGAGTATTTTATTAGGTTAATGTATAATACCAATTCAAAAATATAAAAGGAGGGTGTTCAACTGAGGGAGGGGTCGTAGGGGAACCGTAGGTTCCCTACAACGTAGGTTCCCTACAACACAGGGTTTTTTATTAATCTTTTCCATGTGTCCATTTGTTTTAGACTTTGGGTTTCTAAAACAAGTGATTTTTTCTTACCATATTTTGTAATAAACAGACAATCATCATTGTGTTTTAATACTCTATTATTAAATATAGTTACTGCTTCTTTGTATGAAACTTCCAGATCAGCATTTTTTTTATACATATTATAAATCATACATCTATCGAAATCGTAAGCAGCCAATAAATCAGCCTCGCGTACAATGTGGTATGCTCTGCTATATGGTCCTAAATCAGGATATCCATTTGCCTTTACTGTAGAATATGACATAGTTGAAATAATTAATTTAACAATATTGTTATCATTCGGTGTCATTTTATCAGAAAGAAATGTTTCTATTTCATGTAATCCTTCTGATTGATCCATATATTTTTTATCACACATATCATGTAATGCAGCTGCTACATAAATTATTTTCTCATGTTTTTTTAAAATAGGATAAGTTGATACTTCTTCTTCATAGATCTCGCTTGCGAATTTTAATACATTCATGCTATGTGATAGTCCATGAGATTCATCTATATTATATTTCTTTGTAACAAATAGTACAAAATGGAATAGTTTGTTGAGGAGTGTCATTTTCGTTGATTTTTTGATTATTCAATTATTTATAATACTGTTCAATTTTTTAAGGTCCATCCATAAATTCTTTGTGGATACAAAAGACTGGATAACCCATATCCTATTTGTGCATAAATATATTTATGCACTAATAGAGATTAATAATTTTTTTAATATATTTTAAATATATAATGGATATTTTGGAGTTTTTAGGAGTTGTTGCAGTAGATAAAGTTTCTGAAAGTAGTCAAAATGAAATTTTATTTGATAATTTTATTAAACAAGCAAAGGAAAAGCAAATTTTAAAATTATCAAAAAATGATTGTAATATAGAAGTGCCTGGAACGTTTTTTGGTAAATCAAATAAAAAAATAGATATTAATTTTGAAAATGATGCTTATTTAGATCTGTATGATTATTTAGTAAACAAAAATATTATTACTAAAAATTTAGGTAAAAGTACAATCATTACCTGGAATAGTGTTTCTATTATTAATCAAGACAAAATAAGAGACAAAGATAAATTTAAAGTTGAATGCAGTAACTTATTTAACAAGGAAAAAAATTCAGATTTTCCTAATTTGTTAACATGTTACAGTATAGATGTTGATAAGTTATACAATTTTTTACACCTTTTCTCATTTAAAACGCCCATTTTATATAATTTTTTATAAACTTATATAAACTTATTTTTATAATTATTACATATGGATAATCAAAGCGAATTGCTGAATAAATTAAAAAAATTAGAGGAAGAAAATGAAGCACTAAAGAACAAACTAAAATCTTATACCGCACCTTCACGTAGTAAAACTTATTATGAAAATCATAAAGAAGATATCAAACAAAAGGTTAAAGAATACAAGGAAAAAACGAATTATATATATGAAGTTACTCCTGAAAAGAAAAAGGAATACGCAAGAAGAGCATATTTGAATAAAAAGGAAAAAATACAAAAAGAAAAGGGAGAGAATGAAAAATCTATGGATGAAAACATTTAGGCATTTATATAACTTTTTGCGTCCAAAATTATATAAATATAATCTTTGGTTATAATATAGAATGGTGAAAAAGAAAAAGTTGAAGGACGATTTCAAATCATTTAGGCATAATGAGAAAGCATCCTTTCAAACCATAAAAACCACACTCAAATCTGTTTTGTTAAACCGCATTGAGATACAACCTGAAATAACTAATTTGGTTTTTGAGATGAATGATTTAATGATACATTCTTACCAGTTTATCCGTTTGTATGTTTTACATTGTTATACGAAACAACTGCCTTTACCCGTTATAGATGAAACTTTTATACTTTACTGTATCAAAGCATTAGGAGTTCGTGATAATAGAGGTAAGAAGGGAGCAGATACTGAATTATTAGAAAAGTTAGAGAAGTTTTATACAATGGAATACCAACCTTTACTTAACCATGAGAAAACCAACTTGAAAAATACCACTTTTATGCTACCCTATTTAGCAACACAAATACATACTTCATTATCCAATAACGCACAAGAGCATTTTATACAACACTTCTTACGCTTTATCAATAAAACAACTACCGAAATAACGGAGGATAAAGCAACACTATTTCAGTTCAAGAAACATGTATTAGAATTGGAAACAGAAACAAATGAATTATTTAACGAATGGAAACGCACCCATTTACCTCACATTTTTCCAAAGGATATCAAGAAGTCAATTCATTATGATGTTAAAGTTAGACCATTTGCTTATTTGAAAGGAATGCTTTATATGAACACCGTGTTAGAAAAACAGGAAAGTAAATTATTCCAACCCTTACCATTAAGAAGCAATATTATTCCAAAACATATTATTTTAGATACTGCTTGTTTGGTTAGTTTATTTAGTCCTGAAAAGGATAAAGATGGTAATAAAACAAAGAAGGGTGAATTATTGAAGAATATCAAAGACAACCAACATGATATTTGGAATGGATTTTTGAACTTGAACCACAAAACTTTCAAGAATAAACATTACCAGTTTCATCACCAAATACAGACAGATGGCGTTTCCTGTTGTTTATTATTTATTCGTAAGGATTTGAAAGATAAAAAATGGGGTAGTAAAGTCCTTACTTTACCTGAACAAGATTTCTATAATATTGAGGATTTATCAAAGGAACAATTGGATGAATTGAAACCAAGAAACATTGTGGGTTGTGACCCCGGTAAAAGAAGTTTGGTTTATATGATGGATAGTAACGGAAAGAAACTGCAATATACAGCACCTCAAAGAAAAATAGAAAGTAAAGCAAAGTGTAATCAACGAATTTTGTTAGAGGAAAAGAAGAAAAACAAAATAAATGAGTGTGAAACTGAACTCTCTACAGAAAACAGTAAATCTGTAAATTATGAAAAGTTCAAGTCCTACTTGGTAGAAAAAGATAAATTAAATAAAAAGGTGTTAGATTTTTATCAACGAGAAACATGGAGGAAAATGAAGTTCCGACAATATAGTTATGGTAAGAAAAGTATAGATAATTTCTTGAATAAAATAAAAGAAACTTTTGGGGAAAATATCCTAATTGGTTATGGTAATTGGAGCAGAAGCACACAAATGAAGCATTTTATGCCTACCATGAATAAGGGATTAAGGAAGCAAATCCATAAGAAATATGATACAATAACAATAAACGAATGTAATACAAGTAAGAAATGCTGTGAATGTTATAACAACTTGGATTACTACAGACATGAGAATGGAGAGAAACAGTTCCGTCTTTTAGTTTGCTCTAACTGCGTGAGACCTCAAGTCAAACAAACCGTATTTAGAACAAGAGACGCAAACTCATCAATAAACATAATGAACTTAACAAAGTGGTGGATAGAAAAACAAGAACGCCCATTATGTTTTCATATTTCGTCTTTCACCTCTTCAAATACCCAAAAGGAAGAGGAAAAAGTTAGACCATCGTAGGTGAAATTCCTACTATTGATTTTACACTTTTTTCTTATTTTTTTGCTCTGTAAAAAGGGCGTTTTAAATGAGAAAAGGTGTAAAAACGTATAAAAATTCACCTGTTGATGAAATTAATCTTTATGCAAATAGGGTAAAAGGAGGGAAAAACAAAAAAACAAAAAAGAATAGAAATAAAAGAAAACAATCAAAGAATAAGACATAATTGAGAGTCTAAAGGAGAACTTGGATAAATCAAATTAAACGTATAATAGGCTGTTTTATTAGAAAAAACCGGTGAATTGCGTTCTCGCCAGTGATCCAATAAAAATATATTATCACTTATTGCTTCAAACATTAACATTTTATATCGGGATTGTTTTTTGATTATTTGATGCATAGAATGCAGAAATCCTGAATAAAAAAGCGAGGAATTATCGCAATTCATTATACTACCAACAATTTGTAATGTATCCCCCTCTATGTCTTCATATTGCATCTTTGCATCTTTTATAAAATAAAATCCATAAATATGTTCTCCATTTCTTAAACAATATGCATGTAAAAGATTCTGTTTTATGAGAGCAATAAAATTCCCTACATCCGAAATAGCAATTATTTCAAAATGTTTTTTAGATAATTGTAGATCCAAATGCGTTTGTTCATATAAAAAGTCTGTTAAAATATCTGTATGTTCAATATCAACATGTGTACAATGAAAATGTGGGGGTAATGGTGGGAAAGTCAAATTACGTAAATAAAATACATATGTATTATATTCTATAAGTGGAATGACTCCATCAAATAAATCAATTTCCTTTTTAATTAGAGAACATTGAATAACCGGGTTTTTTATCCGTTGATTATATTCATGCGTTTGAAGTAATTGCCGATTTAATTTCTTTTGGTCAAGTTCTCTATTTGCACAAATAATATCTATGTAATAAATGGGTAACTCGGTATACATATTATGTTGCCGGTTTTCTATATAATAAAAATGCAGAGGTCTAGAGAGTACACAACCTATAGGTTTTAATGATGTTACGATATTTTCATATTGAGATACAAAAGAGGGATCTATGAATTTATTTAGCTCATATTTTTTTTCTTGATAAATAGATAAAAAGCATGGTTCATTATGGCCACTATATTGGGCATCTAAATCATTTTCTAATAAGGTAAATAGAATTCGATCATTTTGAATATAATTTGATTTAAGTAAATAGCAAATTTCCTTACGTTGTTGAGAACCAGTGTCTATGTATGGAAGTGTTCTAATTTGATTAAATTCGCAGAATTTGGTTTTAATTGGTCGATATTTATAGATATAAAAAGGAGTTTGGTAGAAAAAACGCCAATAATCGTATGAGTGAAAAACAGGTTGATTATTCCAAAAAGGATAGGCTAATTTAATATATGCGTAGATTGTTAAAAAAGTAATGGTTAAAACTAATAAAATATATTCAATCATAGAGATTTGATTTAATATATTTTGAGAAAGTAACGTGGAAAACCTTACGAGGAGGTGGAACCCATATTCCCCCACCCCCTTACCCTAACCCCGCAAAAAGACTTGGAAAATTGAAAAGAATTAATCTCTATTCGTGCATAAATTTATTTATGCACGAATAGGATATGGGTTATCATGTCTTTTGTATCCAAATGGATACAAAAACACGGATAGACCTTAAATTGATACAGTTTTATATCCGGTTATAAATATTTTTATCCAGGATAAGGGAGGGTTTAAAAGGGAACCTACGGTTCCCTTTCCTTTACATGGTTCTCTCCAAAATATATAAATATTGATTATCATCACCATTTATTGATTTCATTCCTGTTTTTCCATGTACTAAAAAACCTGCCTGTTTAGCTAGATCCAAAATCTCATCTATCGATTCCATTTTCATTGTTTGCTCGTTTTGGCGAATATGTTTAGTTACCTTATCTGTAAAAATCTGCGTAAATACTACCATTGATATATCGGATGAAAAAGCATATTTTTCCTCATATTTACAATCTAAAAATTCGGTTACTAATGTTGTCTTTTGAACAGAATCATTATCCGTTTCCGGCATTAGAGAATCATACAAACTAGTAAATTTTCCAGTAAATTTCAAATATTTTTTTGTACTAAATTTGCCTGGGTTTACTAAATGTACAATCAAATATGCATTAGGTTTCATCCAGTAATAACAATTTTTAAAAAATTGCAATTTATTATCAAATTCATAAATTGTAAAATTCAAACACATTACATGTGTAAAAATACCACTTTCATATGTTAGAGGGTCTAAAACATCCGCTAATTTTATATTAATTTCCGGATATTTGGTTTCCGCGTAATCAGACATTGCTTCGGATTTATCAATACCATATACATCATATCCAGCATTTGACAATTCGTTTACTACGCAACCAGTTCCTGATCCTACGTCTAAAAATACACTCTTTTTAACTGAAGGATCCGTCATCCTTACAATATGGAAAAGTTCTCGTTGACATAATTTATCTCGATTATTTACACCATCATACATTTCAGCGTAAAAATCATCATATATGTGTTGATTTTGCTTTAATACATAGGGTTGTTCTTGTTGAAACCCCTCCTGTTCCTTATTTTTTTTAGAATATGGTGATTCAGTTATTTTGTATAAATACATTGCCAATAATATGATTGCTAAAACTATCAATAACTGTAAAAAAAACAAATTTGAATTTTTCGATGTAATAATATTAAATAAGTATTTGAACATATATAATAATGTTATATATATTTATGCTTTTATTTGGAATGGTTAATATCTATTATTTGTTGAATAGAGATTGTGAATTGAGATAAATTATCACATGGGCTACCTTTTTTGAGATTTTTTATGGTTTTGTGAAATTCTTTTTTTATTGGATTTATTGGAACGTCGATGACGTTTACTGCCACCATTAGCACTGTAAGCTCCCAACCAACTATCGTATTGTTCTTTTGATAGTTCATTTACTGCAGTTATAAGTTTTTTTTTACGTTTCTCTATTTTCTTAAGTTCTTTTGTAGTAGCGTATAATTCATAGGTAATAAAATATTCATTATTAATATAAGGTAACATGTATGTTTTGAAAACATTGATGTCTTTTTTATCTTCATTTGATATACGTACCTCTTTATAAAATCGGTTATCAAAATATGCTACTAACCAGGTGTTTGCATAAAATAACCATCCGTCATATCCATATTTATTTGGTTTATCTATATCGTCTTCTAGAGGTATATAGTATCGTAAGTACAAAAATCTTAATTCAGATAAATTATATTTTGAATCATCAATAATGTCACTATAATTCATTTATTATATAATAATATTATTATTTAATCTCTATTCGTGGATAAATATTTTTATCCTCTGATAGAGATTAAAACCTTATGTACCTCTTAACTGTGTTCTCGTATGATTAAAGAATTTATCTCTGCCAATATTGTTTCCTTGAACATTTGGATGTGGGGATTGATCGAACTGTTGTCTATAAAAAAGATTGGGATGAGGTTGAGGATCATTAATGCTACCAGAAGGAACATAAGATCTGTACAGTTCACTTTCAGACGATGGAATATAAACTCCTTGGTTTCCACCCCTTTGTAGTGCGAACATTTGGTTTCTTAATATAGTCTCGGTATCTACGTTGTTTATATAGCCATTTGGAGGGGCTCGTTGTGTTCCAGGATTAAAATTTATTGTTTGATTATAGTCTAAATAGGGAACAACATGTTCATGCATTGGTTTTCTGCGATTAATAATGGGGAAATGGGAATATTTTGTTGGAATAGAGCGTGGATCAAAATTGGGTTGTAATGGTGAATCTGGAAAATATCGGGTATTTATTCTTGTATTTAATTCATCAACTCTTTCATGTTGTCCATAAGATACTCCTTCTGGGACACCTAATATCTTATTATTATCTAATTGTAAATCCATTTCTTCTAAAATATATAGTATCTATACATAAAAAAAGGATATGTAAACCTTTTTCTATATGTAAAATTGTTACGTGAATACTTAATAATTTTTATTAATCTCTATTCGTGCATAAATACATTTATGCACGAAAAGGATATGGGTCTAACGAAGATTTGTATCCAATTGGATACAAATCCTCGGATAGACCTTAAAGGCAAAATTTCCCCAGGTTTCTAATAGTAGGACTTTTTTTAATTGTTTTATTCGAATACGTAAATTCCTTTTTTGTTTCCTTTTCTAGGTGCGAAAGTGTTTTTTCCGATGTAGTAAAATTAAAATCCGCATCAAGTATTCTAACAATGTATCTACCATCAACAGTGTGATACATTATGCGAACAACGGATTCATCCTTGGTAATTGGATTAGTATAATTCACAAAGGTATTTATTTGAAACTTCTTGGTTTTTTTTCGATAACTACTGAATTCATTTTGTACAAGATTGCTTGCTATTAATAGGTACTTTTTCTGTGAATGGATAAATGTCCATGTGTTTGGACTTAATGGTTTGGTTGAAACATATTTACCAGTCGATGATTTTTTAATAACGCCAATGGAGAGCATTTGAGATGACATTTTGATTATCTTATTGGTTCTGTGATTTCTTTTATATAATTTATATGGTTTTTATCAATTTTTTATATGAAAACCTGGCTAAATATATAATATAAATAATAAAATAATTTATATAAAATGGTTGTTTCAATAAATATATAATGTCTATAACATTCTCAACCTGTTGGTATATTTTTAAAGCTAAATTTGATCCATCTATTTATCAACAATGGTTTGCTAATATGCTTTCAAACGTAAATAATTATAACCTTGTAATTTATTGTGATGAAAATAGTTATAAACAAATAAGTATGTATTCTGATAATCCACGTATTAAAATTGTAATAAAACCATACGAGGAATTTTATACTTACCGATACCGGGATAGTTGGATAAAGAACCATGAATCAAATGATTTATTAAAAAACCGTGTAGATTGGAAATTGAATATGCTTTGGTCAGAGAAGGTACATTTTGTTTATGAAACAATGTCAAAAAAATACTTTGATACGGATTTTTATGGCTGGTGTGATATTGGTTATTTTAGAGGGCGTTCTGTTGATTTGGGTATGGAAACACTTCGAAATTGGCCCGACTCAAATAAGATAAATGGACTGAATAAGAATAAGATATATTATGCATGTGTAAATAATAATCAGGATTATATGCGGATGATATATTATTATGTAAAAAGTAAAGGCGAACATGGATTACCATTGCAACAAATACCGGCAAATCAGGTTTCAGTTGCAGGGGGGTTTTTTATTTCTCATAAAGATAAATTGGAGTGGTGGCGTGATACGTTTGATCGGAAACTGGCACTTTATTTTCAACATGGTTATTTGGTTAAGGATGATCAGATTATTATAGTAGATTGCGTATTCTCAGATATGGATGAATTTCAATTATGTTATGAAAATGATTCTAGATATGATAATTGGTTTATGTTTCAGCGACTGCTCCATTAAGGGGAGGGGAACCCAGGTTCCCCTCGAACCCCTCCTATTATAAATGCTTTATTAAGGTCTATCCGTGTTTTTGTATCCATACATTCTTTGCGGATACAAAAGAGTGAGTAACCCATATCCTATTCGTGCATAAATACATTTATGCACGAATAGAGATTAAGCCATGATTATTTTATTAGTAAACCATTCCTTAAGGTCTATCCGTGTTTTTGTATCCATTTGGATACAAAAGACAGGATAACCCATATCCTATTCGTGCATAAATACATTTATGCACGAATAGAGATTAAGGGAGGGATCTTAAGGGAACCGTAGGTTCCCTTAATGAGGTTCCCTTAACTTGATGCTAAAAACATATTCGAATATCCCGTAATCTTTGTTATACGATATCCCAAAGTTGTTTTTAAATAACCAAATAATTCTTCATTATTTCCATTCGATTCGAATAAAATGGGTGGGTAATTATTTTTTTCCAATGTTTCTACAGCTCCATGGAGAACATATAATTCATTATCTTCTACATCCATTTTGATAAATCCGATATTTTCAATATTGAAACTATCCAATGTTCGTACTTCTATCTCTTCTTCTCTTAAAATATTTGAATTAGCATGTAAACTAGATCCACCGCCATCATTACTAATAATTTTCAATGATAATTTACCAACTTGTTCAGGAGAACCTAATCCTGTTTGATAACATGTCATGTTCGATATATTTGATAATGCAACGCTACCACATAAAGCATAATATGTCGATTTCTGTGGTTCAAAACTATATACATGGTTATAAACATCAGAAAGCGATATAGAATATGTTCCAGTATGTGCACCAATATCTATAAAATTTTTCCCGGAATTTCCAAATACTGTTTTAGCCCATTGTATTAAATTGCTTTCAAATAACCCATTTTGTGAATAATAATTAATATTATTATAAGGCAATATAAATGTTTTTTTATTATTTATAAAATATAGCTGTTGATCATCGATATTCGTAATTTCCTCATCTGGATTAGTTAATATGAAATATTTTGTGGTCATATAATAATTTTATTAACATTCCTTTATTTTCTTGTAAGTAATAAAACATTTTGGGAGAACTTTTATGTAGTAAAGGATATAAAATTTTGTTTTTAATAATATTAATAATAAAATGATAAGTATTTTGATGCCTATTTATAATGGTATAGAGTATATTAGCGAATCTATACCTTCTGTCCTCGAACAAACTTTTCCAGATTGGGAACTTATTATTGCTATTAATGGTCATTCTGAAAACTCCTTTGTTTATCAGATTGCAAAGGAATATGAAAGCATCGATAAACGCATTCGGGTTTATGATATGCATGAAATTCGAGGAAAAGCCAGTACTCTTAATGCAATGATTCCATATTGCTCCTATCTATACGTTGCTATTTTGGATGTGGATGATTTATGGATCCCTAATAAACTTGAAAAACAAGCCGAATTATTGAAAAAGAATCACTATGATGTTGTCGGAACAAAATGTGTTTATTTCGAAACTTATGATGGTGTGATTCCGAAAATCCCTGATGGAGATATTACTTCCTTTAATTTTAAAGAAGTTAATCCAGTTATTAATAGTAGTGCTATTTTGAGAAAAGAACTAGCTAAATGGAATGAAAATTTTAATACAGGTGTAGAAGATTATGAATTGTGGGTTAGACTATGGATGCAGGGTAAACAGTTTTTTAATTTCGAAGATGTATTAGTGAATCACAGGGTTCATTCTAATTCGGGTTTTAATACACAAGACCATAGTGCAAAAATTGCGGAAATTAGAAATATGTAATTGCAAATATGTTTTTATGATTACATTTGTGGTTTACTGCGTAATCAATATATAATATTTAGAAATATATTATGTATCTGTATTTTAAATGTGTGATTGTGTCGGGCTTTGTATTTGTCTAATTTCTGGTTTGGGAGTTGCTATTTCCTACTATGGTTGTAATTCTAATTGTCAAAACAAAACTATTGAGAAGAGTTGTGAATTTGAACCTAAAAAATAAAAGGGAGGGTAAAGTGGAACTGTAGGTTCCCTTCAAAAAATTGATATAATGATTATTTTTTTATTATATCAATATAATACAACATTTACAATGGTGAAAATTTGTTCCAAAGATTATCCTCATGAAAATGAAGAAAAATATTCCGAATATTTTGATCGGTTTCCTTATCCACTCAGTCCTTTTCAAAAACATGCACTAGAAGCAATTATCGAAGGACATCATGTTCTTGTAACAGCACATACAGGTAGCGGAAAAACCCTGCCTGCAGAATTTGCTCTTCAACATTTTGTAGCCAAGGGTAAAAAGGTAATTTATACAAGTCCTATCAAGGCTCTTTCAAATCAAAAATATTATGAATTTACAAAAAAATATCCTGATATCACTTTTGGATTATTGACTGGAGATATAAAGACAAATCCGGATGCTGATGTATTGATTATGACTACGGAGATATTAATGAACTACCTCTTTCAGGGGGAACCTACGGTTCCCCCTTACCCCCTACCTAATAAGGCAGAAGTTACAGATAATGCTTTGCCCCCTTACCCCCTACCTAATAAGGCAGAAGTTACAGATAATGCTTTGCCCCCTTACCCCCTACCTAATAAGGCAGAAGTTACAGATAATGCTTTGCCCCCTTACCCCCTACCTAATAAGGCAGAAGTTACAGATAATGCTTTGCCCCCTTACCCCCTCCCTAATGAAATTCAAGATATAGATACCAGATACTCTAATGATATGGATAATAAACCAGAAATAAAAGCAAATCTTGGGTTCTCTATAGATATTCAAAATGAACTAGGCTGTGTGGTGTTTGATGAGGTCCATTACATTAATGATAAAGAGCGTGGTCAGGTTTGGGAAAAGACTATATTGATGCTTCCGCCACATATTCAAATGGTAATGCTCTCTGCTACGATTGATAATCCAGCGGGGTTTGCTGACTGGATAGAAAAACGTTACCATCCAAATGACTATGAAATATCAAAAGGCAACCATAATGTTTATTTAAAGGAGGGGTTCGAGGGGAACCATGGGTTCCCCTCAGTATGGTTGGCGTCTACAAATCATCGTGTGGTCCCCCTTTCTCATTATGGATTTCTAACAACAACAGAAGCAATTTTCAAAGCAGTTCGTGATAAAGAAAAACAAACATACATCCGTGATAATACAAATAAACTTATTCCATTACAAGATCATAAGGGTGGATTTCAAGAGCAGGGATACCGTAATATAATAAAGATCCGGGATATGTTGGAAAATAACCATGTAAGTATCAATCGTAAGCATACCCTGAACCAAGTCGCCCTATTTTTAAGAGATCGCGAAATGCTTCCTGCTATTGGATTCGTATTTTCACGCAAACATGTTGAAACATGTGCCAAGGATATTACGGTTCCTCTCCTAGAAGACGACAGCAAAGTTCCCTATATTGTTCGTAGAGAATGTGAACAAATTGTTCGTAAATTGTCGAATTACCAGGAATATCTCGAGCTACCTGAATATAATCTAGTTGTTTCTCTATTGGAAAAAGGTATCGGTATTCATCATTCCGGTATGATGCCTATTTTGCGTGAAATTGTCGAATTAATGATTTCCAAAAAATATATTAAGCTACTATTTGCTACTGAATCCTTTGCGATTGGACTAGATTGTCCAATTCGCACAGCCGTATTTACTAGTTTGACCAAATTCGATGGAAATAATGAACGTTATTTGATGGCACATGAATATACACAGATGGCCGGGCGTGCTGGAAGACGAGGCATTGATACTGTAGGTTATGTTGTTCATTGTAATAATCTGTTTGATCCACCAGCAATCTCCGAATATAAAACAATTTTAGGAGGAGTACCACAAAAACTCGTATCCAAATTTCATGTATCATATGGATTGATCCTTAATCTTTTGAAAAATGGTAAATCAAGGGATTTTCATAGGTTCTCTGAAAAGAGCATGATTCAGTGTGAAATTATGTCTTCTATTAAAAGTGATAAAGCTATTTTGATTGCACTTACTGAAAAAATAAATAAGAAAAAGGAGGCTATTGATATATCTAGAACACCATTAATGGTTTGTGATAATTATATTATTTTGGAAGAAAAGGTAAAAACTGCAGTTAATAAAAAACGCAAGGAAATAGAACGTGAATTAGATGGAATTCGTAATGAATTTAAAACTGTATTAATTGATGTTCAGAAGGTGAAAGAATTAAGAGAATTAGAAAATGATTATGACAAGCAAAAAGATACAATTTCTTACATGGAAAGTTTTATTTTACAACAAACCGAAAATATTTGTAAGATTATGATTGATGAAGGATTTATCGAAAGAATAAATGATGTTGAAAATACTTATCAGCTTACTTCATTAGGACGCCTAGCTTCTAATATTGCTGAAGTTCATCCATTGCCTATTTCTCTTTTAATGAATGCAACATCCTATTTTGCCTATTTTACGCCCGTGCAATTGATTGGTCTGTTTTCATGCTTTACTGATATTAAAATACCATCTGACCAACGAAGCAGTGTTCCTGTAACAGATGATAGACAATTAAAACAAATAATTACTGATTTAGTAAATATTTATCGGAATTTAGAAGATAAAGAATGTGATTCGGATGTACGCACAGGAATTCATTATGATAATGCATTGATTTTCGATATGATAGGATTTTCAATGGATTGGTGTGCATGTATGACAGAACAGGAATGCAAGTATTTTATTCAATCTGTTATTTCAGAGAAGGAAATATCAGTGGGTGATTTTACCAAGGCAATGATGAAGATTGTTACTATTTCGAAGGAGTTGATGAATGTATGTGAGATGGTGGGTGCTATTGATTTGATGTTTAAGTTGAATAAGATAGAGGGAATGGTTTTGAAATATGTGTTGACATCACAGAGCCTGTACGTTTAGGGGAACCTACGGTTCCCCTATGACCCCTCCCTAATTTAGTGTTAGCCGATTATAAAAAATTGATTTAAGGTATATCCGTGTTTTTGTATCCATTTGGATACAAAAGACAGGATAGACCTTAAAACAAATAAATTAAAAATGATAGAACAATATTCTAATCCTCTGAACAAATTAAACATAGTTGTTTATAAAAAATATTTGGAAGAAAATATTTCAACTGAGTTATTAAAGACTATTTTAATGGATCCTGTCCATATGAAAAATCCATTACTAACAAAAGCAGGACAACCTTCAAAAAAAAGAAATAAAACAATTTATGGAGACATAAAAGAATACATAATTACAATTAGAGGAAAAATTATAAAAACGCCAGTGAATCCTTGGAAACAAGAATTTAAAGAATTACGTGATAAAATATCTATAACAACTGAACAACAATACAATACATGTGTTCTGCAAATTTACAATTCAGGACAAGTTGGTATAAATCCTCATAAAGATAAAGAAATGAATAAAGGTACAAAAATAGCAAGTATTTCACTTGGAGAATCGCGCATTATGAGATTTGAACGAAATGGTTTTGAAAATATTGATATTATGTTGGATAAAGGTGACCTATGTATAATCAATTATCCTACAAACAATTATTGGTTGCATTCTATTCCAACTGATAAATCAACGCAGGTGCGTGCAAGTTTAATATTTCGCAATTTTGAGTGTAATAACCCTCTAATAAAGGATGGGTTAGAGGGGAACCTATGGTTCCCCTCATAAGGCAACCATTTTGCTATAATATAACCATAATCCTATTCCAACAAAACATTTTGCTATGCAATCAAATATATTCATAGTAATATTTTTATATGTCTCTGGTAACATATATACTACACCATAAAGTCCCCATAATATTAAGTATAAAAAGTATAAACAAGAATTCATAAATATACTCTTTGGAAGAATAAACCATGAATATATTAAATAAAACATTATAGAAAAAGGTATAAATCCCAAGACAACAGCAATGTATCTATTTAATATGTCTGCCTCTCCAAGATAACCAAATAATAACATTCCAACATTTAATATTAAAAGAGTTCCTAATTGGGTAATATTTATTTTTTTTCCAACATGACTACCTAAAAATATGCATAATATAAGAAGCATTATAGGAGTTGTTATCATCCAATCAACATAACGAGTTTTGGTAATATCTTTCCAGTCTATCTGTTTGTTATCTTTACTATAACCTTCAATTTGATTTACAAATACTGAATAAAAATAACCTGCAACAACCGATACACATGTTTCTAAATTAAGTATATGCCGCACCTCTTGACTTGGTGTTCTCATAGCTTCTATAAATGTTACTGTTGCAGTTGTTAATAGCAATATATACGTAATCATAAATGATGCTTTTACATAATATTGTACCGGGTTTATTTTATTTTCTATCTTTTCTGTTGGAGTAGTCGCACCTATAGCTGTTACAGGTGGATTATCTGGTGGTTTAGGTGCTAAAGGAATACTATTAGGTGCGGAAGTTAAAGTGGATTTATTACTAGAAACGGATGCATATTCTGACATTTATATATAGGACTTATATTTTTTCATAAATAAAAAAATTGATTATTTAAATAATTCGAATATGATAATAATAAAAATATTATGCACATATTTAAATAAAATGTTATCTGATTCAGAATCCGATACGGAATCTGAATTTTCAAATTCGATTTGTGATGAAACTAATATATTAAGTGAAAATCAAGAATCTGAAAGTGATGACGAAATAATAATACACGATGGCATATATCTAGATTCAGATGAGGATGATGATGATGAGTTTGATGAAGAATATAATGAAATTTATCAAAATGATTCAGAACATATGTATAGCGAAAAACAAGATGGGGAATACTATATTGGAATATCAAAATATATACGTAGATACGATACAATATTATTAGTAAATTCAGTTTCAATAAACGCATTTTTCCGCTTTTCTTTTAATCGTATTTATAATTATCTATCTAAATATAGCATATTGCAAATGCAAAATGCTAAAGTGCATATAATGAAATTAAATGTTCTATCGGATGGTACTTATTCGGTGATATTAAAAACACATTGGTTAAGATTAATACAAAGACATTGGAAAAAGGTTTTTAAAGAACGTGCAATGATAATAAAAAAACGTTGCTCTATTATAAATATATTGTCTAGAGAAATCCATGGTAGTTATATGGTTGGATTAAATAGTTTGCCAACTATTAATGGCATGTTGAATAGTTACAGTATATAATTTTATAGATTTATTGAAGTACTTGGATTATTTGTTGGCAATAACGGTTCGCTATTATCTAATAAGTAATTAACATAAAGAAGACACGAATAACATACTAATATTATTACAGTTAATACACCACTGACTATAATAACCAAAAGCAATAAAATAAATATTTCATTCATAATAATAATTTTGGGAATTATTGTTAATTTTGTGATTTTCTCAATTTTTTTATAAAAAATAATATAATTATATTTTAAGGATATGTCATTAATAAATGGTGGTGTAAGATTAAATGATAAAGGATCAACATCATGGCAGGCAGTTTGGTATATGATTAATGTCGCAAGAGCCAAAATAAGTATTATTTCTAACGATTCGTTAACTGGTATTATATTTAGATTGGATGTTCCAAAAGAACCTGAAAATACTTTATTTAAAGGTATAAAAAAGGACAGAAGAGTTGAATCTGTACAATTATTTAATGAAGATGTCTATACAATAGTATTTAAATTTTCTATTTTGACTCACGAAATAGAAGATTATAATATTGGAAGGGTTTATAAAAGAACTAGTACTATATTAGACACTTTGGAAGAAACTGCCATACAACAAGAAATATTTTGTGTTACTACAATACCTTCTGGATATCCAATTACAATTGCAGTAGTTGATTTTTCATATTTTGATACCAAGTGTGCTAGTTATTTGTTGAAAACATTAATGAGTAAACATAAAGATGAAATTACTAATAAATTATTAAAAGATTTGGAAATATTAATAAGAAACCCAGCACATAAATTAGGATTAATTAGTATGGAATTAGTCGATCCTAATTTTAATACAATGTATAAGATTGAAAAGGTTATTCGTCCAGATAAAGCTATTATAGATACAGACTATGAACATGTCATTGCACAAATGGTTATTTTAGTTGTAACTACCGGTATTCTCCACTATGATCTTCATATGGATAATGCTTTTGGAAGCGTACTTCCAATAAAAAAAGATAATAACAATCGTAGTTATATTATAGATTTTGGAAGAACAAAAAGAATAACAGAAGGGTTTATAAAAAGTTTTAAAAATAATAAAAAGTTAGAATTATTATTTACAATTTTAAAAAGATTATCAATCATTGATTTTTATCCAACTGAAAACGAAACACAAAAAATAGTTCTCTTGGAGAATTTAGAAAATATTATTAAATTTATTGAAAGTCTTGATTACCGTATTAATGAAAGATATTATCCTCAATCGAAAGCGTTTATCAAATATTTGTATCCTGATTATGATCCTACGTCTCCTACATTTACTAGAACACCAGAAAATACTGAAAAATATTTTAGAATATCAAAAATAATTTATGATTTAACATCGACGAATATGAATACGGTGTTTTCAAATAAAAATATACAAAAATATGTAAAAAAAGAAGAAATATTTTCTACACCATTATTGGATGATCTATCATTTCATCAAAAAATGGAAATATGTAAAGGATTGTATTTCAAGAATGATTTACGGTTATGGGATAAAAACGAAGGTAAAGGTGAGAAACAAAGAATAAAAGAGATAAAAAAAACATATGGTAATTCATTATTAAAAGCTTTAAATACCTTTTTCACTATAGAGCCAATTAAACATACAACTAGATCATATAGGCCCCCAACTATAAAAATTACTGAACAAATTGAAACAAATAAAGAACTTTCAAGGCAAACAGAAGAAGTAGAAATACAAAAACAAAAACGTAAAAGAGAAAAAGAAGAACGTAGAATAGAAGAAGAAGAACAAAGAAGAGAAAAAGAAGAACTTGAAAGACGAAAGCAAATAGAAAAAGAAGAACTTGAAAGACGAAAGCAAATAGAAAAAGAAGAACTTGAAATAGAAGAACAATTAGAAAAAAACCTCAGAGAGTACTATGCAGTAAGGAGAGATGAATTAGGTAGTCCATTTTTTTCACTTCGTGGTAATGATGGTGGACCAACAAAATCGGCTTCGCAAAAAAGATATCATTCAAAATCTCGTTTAAAATCTCGTTCAAAATCTCTTAAAAAATCTTTTGGAAAAAAATTTGATTCATTTTAAGGTCTATCTGAGGATTTGTATCCAATTATTATCAATAAAATATTATTATTCGATTTCGTAATAATATTTTACTCAAACGTCATCAAATATAAAAATTGGTTGATATCACCTAATATTTCGTCTCGAATATTTAATAAATCTGTATCCTTTTTTTGGTTAAAATAGCTGTTCATGTTTGTTAAAAAATCACGATATCCATAAATCTTTTCTTTGAAATCACCGACATTTGAATAATCCGGTATAGTAATTTTATTTTCTATCATTTTAATTCGGCTCTCGTCTTTTCCTAACAAAACCTCTACGAATTTATCTATATGTTCATTTAATCGCTCATATAATTCATCAGTTGCTTTATGTTGTGCATACGAATGCGTTTTCCAATGATATAACTTCACTGTATTAAGCATTTCAAAAAATATATGAACTATATGAGATTTATGATTACTGACGCTTTTTACGCCATGATTTCGTTTTGTTTTTCGCATTTGTTTTTTAATTTTTTTACTATTTGTGCTTTTATTAATACTTCTACTACTTTTTGATTTGCCCATGTTAATAATAAGAAATATATAATATAGAAATAAAATAAAGATATCTGTATTTTATATTATAATGTATTTTACACAAATTATATTTTATTTTAATATTATTTTATTCTATTTTAATTATGTAGAAAGTTTAATAATCCCTATTCCGAGTATTGTTCGGAAGGCTATTACAATGTCACAAATGCCATCAGAAATACCCAAAATTATTGATTATCCTAAACTAAATTATCATGAATTAACAGACCAGCACAAATATGATTTACAATGGTACGTTATTGGAATAGAAAGTGATTTTTTAACTAATAAACCACAAAAAGTAACTGTGTGGAATAAGAACTATGTTGTTTGGAAGAATACAAATAGTTCATATGTTGCTTTAGATGATGTTTGTTCGCATAAGAGTGCTTCGCTTTCTAAGGGTAAAGTATTTAATAATAACATAGTATGCCCATATCATGGATATGAATTTAATGAAAATGGAACACTTACAAAGGTACCTGGCATATGTTTTCATCCATCTCCTATATATGATGTTGCAAAATATGATGTTATTGAAAAAAATGGATGGGTATATTTAAACACATATTCGGATTTAGTTAAAAATAATACTGAAGTTGTTAGAAACAGTATTCATTATATTGAAGAAGAAGTTGCTAGAAATGATTCGGTGGTTTTTTTAAAAATGAATTTTAATTGCTATTCACGTATTTTGAGTGAGAACTCACTTGATGTTATGCACATTGGATTTGTGCATACTTTTGGAAATACTAAAAACCCTGCACCAATAGAGATTCATGCTCCGCGTCTTGTTGGGCCATATCATTATAAAACATCTTATTCTTACGAATCGGGTGATAAATCTATTGCTAGAAAATATTATGGCGTAAAAAATCTCACTATAGAAAATGAGTTTATCTTGCCACATACCACTGTTGCTCGTGTAATATTCGGTGATTATGTTAGTACAGTTATTACTTTTGCTTTACCAGTTAGTGATGATAAGAGTATATTATTTGTGAAAACATATCGAAATTTTTGGAAGAATGCACTTGGTGATAAGATATCCGAAGATTTAATGTTTAATACTATGTTACAAGATCGTGTTATTGTTGAGAATATTGATCGCCGTTTTATGGATGGGAAATTTAATATGCGTTTTGATAAATTACAGAATACTTACAAGTCTTTTTATAAGCGATTTGTGCATGATTATTTTGATGATAAGGCATAGTTTTATAGAAATATATCAAGAGTGAGGATAAAAAATTGATTTTTATTAATAGATTAGTATTCTATTTATTAATAAAATACTAACAATGGAGAACCTTACATTTACACGTTATTTATATCCAAAATTGGATGTAAAACAATCCCTTTTAATTGCTTTATTGGAACGTAAATCAGATGAGGCACTCTTTTGGGCATATGAAATCTATTTCAGTGGTTTCGAAGAAGATATATTTGATTATATTGATAATATTTATCTTGGCTTTTATAAAATTGAGAACCCGGAATTGGAGGTTTTTATAAAAGAAAATAGGGAATATTGGAAAATGAATAAAAATGATTATGTTGTTGGAAGTATTATTATGACATTTTCTTTGAGAAATTATCAAATCTGTGAATTTATTAAAGAATATATTGGAGAACCCTGTTTTACTAATATTCAACAAACAAAAATGCGAAAATTTCTTGTTAAATTTAGTGAAAATGATCTTATAAAATATAAAACAGTTTTACCAAACGATGGTAATGCGAGATATTACTTAAAAAATGTTTGTAAATATCCTATTCGTAGGAAATATAATGAATTTTTCGGTATAGATTGTTTAGATTATAGAGATGCCTTTTATTATAATTGGGAATATTATGCTGCTAAATCACCTATTTGGATGACGCGTATTAAAGAACAACATGGAATTATAAACAATGAAACAAAGAAGGTGGAATTTCCTAACGATGAGCTATTTGAGGCTTTTTATGATAAATGGCAATTAGAACCAGATGAACAGTCTTTGGACTTGCAGGAAAAATGTATTGGTAACTCTTCGTGTAAACAGTTACCAAAAGAAGATTTTTATGAGAACTTTGGTGGTATAAAGAGAGAACTTAAAAATAGTATAATATATATGGTTTAAAGTCTATCCGCGTTTTTGTATCCATACATTCTTTGCGGATACAAAAGACTGGATAATCCATATCCTATTCGTGCATAAACATATTTTTTAGAGAGATTAAAGGAGGGTTTTAAAGGGAACCATGGGTTCCCTTTACCATGGGTTCCCTTTATGCTAACATATAAGTTAAATAAGTTGTAGTTGACATTAATATTCCACCCCAAATGCTATCCATCAATGCAACCTCGGGTGCCCATTTTTTTAATGTAGCATAATTTGTACTATCATAAACACCGTATATTACTAATCCAAAAAAGAATGCTTCAGGAATGGAACGATTTCTACTAATAATAAAATAGTTTAATCCGGTGATTAATAAAATATAACAAATAATAACACCTAATGGTTTAATTTGCATAACAACTCGTTGAATATTAATTATTTGATTTAAAAACGTATTTTTATTTAAATAAAGATAAATACCATCTAGAATTAACATTATAATTGCTGATATTATAACCTCACGAACAGCTTTCGTCATTTTATATATATAATATGACATATTATATAATTCCTAAACCATAAAAAATTGATTTATTTTTTTATAATTAATTAAACCAAACATCACAACTATTTAACTAATTTAGACATGGAATTTGTATTTGATACTGTTATCCCTAGAAGTGTGGATTCTACTCTGCTTTTAAATAAAGAAAATAAAATTGATATTATGAAGGACGGTACTGTTATTTTTTGGGAAAGGAATGGTGATTTATCGCGAAATTGGAATAAAGGTATAATCTATGAAAATAAAGAAGATTATAATGAAAATAATTGGGTATACCACGGTGAAATTGACTATAAAACAAAAAAGCCTTGTGGGTTTGGACTTGAATACAATAAAGAAAAAGAAACAATAGAAACGGTTTATTATTGGCCATCAGGAAATAAATATATTGGACAATGGAAAGACGAAGTCATGGAAGGCGATGGCATTATGATTTACGCAAACGGAGATAAATATGTTGGACAATGGAAGAATGGTCAATTCAATGGGTTTGGTAATTTTGATTGCATTGATTATGATTACATTGGGCAATTTAAAAATGGAACGAGACATGGACTAGGAATAAATAATTGTCATCATGATGGTTCTACTTACGAAGGTGATTGGACCAATGATGAAATGAATGGATCGGGTAAATATGTTTGTGATTTGTATACCTACGTTGGTATGTTTGATTGCAGCGATGCAAATGGATATGGAACACAAACATGGCATGATGGAGCTATCTATGAAGGAATATGGATAAATGGCTTAATGAATGGAGAAGGAAAATATACTTGCAAGAACTATACTTATATGGGTGAGTTTGTTGATGATTTATGTGAAGGTTTGGGAAAGATTACCTGGAAAAATGGTAATTCGTATGAAGGAAAGTTTGTTGATGACATTATTGATTTATATTACGACGAAGGTGTCTTTACATTTGCGGATGGGTCCAAATACATTGGTAAATTAAAAAAGATTTGGGATGTTCTTATTAAATCGGATGAACATAAAGTATAAATTTATATCATTGTTTTATAGACCAATGAAGAAAAAATAATTACTTTACTTTATCTAAATAAATATTTGTTTTTTTATTATTTGTTAATTCTATTTTCTCTAATGCATATTGTCCACACGGACCACAATGATCTTCATTTGATAAATCTACTTTATGATTCATTTGTTTATTACAATTCTCTATTCTCCATCTCCCAACTGGTTTTGGTAATTCTTTGGGCATTATTTTTTTTAAAAAAGTAGTTATTAATTTCATAATATATAACTTATTATATAATGTATATATATTTTATATACTATTTTAAAAAAAAACAACATTATGCCTTCAATTTCTAAAGTAGTAGGAGAAGGAAGTTTTGGTTGTGTTCATGAACCTAGTTTAGAATGTGATAATCCCGATATAAATTACAATAATAAAGTATCAAAATTATTATTAGATAAACACGCAAAAACAGAATTAGATGAATATTTAGGCATTCAACGCGCAGATCCTGAAAACCAATTCTTTTTGGGAGTTCCTTTACATTGTAAACCTAAAAACACAACAACAAATTATCTATCTGCTAGAAAATGCGATATTGGTATGGAAGCAACTAATATATCAACAAAAAAATTCCTTCCTGATTATGACCTTTTAATTATGGAGAATGGTGGTATGAATCTTCATGATTTTGCAATATATATGTGCGACAAACCTGCTACACCAGAAAATCGTAAAATAATGGAGAACTTTTGGATAGAATGTCATCGTTTATTTTTAGGGCTTTCTGTATTCTTAAAAGAGAACATTATTCATCATGATTTAAAAGCACAAAATATTGTTTATAATCCGACGACTAATCGTGTGGCATTTATTGATTTCGGTTTAATGCGACCATTAGACAAAGTAAAAAAACTCGTTTTAAGTACTGGAGATGTAAGGATTGCCAAAAATCTGAGACATTGGTCTTTCCCAGTTGAAACAGTGTTATACAACAAGGCTTTTTATAATTCAAATAGAGTTAGAAAAAAACTTGTTGACATTTTAAAAAATGGTCTAAAAAATGTATATGATTTAGATTTTTTAAATAACGTTTTACCTGATAGAAATGATGGTAATGATTTAATAAAACGCGATACTGTTGCAAATATACTATTCTCTTCTATGGTTAATTTAATTACAGAAAGCGAAAGTCTTCCTTATGCAGAATTTGTAGATAGGTCTACTGGTACTTTTGATCTGTATGGTATGTGTATGGGTCTAATGTATGTTTTCAATAAGACCTATTATCATTTAAAAGTAACAAATAGTAAAATAGATTATAATGAATTGTTTTTTCATCTAATATTCTGCTTTCGTCCAGATAATAGTAGGTATACTGTTGAACAAGCATTGAAATTATATGAAGAACGGGTATTGGCAGATATTTTAAGAGAGGATCATATTATATTTATTAATCATATTCCTACAAAAATCGACCCCCCACACTTGCGTGTTCCCAAAATGTCTGATGCTGCATTAGAGAAATCTATGGAAGAAAAAGATGAGAAATTGCGTAAAAAAATTTGTCCTGCAGGCAAAGTTCTCAATCCATTAACAGGACGTTGTGTAAAAGAATGCAAGGTTGGACAACAACGCGATGACAAGTTTCTTTGTAGAACAGTTAAAGCCGCTAGAGAAAAACTAAAAAAAAAAAAAATATTGAAGGAAGAAAAGGATTGTCCTGAGTATAAAGAACGTAATCCAAGAACTAGGCGTTGCATCAAAAAATGTAATCCTGGCTATGAACGTAATCATGAATTTCGTTGCGTAAAGGAATAAAATATCAAATCTATGTCTGCATAATTTATATATATTTATATATATACATATAAATCTATATTATGAGTTATAGTAAAAGAAAAACACAAAAATATAAACGAGTTTATAAAGATCCCAGTATATATATTAAAAAAAATAATTATGGTTTAGGAACATATACTCGTAAAAATATACCGGCTAATACTATAATTTTAAAGGAAAGACCTTCTATATTGGATGAACCATATGATGATGTTTATAAATTTAAACTAATTCGTTATTTATTAAAACATAATAAAAGGGAATTTTTAAATTTGGTTCCACGCAAATTAGATGAAACTACAAATATTGATTATGAAATATTAAAAGAAAATCATTTACAAATTCTCCCGGAATTGAATAAAAAAACAATGATATTATATTATTATAAAATAATGCGTAATTGGTTTCGTTTTGATGAGAAAGGTGTTATATTATTTTATGGTACGAAATTAAATCATAGCTGTAATTCTAATATTACTTATTATAAAAAGGGCGATGTTATGGTATTTGAAACAAAAAAAGATATTAAAGCAGGTGAGGAATTGTTTGATTCTTATATAAATTGTCAACTACATAAAGAAGAACGACAATCAAAATTAAAAAAGAATTATGGTTTTGAATGTGGTTGCGATAATTGTAAGGGTGAAATTTCTATCTAACTTTGTAATAAAAATCTATCTATATCAGTAATGATTATACTTGCATTGTTTCTATATCTGTAACTATATCATTAACAATATCATAAACTTCATCTTCTTCTGGTACAACAAAATCATCTTCGTCATCCACAATATTACCTATATTTCTCAAATAACATTCACAACGTAAATTGGCTGGCATTCTTGAACGTATTTCTTCACACCATTCTAAAATTTGAGATTCTACTGCAGTCAAAAGTTCATAGACAGAATAACCAGTAGTCGAACTAATTTTATAGTTACCACATGTCGCACAGTTTGTTGCTTGGAATTGTTGTTCTTCATATGTATCTAATGTCCATGCATCAAATCTCGGATATCGTGGATCACTGTATAAATTTTTATCAGTAAGTTCAATAGACCATTGTTCGCATTTATCAGGATCATCTCCTCCCCATTCATAATTATTTTTTCGACTATCATTCGCGTAAAGAAATTTTAAATGAATGAACTGCTTTAATTTTCTTGTTTTAGAAGTAATTTTGTCATAAAAACAGTAGCTATTTATTAATTCCGCGAGTTCAAATGGAACTGGTAGAAGATGGATTGTTTTTTGCCGGTTAAGTGTTTTCGCTGGTTTTCTATCTTTATGTTTATCATGATCATGATCATGATAATCATAGTTCGGAAGGTCTAAAATTGTTGACATTATTTGTAATTGGTAAGGGTTTAATTTTTAACTATATTAACTATTGTTTTTCAATTTTTTATAAAATTATTTATATATGAGTAGTTTCAAAACATTTATTCATTCTTTTAAAAAAATAAAATACGATGATTTTATTGATAATTTAGTATTATATAAAAATCACGAACCTTTACAAATTGCTGTTGCATCATTAAAAATACCAAATGAAATTGCGATAATGTATGAATATGATGAACATACATACAAGCCATTTACTACTGTTCAAATTATTGATTATAAAACAGATAAAAAAACTAAAATTGATAAAATAACAGAGGCATTATATAATAGTTTACATGATAATCCGCATTCTTATAAGGAGGATGATCCTGTTAAAAAAATTTATGATGCTTTTAAAGGTTCGCCGAAGCATGCACGTGCGTTAATTTTTTTACTAAAGCAACAATTTGATGATAATGCAGATTGGATTAATAAAACAAATATAAAAAAAATAGAAAGATTATTATCATCCTATTATTTAAAAGATTCCGGAAAAGTTATATGGGATGATAATGATAATGCTATGATTTTAAAAATTAAATTGTATTTTGATCATTTATCTCGTACTAGTAAAAGTATTGGTTATCAAACTGCACATAGTAAAGCAATCCTATCGTCCAAAAAAGGTGGCAAGAGCAAAAAACGTGCCTTTAAAAATTCTAATATAACTCGGAAAGCTAAAATGGTAAGAAAAACTCGCCAAATACGAAGAAAATAGATGCATTATTTTTTTAAATAGTTCTACGATAAAAAATTATTTAAAAAATCAAAGAAAAAAGTCGGGACCGTTTTTAAAAATGGACAAAAATAAATGTCCATTTTTTATTTTTGCGTTGGAAAATTTGAAAAAGACCTATTTTACTCGGAGATGCTGTAAAAACGCATTTTTTTCAAAAAAAACTGGCTGCATAAAATTAAATAGTTTTACTGCGGAATATTTAGGAAAATTTTTTGTCACACTATTTTATAGAATGTCCAAAAAAAATCCCAAAAATCCAGAAAAAAATATCAAAAAAGAATATTTTTGTGAAAAATGTGACTACATAACTGATAACAAAAAAGATTTTAAAAAGCACGAGGCAACAAACAAGCACATTAAGAACGTAACTGCCATCGTAACCGTCGTAACTGAAATCCCGAAAATAATAACCAAAACTTATAAATGTAATAATTGTAATGAAACTTTTTCATATCGAATGGCATTATGTAGACATAAAAAAAAATGTATGAAAGAAAATGTCGAAAAAGATAATGATGACAATGATGATTGTGTATTTAATAAAAAAAATATTCAAACTAATGAATTGTTAATTGAATTAATTAAACAAAACAAAGAATTAAAAAATACGTTGATAGAGCATTCAAAAGAGTTAAATAATAGAATGATCGAGCAAAATAATAAGCTAGTTGAATTATCTACAAAACCAAATACAACACTTATTCAAAATAATACGACGAATAATACTATGAATAATAATTTTAATCTCAATGTGTTTTTAAACGAACAATGCAAGGATGCAATAAGTATTACTGATTTCATAGATTCATTGAATTTAAATGTAGCTGATTTGGAGGCAACTGGCAAATTAGGATATGTACTCGGTATATCAAGAATTTTCATAAATAAATTAAAGGAATTAGATGTTTATGAACGTCCACTTCATTGTACAGATTATAAACGCGAAACGGTTTATATAAAAAATCAGGATACATGGGAGAAAGATAATCAAGAAAAAACGAAATTGCGACATTTAGTAAATCGAATTGCTAGAAAAAATTTGGAGCAATTACCTGCATGGCAAGCAGAGAACCCTGATTATGTAAAATCGGACACTCCTGAAAATAATGAATTCATGAAAATTTCGCTGAGTTCATTAGGTGGGTATACAGATGATGAGGAGAACAAACAATTTAATAAAATAATACGTAATGTATTGAAAGAAGTAACTGTTGGTAAGAATACTTTTATAGAATGAGGTATGTGAACCTAGGTTCCTAAATAGTGCTTTGCACTATAAGGTTAGAAGTCACTACATGACTTCTGTACCCCTCAAACCCCTCCTATTTGAAATAGAAAGGAGAATAAATTGATTAGGTGGAATCGTAGGCCCCCTATTGAATTATATCTTGTAATTGTTTAATATTTATTTGAGGTTGTTCATGTTCATGCTCTAATTTAATATTCTCTTTTTCTACTTCATTCTCTTCCTTCTCTTCTTTTTCCTCTTTTATTTGTTCATTCAGTTCCAGTGTTTTGGTAATGCGTTTCTTAATATTATGTTGTTGTATATAATATTTGGCAATATCCGGTGAATTTGCTATACAATTCATTATTGAATTATAAGAGAACCCAGAAACTAAAGTATCATGTTCAGATGTATATTTTATACTATACCACCAATAAGGTGGAATAAAAAGCATATATCCCTCCAATACTTCGAATTCTAGAAATTTTATTTTATCCATTTCATGCATGTATTTTTTCTGAGGTTTCCATGGATTAATTGGAGAACAGAATTCATAATTCTCAAAGTCCTTATTTTGATATAAATATTTCGAACTTTTCCATGGACTCATTTTAACCTGTATTTTACCAGTATTCACACATAAATATTGACGATAACCAGTGTGATATCTTAACGGAGTTACTGTATTTTTAGAGGCAGTAAAAATATCGTATTTCGATATTGCTGTTAGAGATGGTTTTATATTGGCATCATTATCTTGGAATGTTCTCAATAATCCGGATTCTTCTAAAAAGTCTTGATTGTTTTCAGTAAAATATTTAGATTTTTGATCGGTTCTCATTAAGTTCGTTCCAGTTTGATATGGTAAAACAACATAGTCAACTGCGTCATCTGAATTCCAGTAGTCATTGATATCTTTTACTTTAATGTCGGTATTTGCAAAGTGGTCTTCGGAAAGTGTGTCGTAGGTTATTTTATTAAAAAAATCTGGAGAAACGGGTTTATATTCAAAAAGCACAGGTTGTTTAATATTACAAACTTCTTGGAGATGGTCGTTGGATGAATAATCCATTTCGTATATTTCTAAATCTTCACTTCGTTTATACTGATGAATAATATGGATGTATAAAAAGAGAATTATGAGGAATAATAAAATGTTTAGGTAAATTGACATTTATATATAGAAAGGTTGTTTTAGATATTTAGTGAACGAATTATTTTATGGGTATTATGTATAAAATGAGTTTTTTTAGAACAACCGCTCCAAAAATTTCTAATAGTTATCGTCCTCGTCCTTTTCCTCCTCCTTCTGGTCGTCCTTTTCCTCCTCCTCCTCCTCCTTCTGGTCGTCCTTTTCCTCCTCCTCCTCCTCCTTCTGGTCGTCCTTTTCCTCATCGTCGTATTATTTCTCCTTCTTCTTTAGATGAAGATGAAAATAAAGTTGAAGTTATTGATATTAAATTATACTCTTATTCAGATCCACAAGACGGTGATATTGTAAAAATTAAAGTTGAAAAAGAAGAAAATATTGGCTTAGCGGAAGTGATTAATGAAAATTATCAAAAAATAAATAAATATGATAACCCGGAATCAACAATACAAGGTATTATTTCAAACAACCCTTCATTATCAGGTACTACATTTATTAAAAATTACAACAAAAAACCAGAAACAAAAAAAACAAAATTTTCTAGTTTTATAGGTCAAAGAACAAAAGTAAGCGAAGCAATCGCAAATTTAAAAGAATACAAAGATAATAAACTACAAAAAGACCAAAACAATTTACAATTAGCAAAAAAATTACTCGAAGCTCTACAATCTAAAGTACAATCTGATTCATCTGTTTTAAACACGACATTAGATTTAATTGGTGATTTTGAATATGACGTGGGTATTTTTATGGATGCTACAGACGCATATGATATTGTAAATGGTAAAAAATTATCAAAAAATGAAGAACAAAAATTGAATAATGAAAGAATAATCCAAATAGAAACTATACAAAATGATATAAAAGGACATTTACAAGTTTTGAAAACTAAGATTGCAGAAGACACACAAACTACAAATAAAGTATCATCAGGGGATAAACAAATTGAAACAATTCAAAAATTACTTACTACCGAGTTTGATGAAAATTTTAAATTAAAAGATAAAAATGGAAATCCAATTGAAAAGAATTATAGGCAATATATTAACAATATTGAAAAATTGACTAATAAATTGACTAATCCAGCTACTGGTTTATTAACTGGTAAAGGATTTACGGGATTTTTTAATAAAAAAGAAATGAGTAATGAAGAGATAATAAAGGCAATTACATCATTATCATTTATTGGTGGTAAAACAAGAAAACAAAAAAAATCCAAAACCCATAAGATGGGAAAGAAACATCATAAATCAAGAAAACACTAAAATAGATATTAATACAATAAACAAAAACCATAAATAAACCTGTAATCTCTATTCGTGGATAAATGTATTTATACACGAAAAGGATATGGGTTATCCTGATTTTTGTATCCAAACATTCTTTGCAGATATAAAAACACGGATAGACCTTAAACTCCATACCAAAAATTCGAGTGGAGATGGGTTTTAAATATTGTTACCAAAATGGTAAAAATATTTAATAGAGGCACATTCTAGTTTGTCCAAATTGTACATAATTAGGTACGTTTTGGAGAATAGACATTAAAGGAGGGTTCTGAAGGGAACCATTGGTTCCTTTCAATCATTAATCTTTGGCGCCAAGTAAAACGTCATTTTTGCAGAACTACTATCCAACGTATTATCCAAATAATAAATAATTTTCATCGGAAAATTCTTTATAAATTTTACTTCAATATCCTTTGTAATTTTATGGTAAGCACAAATGTTGTTCAAAATATTTAAACTAAAGGATAATTGAATTGTTTCTCCTTCATTAATCGCATAAGAATCCAAATCATCAATATCAATATTTACAGTCATTTTACCAAACCCCTCACTCAAAGAATTCATCTCGATTTTTTCTTCACTGCATACAATATCAATCGTATCACCAAACATTCTTAATTGACCGACCAAGCTAGCAAAAGTACCCGATGGAATAGTAAATTCAGCATCAGATTCCATTGCCGGAATATCCATTAATTGCTCCTCTAAATCCATCAAAGGCATTTCGAAATGTTTATCGAAGATGGTTTTATTTTCAGAAGTAAAACTAATAAATAATTTATCGTTGTTTTCAGGATCAAACGTCAGGCTAATTTCCTGTATTTTATCACGCGTACTTAAAATTTTAAAAAGCAAAACTGAATTCAGACCGATCGAAACACAACCTTCATTAACATGTTCATATTTATCAAACCAAGTATTGGGTAAAACATATTCAAAAATAGATACGCGAGAAGAATCCATAGATTGCAAATACATACGTTCTTTTTCAAACATTATATTTATGTTTTCAGTGAAAGCCTTTGTGTTTTGAAACATGGCAGTAAATATTTCTGCCTTTTGTGGAGAGCTGATAACAATATTCATTTTTCAAATACTTATAATAATTAGTATTAATTAATTATTATATTAATTTCAATTATAATAATTTTATAATTTTTAAATATGTTCAATTTTTTATCTTTGCTAAATAGAGATTACATTCTAAATAAAATTTTTAATATTTCTGTACTATCATTTTTATCATAAATAACCATTTTGTTTTTAACTGTTGGTTCCACTAAAGGTGATAAAAGTGTTGATATTGTTTGAAATGCTGATGGTGTATTATAAATAAATAAATTATTTAATTTTATGGAATAATCTGTACCAATGCTATTGTTTAAAAATATGATGATTATATTTTTGTATCGTTCTGCCGCTGAAACAGTAAAAGAATCTAAATTTATATGCATGTTAAAAGTGCCATAATTAGTTATGCATGTTTTAATTAAAGAAGTTATATAATTAACAACTTTTGAATAATATTCAGGAACAATAAATCTCTTAAAAACAGTATAATCAATAAAAATAGAATTTGTGTTTTTTATAATAAAAAATGTATTTACAATTAAATTATCAATACCAATTGAATCAGTAATCATATTAGCACATTCTATTTTTTGAAAATTTTTGAAAATGGAATTTTTTTTATTTTCTAAAAAATATTTATCTGATAATTCCTGTATTTTAATATTAAATTCTTGATTATCATTCATTATATAATATATAAATAATAATTTTATATTAATTATTACTTATTATTCTTGTTGATTATTCATATTAATCTCTATTAGGTTTTTGTAGCCATTTATTTTTGTGGATACATATCAACGTAGTACTATATCCTATTTGTGGATAAATATATTTATCAGTGGATAGAGATTAACTTTGAGAAAATTCTTCTTTAACTAAATTTTTAAGATCAACACTATTAGATTCATGATTGGTGACTTGATCATTTGTAATTTCAAAAACCTGATTATCTAATGCATTTGACACTGATCCCAAATCTGAAAATACTCTCACCCTTTCTTCTAGCAGCGTTTTATTCACGTCCATTGTGTATGATTGTAATTTTAAAACAATGTCCTTTAATTCACCAATTTCCTGTGCAATTAATTCAAATCGATTATTAAATTCATTCAGAACATCATCAATATTATTTGATGGAGATTCTGATTCAGTTTCTGTCATATTTGTTGATTGCATATTTTCAAAATGCACATGTCTTTCATTATTATCCTTTGTTTCTTTCATAAAACCCTCTAAATTCAATAACCTGCGATCAATTACTTCGATAACTTGCTGAAGTGTAAATCCTTGTTGTTGTGAATTCGGTTGAGCGTTTTGTGTTTGAATTGGTGTTTGTGATGGCGGATTTCCTCCAAAAGCACGTCGGTTTTTTGCAGAAGCATTTGATTTACTCATTTTAAATATATTATAATAATCGATATCTCTAAATAATTATAAACGTAATTTATAAAACATATAAAAGTAATTTTTTATTTATTAAAAAATGAAGGTAGAATTAATTAGTTATTCTAAACCACCGTCTGGTGATCAATCATTGCAAGACTTGGTAGCATTTTGTGCAAGGGTATCTAATCCTACAAATCAGAACAACACTGTTACAAATGAAAGACTAATTAAATATCTAATTAATAATCAGCATTGGTCTCCATTAGAGATGGTAAATATTTGTTTAGAAATAGAAACAACACGTGATATAGCAAGGCAAATCTTAAGGCATCGTTCATTTTCATTTCAAGAATTTTCGCAAAGATATGCAGTTGCTGATTTAGGGGTTGTATTTCGAGAAGCACGTCTTCAAGATAGTAAAAATAGGCAGAATAGTATAGAATTGGATGATGAACATTTACAAAACGAATGGAATGATATACAAGATGGCGTATCCGCAATGTCAGAACAGGCGTATAAATGGGCAATTGAACATGGAATAGCCAAAGAACAAGCAAGAGCGGTTTTACCTGAAGGTATGACTATGTCAAGATTATATATGAATGGGACATTGAGATCATGGGTGCATTATATACAGTTACGATCAGGAAATGGAACACAAAAAGAGCATCGTGAAGTAGCAATTGCATGTGCAAACGCAATAGAGACTATTTTTCCTATGATAAAAGATTTAGTAACTAACATTTAGGATAGTTTTATTTTCTATTTAATTTCTATAAAAGAAAATGGAAATTTTAAATGAAGTGAAAGATTTAAATAAAAAAACTTTTTTATCGCATGTTTTTTCAACAACAGAAGAAGGAAAAGCAGAGGTATTAAATGTAGTGCAATATTCGCTTTTGGGAGTAATTCCGGTTGTTGTATTGAATAAATTAATCCAGCGATTTATTCCTGAAGCTGATCCTGAAAAATCATCTTTAGAGCTTTTAGCTGAAATTTTCATACAGTTAGTTGTAATGTTTTGCGGGGTAATAGTTATACATAGAATAATTACATATATTCCTACCTACAGTGGGTTTAAATATGAGAGTTTAACATTAACCAATGTGATTTTAGCGTTCCTAATAATAGTATTGAGCATTCAAACAAAATTAGGAATAAAGGTAAATATTTTGGTAGATCGCATAAATGATTTGTGGAATGGAACTGATTCAAAAGGAAAAAAGGATAATGTTAGATCAGGTGTACGCGTAAGCCAACCATTGTCTAAACACAGTCCTAGTCAAGCGGACTATTTAGATAATGCAGGAATCCAAACAGGAGCATTTCCTCCTGCACCAGTTGCAACTACCCGTCAAACCGGACTGTCTGATGTATATGATCATATGATGCCTAGTAGAGGAGGAAATGCAGGTGATTATGGACTATTAAGTGGTCCAATGGCAGCAAATAGCGTATTAGGAGGGTCATTTGGTGCGATGTTTTAGATAGTTTGTAGAAATAATAATATCATATATTTTTTTAATCTCTATTCGTGCATAAATATATTTATGCACGAAAAGGATATGGTTCTAACGAGGATTTTTATCCAATTGGATACAAATCATCGGATAGACCTTAATATGATATTATGGTTTATTGAAAATATCAATAGAGTTTACTAAATCCATCTTTTTCATAGATTTTTCAAAGGCGTTTTCCTTTTCAATATTGGCAAATAAATATTCAGTATTAGGACTTTCTTCTTGTTTTTTTATTTGCTTATATACTTCATTAACCTTGTCTACTATGTTTTGAATCATAGGTTTATTAGACATTAAATCAATATTAATTGGAACAGGTTCTGTTAATAATGATACTGCAAAATAGAGCAAATATCGTCGTTTTTTACATGCAGCTGTTGTGTATTTAATACAAAAAATATTCATAATTGCATTCATAAGTTTACTAACATATTGGTTATTTAGTTTATTACAATAAAATATTAAGGTATCCCATAATAGCCAAATAATATCTTTTTGAAATTTCTTTTCAACTGGAATATTACTTCGGCGTTGACAATAACATGGTTGTTTCCGCTTTTTACAAATATTGTCAAACTCAATTATCCATTCTACCCAATAACATGCATTTATTGTGCTATGAATTTCGGGTGATAATTGATAGGAAAATTCATTTATGGCTATAAAAAGCTCTCGGGGATCTTCTTTATTAAATATATCGGTTGCGTAATCCATATTTGGTGCTTTTAAACGTTCAGATATTAAAGTCATATCAAATTCTTCAACACGATTAATCTTAACTGGTTCAAAACTATGTTTTCTATTTGAAAGAGTGAGTGTGCTGACTATTTCAGCAAATAATTTTCTTATACGCGGATGATTTCGTAACTGGAGCTCATTTAAATATGCTCCCCTTGTCATAATATTTTTAAAAATCTCATAACGATTTTGTAAATATATAACAATTTTTGGATTGCCTAAATGAATATGTTTTCCTGTGTAATGTATGATTATTTCCCATAATTCCATGTAATGTCCTGAACAAATAAGTTCAGCAGACCAATATGCAGATGGTTCTAATTTTCCATTTTTTATGTTCTCGATTAGTTGTTTTCTAACATCTGCTTTTTTATAATTGGAAAACGTTGTTCCTCTGAACTGTGGTGCTTGTCTTATATCGTTTATTTCACTATTATCACTAACCTTTGGTAAATTGTCTTCCATAAAATATATTTATAATAATAAAAATATAAATGCATTTGTACTTATTAATAATATGTCAAAATATCGTATTCGTTTTTTTTCGAATTTTTGTCCTTCAGAGAATTGTAAAGATGTTTATGAAAGATTATGTGAATCAATATTAATAGAAAACTATGGTTCAGATAAGGATATTTATATAACAAATGACGATGACTATACTCATGTTATTATTTTAAATACTGCTATGCCTAATATTAGTCATATACCAAAGAAAAATGTAATAGGTTTGGCATTTGAACCTATTTATTTTTTAGGATTAACTGAACAATTTGTTAGATATGCAGAACAGTATATTGAAAAATATTATATTGGGGATAAAATGAATCTTCCAGATCCATTTGTCGAAAGGTTCTCGCATATGTGGCATAACCAGCCATTAAAATATTTACCGGAGAAAACAAAGAGTATCTCAATGATGGTAAGTGAAAAGAATCAACAATCGGGGCATAAATACAGGCATGATTTGATAAATAAAATTTTAGAAACGGATTTACCAATAGATATTTATGGTAGAGGATGTATGTATTATGAATATTTAAATGATAATCGTGTGAAGGGAAAATTTAATGAACGTGAACCTTATGAGAATTATGAATTTCATATATGTATTGAGAACTTTGAAACAAATCATTACTTTTCGGAGAAAATAATGGATCCCTTATTGTGCAGTACAACACCAATTTATTTGGGTTGTCGTAATATTCATTCTTATTTTCCAGATAATGTCATTGTTTTATCTGGTGATTTGAATAATGATATGGAATTGCTAAAAAATATTGCAGAGAACCCTGCGAAATATAAAAAAAACATAAATAATCAATCAATAAAAAATAAGATTTCTCTATTAAAGAATATTGAGAACCTGTTTTAGAATATTGAATTGAAATATCTTTTATTTTTGATTGGTTTCTTGATTGATTCTATTTTGTATGGAGTTATTTTAGACCTTTTGGGTTTAAAAAAACAGTTAAATAAATATTTCATTTTCTTATATTTTCTAATATAATAAAAAATTATTATATTATTCAATTTTCTAAAGAGAGGGATTATAAGGGAACCTTTTTTATTAAAGGGAGGGATCCCAAGTGAACCTTTTTATTAAAGGGAACCTTTTTATTAAAGGGAGGGATCATAAGTGAACCTTTTTATTAAAGGGAGCCTTTTTATTAAAGGTAACCTTTTTATTAAAGGGAGGGATCATAAGGGAACCGTAGGTTCCCTTATAGTAGGTTCCCTTACTCGGTGATAATTCGAGGTACCACATTGATAGTCTGTAATTCCTGTGACATAAGCTTATAAGCATAAGGAATTTCTACCTTGGCAAAATCGGTTTTGTTATCACATGTTTTGCATAAATGGATTGTAAAATCGGCATTCGCGTACATACGGTTTTTATTACCATCATTATAAGATGCGACCATACCACACTTTTTACAAACATGAACCGAGTATTTATCTGATACATCATATAAGCGTTCGCGACAGAATCTCGACATACCATGTGCAATCATAACATCACGTTCCATTTCACCAATTCTAAAACCACCATCCCTGCTTCTACCTTCTGCTGGTTGTCTTGTCAAGTTAACCATCGGTCCTATGGATCTGCTATGTTGCTTATCATTAACCATGTGTTTCAATCGTTGATAAAATACTGGTCCAATAAATATATTCGTCTCAATTTGTTCACCTGTTAATCCATTATATAATAATTCATTGCCGTAACTTTCATAACCAACTTTTTGCAACTCTTTAGTTATGTCTTTGACATCAAGGTTACCAAAACTCGTACCATCACCAAATAGTCCCAATTCCAATAATACTTTTCCCAGGATTGTCTCTTTTAACTGTCCAATAGTCATACGAGATGGAATAGCATGTGGATTAATAATAATATCCGGCCTAATTCCATCCTTGGTAAAAGGCATATCGCATTCTGGTATAATGTTTCCACAAGTACCTTTTTGCCCGTGACGGCTGGAAAATTTATCACCAAAAACAGGTTTGCGTAAAATACGAACACGGACCTTTGCGAAGTTGTAACCATCACCGTTTCTTCCTGTATAATTCTTATCAATATAAGTTTCCTCTGTGGTTCTGAATGTCTTACTTTGATCTTCATATTTTACAGTCTTTGTAGGATCATTTCGATTCTCCTTTATAGGAATGGTTTTTGCTATGATAACATCACGGTTTTCAACCAATTGATTTTCTGGTATAAATCCATCAGTATTTAGCTTTTCATAATTTCCAAATTTAATACCTTTTGTTTTTTGAGGATCTGGTTTACATCTGATAATCTCATCTCGAATAATATTTTTATCTTCATCCTTTTCAGTATGATAAATCGTTGCTAAAAAGAGACCGCGATCAATTGAACCTTTGTTTACGAGCACACTGTCTTCTTGATTGTAACCGGTATGTGTCATGATTGCTACATGGATTTGCGTACCTGATGGGATTTTATTAAGTTGAATAAAATTCATGAGACGTGTGTCGACTAGAGGGCGACTTGGATAATTCAATACATAGGCAGTTTTATCCATTCGTTGATCATAGTTTGTTGCATAAACGCCCATTGCTTGCTTTCCCATCGCACAATTGCTACTAGCAAAACCACCAGATCCAGCAATAAATGAGTGATTTTCACTTTCAACTTCAATATCTGAAACTAATCCATTCGGTTCTTTTGATACGCTTTTCACTTCAATAAATTTGAATTTTTTAGTCAACGGATCATAATGACAACCAATCTTAATTTCATTAATATTTTTCATAATTTCTCCAACAGTTTTCCATCCTTTATTTGTCATAAATTTATGGTCTTCTGTTGCAATTATTTCTCGTCCACTAATAGTTCGTAATTTATAAATAGTATCTTCGTTTTCCCTAACAAAGTGGTTTACTACGTGTGTTTCTGTAATATCTAAAGTTTCTGGGTTAAATGATAAGACCTTTTCTCCAATTGAAATATCTTTAATAGCCTTTTTTGATCCATCAGACATCCATACTAACTCATTTGGATCCAAGCATTGGTATGTATTGCGTGGTGCTTGATTGTGATCGGGAAAAGGGATACATGAAGCCAATACTCCAAAAATAGTACTAGGATGAATTTCGCAATGTGTATATTGAATTTTCATATTTGGATGTTGTAAATATGTGTCTTTGCTTTTCATTGCAATCATTGCGAAGTTTTGTTCATCTGGATCAATATATTCAATAACAGATTCATCTAATTTGCAATTAGTTAATAAGTCATTCCATGATAATTCTTTATTTACTAAACGGTCAATAACAGTCTTGTCAATAATTGCCATATTGTTTTTAACTCGTAATATAGGTCGTGTTAGACGTCCGCCATCATTGCAAATTCGAATTTCTAGTAGCTTAAAATCAATCGTAATTGATGTATATATATTAATTATGCCCTTGTATTTTTTATCTTTCATGTCATTATATAATTCCATCGGGTTCTTTGCAATTCCTAACCAACAACCATTTACAAATACCTTTACTTTATTATTCAAGTCTTTAGGATTAGAATCATCTACCTTAAGAATATAGGGGGCAACATATTCATACAACGAAGAGCTATTTGTTGGAATAGTAATATGACCCATGTAACTAATGTTTTTAACAACACCAATTGATTGCCCTTCCGGTGTTTCTGCTGGACATAAAAATCCAAAGGTTGTGTTATGAAGTTTACGTGGTGCAATCAATTCACCGCTTTTTTCTAATGGAGTATTAATGCGTCTTAAATGACTCAAACTGGCAACATAGGTTAGTCTATTTAAAACTTGTGCAACACCAACCTTGCTGCTGTTTGATTGTTTAATACTAAAATCACCTGTAGCAAGAGCACGATTAATACCGTTTTCAATAGTTGTGGATTTCATAATTTTGTAAATATTCGTCATGTTAACAATGTTTTCATAATCTTCGGTAGAACGCCATGAACCATTATTAATTTCTCGAATAATTTGTTTTTGCATTTCTTTGACAAGTTTGTTGAAATAGTTTCTGAATAAATTATTAAGAAGAGTACCAGTAAGTTCAATACGTTTATTAACGTAAGAATCACGATCATCTGGTGGCAGCAATCCTAAACTAGTTTGGATTAACTTATTTGCCATATACCCAATCATGTATAACTTTTGATGTTGTGTTTGGCAATGTGGGAACAAATCATTATTTAATACTTCTAATGCAAACTCTCTCTTTTTTCGCATACCAGTCTCTTTATCCAGATTTATGGGAGTATATGCTACAAACGAAGTAATGTGACGAAGAGCATCTTCAGTAGTCATGTATTTATTAGCATCAATAATAGATGCTTGTAAGAAATTTAATATATCCGAATTTTTGTCATAATTTATATCTAGGATAATATATTCGGTTATTTGTTTGTCACTAAGTATACCGAGAGCTCTAAATAAAACATACAATTCAATAGGTTGTTTAATTCTTGGAATATTAATAAAGATACCATTACCAAAACCATTGTTCTTACTAGCTATCATCATTTCAATTTGTTTTGGTGAGATACATTTAAAATCAGGTACTGATTTTATCTCTGCAAACCAATTCCATTTTGTAGTATTTTTACCATCGAAACAATAAACCCGATTTTCAGCTGCTCGTTCTTGCCCCAGAACTGTTTTTTCTGATCCTTTTATAATAAAATATCCACCCGAATCCATTGAACATTCCCCAGTAAATTGATTATTAATATGCTTATTTTGAGTAAGAACACATACGGATGATTTTAACATAATTGGTAGTTTTCCAATGTTTATTTTAGGTAATGTCTTTTCAATAATTTTCGGATTCTCCATATTTTCTGTGTTTCTAATAACATATTGAATATTAATATCAACAGTCATTGAAGATGCATAAGTAAAATTACGTAGTTTAGCTTCTTGTGGTAACATCATTTTTGTAGCACCATTGTTTTCGTGAATTTGTGGAGGATAAAGTTTAAAATTAACGAATGAAATAAATACTTCTAGAAAATATTTATCTTTATCTTGAACATAATCATTTTCAGAATGTATCACTACGGGGTTGAACATTTGTATGGTGCGTTGTATTTGATAGTTTACAAAATGATTATATGATTCTATTTGGTGACGAACAAGACGTTCTAGATGCTGTCCATCAAAATAAGATTCAATAATCGAATATGGTTCTTCTATGAATTCACCAAAATGATCCAACACCGCCTTTTCATCAATAGTTATTTTTGATTGAATTTCCTCTATTTTTTTTTGTATTTGTTCTTCTTCTTTTATAATTAGTTTAATATTAGTAGTAGTTTCTGAATTTTGAGATTGAGTATCGCGTATTACTAACTTTTTTCTGGATTTTTTTGGAATTACTATATTATCATCATTCTTTGTTTCTACATATCCTCCATTATTGTTAACGGCTCTCATTTCATAATTCATTGTTATCTATTATTTTTAATAATAGATAAATTAATATTCATATATAATCAATTTTTTAACTAGTTTACATTTATTATTTATCGGTAATTAGAATAGTTTGCAATATATAAATATTTGTAAAATAAATAAAAGATAATTTATATATTATAAGTAATGCAATGACGAAAAAATCCATTAAACGCAATAAATTTATCGACTACTTGGATTCTTATGATAAAAAATCAGAACCCAATACATTGGATTATTCTATTTTATCATCGTTAATAAAAGACCACTTTTCAGTTGATAAAATAGATGATAAAAATATATTAGGTTCTTTATATAAAAATAAATCAATAGCTGATGTTTCATTAAACACTTATGGAGCCCCAAATAATAATTCATATTATTCTTTATTCGATACTTCATATTATATATGGCAAAATCAACACGAAGCATTAGTTGATGTAGGTATTGATGTTAATAGAGATGTTTCAAATATAAAGCCTTTTCAAGCAATTACAAGATCAGAACAAATAGAAGTAAGCATAAATTCCCTATCTGATATTATAAATATTATAGATACTATTGAACTGCGAGATGATACTCAATACAATATTGATTTGAAATCATTACATAATATTAAAACAGAATTAGTGGAATTAAATAATATGATAGGAATGGAGAACATGAAACAGTCAGTGATTGATCAATTATTGTATTTTATTCAAAATTTACACATAGGGAAAAATAAGGACTCGAGTGATTTTAAACACACTGCGATTTATGGACCTCCTGGTACAGGTAAAACGGAAATAGCAAAAATAATAGGTAAAATGTATTCAAAACTTGGAATATTAAAAAATAATGTATTCAAGAAAGTAACACGAAGTGATTTAATTGGTGGGTATTTAGGTCAAACTGCTATAAAAACAAAAAAGGTAATAGAAGAGTGTATTGGTGGAGTTTTGTTTATTGATGAAGCATATTCTTTAGCTAATGGAGAACGAGAAGATAGTTATTCAAAGGAATGTTTAGATACAATATGTGAAGCATTGAGCGATTATAAAAATGAATTAATGGTTATTATTGCTGGATATGAGAATGAATTAAATGAAACGTTCTTCAGAGTTAATAAGGGATTACAGTCCAGATTTATTTGGCGGTTTACTATGGATGAATATAATCCTCTAGAATTAATGAAAATATTCAAGAAAAAGGTTAGTGAACAAGATTGGCAATTTGAAGATGAAAACGAAATTAAAGAAAAGTGGTTTAATGATAAAAAAGAGAATTTTAAAAGTTATGGGCGGGACATGGAGTTGTTATTAACATACATAAAGATTTCTCATGGACGTCGTATTTATGGTAAAGATAATAAATTAAAAAGGAGAATAAAATTAGATGATATGGATAAAGGTTATGATGTTTTTTTGAAAAATAAAAATTTGAAAAAGGAACGCGTCATATTTGGATTGTATGTATAAAATATTTTCACCTATTATAATATAAATGGCAAAAAAAGATTCTGCAAATTTAGGAAATGGTGGAATAATGGGTAGTGGTATATTTGGACATTTTGGTACATTAATTAATTGTGACTCAAAAGATGATTCAATGTATTGCAATATTATGAAGTTTTTTAATTTATTTTTATTACTTGTTATGTTTTTAGTTATTTTTTATTTTGCTTACACATTATTTATAAAACCGTATTTTAATTCAAAAAAAAGATAGAACAATCGAAAAGGGTGTAATATTTAGGAATTATGTGATACGATTGTTTTATTTTTTACAGATGTAAATATAATATATATATTTAAATCAAATAACAATGAGTGAAAAGAAACAAATAAATATTGATATGGGATTGTTTAATTTTTCGGCAAATAAAACACGTAAAAAAAAATCAACGTCTGATAATTTAAATGGAATAAAAATTAAACAACCCTCTCAAAAAAAGAAAAATGATAGTTTGAAAAAAAAATCACTTTTAAAAATGATAAGGCAGCATCAAGAGGATAGGTATAAAAATTTATTTGATAAAAGTAAAAAAAATAAAGAGGATTCTAAAAAAGATAATCAAGGTGTAAATGAATTCAATAAAGATTTTGAGGAAGCACAGAAATTTATGCAGAATTTAACTGAAAAAACGGAATCGAATAATTTAAATATAAATAAAAATCGAACATTAAAGAGTTATTCTCAACCTAATTCTTTATTATTGCATTCCTCAATAAATCCATTAATTAATACAATTTTACCTTCTCCTATAAGAGAGGTTTCTGATACAATAATGGATGTAGGCAATAACCAAACAAACATGATATTAAAACCAGTTGTTAGCATAAATCATAGTACACCACAATATGGATGTTTAAAGAATGGTACTCTTCCAACTTATAGAACATATATGAATAAAACGCAAAAAAATATGAATACACCAGTATCAGCGTTTGGAGGAAATACAACAATAAATAATACTGAAGGAACTATTAACAATGTTAAAAATGATATTATAGAAAAAAAAATAACAGAGAGTATAAATCGAGTAAATCAAATGAAACAGGTTGAACAAAAACTACAACAATTAAAACAAAACAATAAACCAAAGAAAATGAAACGTAAAAAAACAATAAGGAGAACCTATAAGGTAGGAAAATCAAGGGTTTTGCCAAAAGTATCTGTATTGGTTTCTAATAAAACGATACGTAATAACATTACTACTAAATCACAGTTATTAAAACAAACTCCACTTGTAGAGGTTAAAAAACATTTAATAAAATGTGGTTTAATTAAGGTAGGTACTATTGCACCAAATGATGTATTAAGAAAAATGTACGAAAGTTCTGTATTAATGTGTGGAGAACTTTATAATCACAATCCTGATAATTTATTGCATAATTTTATTAACGATAAATATTGATCTTGATAATTTTTAACTCTTTTTTGGAATAATCCAAATATTTATAAATAAAACTGTAACAGTAACACAACATATGGTATTTATACTAAATAGGGTTTTTTTTAAACTTTCATAATTAGTAAAATTTCTATTATTTTTTGATTCATTTATAATTTTTGATAAAGCATTTTTTTCTAATTGATTCATGTAAAAAGATTTGGGTGGGCAAGGAATAATTATTTTTTCAATATCAATAAATTGTCCATATTCGTCATAGTCCATTATTTAATGAAATAGTTTTTTATACTTTATAACAATAAAAATTTTATTCAATTTTTAGTAAATAGAATAAAGTATTATTTAAAAATACATAAATATATTGTGTTACCTATATTAGCCCAATGCCTAAGTCAGTATCAAATAAAATAGATGAAGAAGATGAAAGAGTGCATGTTGAATATTTAAAGTATACAAGAGAATGTGAAGAAAAGTATGGAAAAAAAAGCATTGTGTTAATGCAATGTGGGACATTTTTTGAAGTATATAGTATTATGTCCTTGTCTGGTGAATATATTAATAATAAAATTTTAGAATTTTCCGAAATATGTCAAATGAATATTGCTGCTAAAAAAAACGTATTGGATCAGAATGGCAAGGTAATGATGGCTGGGTTTCAGACCTTTCTATTAGATAAGTATTTACCTATTTTATTAGAAAATGGATATACGGTTATGGTTTATGTTCAGGAGAAGGAACCCAGGAAAGATGGAAAATATAACAGAGTATTGGATAAAATATATTCATCGGGAACCTATTTAAACTGTGATACTGATAGTTCACCTAAAATTACCAATAATATAATGTGTATATGGTTGCATTTATCAAAACCAATGAATAATAGTTCCATTTCAAAATTTAAAGATACAATTATTTATGGTGTTTCTGTTATAAATGTTTTTACTGGAAAATCATCTATTTTTGAATATCGCAATATTTTTAGTATGAATAATACAACTTTTGATGAATTAGAACGATTTGTAACTGTTCATTCTCCTAGTGAAGTAATTATTATATCTCCTTTTGAAAATGCGGATGTTCAAAAAATAATACAATATACCGGTATACAAAGTAATGCAATTCATAGAATTGATAATAGGGATATTATGAATCAAAAAATAAAAAATTGTGAAAATCAAAGATATATAAAACAAATATTGTCTTCATTTTACACCGAAGAAATTTATGATTTGTGCAGTGAATTTAATACAAATATTATTGCAACTCAATCATTTTGTTATCTATTAAATTTTATTCAAGAGCATAATTCGGATCTAGTTCGTAAAATTGGTATTCCTATTTTTAGTAACACATCTGATCGCATGATATTGGCTAACCATACATTGATGCAGTTAAATATAATAGATGATAGTAAAAGTCATGGACAATTTTCTTCTGCATCCTCATTTTTAAATAAATGTTATTCGTCAATAGGAAAACGTAAAATGCATTATCAAATAACAAATCCTACATATGACGAGAAATGGTTAAATATGGAATATGAAATGATAGAACAAATGATGAATGAATCAAATTATGTTTTAATAGAAGATATTCGTAGATTGCTTACTAAAATAAGAGACATAGAAAAAGTTTCCAGACAGATAATATTAAAAAAAATATATCCATCGTCAATTGCTAAACTCTATAAATCTATTGAAAATGTTGCATATATAAATTCAATATTAGTTAATTTAAATGGAATTTGTAAATATTTATGTAATGAATTTATTAAAGATGATGACGAAATAAATTGCAATAAATATATCGATGAATTATGTTTAAAAATAAAATTTTTTTTTAGTGAAAAGTTGATTATTGATTCCTGTGAAAAAATATCATCCATTACGTATTTCGATGTAAATATTATACAAAGAGGTGTTTGTGAAAAATTAGATAAAGCATTAGATGAATATTCTAGTTGTAATATGCAGTTTTGTATTATTCGAAAATATTTGAACGAATTAATGCAGAATTTTGAAAAATCATCTGATACTGATTATATAAAAATTCACGAGACAGAAAAATCTGGTCTATCTTTACAGATCACTAGCAAGCGTTCAAAAGTATTAACAAAATTATTAACAGAAATAATTGCCTCTAAATCGAGTGATGAAATTATTATTAGTAATGTTAGTATTCATTTGAATGATATTAAATTCAAAAGTGCCGGATCGTCTTCGGTTAATATGGATATTGAATCCCCTCATCTTTATCAATTAAATAAACAGATGTTAAGGTTAAAAGAGTTGATTAATACTTTAATAAGTGTAGCGTATTTGAATGTTCTTTCTGAATTTGAATCATTGTGGTTATGTGAATTAGAAAAAATAACGAGTTTTGTTGCAAAAATAGATGTGTTGCAATGTAAGACATATTTGGCAAATAAATATAACTATTGTAGACCTATTATAGATTCAGAAGCAATAACTGCTTATGCGGATGCTTCTGATTTACGTCACTGTTTAATTGAACATTTACAAATGAATGAAATATATGTCGCAAATGATATTCAAATAGGTAAAGAAGAAAAGGGTATATTATTGTTTGGTACAAATGCAGTAGGAAAAACAAGTTTAATAAAATCATTAGGTGTTGCTGTTATTATGGCACAATGTGGAATGTATGTTCCTTGTTCTAAATTTATTTATAAACCATATACTGCTATTTATTCTCGAATATTAGGAAACGATAATATTTTCAAGGGATTATCTACTTTTGCAGTAGAAATGTCTGAATTACGAGTTATTTTGAAAATGGCAGATTGTAATAGTTTAATTTTAGGCGATGAATTATGTTCTGGAACAGAAACTGAATCAGCATTGAGTATATTTACATCAAGTCTAGTTGAATTATCAAAGAAAGGGATGTCGTATTTATTTGCAACACATTTTCATGAAATTCTTAAATTCGATGAAATAATTAACTTGAGTAATATGGTAACTAAACATATGGAAGTTCGATATGATAGGGAAAATGATTGTTTGGTCTATGATCGTAAACTTAAAAATGGTTCTGGACCAAAAATTTATGGATTAGAAGTATGTAAATCATTGTTTTTGGAAGATGATTTTCTAGAGCAAGCATTCTTTATACGTAATAAATATTTTCCAGATTCAAGAGGAACATTATCAAGTCCAACAACTAGTTATAATGCAAATAAAATAAAAGATGTTATGTGTGAGCGTTGTAAAATTAATAAGGGAGAAGAAATTCATCATTTGCAGCAACAAAAAGATGCAAATGAGAAGGGATTTATAGGAACATTTCATAAAAATCATCCTGCAAATTTGGAATATTTATGTAAATCATGCCATGATGAAATACATTCAGAAAAAACAATAAAACGTACTATTCGAAAAAAGACAACGGGTGGATATAAAACTATTTAGATTTCATTGTTTTGGACAATTTCCATAACATTTGCTTTGATAATAATAATAATCCTTATTTGGAAAACTTTTATCACTGTAATTAGATATCATTGTTGGTCCTTTTTCAGTTCCGCTTACGCATTTTGCTCCACCTAATAAAACGCAACAATTTGTAGACGCACATATGTTTTTATCAATCTTATTACATACCTGTTCTAATTGTTCAGGATTATTTTTATAATAATTACAATAACCTCCTTCGATAGATGCAGTTTCAATAATTGGTTTTCCAATATACATATTTGCTGTTCTACTTAAATATACACTGTCTTCATAGTTTGGAACATATGTTAAAGAACCATATTTAAAATTCTGGGGTTTGTTGTATATAGCTGGTATAGATATAGATCCTGTAGATTTTAATTCTTTATATTTTCCATATTTGTCTACAACATATGCTGTATTTGTAATCCCTTTACTTTCACTGAATGAATTAGGGTCATCATGGTATTGCACATCTTGGTAATTTCCATTTTTGTCATAACTAATTATATCATTATAACTTGTTTTTGTTATATCAATATCGTAAATATTTTTACTATCTGCTAATATTTCATTTTCACCATCTTTTCCAATTACAGGCCAACCATTAATGTTAATATATAATATTTTGTTTCCTTTTGAATCATATTGTTGCACCTTTTTGTTAGCTGGTGGTGGAGAAGGTGCAGGTGCTGGTGCTGGTGCTGGTGAAGGTGCTGGTGAAGGTGCGGGTGCGGGTGCTGGTTGGGGAGATACTCTTTGTTTTTGTTGTTCTATATCATTGTATGTTGCTTCAGTGGCAGTAGAAGCTTGAACATTATCTCTAATTTGTTGCATTGCCATCAATGAAAGATTTTCTTTAAAATAATAATTACGTATCTCTTTAGCTAAATAGGCAATAATTAAAAGTATAACAATTATGCTAAAAATATAAAAAATTTTTTTCATAGTTCTCTTCTTATATTAATATAACATTTTACATTTTGAAAAATTGAAATAATATAAAAGAAAATAAACATAATTAATATAAACAAAATGATTATTCCTGTTAAATGTTTTACATGTGGAACTGTGTTGGCTGACAAATATCGTTATTATCAAAATGAAGTTAGAAAAAAGAAATTATCACAAGGTCTTAAGTTAGACAAGGTTATTTATTTAACAAAAAATAAGGTTGAAAAAACACCTGAGGGCATTGTTTTAGATGAACTCGGTTTAAATAATGTATGTTGTAGAAGGCACATGTTAACACATGTTGATATTGAATAAATCATTTTATAATATAGAGAAAAATATAACAAATTTATGTATCCTTTTTTTTATAGTTTTATAGTATAATGCCAAGGAAAGTGAAAACTAAAAAAAATAATAGAAAACGTAAATATAAAAGAAAATCTTTACGTAATAAAGGTGGTTGTGGATGTGGCAATACGCTTATCAAAGGAGGGAATTTTAATTCAGCTAGTTTTAATGGTTCTTTGCCAATTCGTTATTATTATGGACAAAATGATTTTATGAATGATGCAAACGATCCTAGTTTAATGCAGAATTCAAGAAATTTGCCAGACATAAAGTTTGTCGGTGGAAAAAAACGTAATAAAAAAATTGTAGGTGGTGACATCATTTTGGGAAGCTCATTTTCAAATAACCCTTTAGTTTCGTTTGCATCAAATGATGGAGCATATTCTGCTGCAAATACATTATTTGGAACTGTACCTACAAGTTCATCTATTTATGATCATCCGGTATCAAAAGGATTTAGTAATTACAATTTACCCTTAGCGTAAATTTATATATTAAATATATAATGGAAATAACTGGATTAAGAAAATTATGCGGACCCGCTATGTTTTATTTGGTTTTATCAATTATTGCTTTAGTAATAATGGTCTTTCAAAACATAGGCAATGAAAATGTGTATTGTCTAGGTCTATATCATTGCAATGTATCTAGTGTTACATTAATTTTTATCATCAAAATACTTTACATATTATTTTGGACATGGGTATTAAATCTTATTTGCAAAGCAGGATATCCTGCTGTGTCTTGGTTTTTGGTCTTGATACCTTTTTTATTATTATTTATTTTAATAGGTGCCTTTTTATTTACATAAAGGATAATGTAAATCATCTTTGTTATGGTTTGGAGTGCTATCTTATTAATTAGAAATAATAATATAAAATTTTATTATTATTATTTATTAAATATGAACAAAGTTATAAATATTCAATTAATTAATAAGTTACCTACCGATATAATTATAAATAATATTTTACCATATTCTTATGCTCCTAAACCAAAAGAATTATTGGATGATATTCGAAGCTTTCAAAATGATTATTCGTTACTAATAAATGCTTATATTTATAATTATAATTATAGTGTATTAATATGCGATTTGCTTTGTTTTTACAATAATTCAACTCTTCCTCTTTTTAACATAAAAGAATCGTTTCGGTGTTTATTAATCAGAAATTTTAAATTTAAAAATTACACTATTTATCAATTGAAACATATAATTTTTGATTCTTTTTATACAAACATGACGACAAATACTGTTAGGAAAATCCGGTTTTTATGGGGAAATTTAAACACAGTAGAACGAACACAATTTATAAACAAATATATTCTAGATTATGATGATGATGATTAATAGATATTAGTTGTGTAACTATATAAGTGTGATATTTTAAATACAAATTTTAATTACTCGGTATATGCTGTATAATTTTAGCAATACTTAAAGTAACTAAATATATTATAAATAGATTAATAACTATTTATGGCGTATTTAAAAAAAACGAAGGCAACTATGTTCCAACTTTTAACTTATGATAATCATTATTTAAAATCACAATGTAATGATTTAAAACAAATGGTTAAAACATTGCAAAATAATGTATCGGATTTAAATGATTTTATTCTGTCTCATTATGATATATCGTTTAATTTACTTGAAAACATTAGAATAATAACATATGATTGCTCCGATAACGTATTGTCATGCATACATTCTGATTCGTCTGGTAATTTTATAAAATGTTCTGATATGTCTGATAATATTATACCTTGTGTAATAAATCCAAATTTACAATTAAATCAAACATCAAAAACACATATAACAGATGCTAGTAGATGTTTTCCTTATGGATATCCTTACGGATATCCTTATTATGGATACCCTTATTATCCGTATTTAAATGGAGATGACTATTATTATAATAGGGGTGTTGACGCAAAAGATATAATTCATCCGAATACCAATAATATTAATTTAAATAATACTCGAATGAATCATCAGTTATATGATAAACAATTAACAAATAGTAATTCAATTCATAATTTACCAGGAACGCATATTCATATTCATCGATAAAAAATTGATTATTATTAATATTATAAAATATATAAAATTATAAGGTTATATTTTATAATTATGAATCCTCAAATTTCCAATATTTCCGAAATAGGAGATGTTTATAAATTCACATTAAATAATATTAATGTAAGTTTAGCAAATGCTATTCGGCGAACTATTTTATCTGATATTCCCACACTAGCTTTTTATACAGAAACATATCAGGATAATAAATGTAATATTTTAATAAATAATACTCGATTGCATAATGAAATTTTAAAACATCGTTTAAGTTGTATACCTATACATGAAAAAGACATAAACATATTGCCCGGAAAATATGTTCTTGAATTAGATATAAAAAATGATACAGATGAAATGATAATTGTAACCACAGAACATTTTAAAATTCGTAATAAAACAAATGGTAATTATTTATCCCTGGATGAAACAAGACGCATTTTCCCTCCAAACCAAAAAACCCAGTGTTTTATTGATTTTGCAAGAGTTCGTCCGAAGGTTGGTACAAACATTGATGGTGAACATATTAAATTAACTGCTGAATTTTCAGCCCATACTGCTAAAGAAAATAGCATGTTTAATGTTGTTTCAAAATGTTCTTATGGAAATACACCCGATATGAAAAAAATTGATGAAATATGGGAAGAACATCAAAGAAAACTTCATACAGAACAATTATCAGTTGAAGAAATAGAATTTGAAAAGAAAAACTTTTATTTATTAGATGCACAACGTCATTATGTAGTTGATAGTTTCGATTTTATAATACAGACTATTGGTGTTTATGAAAATCGTGAAATTGTACAAAAGGCATGTAAGGTTTTGCATGATAAATTGATTACGATGATACAGTTGATAGATTCTGATGGAGTCCCTATTAATAATAGTGAAACTACCATGGATTATTGTTTTGATATTATATTAGAAAATGAAGATTATACGATCGGCAAAGTTCTCGAATATATTTTATATGAAAAATATTATATGAAAGAAAAAATATTTACCTTCTGTGGATTTAAGAAGTTTCATCCTCATAATATAGATAGCACGATTCGTGTTGCATATGCAAAAAATGCTGATAAAAGGATGGTTGCTCAACATTTGAGATTTGCATGTGTTGATGCTGCTGATGTATTTAAAAAAGTTCATGATATGTTTTAGGTGATATTATGGTTTTCGTAAATATTATACGAATTACAATTATTATAAAAAATAATATTATTATAATGAATAATACTATTATAAAAAATTGAATGCGAATAGTTTTATTAGTATTTTTTAATTTATTATTAACTGCTAATAAAATGTTTTGTTGGAAATTTTTAAAAGAAAATTTATGTTATATTAAAAAAAATGATAATAAAGAACTAGATATTAGTTTGCATAATGGAATAAAAAGAATTAGTTACGATTCTTTGATTAATATTGAATATAATAATACAATTCGTTTTGTACCTCCGATATCTTTCGGAAAAGTAATTAAGGTATATGATGGTGATACTATTACTATTGCTTCACGAATTCCTAATACTGAATTGCCAATTTATCGATTTTCGGTAAGGTTGGCAGGTATAGATTCACCTGAAATAAAAGGGCAGACTGAAACTGAGAAAACATTAGCAAAAGAATCAAGAGATGCCCTTCATAGAATAATTTTTGGGAAAATAGTTCATCTTCAAAATGTAAACACAGAAAAATATGGTAGAATATTGGCTGATGTTTATTTGGAAAATTTACATATTAATCAATGGATGTTGGATAATAATTATGCAATTCCATATGATGGAGGTAAGAAAACACATCCTACTACTTGGGATGATTGATATGCAATTCTTTTTATGTCTTTTTTGTAAATATTTAGAAAATTGAAATAAATATTATTTTTTAATTAATATAAATAATCAATCATGGAAAAGCGTTTAAATAAGAAGATTGAGACTTATATTACTACTTTTAAGGATAGTATTCGAAATAAAATAAATGAACTTTCTTTTCAAGAAAAACCACTTATTAATGAATTATTAGAATATGTTTATGATTACGAACGTCTCGCTATTATTAAAGATGATTTGATTAAACGTAAAAGAATTAAAAATGCAATTCCAGTAAATAATAGATGTAATGCAAAAAGAGCGAATGGTGAACAATGTACCAGGCGTAGGAAAAATAAATGTGAATATTGTGGCACTCATATGAAAGGGACCCCTCATGGTTTCTTTCAAGTAGATGACACAAATGATAATTCAATACAAAAAGTAGAAGTTGTTGCTGAAGATGTATGTGGAATTGTTTATTATATTGATAAATATAATAATGTTTATAAGACGGAGGATATATTGGAAGGTAAGCAAAATCCAACAATTATCGCAAAATGTACAAGAAATAGTGGTAATATTACTATTCCTGATTTAGGATTATACTAGTTTGGTTTATTATCCATTATTTTATTTGGTTTAAGTATGATTGATTCTTTTGTTATTTCTTCTCTATTTTCCAAAATATAATTATTAATTTCTGTTGCTTTTAATAAATCTCCTTTATAATATTTTGATAATGTATCTAATAAAACCTTTTTTGTTATAGGCTTTTTAATGTTTTTTTTATTATAGCATATTTGACCATTATTAATATCGAAACAATCTATTTCGTTTTTTTTCATAATGTCAATTAATGAATTAGATAATTTTTTTTTTTCATTTTTCCGTTGAGCTAATTCTTTTTGTAATTTTCGAATATCGTTATCAAGTTTTACCCATTCTTTTATAGTTTTTATTAATTGATCTTTAGTCTCCATTGTAATATATAATTAATATATTTTTATATTTTGATAATTTAGTATTTTTACTATTATTATTATATATTAATAATATAAAAATGAATATGCAGTTTATTAATCCTAGAAGAACTAATAATTTACCAGTTAATGGTTTAAATGATAATAAAAATAATATACTTTTACCATATTCTAGATTAAATTATATTCGACCACAAAATAATATTATAGATGTTCCTGAAATTAAACCGGAAAATACAGTTAATAAAAATGATCCTATAAAAATAAAGTGGGGAGCACCTACCTGGTATTTTTTTCATACTTTGGCTCATAAAATCAAAGATGAACATTTTTTAAAATTAAAAACCGAAATTTTATATAATATAGTTATGATATGTAAGAATCTGCCTTGTCCAAAATGTACATCTCATGCAACAGAATACATGGCTAAAATAAATTTTAATTCTATTAAAACTAAAGATGATCTAAAAAACATGTTATTTAAATTTCATAATGAGGTTAATATTAGGACTGGAGCAGAATTATTCCCTTATAATGAATTGGATGAAAAATACGCAACCGCTGTTACTGTTAATATAATTCAATATTTTTTTATGTTATTTCAAGATAAAACGTTTAATGTCACTGCTATTGCTAATAATATGCATCGGGAACGTGTTATATTTAATTTGAAAGATTGGATAAGTAAAAATATTCAGTATTTTGACTCATAATTTATAATATAAAGTAAATAATTTATATTATTCTATTACTTGGATTTTTCAGGCGTAGCCATATTACTTGATATTAATTGTCCGTTTTTGTAAACAGCACATTTAAATGTTGATGCAGAAGGTTTACTACATACTTCTTTATTGTTAATACCAACAAAATATTGTAAATATTTATTATTGGTTTTATCAATTATATAAGACCATAACCAACCAAATAGTCCGGCTATTACTAGAGATGCTCCTAATTGTCCTATAGAGTAGCACGAATTTTTTATATTCCATAACATGTCAAAAACGATTATTAAAGGAAAGAATACGAGAGTTGGTATATTTTTTTTAACATAATCATATTTTATTATAGTATATAGTAAGTAGGCGAATGTATATCCAAAAACAGCTTGCCCTAGTGGTAATGTCGATATTTCAGTATTTCCTATTGTAATTGGGTTACATATTGCCATATTTCTGTTTTCTATTCCTGGAATAAATGGCATTACGTTTCCTAAAAAAATGGTTAAAAAACAGGCGACTAATAATCCAACCAAATATACTAGTCCCTTGAAATCTTGATTAAATATAGAAGATAGGGAAAAAAAACATACAAGTACAAATGGTGCTAAACGTAAAAACAAATATGATAATGATAAGATATTCAGTTCCATATTTCTAAATTATAATATATTATACTGATAGAAAGTAAATATAATTATTCTCTAATTATTCATTGCAAAAAACATATTTAAATACTTCATTGATAGATGAAACTTCAATAAAATGTATATCTTCGTATTTGTTGTTTTTCTTGTATTTTTTTTCCCAATCAATAAATTCTTTGTTATTATTTTTTGGATATAAAAATGTTTTTATTCCTGATTTTATACCTCCTAATATCTTTATATCTAGACCACCAATAGCTGTTATTTCACCATTTAAACTAATTTCGCCTGTAATGGCTATATCGTTTTTGATGTATTTTTTATTAAGTAAACTATAAATAGCTATTGTAATAGCAGCACCTGCTGATGGACCGTCTTTTGATATACTTCCTTCAGGACAGTGTATATGTAACCCTTGACATTTTGTTTCTTCAAATTGCTTTAACCATTCCTTTTTAATTTTATCATCTGTTAAATTCCATGCCAGTGTCTTTGCTACATTCATACTTTCTTTCATAACATCTCCTTGTAATCCGGTTAAACGTAAATCTAAAAAGGTAGATGATGGATAGAAAAGTGTTTGTATTGGAATAATTCCTCCCCGTCCTAGTGCGTTTGCCCATAATCCATTAATTATTCCTATTTCTGCATTTTTATGTATTATTTTTTCTGTTATCTTATTATATTTTTTTAAATATTTGTTTTCCAAATTTTCTTTTGTTATTGTAATTGGTAGGTCTATAATATCATTAGATGAGGATTTTAATATAGTTAAATTGATCTCGCCATATAAATCGAAAAGTAATTCTTTTAACTTTCGCACACCGGGTTCTACGGTGTAACTATCAATTATATGTTCTATTAGATCATCTGATATATCAACTACATTTTCAAATCCCATCTTTTTATTTATTTCTGGAAGAATGTATTTACGAACTATAACCATTTTTTCATCTAAAGAAAGATTTTCAAATTTTATCCTATGTATTCTATCTAATAATATACGATCTATCTGATCAGGATCATTGTATGAAAATATAAACAATGCTTTTGATAAATCTATATCTATTCCCGAATAGTATTTATCTTGAAATGAATCATTCTGTGTAGCGTCTATCAAATGTGTAAAAATACCGATAATTTCCTTTCCATTTTCTGTTTTACTAACTTTATCTAACTCATCGACATAAATTATCGGATTCATACATTTGGCCTCCATTAATATGTCGACTATTTTTCCCCATGTTGAATGAACATAAGTATATCCATAGCCTTCTAATGATGATCCATTGCTTGATCCACCTAATGCTATAAATGAAAAAGGGCGAGGGTTGCCAGTTTCGTCTTTTAAACAATTTGATAATCCTTTTTTTGCTAATGATGTTTTTCCAATACCTGGAGAACCTTCAAACCCAAAACAATATCCTGTCTGCTCTCCGTTTATCCATTGTGCAATAATTTTTAATATTTGATTTTTTGCATGAGTATGACCATAAATAGATTCATCTAATATATCTATTATACTTTTCATGGTTGTCTCTATATTTGAAACATTTGAAGTAACTAATGATAATTCATTCGATGTTTTTGTTAATGATATTTGAGAACCTGTATTAACAATATCGTATATCTCTGATAAATTTGATTTATTTTCTTTATTATTAACGTAATCTATTATTCTTTTTATATTTTCGGATTTATTCGCATTAGAAATGGGGATTTTTTTCTCACCTTTTATTTTTTTTTCAGCGTTTATGAATGTAATAACTGGTAATAATTGTTTATTTGATATTTTATCAATCGTTTTTTTTATGGTAGTGAGAACATTAGTATCGATAAAATCCTCGAATTTTTTAATAAAATTTGTTATTTCTATTGTGGAATACTTTTCCTTTTTTTGAATTTTCATTTCGGGAAATAAAATATCGATTATATTAATTGCCCGTGTGAACAGTTTATTAATGTCTTTCATTTTCTTTAATAATGGTTCTTCTCTATAAATACCAAAGGGAATTTTTATTAATCCTTCTAGGTATTGTTTTGCCTTTGTTCCTAATTCATCCGGTTTACCCTTAATTTCTTTTAATTTAGCTATTGCCTTTTCTTTGACTATTTCATTTGCTTTTAATAAATAAATTTGCTGTTCGAGTGTAACTTTATTAATATCGTATTTTTGAATAACTTCATTTGTTTTTTTAATTGTATGTTTAACCATGTCCTTAAAATAGGATTGCATATTCCATGGTAAACTATCGTATATTGATAGTTGTTCGTTATTATCTGTATCTGAATTAACCATTAATAAATCGTAAAGTATGTAGCAAATATACTGTATTTCATCATCTGTATTACATGTAAGTAAATTAATTAACATATGTCTTTGTGCATATAAATCTAATTCCAGGAATTTTTTTATAGTTATTTCTAGTTTTGTCTGTTTTACAAGGGTGATTTCTGTGAAAACGCTAATCATTTTTTTTACTATATCGTCATTTCCAAATATTAAGATATCTTTTAATGTAATGGTTTCTAGAATACGCATTATGGTTTTTTTCTCTAATTCTTCGTATTCATTTGCCATCTCTGTTACCTCATCTATACGTGTTTTAATATACAAATTAGAAAAACAATTTAATTGTATGTCCTCTATTATACCGTTTATGATAACGGTTTTTCTGGTTTTTTCATTTTGAATGACTATTCGAACACCATAGATTTTTTGATAAAATGATGTTGTTGTTTTATCTATTTCAAAACACTCAAACATGTTGGCGTTTTCTATATTAATATTTTCATCGGTAATCTTATTTGAACATATTGCTGTATTAATTATGTTGTTAGTTTTTTGTGGTTTCCAGTGTATTACTTTGTATCCCGTTGGTTGAACGTGATTTTTAATAATATTGTATTTATCTTGGAGAAATCTGTTTTCTATTTTAAGATTTTTGAACTCTGTTCCAAAAATAATGAATAGCAAATCCTCTATCTTTTTTGTTCCGAAACCACAAATTATCATGGAAAGTTTATCAATTACTTTTTGTAGGGATTCGATTAATTTATCACCGGTTTTGTTGTTAAAATTGTTGGTTAATTGTTTTGTTATTTCTGTTGTTTTTTCGTATAATTCGATTAATACGGGAATTGAAAGATTTATGTCATTATTACTAAATATTTCCTTTTCTTTGTTTTTTTTTATTGAAAGTATTGTGTTTCGAATAATTTCTTGGAGATATGTTATTTTATCGTTTATGAATTGTTGAAGGTCAGGATCATGAGTTTTTTCTAGAGTATTTTTTAATTTTTTAGAATTTGTAGTAATTTCATTCATTATTTATAGTATACATTTATATCCTATAAATAATGCGTTTTTATGCATTAAATAATTCTATGTTAAACTTGTAATCTAGTGTTTCTTATTGTGTTTTTTCGATTGCGTTTTCCAACTATTTATTATAAATTATAACTATATAAACCTATTTTAACATATTACTAAAATGGGTATTCCTAGCTATTTTTCACATATTATTAAGAATTATTCAAACATCATCCGTAGTTTGAATTATTTCATCAATAAGAATGTGCCTTTCCATCATTTGTATATGGATTGCAATTCTATAATTTACGATTCTGTTTATAAATTAGAATCTGCTATTCAAAATGGAGAACTTGAGAACCCTATAAATTTAGATGATGAAATTATTAAACTAGTTATTTCTAAAATTAAATATTATATTGAACTAATTAAACCCAGTCATACTGTTTATATTGCATTCGATGGAGTTGCACCTTTTGCAAAAATGGAACAACAACGCACAAGACGTTATAAAACATGGTTTATGAAAAATATTGATATGGGTATTGATAAAAAACAATCTATGTGGAATACTTCAGCTATTACTCCAGGAACCCAATTTATGAATAAATTATCAAAAAGTATTGAATTCGAGTTTAATCATACAGAATCTAAATATAAAATTAAAAATATGATTGTTTCTTGTTCAAATGAAGCAGGTGAAGGAGAACATAAATTATTTGAACATCTCCGAAAGAATAATTTTAATAATGATAATGTCGCTGTTTATGGTTTGGATGCTGATCTTATCATGCTTTCTATTTTTCATCTAAAATACTGTAATAATGTGTTTGTTTTTCGTGAAACACCTGAGTTTTTAAAGAATTCTATTCCAGTTCATGCTATGGACCAAAATAATCCAAATGAACCACATTTTTTAGATATTTTACTTTTATCTAATAGCATAATGACCGAGATGAAATGTAAGTATCCCGATCCTATTCGAATTTATGATTATGTTTTCATGTGCTTCTTTTTAGGAAATGATTTTCTACCCCATTTTCCAGCAATGAATATTCGAACCCATGGAATTCAAGCCCTTTTAGATATTTATCGACTTTGTATTGGAAACACAGCTGATCGATACTTTATTTCTAAAACAAATGGTGCCATTTTATGGAAAAACGTTGGAATATTTGTAAATGAAATTGCAAAGCGAGAACATGAGTTTTTATTAAATGAATATTTTGTTCGGGATAAATTAGATAAACGAAAATTTTTGGAAAAAACGCCATCTGAAAAAGAAGATGTGCTTTTAAATACACCTATTATTTATCGAGCCGAAGAAAAATATATTTGTCCTCAAGAACCTAAATGGGAACAGCGATATTATAAAACACTTTTTCATTTTACAGAAAATAAAGATGAGGTTAAAAATGTTTGTATTAATTATTTGGAAGGATTAGAATGGGTTTATAAATATTATACTGACTCTTGTCCAGATTGGAGATGGAAGTATAAATATCATTATCCACCTCTTTTTTCTGATTTAATAAAAAATATTCCACATTTTGAAATGAACTTTGTTAAAAATGGAATTACTAAATCGTTTTCGCCATATACACAACTTGCATATGTCCTACCTAAATCGAATCTAGAATTATTGCCAAATAATATTTGTGAATATTTGAAAAAAGAATATTCAGAATTGTATCCGGATAATTATGGGTTTCAATGGGCATTTTGCCGTTATTTATGGGAATCTCATCCTTTATTACCTGAAATTTCCGATGAATTATTGGAACAATGGGATTTACAATTTACATTATGTAGATAATAAAAAAATATCATAAAAAATTGATTATTATTTATGATAAAGATTAATAAAGTAATAAAAGCAAATAATGAAAACCTCGAGAAACGCAGTTAATATAGTTTATGAAAAAGAAGAAACAAAATCAAGTATGTCATCGTTTATTGAATTTAGAGAGCAAGCTTCTCGCTATTTTAAAACATTTATTGAATTGTTTGGGATTTATATGTTCTGGATTGTGCTTCATTATATTTGTTCAAATTTGTATGCATCATGGTGTACAAAATATACTATTATTGGGTTTATTATTTCTCCTTTTGTTGCGTCCGCACCTCATTGTACCGCATTTCGCTGGGTAATAACTAATGGTGGAAACGTTATAACAACTATGTGGATTACATTTGGAACATGGTGTGCAAAAAAAATACTTCTATAAATATAAATTATAATATCAATTCATCAAATTCTTTCATAAACAATGTATTTTTTTCTAATAATTTATCAACTATGATATCTATCTTGCCTCGATTTTCATTTAAAATTCGTTTTGCTTCATCATATGCATTTCTGACAAGTTCTAATGATTCATTATCCATTAATTCCTTTGTTTTTTCAGAATATTTTGCACCTAGTGTCATACTGCGTCCAAGAAAAGGGTTTCTATCACTATCAATGTTCTCATTGTAAAAAGGTTCTAATAGTTTACCCATGCCATAATTGCCGATCATACGTTGTGCCATTGAATTTGCCTGCTTTAAATCTTGAACTGCACCTACGGATACGTACTCTTCACCATAATAAATTGTTTCTGCTGCTTTTCCTCCCATTGCTACTATTAGACGTTTTTTTAATAAATTTTTGGTATATAATCCGCTTTCTGTAATATTCTGATATTCATTAAATAAAGTATACCCACCGGCCCCATTGTATGTGCTTTGAATAGTAACCTTTTTTAATTCAAAATATTCTTTAAATATAGAACATAATAATGCATGTCCGGTTTCATGAATTGCAATTCTTTTTCTTGCGTCTTCTCCTCTAGTATCTGTTTTGCGTATTAATCCAACTATTAATTTATCCAATGCGTCTAATATGTCTTTTTCCTTAATAACCGTATTGCCATTTCTTGCGGCATAAATTGCAGCCTCGTTTAATAGATTTTTAATTTGGGCACCAGAGAACCCAGCTGTTAATTCTGCAATTAATTCTAGATTTATATTTTGTTCTAATATTTTGTTTCTAGAATGGACACATAAAATTTCTTTTCTTGAATTTTTATCTGGTAAAGACACTGTTATAATTCGATCAAACCTTCCTGGACGTAGAAGTGCAGAATCCAACACATCTTTCCTATTTGTTGCTGCCATAATTAATATTCCTTCGTTATCTGAAAACCCATCCATCTCAGCTAGTAGTTGATTGAGTGTTTGTTCTCTTTCATCATTTGCCATATTTATTCCGGCACCTCTTTGGCGACCCACTGAATCAATCTCATCAATAAAGATTATACAGGGTTTATTTTGTCTTGCTGAATTAAATAAATTACGTATTTTTGATGCACCTGCTCCGACATATATTTCTACAAATTCGCTTGCAGATATGGAAATAAAATTTGCATCAGCCTCGCTTGCGATTGCCTTTGCTAAAAGTGTTTTGCCTGTTCCGGGCGGGCCTTCTAATAAAATACCCCGGGGTATTTCTGCACCAGCCATTTTGTATAGAGTTGCATTTTTAAGATAAGATACTACTTCGGTACATTCTTCAAATATCTCTGGACTTCCTGCAAAACTATTTAATGTAATGTTTGATTTTAACATTAACTCCTTATCTTTTTTTAAATCAATATTTAAAGATCCTGGCATTCCAGGTAAGCCTTGTATGCCTCCGTTAAATGGACTTTTAAAATTTCGAGAAGTAATAAAAAATGATCTAATAAATGATAAAAATAGCGTTAAATATACTAATGGTACAAAATAAGTATTAATTCCACCCAATATATCTGCTGCTACGGTTTGTATTACTCCAGGGGGTTGTTGAACAGCAAACACAGGTTCTACTTTATTTTTAATAGACATATCAATTAAATTTGTTGTTACGGGCGGTATAATTTCTGTTATTGAATAGTCAGCGAAAACATCATTCGTTTCTTCAATGTTTTCTGAAATAACCTTGTCGTATTTTGGAGAAAAATAAATTTTTGAAACCTCGTGATTTTCTATTTTTTCTACTAGATTTGGATAAGGTATATTTTTTAAAAAATATTGGTTTCTAATAACAGAAGATATATCTGAAGGATGTTTCATAGTTAGCGGTCTCTTAAATGAGTCGCTGTTTTTAACATAAAAAGAGAAGAGAAAAAGCGAAATAATTAATTTCATATAATAAATAATTAAAAAAAGGTTTATATACCTTTTTTGTTTTTTTGTTTTTTGGTTTTTTGGTTTGTTTTTTTAATTTTTAATTTAATAAAGACAAAATTAATAAGGGAGGGGTTAAAGGGGAACCGTAGGTTCCCCTACGACAAGGTTAACAAAGGGATCATTAGAAAGAACTTTTTTTTTGCCCTTGGATTTATTAATTTTAGAAGGCTTAGGAAGGAGGGATAATTTAGAGGCAAGCTTAGAGGCTTTAGCAGCATCTCT